TATGAAATTATGAATATGTTGGACTTACCCTCTTTTAGCTATATCTGTACTAAGTAGATTACATTTATCCATTAAGATATAAATAATCACTGGTAAATAGTAGAATAGTTCATTTAGAGGTCTATCATAATTGAACTCTTCTAGCTCTCTTAGAACTTCTTCAGTGAAACGTTTATCATTTCTACGTAAGAAATACTCTATAAGAATATTCTTATAGAATCCAGGCTCTGTTCTATCATAAGCATCTGCTTGTTGAATACGTCTTACAGTATCATCATCATAAGCACTGATAGGATAATAAGCACCAGGTCTATACAAATGTACGTAATAGTATTCTTCTAAGCATCTAGCCAGCATAGAAGTTTGGTCTGTAACTAATGTAGCATTAAGATTTGGATTACATAGTACATCGACTTTACCTTTCTCTACAGCATACTGGAATGTACGCTTATAGTCTAATGGGAAAGTCTGTGGCATATATAGTTGGTGGTCCATAAATAAGTACGGTAATTCTGGAGAGTTCATACAATCAGTACGTAATATAAACTCTATCATGAAAGGATCATAGAAATTACGATCATCATACTTAAAGATATATGCTTGAGTTCTATCGCTATAGAAGTAGCTTCTAAAGATAGCTCTCAAACTATTACAGATATTTTCTAATCTAGTGATATAATCATAGTCTGTGCTTCTAATAAGCATAGATAGGTTAGTACCTTGGTTACCGACAACCATTTCATACTCATCTGTAGCTAAGTTATCTAGCTCAGTAGTATCAGCATCCATAAGACTTAGTTTATAGCTAAGCTTATACATATTAGCACCATTAGGCATAGTATCTAAAGATACAGCTGTAATCTTAAATACAGCTTTATCTTTCATATGATTAATGATGAAATAGTCTTGAGGGAATGGTTTGAACGCATTAGGTACTAAGTAAGCATCTCCTTCTACGGAACTACCTTCAGCACCAAAATCACCAGCATCAATATCTATGGCAATTCTATCTATACCAAATAATACTACATCATTGATCTTATTAAATCTAATGCTACTATCTTTATCAGTATAGCTATACATCATAGCTGTACCTTCATCGACAGTTGTCTTTTCAGTATTGATATTATAATACGTTACTGTAGTCGGAGCCTTATCTATGAATGTATAGAAGTTATTATCAATTCTATCGACCATACTATTTGTCATTGAGTTGACAGTATTGATATAGGTCTTATTGGCTATTTTACCCATAGTTATTCCTCCTTGTGTACGATTACCTATCTGTTAAAGACAAAAAATAAACCCAGTATGAGGTATTACCCCCATACTGGATTAGAATAATTCACATTCTTCATCGATATCACTTAATGGTACACCAAAGTCTTTCTTCTTTCTATTACTATGGAAATATACATCTCCAGTGAAGTAGAATCCATGTCTTTTTATATAAGACTTAGTGACTTCTTTAGATATTGTACCAGCATCATCATTATCAAAGTAGAAATGCCATTCCATATTGAATAGACCATATCTACTAGCTAGATATTGTATAGCTGATATATAGTTAGAACCAGATGTAGCTAAATATATACCAGGCTCTTGATTACGTACATTAAAGAATATGGACAATATATCAAATTGGCCTTCTGAGAGATGAATTTTAATAGGTACAGTGGGTATACTAAGGCAACATGGGATTGTGTAGCTTTTAACCATTTCATCGTTCCCAGACATATTGATTATAATGTATCTGGGAAGTTCATTATCATAAATATGACGTAAAACTATCCCAGATTGGTCTGCTGTAACGAATCCAATATACTCATTATTGAGTATAATAAAATCATCATCAGTCATTCTTTTATACTTACGTATCTTATAATATATAGCATCATTTGATAAGTCAAATACTATACGACTATCTATATATCTCTGTATAGGATAATTCAACCCTAAACGACCATTAAGATAATCAAGTTTCTTCTGTATAATCTCATTAGGTAGCTTATTACCACTTTGCATGAAATTATCATACAGCTTATTGTAATTTATACTAGAGTAGTTTCTCTTCTTAGTATACGTGGAGTGATCAGAGTTCTCTCTTACTTCCTGGTTATAGATATTAACTTCTTTGATTGTATTGATATCTCTTACACCAAGTTTCATTAAGATCTCTTGATCAACTATACCACGTTCATTACATTTAAAGCAGTTATACATTATAGGTTTGTCTTCTTGGACGCTAATATACAAATGCTTCTTACTAGCACTAGACGTATGTCCACAATATGGACATCTAGCTACTAGTTCTTTTCTTTGGGCTGCAAACATTGAACCCTGTATGCTATCTTTCAATAGCTCTTTTAAACTATAGATGTCCATATCATGGAACCTTTCTATTTTACTTTAGTATAGTTTTAATATCTTTATTAATCGTATTGTCTAAAATATATTGAATCTTTTTAAGACCCTCAATCATAGTATCGGCATCATTGATAAATTTAGCACCAGGGAATTTCTCTTCAATACCTTTGCGGATTTCTAATATACCATCAGCCACTCTGTTTAGGTCAAGTTCTTTTACATGATAATCTTTATCTAAAAAGTCTTCTATATCACTAAAAACTTCATATAATTGACAGTACACAAAGTATTCAAATAGAAAGCCGATTACGAATAAAGACTCGTTAGTGATAGTATATTCTATTTTTGCATCATACCAAGCACCTTTGTCTGAATATACCCACCAATCATCTTTCATCGGTCTATATATCTCATCATTATATTCAAACTCAAATACATTACCCTGATTACCTTCATAGTACCAATATAGTTCATTGATGATACTACCTATTTTAAGTTGCACATCTTTCAAGTCTTCTAAGAATTTCATACCTCTACCTCGATTGATTCTTAACGTAGTTTATCAAATGCCTTACTGAAGCATTCAAATAAATTAATTAACACTTTTGCATTGGATTCATTTACGCTATAGTCGTATTCTTTAGCAATCCAGTCTGCTACATCAAGTACGTCTTGACATAGTGTAAGGAATGTAACACCTTCACCAGGGAAATCGTCATTAAAGAATACATCTAATATACAGAATGAAGATGCTCCTTCGGCGAAACTATACCGAATAAGAGCTTTAAATCTACAAAGTCTATATAAAGACTTAGTATACGATTCTACTGTTTCTTCTTTACCTTTGAAATTAGTCAAAACTAGTCTATTAGCTGTAGTTTTGAATTCATAAGTATCACCATCTTTTACAATGCTTAATACATCCTCTAATAGATCGAGCATATCTTGAGCATAATCATCAAAAGACGATTCAATTTGTGCAATCTCTGCTAATTTACTGTAACTCATTATTTACTAGCCTCCGTATATATAATATCAAGGTCTAATAATGCTTTATGCGCATCTTCTAGTTTATCAGAGATATCTACATTATATGCTGCTAATATAAACTTTTCAGCATTAATTAAGATGTCATTGACATCTTTAAATGTGATATCTTTTCTATCCTTGGATAGGAATCTTATTCTACCATAATCACTGAATAGATCATATAGTAAGTCGTAAGCTACACCACTTGAGTATGCATCGATATCATCATAGAATAGATTGATATAATCAAGAAATTTAATAGAGTCTATTAGAGCATGATACACTTCAATCTCAGAAGTTATCCTTACAATGTCTTCACGTATAGCATTACCGACTTCTTTCTCACAAATAAGAAAGATATTATTGTCTGTAGTTCCTCTGGATGTGAATCTACAATGGATATCATCTTCTACTGTAACTGTAAATGGATTTTCATCCATTACATATGATAAAGTCTTTACAGCGGCCTTTACTTTCTTATCGATAGTGGTCTGTTTATCAAAATAGCTATAATACATGATCATTACCAACTTTCTTTATCAATAATACTAACTAGCATTGGGTTATATAGATTATTGATAACTCGTTGAAGAGTCATTATAACTCTTTCGAATTCGTCAGAAGACACATCAAACTCTACATTAGGGAATTTTTTCATAACTTGTACACGGTAATCATGCAAAGCATCAGTAATTTGAGATGCGTCTACTTTACCAAGACAATCACTCATAGCATCTGCCGTAGCACTAATAAATTCTTCAAAGCTATCATAACGTATATCATTTAGAATCATTAGCACCTTATTAATACTAAAAGCATCAATCTCTTTGATATTAGTTGTTGATGGTCCATCTTCTACCTCATCTTTATCCATATCAGAATATCTGAAGTTATCACCAGTTATATAATCTACCCCTGTAGGCCAGTATGCTACATCACCAACATGGAAGTCTAGTAGAGTGGTAAAATCATAATCATATACTTCATTAAGATATTCATATAAGAAACAGCAGTATTCACTGATAAGGTCTCTAGCATCATTGTAATCATTGTATCTACTACCAATTACAGAGTCTAATTGCTCTAGTTTATCAGTTACTGATCTTGATTTCTTTCTATCCACAAATACATTAGATAAAGCAGTTAGTTGCTGTTTAGTTTTTGCTTTTAGAATAGCGATAGCTGCATTATCACTATCTTTATATGCTTCATCATATTTTACAAAGAAGCTTACTGCTTCATCTGCCAATCTGAAACATTCTTTACTATTAAACTTTCCACCAGGGATATTATCTATAGCCACTTTTAAACTTTTATATCTAGGATTAGCTGGTGTATTCCAAGTAACAAACCGTTCGATATGATAAGTCAACCAATATACTTTGTCAATGAACTCTAATACATTACCTTTGATTAATACTTTCTTTGTACCAATGTATTGTATAGGTTCATTGTTTTCATCAGTGCCAGAGGCACTACTATGGCCTCCAACACCTTTTAAGATTTCGCTTTTAACGAATTCTCTAAAACCACGACATCTTCTAACTACGTCGCTAATATAGTCATCACTTTCAAATAGTTTTCCATACATAATAGGATTCTCCTTTACGATAAAACAATTAGCATTCTGAAATCTATCCAATCATCAATACATAACGTAAGAACTCATCATTGATTACATCAGAGTTAGACATGATAGGTGCACCAGTGTTCTCTTGATTATGATAATCAATACATGTGAACTTAGATGATAGGATAGTAGCTAAAAGAGCCATAATATAGTTCTCGGTTTTCTCACTCTTATATCTGTCAATAAGCTTTCTATACTCAGGAGAAGATTGAATCTTAGTAGATTCTTTCTTATTAACTGAGTTACGATTTACACGTTTAACTACTTTACCAGATAGAATAGCTGCCATAGTATATAGGCCCTTTTCGCATAATATTTTTCTACTAGCTATAATAAGTTTGATATAACCAGTTAGAGTCAATGACTTTAATGCAGATGGGTCTCCAAAGTATCTTAAGAATAGATAGCTAACTAATTCCCGTTGTAGCTCATTTACTGGAGATACTGCATCTTTAGATAACTCTTTTTGATAATAAGCTATTTCTTCAGGGTCAAATGGACCAAACTCATTATCAATAGTTTCCATAACCCGTTCATAGTTAACTTGGTTATGTAATAGTAATGACTCATTTCTTTTACTCATATGAGCTTCAAAGATATCTAAGTCACTACTGCTTTCATCATCACGTTTATCATGATTAAATCTATTGAAGACATAATCATATTTACCATCTACTATCTTAAAGCTCAATGTCTGTTCGATACTAGTATGGTTAAAGTGAACTACGTTTCTGATGTAAGTGTATTTTGGGAATAACTGAATGATTACGTTGTTTAAGATATTGGCTGCTTGTTCATGTACACCAACAGCTGCAATCTCTAACTTAACCCATAACTTAGTATTCCGTTTATAGTTAACCATTACACCATTCATTACTGTTTGGTATAACTTGTTAACTAAATCCATTTCTGGATGCATTTCACGAAGAAGAATATTGTAGAAGTAGATTAAGAACTCATCAATATTCGCTACTTGTCTATGAAATGCAAAGTGTGTTAATAATGGAATAAGTATCACTTGGAATAGACTTACTTCCATCATAGCATGGACGTGTTGGTTATTATAATTCAATACAATATTACGTCCTTCACCATCAAATGAACGAAGCTCTAATACACAGTTAGCATCATTCATTTCTTTAACTTTCTTACCAATATTAGAATCCAGGATTAATCGTCTGATATCCCATTCTAGATTGGCTTTGTTATATTGCGGATATGCATCCATAGTTGCTTTGATGTATGCATATGCTGCTAATAACTCATGCTCAGGATCATAGAACTTTTCAAAGTAATTGATATACTTACAAAAGTGCTCCTGCATGTCAAAATTAGCCTTAGGTATGCTATAGCCCCGTTTAGATTTTAGGTTAAAGATATCCAGATGCACGTTTAATTCTGGATCTTGTCCTAACTTCTCAGCTATAGGCATATATAAAGCGGAAGGTATTTTCTTTACAATTTCATCTTCTGGTAGTGGATCCCATCGATCCACCAAAGGAATATTATTACTGCCTTTTACAAATAAGTGCGGTTTTATCACCTCCATAGTTAACTTATTTGGGTCTAGTACTTTACTTTCGACCTCAAATGGTAGTTTGGTAAACATCGACATTCTGTAATCTTTTAGTTTCTCAGATGCTTGCATTTAATATTAACCTCCCTAATACGTGCACAGATATAATATATCATTATATCTTACTTTCGTTTGACAGATTTTGTTGATTTTATGCTACGTATTGACTTACTTGCTTTACTAACTCCAACTCTCTTTGTATTACCTATGGTCTTAGATGAACCACGATCTCCACGAGCAGTGGATTTCCCTGTTGTTTTAGAAGTGGTACGTTTAGTCTTAGTACCATATTTCTTTTGCTGTTTTACACGTTCAGCAATCTTAGTTTCAGCATCAGTAATCTCTTTAAGATTTACTGTACCATCTTTATATTTACCCTTATCAGTAAGCTTATACTTATTGATGGTCAAATACCCGAAGTATAATATCTTAGCATAGTTAATTACTAGATTAGGGTTAGTTGTTTTAGGTTTATCACTAATAGCTTCTGAACTATACTTCTTCTCTAGTTCAGGAATAGTTAAACCATTCTTATGATATGCATAAGAGAATGTGTATGTAAAAGCTGGGTCATTACTAAAGAATTGTACTTTGTAATCTTCTAGCTTAGTATCATGCTCATCACCAGCTTTAGCTGGAGAGAATTTATATATAACGTCATAAAAGAATCTAGGAATATTCTCTGATGGTATCTTCATAATACACCAGAAATTGCCTTGTTTATCTTTTATGGCAGAGTATTCAATCTTATTATTGTAGTCTACTAATACCTTAAAGAACTTCAATGAGTACATAGATGTCAATGCTGTTCTATTACCAGCAAATGATGCACCTGTACCTGATGGGTTCTTAATATATTGACGTAGAGTCATTATCTTTTTAGCCATAATAATTCTCCATCATAAACTACCGTAGGTTAGAGTCAGTGACCCTAACCTTGATAGCTGTTCGTTTATTTATTTTTCTTCAGATTTCTTCTTTTCAATTTCACGTATAGCATCATACATATTATTCGAAGCCTCTGGAGTTAAGAACTGATTACATGTGATAAGAATAGTCATCAATTTAGAGATGATAGTCAATACTGCAATGTCAGAACGAATAGAAGTAACTACGTCTTCAGAACGTTCACCTGTAGTAATATCAATAGGCAGTCTAGGTAATAGTTTATCTTCACCACCTAGAGCTGCAACCATCATTTGATGTACAATACCTTGATATTCATATTCACTATAACTTTCATGAATTTCAGAACGTTTAGTACCATATAGCAATGCTACAAGATCCAAGTAAGAGTTATAGATAATAGAAGAGATAGCTGCTTCTAATGTAGGTGTCTCATCAAAAGCATTACCATATTTCTTATATACATCTTCAGCTGCAAATAACCCTTCAAGATTAGATGCATAACCAAAACCATGGATAGCTGCAGACATACAGTTTAATACAGCATCTTCAGCTGCATCAAAACGATTATCACGTTCTTCTTGTGTAGACCCACCAATATATAAGTCTAATGTATTAGCTTTAAGAGAGTTAAGTCTACGTTTAAGTGTACCAAGAGTATTTACATCTTGTCCATCACGTTTAGCTTCAGCAACTTCACGTTCAGCATGATCAATCATACCTTGATATAGATCACTATATTCTGTAGTACCTTGTTTATACATTTCACAAGGATTAATAATCTTAGTTTTACTGAAATCAGAGATTACAGCATCAGCACAACCAAAGAAATCATGTACTGTTTCATTAGTTGGTGCAAGACCTTGTTTTTGTTCTTCTTCTTGAATAGATAAGTCTACATACTTCTTGATTGTCGTAGCATTACATAGACGAGCTAAATCAAGAATCATATTCTTATCTGTAATATTAGGTACAAATAAGAATGGAATTTGAATACCAGCGGAGCGATATTTATAGATAGCTTCAGTTACAGCATCCATAGTAGTATCAATATCACGAGTAGTTCTAGGGCATAGAATTACTGTAGGAATCATACCCTTAATATCATTAGCTTTGATTGGATCCATGATATTACGCATGATAATATTTTGTACATAACCAATCATTTCTGGTGTATCTACAGGGTCTTCAAAGAAGTAGATTTGTGGATGGTTTAATTCAGCAAATCCTTCTTTGTTATTTACATAGACTTTATCACCATAACCAGTGTTAATAGTCATACCGTCATATGTGCGAGTATAGTCTTCATCGATAGAAGAGTGTTTAACTGTGATAAATACTTCATTACCCATCTCTTTATAGATATTAGCGATGATAAGAGATAAGTCTTCATCACCATTAGTAGAGATTTTAGCAATACGATACATATCATCAGGAGTAGCTTCTTTAGCTCGAGATACAATAAGTTCATTAATCTCTTTTACGATAGCTTTGAATGTACGTTCAATCATAACTGGTGGTACATTATTAAGCTCATCATCATAAATCTTGATATTTCCCGCTCCATTTGTTGCCATGAAGTTAGGTTCTTCTTTGGTAACAAAACGTTTGTAAATGTTGTATGCAAGAAGTGTTGCAGAGGTGGTGCCATCACCTACTTCTTTGACAACGTTATTAGTCAAATCAACCATAATGTCAGCTAGACTACTTTCGATTTGACCTAAGAATTTAATATTCTTAAGAATAGTATTACCATCTTTAGTGAACTTAGGTGTAGCGTCAGTTTGCATAATCTGAGTAGCACTACCATAAGGACCAAAAGAAGTTAATATAGAATCACGGATAATCTTTAACGTTTTAAGATTAGTTTCGTGTAGACTATCTTTAGATACGATATTAGAAAGAATTTGCATCTTTCTTCCTCCTTAATTTATACAGGTTTAACCACTGAAGAATATAGGTCTACTGTAAATATTGCATTATCATCACTATACTCTTCCATAAATTCTAAGTCAGGACTTTCTTCTTCACCTATAGTGGTTAGATTGAATCCATAATTAGCTAAAAATATAGTCTTTCCTTCAACTCTAGGGGTTATAAGTCCAACTGTATCTTTATCTTTTATATACAAAGCATCATAATCATTACGAGCTATCTCTTTTGAATCAAATACTCTAATCAATGGAGATAGTTCTCTTACGATAGCTTCTTCTTTCTTATTATTAACTATAACCCCGATATCAGCTACAGCACCATCAGACTTAATCAATACAGAAAAGAACTTATAGAATTCTGTAAAGTATATATTACGTCTGAGATATAATTCCATAGAGAACTCTTCTTTAAGTTCTTCATATAAAGAATCAGCAGAATCTCTATATTCTGGTTTAAGTAGTATATAGATAGGATTCTTCTCTGTTCTAGTAAGAAGAAGCAATCTAAGACTTATAGGGTCTTCTTCTAATACTGTATCAAAGTATTTAGATTTACCATAATATCTTTGTATTAGAGTTGCTAATGTATAATCCAAATCAAATAGCATCTCAAATTCAAAGATTGCTTTTATTTCAGACATAATAATACCTCATAGGATAATAGGGAATGGTCTAAGACCATTCCCTATATCTTTTCTATCTATTATAAGTCATCTAAAGAACCGTTAGAGAATCCACCAGAGTTATTCATAGTATTAGAACCAGAAGAACTATTACCATCACCGGATAAATCATTCAATAATTTACCAACTGGAGAGTAGTCATATACTGCACGAGCAGATGCATAAGCACTACCATAAGCCATACCATTATAGAAGTCTTCTAAGATAGTAATCAAGTTTTCTAATTCAATGTATTTGTAATCATCTGTATTGTGTTCACCATCCATATCATCACGATTGAAGTTGTGTACACCGAAATAGTAATCAGCATTGATTTCATAGAAGATTTCCATTTCAATTTTAGATGCATCATCAGAGAACTTACGAATTGTAATACATGGGAAGTCTGCTTTAGCTACTTCGAATTCTTCACCAGTGGATACAGTTACAAGTGTTTTACCTGTAGTTACACCAGCAGATTTAATAGCACCATTAGCATCAATGAACTTACGAATTTCATTAGCTAAGATACGTGCTTTAACTGGTGTCAAGAATGCATCAGCACGGTTGTCACGGTCCATTGTATAGTACTCACCATTGTTACCATTAGACTTAACTAAATGAGCAATAGTAAGTTTAAGCATATTATTCCAATACGAAATATCAATACCAGTAGGTGCTTTATCCTTGTTACCATCTGGCATACGGAAACGATAACCACAATATACATTCACAGAACGATTGTTGCTACCATTACCAGCTTTACGTGTGTTAAATAATGATTGTCCTAAAGCCATTTTAAGTTTCCTCCTATAGAAAATCTAACTTAATTTTGATTACGAATGTGTTATACTAGTTATAATTTCCTACTTAGATAAAAATAGGCTACCATAGAGCATTGCTCTATGGTAGAACCTGTTTTGTTATTAGTCATCTTCGCCGTAGTTTACATAAATACGTCGATAGTTACGTTTATATACTTTCTTAGCTACAACGTCATTACGCAATTTGTTATATCGTTCATATAAATCAGCGAATGCTTTACGTTCTCTGTCAGAGATTTGAGGATTATCGTCATTAAGAATACCATCGATAACGCTCATACGACTATTAATTCTATGCAAGAGTAATAGAGCATCGTCCTCGTCATTAACGTTTTGAAGAGTGACAGCATAATCATAATAGTCTTCCTCAATGTCTTTAATAGAAGACATTGTGAATTTCTTGGTCATACTTTGGTATTTCATTTTAACGTCGTCAAATACAGATTCTAAGATAGAAGAATCATCAATTCTAGATAACGCAGTAATCATATGATTCATTTCACGTTTAACTAAACGTACTGGAGTGTAAGAAGCAGCTTTACGTAGTAAACGTATAGTACGGATACGTTGACCTTTGATATCATTGTAGATCCGGATTGTCCATGCAATAATCGCAGAAGGAGAACCACCTTCGGAGAACATGTTTAAGTAGCCAAACTTTTTGAGTTTACTAATAGCACTATTAAGTTCGTTAATGAACCCACAAGACATAATAAAGTCATCAATAGCAACGTTGCTAGTCAAGTCCGCCGTGAAGATTGAGGTTAATTTATGCAATAAGTCTTTCAAACCAAATGTAAGAATAGCTACGTAGTTTACATTATCTGTAGTACGTAGTACATCATTTGTAGTATCAAGATATAAATCAATCTCTTTTACAGCACGGTCTATTGGACCAGATGAGTTAATCATTGAACCTATATCATGTAGAATAATAGCGAGGATCTCTCTATTAGTCAAACCTAGCAATGGATTAAATAGTTTAGAGTCCAATTCAACGTAGTACTTCTCAATAGTAGTAGTATAATCAGATATAAGCAAAGGATATACATCCTTTTCTTTTAAGACTGGTTGTACGTACACACCAAAGAAGTCTAAGTCTGTGTTATTAGTGTATAAGACACCCTCACATTTGACGTCTCTGAAGAACATGTTTAATTCATATGCAAAGTTTCGAAGGACATCAGGATCAGCATCTTGTTTTAACGAATCAATTATAGTTAAGAGATCATTAAAATCATAATTTGTTTTTGCTTTATCCATTCTTATCCCCTTGTGAAAACAAAGAGTGAGCCTATAGACTCTCAGTCTATAGGCCTGCTCTTTTACAAATAAACCACGAATGCTATACTAATTCACCATCAGCATAGTATTACTGAATGTGGATATTATTTTTCAGTTTCACGAACTACACGATCCAATTCGAATGGTTCAACTTTAGAAGTTACACCTGCTGCACGCATAGCATCCAATTCTGCTTTAGCTGCTTGAGCTGCTGGAGTCAATTCAGCTTCTACGGAATATGTATGAGGGTTGGAAGCTAAGTCGTATTTTACAGGGTAAGGGTAACCAGTTGGGGATACAACTTTAGTACCGTCATGACGGATGGAATCATAGAAACCATGATCGTTCATGTCGTAACGTTCGTTGTAATCTTTAGTTACAGGTTTAGTATTTTGAACTGTATCACGAAGACCGGAAGCGTTCAAGATACGAAGACGACCTTGTACTGGTTGATAGGAGAAGAAGTGGAAACGTTCAAACGCATGTACAGCTGGGAGAGCGTAGTTTTGTTTGTTACGGATTTCGTTGGATAAGTACAATTGATAATCGTAAATAGTGTAGATAACACGGTCAGTGTTACGAGGGTTCAATACGATGATCAAGTTGGAATCGTTACGAAGTTTGTCGGAAGAAACGAAGTTGTAAACACGTTTGTCGGAAGTTACAACTGTACGTTTGTAATCCAATTCTACAGGACCAATGCTGGATGGGGATTGGTAAGTGTATTCTACTGGAGTAATACGACGAATCAATGCAGGAGCACCGATAACGGAAACAGTTACGTTAGGATCGTTCAATACTTGGAGCAATGTAGTTACATACATATCTAATTGGTCCATGAACATTGTACGTCTCCAGTTTACTGGATCCATGTTATAAGTGTCTGGTGGGCAGAAGTCGAATGTAGCTGCAAGTTTGTTAGCTGCAGGCATAGTTTTGAAGGACAAGTCCAATTCTTTACGGATTTTGTCATCTTTGTAGTTACCCAATACATCTTTGATCAAACCAAGAGTTTTGGACAATTGGTCAACGTTGTATAATGCTTGAACGTCTTTTACTTCTTCAGGAGAAATAGGAACGTTGATAGGGTTAGCATTAGGGATTTCTACGATTTGAGTTACAGCATCCCAACGTACGGATGGAGTATCGATCATAGCGTTGGAAGTGTCACGTTTGGAATCGATGATTACACCTTTGATGTCAGCAGAACCAACACAGGAAATCATGAATTGATTGTTTTTAGTGTAACCAGTGATGTAACCTTCAACTACGTCTGTAGTACCAGGTTTTACGAAGTTGAATTTAGTAGTGATTTGACGGTCCAATTCACCATAGCCAGGTTCGAAACGACGAGGGCTAATAGCGATAACCAAGTCACCAGTATTAGTTGCAGTTTTAACGCCTACAGTTTTGTAAGTTTCACCAGCAGCATTTACAGCTTTGGAGTCAACTACGATAGCATCGCCATCATGAGCGTTAGTACCGTCGATTACGATACCAGTGATAGCTGTAGTAATGGAGTATGCATCATAAGCTTTGTTGAAACCATCTTTAGCACCATAAAGAGCCAAGTTCAAGGATTCACGCATAGCTTTTTCGTCAGCACCACCAGGGATGATAGGTTTAGTTGGGTTAACTTCTACGAATACACGACGTGTAGGAGCAGAAGATTCCATCAATTCGAAAATACGATTTTGTTCTGTGAACATATCGATTTCAGTACCATCAACACCGATCATTTTGCGCACTTCCATGCTCAAAGTGAACTTAGGAGTTTTAGCTACAGCTTTAGGAATAACGCCTTTATCGAAAACGTTATTCATCATCATATTTTTGTGTAAAGGTAACACAAGACCCATTACAGGGTTGTAAGAACCGATGGAAGCATATTCCAAGATACCTTGACGGTCATTTTCGAAAAGTTGTTCCATCATCATTTCGTGGTCACGAAGACCTGCTGGATTGTCAGCAAATTCGTCTGCATCAGCAGATTCATTTACGAAGAAGTTTTTAAGGGCACGAGCAGCGTCCTTATTACGCATTAAACGAGCAGACTCAGTAAAGAAGTCTGTTTGTGTTTCGCTTGCGATATTTTCCGCCATTTCTACAATGGCATTAGCGAATTCGTATTCAGCACCTTTATGGAAAGAACGGCTGGATACAACATCGCTAGATTGATTACCTACAACTGGCATATTTGTAGTCTCCTTTCAGGATAGTTTAATTTAAACATTAATGCTCAAATTAGCGCATTTTAATATATTGTTATATTAGCTAAACAGGGCAGACTGGTCACTCAGTTTTTTCTGTATCGTCTTCTTTAACTGTAGTGGCAAGTAGTTTGACAAGTCTATCTAATATAAGCAGCGAGTAAAATAGTTCAGACTTATTCTCAATATAAGACTTAGTCGCAAACGTATTAATGATATAGTGTTCAACTGTATCACGTAATTGTTGAGTAAGTTTAGTCACACGTAGTACTATATTGATATTGTCTGGAGTCTTAGCAATATAATCAATCTTAGTAATAAATCGATTGATTTGATCATACAAATCCATCCATCTAGTCTTAAGTTCTTTTATTGCTATATTTTTCTGTTCTGGTTTTAGATTGTTGAAAAGGTTATCTTCAATAGCTTTGATATCAGTATCTAGTTTAGGGTCTCCACCAGTACTACCATCATCAGTACCAGCATCACCTGTACCATCTCCAGAGTCATCAGTGTCTCCACCGTCATCTCCTCCGGCATCAGGTACATCATCACCATCTTCAGATGGAATGTCATCTCCATCTTCACCAGAATCTGGTTCGATATCGTCACCATCACCTGTGTCATCACCAGTGTTGTCAGTACCAGCATCTGGAGAGTCATCTCCGTCTTCGGTTGGTACATCTTCACCGTCTTCTGATGTATCAGGTTCTATATCATCACCAGTATCATCTCCGCCATCAGCAGCTCTATCTGCAGTGTCTCCACCGTCATCATCAGCTGGAATATCATCACCTTCGTCAGGTTCTACTCCATCATCTTCTGGTGCATCATCTGCAGTATCCCCACCATCTGTACCGTCATCACCAGTATCAGTATCATCGTCATCAGTAGGAACTTCATCGTCCCCATCATCAGGTTCAACATCGTCATCGGTGTCGTCATCAGCTGTATCATCTGCTGGTGGTTCTTCTTGAGTATCATCATCTTCTGGAACTTCATCTCCATCTTCAGGAACATCTGGTTCCATTGTATCATCATCTTCAGCAGGGGTATCTTTTTTCTTCTTATTATCCTCTGCTTCAAGGATAATAGAATTAGTTAGTTCGTCAAGGAATCCCATATATTATCCTTTCATAAAAACTCTCATATTTATTCTAAAATCATTTAACTTGGTTGACTGTTGCCCATACATCTCTATTAGATCTAATACATTTTTTATCACTCCAGATTCAAGGTCTCGTTTCACATATCGGAGCATTGATGTAAGTTTACTAGTACCCTTAAGAATTATAGGATATTCACATAATTCTGGATGTATTGTAAATATAGGATACAAATCTACACCCTCTATGACTATCTTATGTGATTTAGAAATACAAAATTCTATTATCTTAATAATCCATCTTCTACGTTCAATAGTAAGCTGCTTCTTTTCAGGGGTCATAGGGTTCTCCCCATTAGCAAATACTTTTGCCCATATATAAATGAATTTTAGGTATTTAGGGTTCTTATTAATAAACTCATAAAAAGTTTTATAGTGCTTCTTACAATAGTCGATTAGCCAATCAATACTTTGTGGATAGATTATAGCATCCAAATTCAATAATTCAGCATTATACTTTTTAGCTAATTCGAATGATAGTGTTGTCTTACCAGATGCTGGATAACCTAGTATGAAACAAACATTGAATCCTTTGCCACGGTCAAATCTATCAAAGTTTACATATATATCATCATCACTAAAAAATAATGGATGATCTATCTCTGATTTAAGTAAGCTCATTATTAATCATCCTCATCTTTAGATTTACTAATAGCTTCACCATGTTTAACTACCATAGTATATCCAAGCTTTTCTTTTTCACGAACAAGTTTTTGTTTAATCTTCATAAGATTACGAATCTTTTCTAATTGGTTCTTTTCTTCGGCATCTTTAAGATATCGATTACACATATTGATTTCGATATCTAATTCATCCATAAGTTTTCTACGTTCATCAGCAGATGCTTGACGTCTAGTTACCCACCATCCGAATAAACCAATTACAGATAACGTTGGTGCTACCATATAGAGTACACCAGTAGTGATAGCAAGCTTAATAATAGTAGATGCTTTAGGGATAAACTTATCAGCAATAACTTCTTCCCTAGCATTATCTTCTGTATCTTTAGTTACAGCAGACATTAAGTTCTTAATAGCAGCATCAAATGTACGACTAGCCATCTTTTCATTATCAGATAGCTCAGTAAGTTTCTTATCTAGTTTCACACCAATAGCTTTAACTGTATCTAAGAAACTCATTTCCATATGTACTTTTTCTACTGTATTTAGATTAGCCTTGCTAGGTGTAGTAAAGATACCTTTGATATCACATTCCAAGGCATAATATAGTTCGCCTAATACATAAAGATATTCTTTCATATCACGACGTTCTAATTCTTCTACATACCCTTTGAAGATAGTTACTAATTGATTGTAATCATAACCCTCTTGGAAAGAAGAGATTTTAGTTACTACTAGATCAAAGATTTCTTTACGAATGTAGTCAGATAGAACTAGACTTTTGGATAAGATTAAAGCAAACTCTTCTGGTTTAGTAGAGTTGATAACAAACTCTTTATATTTGAAACCAGTATCACTATCTAGTTTTAATGCTCTCCAAGTACGGATAATATTACTACGTAGCAATTCATTACCACCATCATCGTAGAAGTCTTTATCAATATGATTAGTATCTTCTTCAGTAGCTTCAGTAACTACAGAAGAATGCTTGATAATCTTTCTAAAGCTTTCTTGTAATACATTATCTGTATCTCTAACGAAGAAGTATCCAGTAATAGCTTCTAGTACGGCATATCTATCGTAGTCACAGTTATACTTATCTAATAGATAAAAATAGTTTTCTAGAGTGATCTTATACTTATCTTCTATAGGAAGTTTGTAAGTATCAATCAACTCAGCAAACTTAATAGCATATACTTTAGATTGTACTTCATTGAATACATTCTCAGAGATAAGCTTATCTGTATTGAAACGTTTATTAATCATTGTATGATTCTTAATAACTCGGTCATAAGTACATAGAGCATTAGCCTCATTAAGAATCTTTTCTACAGCATGGATATAAGCATCTTTTTGATGCTTGGTAAGTTCAGTACTTTCATTGATTGCATCCGTACGGTTAGCAAGAATATTCTTCATACTTCTACGGATACGTTCAGGATCTTGTACTCGACGTACACCTTCTAATACTCGGCCAAAGTATTTCTTTACATGTACCGGATTATTAATCTCTAATGCATCAAGATATAAACCAATAGATTTAGCTACTGATTCATCTAAGTTAGCATCCAAGTTTAAATGGTTCTCGATTGCAATTTTCAAATTTTCCTCTGTAGGATTTCTCCTGGCTTTCTCATAAGCATAAGCCATGATAACCCCACTAGGTTTACGCTTACTTTCTAAGTATGCTTTACGTTGTCTTAGTCGTCTTAGCATTTTTACGTTTTACCCTCACTTTCTATGAATAATTGATGATTATATATAGGTTCTCTAATTAATTTACCCAGAATGCACTTATAAGGGAAACATATAGTTAATTTTAATCCCATAAGAAGAATCGGAGGTACTATATAGATGTCCATTAAAAACATCCCATACATTATCCACGAAGCTCCTATGGCTATCGCATCTTCTGAAATTGTGTCTGAGAATAATGGTAAGATCATTGCTCAAACTATTTTACAAGACTTAGGTGTACAAAACCGTAATAGACGTATTTACTTACCTAATGACTTATTGCCAGAATTGCGTGCTAGTCGTGCTATGGAGCTTCTTGAAACTGGTAATCTTAAAGGTGAATTGGGTCACCCTATGAGCCAAGAGTTATCCCGTCAACAAACTATCGATCCAGTATTAGTTTGCTGTAAATATCTTAAACTCTGGAATGAGGGTAATCTTATTAAAGCTCACGTTACTGGTACTAATAACCAATACGGTGATTACTTCAATAGAGACCTTATGGATGGTGAAAAACCATCTTTCAGTTTACGTGCTCTAGGCACTATGCAAGTTAATGGTGGTAAGTCTTATGTAAAAAATATTAAAGTTATCACTTGGGACCGTGTAATCTACCCTTCCCATAAAGTAGCTTACGTAGAAAAACTTATTACTGAATCTGCTGATGTAGATACAACTTCTATAAATAGTAACCAAGTTATAGTAGAAGAATCTTACCAAGGTTCTATTATTCCTATTACTAACTGCCCACAAGTTAAAGACTTCATTAAAACTGAATCTGCTAACTTAGATATCATGGCAGAAGCATTTGGTATTAGTTCTTATGATAGCGTTGCTGTTACCAAAGAGGGTACAATCCAAATGTTTAACCAAGATGGTTCTACATTGGTTATGAAACCAGAAGACTACATCTTAAAAGAAATTAGATCTTACGCTGAAAAGAATTTCTAAGAAAAAATAAAAAAGAATCTAGGTAGAGTCATTGACTCTACCTAGGTTTTACTATCAAAGCTATCTTATTTGGAGTTACAAATCTCCAACCCATAGGCCAGTAATTGTCATAGACTTCACCATAGTACTCAAAGAGTTTATGGGATGGTACATATATACCATTACGTCTTACTGGTAAATCACCAAATTCTTTTAATCCTGTATACAAATCACAATCTCTAGGAATATTAGTCATATCACCTAGCATTACATAGTTCAAATATATAGGGTATGTAGCAGGATTTCTATAGACAAAGTTCTTATGATCAGAATACTCGTCTACATAATAAGTCTTTATAAAGTCTACATCTATTTGGTAACCTAATAGTTTAGCTAACTCATCTAATCTATTAAGCATAAATGTACCAGTTCTATACTCATTTTCTGCTTCACATTTATCAACTAATCTATTTTGGAAATGTAATTGATAAATGTCTAGAGCTTGTTCACAGTGAGATAACTCATGTAAAGTAATCTCAGTGACTCTAGTTATATACCGTTCTATAGTATCTTCATCTTCACCATATTTGAATATGGTTGGTAAGCTTACACTGATCTTACCAAATACAGATGTATTTGCATATGCATCTGGATCTTCTCGTAATGGAGTATCTAGAACGTGTAATGTAGTGTATGGGTGGGATGGATTAATAATCCCGTTGTACTTAAGATAAACTTTAATAGCAGCTTTCCTCATCAATTTAGAGGCCACTTCATAAGAAATACGCATAATATCTATCACCTCAACATTATGATATATAACCAAAATAACCCTTAAAGGAGGCAAATAGGCATGGCATATAATAGAATGACAGACGTCATTAATAAGATCGAACGACGTCTAGGTACAAAGCCATTAGGATTACCGCCTGAACTAGCTAAAGATAAATGGGCTAGTGAAGTAATCATTCCAGATACACTATCTACATTTAGTAGATATTTCCCTCATATGATTAGAGTCTTGTTGACTAAAGACGATCAACGTGGAGACTATTATCTTCTTGATAGACATATCCCAGAGAACTATGAGATTCTTGGTGTTAAAGATCTTATGTGGGAAGACCTGGATACTACAAGAACTGGTGTACAGCAATATGGTACATACGTTATGTCAGCTAAAGCATTAAGCTTTGATGATATGATGCTATCTCAACAATATTCAAACATTGCATCATTGTTTAATAATAACGTATACGTTGAATACATCCCACCTAATATGGTTCGTGTAACTATGAATATGGCTGGTCAAGTATCTAATATTCTAGACCAAATGACTCTAGGTGTATTCGTTAAACACCCATCTAATCTAATGACTATTGAACCAACTAAGATGGAAACATTTGAACGATTGGCTACAGCTGATGTAGCAACTTGGCTATTTGAATACTTGAAACACTTTGATGGTATTGAAACTGTATTTGCTAATATCGATCTTAAATTATCTTCTCTTGAGCAACAAGCGTCAAGACGTGAAGAGATTGTACAGTTCTTACAAGAGAACTATGTCAACCCAGCAAATGGTAATCAACCAATTATGTACACAGTATAATAGAAAAAAATATCCACTATGAGGAATTTCCTCATAGTGGATATTTCTTTGTCTATAATGAGATATTATTAGTTCCAAGTAAACCAGTTGTACCCATATACTTAGCCATAGTACTAGCATGTAATAATGGATTATATGTGGATAAGAATCTTTTAAATCCTTTGATGTGGTTTATAGTTACATTGAATGAATCTTCTGAAGACTCATTGAATACAAAACTTACACCAGCATAGAATGAACCAGTCTTCTTATTATCAATAACCACAGGTACACAGTATAATGATGCACCTCGATAATCTTTCATAAGCATAGGTCTTACCGTATTAGAATTGCATCTTAAGTCATAAGATACTCCATCTTTACCACGTACGTAGTCAAATGGTGAACCCTCTGCATTTACATCACAGACTTCAAGAATAGTATCAATAAGTTCACAGAACTCATCATAGTTCTCCCAAGTCAAATCTATAGATACATTACTATTACCACGTTGTGTTAAAGACATGTAATACTTATACCTAAGATTCGTAGTTATCTTATTACCACTATTAACTATAGTATACTCATTATGTAATGGACTAAACTTAGTGTTACCATTTCTTAGTGTTGTAGTATTGAATGCTACAGTAATCTTCATAATCAGATTATTACCAAAATCAAATACTTCCTCGCTTATCTTAGTATATGATTCAAAATTTTCCATAGTGCTTCCTCCAAGAAAAATTAACTTTCATAAGATAGTTAAAGTCCTTGTAGAAGACAAAAAATAAAGACGGGATTGGTTACCCGTCTTTATAAATTAAGCTGAAGCTTTATCAGTTTCAACTTTTATTTCGCTTGTGTACGGCAGTTCCAAAACGTAAGTATTGGCTTGCTCATCCACTTGCTTCAATACTAACAAACCATCTTTTGATGCTTTAGCATCATAATAGAGTGGTTTGCCTGCTTTCGCAGATAGAGCTAAGATATTTTCTTTTATCTTAACATCTTCAAATCCTTTTTCGATTACAACCCTAAGTTTCTTAGGGATGGAATCATAATTGATTGCTTTAAGCAATTCTGGATCAACCTTTTTAGTTTTAGCAGTTTGTTTTTCTGCTTTTTTATCATGTTTAGGTTTATCCTTTTTAGACCCTGTCTCTGTAGTCACAGCGTTTAATACTTTGTCGGCGTATTTAACACCATTAAACACCATTAGTTGCTTTAATTGTCCAGCGTCTGATAAGATTTCAAACATAGGTTTAGCTAAACCAAGTGTATCTTTATTTTTAGATACATAATTTGAAACTTTCAACGCCAATACAGAGCCGAGTACGGTATCGTATTCTTTAACCTTTTCGGTATTTAAGAAAAGTACGATACCGGTTTGACGGACAAGTTCATCCATTTCGATCCTAGTAGGATCTTTATCGAGGAGACTATCGATAAAATCTTTATCGATAATTTGCTCGAATAACCACGCAGAGCTTTCACAAATATTACCCATTTGCTGGGTGAATAGTTTTTCTACCAACTCTGCTTCTTTTTCAGCAGAGCCATTAGCTAAACCTTTAGCTACTGCACTAACGTTGAACTTATCCATTAAATGTAATTCTTTCATGGTAATATCCTCCTTTATGTAAAATTAATTAACTACCATAGAATTACAGTTATATTATACAACTGAAATTTCTTAATTAACGAAAAATCCCATATAGGCATTGCCTATATGGGAGTCTTTTATTTATCTTTATCTTTCTTATATACACTATTTATATCGAATGTATCACGATAGTCTATAAACATACGTTTTGCTTCATATTGAGCTTTTACATTCTCACGAATCAACTCAAGCTCTTCGGCTCTATTATTTAATGTATTGAAATCTAATTGTATCTCATTACACTCTGATGCATATTTTTTAAATACAGGCTTCTTAGATCTATAATATTGTCTAGTGGATGTAAACCCTGTATCTACAAACTCAATATAATCAGTATCATCATTTCTAGTTCTACCTAATGTCTGTCTAGCTAATACTTCAGACTTAAATGGTTCATTTAAAACAAATGTAGCCCTAAGACCACGTATATCTAAAGCAGCACCAGCAGACTTAGTTGTAGAGAGAATAATAGTCTTAGATAATGCCACTTGTTTTTCAGCTTGTGTATATGTGGATGTAAATATACCTACATCACCACGATACTCAGGATAGTTCTCTTCTATCCAGACTTTAATCTCTTCGATAGCTTGGTTAGTCCCGATATATACTAAGACTTTACCACCTATACGAAGAATCTTATCCATCATAACAAGCATAATCTTTCTAAACTCTTCAGTATTGACTAATGAGTTCATATACTTATTACGATCTAACCCATACATGTAATTATAACAGTTAGCTCTCATTTGTGGAGTTGGTCTACTATTATATAGTATAGCATGGTATCTTGTATGTGGATCATTATCAGCATCAAATAAGTCTATCTTAGGTACGTTCTTAAAGTATAGCTTATAGATGGTATTCTCATCACTATTACTCCGTATAGGAGTAGCAGTAAGATACAAAGTCTTCTTTGTATTTGTAGCATAGTCTATACTAGCAATATTCTCAAAATTAAGATGTGCTTCGTCGAATACTTTCATATATACATTAAGCTTCTTGAATAGTTCACCAATAGAATCCCATCCAAATCGTTCACCAAAGTTCTTTAGTGTAGAATGGGTCACCATGAATGCTTTATACTTAGATAAATCAGTAAGTCCTTTAAGAATCTTGTGTATAGCAGCTGCACCAGTGATTATCAGTACCTCCCTAATGTCGGTATTGGTATATTCGGCTACACAGTTTTGCCACTGTTCTAACCATGCCTTATTTGAGGCAATTACGCATATCTTTACATTCCAATATGCCATAGCTGCTATAGTTACATAGGTTTTACCAGCACCAGTATTTAAGTTTACTGATAACTGTGTCCTATTACTATTAGCCATGTATTCACCCTTGGCTAAAATGAATCTTAAAGCCTCTTTTTGTACATCATCTCTAGGCATATACTTAATAGTGGTCATAGTAGTCTGCTCATATGGATCACTATTGTACTCACGTTCCATTTCTACACCTAAAGTTCTAGATATAAATCCTGTATCAACCCCTCTAGGGAGATACATAAGTTTCTTCTCTTCATCAAATCTAACTCCTACGTATTTATATGTATGAGTCAAAGGATCGAAGATAGTAAAGTACTTTTCTAATCCAGGTACTTTACCTGGAGTATAATCAGTAACTACTATACAGGTATTTCGTATTATAGCTCTCATAATACCTCCTTTAAAGAGAATACAGTATGAGAATAGCTCCCATACTGTATAGTTTCTTTAGTCTTCAACTTTAACAAACATGCTTTTGACTTCTTTCTTAGTATCATCTATAGATAAATCTCTAGCCTCTTGGTTTAAGAACTCTTGAGGATTAAGCATGTAATAGTAATCTATAGAAGATGGGGTTTCTTTTAAGAATGTATTAGGGTTCTTCAATGTATCTTTAATACGTTCATAAGCTAAGGAGATAATCAATGATGGATTTTCTCTCAATGCTGTACTTAATGCAAGTAATTGATACTTGGCTTCAGGATAAGACCAATCAGGTTTACCCATAATATCATCAGCAGCTCTAACTAAGTTAGCAATGATAACCTCAGTATGTACACTCATTACATTAAGACCACCCTCGATGATGGTAGCATTAAACTTAGTAATGATTTCAGGTAATGTAAACTTAGGAGTTATACTTGCAATATTGATAATACGTTGAGCTTGTTCCATTGTTTTAGCTAATTCGTTATTTTGAATACGCATAAAGAATAATGGAGTCTCTTCATTTAATAATGGCTTAGCATTCTTCTTAGCCACATGTAATCGTACATCGAAGTATTCACTATCATCATCAGGAATACTAGAGTTAACCATTCTACCAAAGATATCACCAAGATAGAACTTAGATACGTGGTCTATATCAATTTCTTCACCACCATCTTCATCAATGATCATGAACTTATCGATATATTCATTTAAGATATCAGTATCTTCACGTTCTTCACGGATAGAATCATATTCTTCATCTGTAGTATCTTCAGAGATACTATCTTTATAGATACGTATCTTAACCTTAGATAAATCTACTTCTTCTTTAGGGAGAATACGGTTATCAAAGATAGTAAAGTACTTTTGGAACTTAGCAGGCCATTCAATAGTTTGAAGCTTAACTTCAAGAAGATGCTTAGCTGATAATAGTACTTGAGTAAACTCTCTACTGATAAGCTCTGCAGCGAATTTACCAATATTGATATTATTATTAGTATGAGCTAACTTACCATAACAACGATAGCAAATACCATGACCATGTACAGCAGATGCACATGTAGCTGGACTATATAGATATACAGTTTTACCCTTGAGATCTTTCCAGCTGTCTTCAGTAATAAGTATATCAAATCCATTAGGTTCTAGACGACACCATCTGTCTATATACTTATCAAAGAAGACTTTATTATCAAACGTAATAGGAATTAAGTTTTGAGTATCACATTTGAAGTTCTTGTCTTCATGGAGATAACTTTCTTGAGCTAATAGGCCAAGAAGACGTGCAAAGTAACCTGCATCACCAACGTTATCTTTAGCTAAGATTTGTGCAATACGTCCACCAGCAGATTCGATGAAATAGGATACATTATTATTTACACCACCAGTAATAAAGCTATTAGAGATAATGTATGGATATACACCACCCTCACCGTCTGGCTTAGCACCAATGAATCCCATAAACTCTCTCAACTGTTTAAGGTTGATAGTTTCTTTTGCTCTAAAAGCATTAGCATAGATATGGTCATAACCAATATACTTCTTAGAGTTCTTTACATAATCCTGAATCTTATCAATCAACTTATTACCATAAGACTTAGATTCAGATAAAGTTACATCATCTAAGTTAGGATAGATAAGGTTTCTATATTCAGGAATATTCTTAAGCATCATAACTTCGTCATGTAAGTTTACACTATTAACAAAGAATGGTGCAAATTGGTCCACGAAACTAATATTGAATATCATATCAGCAATAGCTTGATTCAGAGTCTTCAATGGAATAATTTCTCTATATGGACCAATGATAAGTTTATTAATATAACTTTCGATAGCTCTACCAGGAATACAGTTATCGAAGAATAAGTGTTCTGGTTTAATAGTATCACCGACTTTAACGATGATATTCCAGAAGATCATATTAATCATATAGTGTGCGAATGTGAGTTTAATAACTTTACCACCAATTCGTACACCAATCTTTTTAGTTCTCACTAATTCAGATTCAATCATATCTTTCAAGATATTTAGAATGCTTTGGTAGTGAGATTCCCAATTATATATATTAATCTTTTCTACGTCTATGACTATATCTTTACCTAAGACATAGTCTGCATAGATACCGTAATTAGCTAGGTTATTCATAAACGCTCCTCCTTATAAAATAAACCATGTATATTACTACTACTATAATATACATTTATATGTCCGGAACGTTGTTGATTTTTATAGGCAAAAGACCCACTATAGAGCAGTGCCCTATAGTGGATACTTTGTGATTATTTTTTATTAGGTAACGCTTTAACTTTGGATGCGGATTTGATGAATTCACGTTGACCAACTTTAGCAAGTTTAACTGCTGCATTGTGGTATTTTTGAACAATCTTAGCAATAAGTTGACGTTCTTTAACACGGTTAAGAACCAATTTAGTCCATAATGGATCTTTTTTGTCTTTAGCCAATTGATAAGCAGCGATTTTTACACGGCGAGCCATATCATCTTGACGGGACAAACGAACCATAGTCTTTTTGTTAAGAACTGCTTTTTCCAATAAAGCTTCAGCTTCAGCGGATTCAACGAATTCTTTACGAGCTTCGTCATCCAATTTAGCAAGCTCAGTGTACAAGTAAGATGCTGCAGTAGCTTCAACTACGCTTTGTGCTGTATCTTCAAGTACAGGAGCGTCTTCTAACATAATGTCGTCATCAAAAAACATGAGATAATCCTCCTTAATATTAAGAATTGATTTAAAAGAAAAATATTTTTCTTGGATTTATATGGTTTTGGTAACCACGATTACTGTATTGTTATAGCTATAGCTAGCAATCTGGTTTAAAAATACAAAAATACATAGCTTAAAACACCAAACTAACCAGGAGGTATGAGCTATGAAACTAGATTTGAATGTGATTAAGAAATACAAAGAGGAAATGACTACACTATTACGTATGCAATTCCCGACATTGACTATAGATGAAATACAGTTCTTTATTGAAGATGCTATTGAACGGAAGTTTAATAATCCAGATGTACGTATAGATAATAACTATAAGGATATTGTGGTAGACTTACAGTTAACTGATTTGGTTAATAAGATAGAGACAGATAAACCTATCTTAGTTCCTAATGGGTGTTTGTTTAAACAGCATGAAGAAGGGTTTACACCATTCTACAGACTATTAGAGTCTTATGTAACTAAACGTAAAGCTTATAAGAAGAAGATGTTTGAATACCCTAAGGGTTCAGATGAATTCAATAAGTATAATCTATTACAGTTATTAGCTAAACGTGATGGTAATGCTACATATGGTGATATTGGTTCACCAGCATCTGCATCATATAACTTATACGTTGCGGTTGGGACTACAGCTACAGGTCGTATGCTTATCACTCATGCTATTAGTTTATTTGAACAAATCTTCACTAATAATCTTAAGTTCCAGAATATAGATGAAGCTGTAGTATTCTTGAATAGAATTATTAAAGAACCATCTCATATCTATAGTAGAGAACTAGGATTATCTAGAGATATACCTATAGAAGAAGTCTATAAAAAAGTTATAGAGTCTTGTGGTGTATGGGTTAATGATACAGAAGAGCATTTCAGTAAGTATAGTGATATTATTTGGAATATACTGATGTATCAATCTCAAGAAGTACTTAATAAGATATACTATAAGAATAACTTATATAGACTTGTAGTTGATTCATCTCATGTACAAGACTTAGTTAAGAATATCTTTAGTGGTATTAATGAACCATTTATGAATCCTAATGAACCACCAGAGAATATAGTAGAAAGTCTAAATAAGCTTACAACTATATTTATAGAATGGTGTTATATGAGATACATTGTATCTGATAAGTTTGAAAGATGCTCTACTATGACTAGGGATATCGTATTACTTACAGATACAGACTCTTCTGTAATTAGTACAGATAAATGGATTCATCTTGTAGATAATATCTTAGTAGACCATGATTGTACATTGGTTAATGACCTTAAGGAAGTTGTAACTAAAGAGAGAAAAGAGCTATACAACTTCTATACAGATGAAATCGAAGAAGTGGAAGAAGAAACTAAGATTACAGAGGGTTATGATGCAGTACGTATTTCCAGTGTAAATATCTTATGCTATATCGTAAGTAAGATTCTTAAATCTCACTTCCATCTTATTGCTGAGCAGTATAATACTTTGACACCATATAAAGTATGTCTTATTGACATGAAGAATGAGTTCTTATTTAAACGTGCATTACTTACACCAGCTAAGAAGAACTACGCTACAATCCAAGAGCTTCAAGAGGGTAATATAGTACCTAAGAATAAGCAAATGGATATTAAAGGTCTTCCAATCAATAAGTCTGTATTTAAAGATAGTATTAAAGATGAGCTTCAAGGAATACTTAGAGAGAAAGTATTGCTTAAACCTGAAGTAGACCAATTAGAAGTTATTGGTTTACTAGCTAAGATTGAAAAGAATATCCATGATAGTATCAAGTCTGGAGAGAAAGACTATTACAAACCAGTATCTGTAAAATCTATTTCTTCATATGCTGACCCTATGAGAATACAAGGTATTAAAGCAGCTATTGCTTATAATGAAGCTATTCGTGATGAGGGTACTGAACCAATAGATTTAGATAGCAGAAACTATTTAGAGATACTTAAAGTTAATATTAGAGAGAAAAACATTGGTGAATTACAGCAGTCTAATCCTGCGGTATATGAAAGACTTATTAAGTTCTTTGATAATAATAGAGCAACGTATAAGGGAGAGATACTTGCCGTTGCAGTACCAGCAGATGAACACTTACCAAGCTGGGTATTAGACTATGCTGACTACTTTGAAATCATCAATACCAATATTAAGAACTTCCCATTAGAGTCTATTGGTATAACTAGATTCGAAAAGGAAAATGTAAACTATACTAATATTATAACTATTTAAAGGGAACTGTGTTGCATGGCAAATTTATCTAGAATAGACGATTTGATATATTTCATTGCAGACTGTGGCAAGTTTGAATATGCTCAGACTATAAATGAGGGATGGAAAGCTTGTAAAGATGATAAGTTTGAAAAACTTGATTATCTTATGAATGTATATCAATCGGCAAAGACATCTACTTGGTTTAAAAACCAACGATATTCTGCAAAAGTGACGTTTGTTGGGTTATTCCGTAATTTTATGAATATACTAGACCCTAGAAGTAAAGAGTTTGAAGAGATCAATAAAGAATACTTCAAAGCTATTAACGTACAAAAGACTACTATTACACAAATTAATGGATTACTTAACGGTAATAAACGTAAAAGAATGTAAAATATACCCAGTATAGTCATTGACTATACTGGGATATCTTTTGTTAAAATTTAGGGTCAGTAAGTACATCCCCATCTAATGTCATAGTTAAAGAGAATAATGCTTGAATACATTCGTTAGTATTAGCTATTACTGCTTTACAACCTAAGTCGATAAAATGGACATTAGACTCTAGTTGCTTTTTAAGTTCAGCATTAGCTTCATCTGTGAATATGCCTTTGATGGTTACCATATCACCATCATAGTCACCACCAATAGATTCCAAATAAGCATTACAGATATTCATTGTATCAATAAACTTATTTGCAGTATTAGTACCGATATATTCATCACGAATCTTAGGATAGTTCTTATAGAACTTGCCATCAAATTCTATACTTTCAGTTTCAATAGTAGATGATAATTTACATTTAGTAGAGAACTGGTTATAGAATGTATCGATAGGGAAACGTGATATAAGAATCATTTTATCTTTTATAGCTTCTGTAGCAGCCATAAAGATTACATCACACCAAGTTAGTTTACGTTGAAGCTCTTTTGCTACACCAGAATCTTTATCTTCAGCAATATCTTCTACACGTTTAAACCTGGCTTTAAATTTCATGTATAAAGTTTTACCTTTATAACCAATACGTTCCATTTCTTTAGGACTAATAGGTGCTTCTATTGGTCTAAATCTATCAGAATAACCATGAATGAAACGGTCTAGTTCTTTCTTAAGAACTAAATCATTGAAATACGTTTGCCAATCATCTATTCTAGGATATAAGACTTCACCCTTGGAACCAATACATTCGTATACAGTACGTCCAGCAAATTGCTCTTCAAAGAATCTTCTCATGTGGAATAATACAAATGGGAAGAAGTTAGCTGCTGCTGAAGTCATTGGTAGTACTGAGTATTCTAGATCAGCTTCGATGTCTTCAAGATTTTCAACTTTAAGATTTGGAGAAGACATAACTAAACGTGTAGCATAGTCTGTAGTCTTACTAATATTAGTACGACGTAATACACCAAACTTACCAGGAATACCACCATTAGGATTAGATTCTGTACCAGAGCCAAACCAGTTATAGACTTCTAATAGTAAGTCTTGTATACGTCCCTTATTAGCATCACCAATATTAATACCATAGTATTTAGATTCTTCTAAAGATTTAGCAGATACTAATACGTTTTGGTATAGCTTATTAATATCACCAACTGAGACTTTACCACCATCACTTTTAACGTCACGATAGTATGGTGGAATGATTAATAGTTTAGTAATAAAGAAGTTCTTACGGTTACGTTCCAAGAACTTAATAAAACGACTACGTTTAGTAGAACCAGTTTCTCTAAACTTAACCTTGTCTATATTCTTATATAAGAAGTCTAAACCAGTTTCACCATTCTCATCTTCAACAAATTGACCATCAGAGTCTATTTTAAAGAACTTAGTACCTTTGACGATTTCTTTTAGTTTACGGTCAATCTTACCCCAGATCTTATATACTAATGGTGCTAAGAATCTACCATGTAAATCAATATAAGCAAATGTGCCAGCACGTGTTTGTTTAGTAATGCCAAAGATGATATTAGATAGTAACCCATCATCAGTTGGATTACCATTCACATCAAAAAATATAGGATTCGTTATAGGTTGTAGATTATTCTTCTTAACGAAGTCATCCATATCTAATAAAGAGACCTCTAAATGATCTCCTCTAAGTTTATCTGCCATATTTTTATAACCTCCGTAGTTATTAATATGTAGAAATCCCATAGTCCTATATGTGGACTATGGGAATTTACACATCTAAACTCTACTGAAAACCATTTGTATTTCAGTTGGCTTATGACATACACAGGAAATTGCAATATTCGTGTTATGGCGATTTATTACCTTCCCATTGTAATCTGTTTCAATGCTTTTAAACGCATCAATATTTGATTTATTACCAAATATAGTAACTGCTACACTATCTTCACATAAGTCAGACTTGACAATTTTATTACCAAGACACCCATATGGTGCTAGCATAAAGTATAAGATATTATTCTCGGTAAATAGACGACAAAATGTAGATAATGCATCTGTTTCTCCCATAATAAATTTAGATGAAAACTCTAGTAAGTCCATTTATGTCTCCGAAAATATCAATTAAAAATAGAATCATAGACAGCTAGTTCGGCATGTCTAATATGACACTGTTGATGGTGTCTCTTATTGTAGTATTTATCTCTTCCAATAGCCTTATATGAACAGCATTCTTTACACATTTGATTTGTACATACAGCACATTCATCTTTAGATCTATCATAGATATAGTTAGCTTCGAAAGAGTTATATATTTCAGGTATACGATTATACTCTAATAGATCAGCTTCTACAGTATCAGCATAGATACCTTCATAGATAGCACAACAGGTGGTTATTCTTCCTGATGGGCTAACTGCTAGCATATTACCATAGTTACAAATAACGGTTGGATTTTGATTGCTATAGTAATCATGTAGATTATATAAATCGATATCAGTATCTTTTACATAGTTGAGTGTATCAGTAAGACTCTTTCTAAAAGTATCCACAACTAGTGGAATGGTATAAGAATTATAATTACGTATAAAGTAGTATTCAATATTCTTATAACCTAATTTGTATAGAGCATCGAAAGTCTCTTTCATATTATACACTTTCTCTGTAATAGCATATCTAATAATGATATCATTAGCAAATCCAGATTCACTTAGTTTCTTAAGAGTGTCTAATGTATTAGATGGTTTATTGCTCTTAAGTCTTCTATATGAATCTTCGCCATCATATGATACACTAATGGTTCTATTCTCACCCTGAGTTGCTATTAAGAAATCTCTTATAGGCTCGAAGTTAGTACCATTACTATAAGTACACCAATCTATTGTAGTGTTTTTATACCTAGTAATTTTTTTTAAGACTCTCATAGCTTTCATAACTAATGGTAATCTATCAGGGGTAAATAATTCTCCAGAGTCTAGCCCAACAGATAATGTTTCAGATATATTTATATTCTTAAGCATCTCTAATAAGTCATCCCATCTGGAAAATCTTTCACCACTATTTGTATCACCGTGTAAGAAGCAATAACTACAAGCCATATTACAGTCTTTATTCAGAATCAATTCTAAGTTTGATAGATTAAAATCATCTAAAGTATTAATTGCTTTCTTAGGTATAGTATACATTAGATGAGACCTTCTTCCATCATTTGCTCATTAAGATCATCAGCTTCGTCTCTAGTTAATCCTTCGAAACCAGGGATATGGTGACCATTTTCTCTGGCTATATCCATCTCTAGTAGCTGTCTACCAGTGTATTTATTCTTATTAAAGCTTTGCTTTTTAGCTTTGGCTTTAATATCATCTTCTTTTTGTTTCTTCTTAGCAGCTACACGTTCTTGGTACTTAAAGTATCGTAGGGCTACCATATACCATACAGGAGCATTCATAATCTCCATGATAGTTATTCGCCCACGATACTCATAAGATAACCTATTGACTTGGTCTAGGAGTTCAAAACTTGTACTAGCCGATGTCGTATAAAAACCAATTGTTGAGCTGGAGCCTCAGCAGCTTGGATTTCATCACCACATTCAGGGCATGTGGCAGCAGGCATTTGGTAAGAAATATTAATAGATTCAGCATATCTATCAGCATATTCACCAATACGATCACTGATATCGTTTAAGTCAATATCACTTAAAGTATTGAAGATTTTATATAGAGAAGCAATACGATATTTGTATGTCTTAACTACATCATTCTTATCTGTACGGAAAGCAATAGGAATCAATGCTTCTTTTTCTTCATCAATACGATATAAGGATTTAATAGTAGCAGCCATACCAACGAATGTATCATACTTTTCAGTCATAGCTTTATCTACAAAGTTGATTTCAAATAGGATATTGTATAATGTGATAGGGCCTACACCAATAGCATACTTATCAGAGACTTCCATTAAGTCTTCTTCTAAAGTACAATCTACAGATGGGTCTTTTTGGTAAAGCTTATCGAATAGCTCTTTATCTTTATCAGAACCGAATTTAACCATTTCCATGATTTCACGTTTTTCTGCAAAGATATTATCACATTTAGTATTTTGACATTGGAAGCCAATGATATTAGCATTTTGGAAGCATGCTTTATATACAGCGAAGTATAAGTGGTCAATATCAGCATAGTGAATTTTCTTACACCAGTTTTCAAAAGACCCAGCATTACATTTAGGGTGTAAGTGTTTCCAAATCAATTCAAATTGAGCACGTGCAGCTTCAACGTTATTACGTCCTTCTTCTGTATTAATTAAGTTTTGAATTTCAATAGCAGATAGTGGAGAAACAGATACAGAAATACCAGTATAAGGTAATACCCAAGTGTAGTATGGAGTTTCTTCAGCTTGTTTACTTAAGATATTACTTGCTGGCATAGTAGATTTAAGAATCTTAAATTTAGATAGATCAGTTTTTGCTTTATTAGGAACTAGCATAGTACGTAATTGATCTTTGAACGTAGCCATACGTTTGTTTAATCGTTCTTCACGTTCTTTTTCTTCAATTTCACGCATCTCATCTGCTAGACCTAAGTCATTAATAATATCATCATCAATGATATCTAATTCTTTATCATCATCTTCTGGGTCAACTACAGTTTGTTCTGGTACTGTAGGTTGGTCTAATAGTTCAGCTTCAATATCATCTACAGTTTCTTCTTTAACTGTAGCTGGAGTTTCTACTGTTTTAGTTTCAACTTTCTTAGCTGGAGATTTCTTACGTGCTTCTGCTAAAGCAATAGCATTACGTTCTTCGATTTCTTCTTTAGTAAGAGCTTCATCTGGATTTACTTCAGCATTCTTATCATAAGTAGAAACTACACGTACATCTCCACCTTCGATTTCTTTACGTTCTTCGTATTCATCAGCCATACGTTGAACTTCTTCGATAGCTGGACCGAAACGACGTTGGAATGCTCGACGAGTTTGTTCATCAAAGTTATTCATTTTCTTTTCGTATTCTTTTTCGGCAAAGTTTTCATTTTCATACTTAGCTACATCTTCGATAGCTACTTCTTTAATAGCATCTTCTGTAGGATTACCTAAGTTGTATAGTGGGTTATCACGAATACTTGTAGGTTTTTCTTCTTCTACAGGTTGTGGTGTTACAGGTGTATCTTCGGCTGGTGTTTCTACAGCATTATTATTTTCTTCTGCAGATACATTAGCTTCAGCTTGCAAATCAGATAAGGAAAGAGTTTTCTTTTCCATCTAATAGTCCTCCTTAATTATAATTGGAAATATCTTTTAAAGTAAGGTTATCCTTATTAAAAACTAGATTGACAGAAGATGTGTCAATAGTCATTCTAATAAGTAATACATTTACGTTGATAAATGAGCAGTCTACTGTAATAGAAGACATAGGAGCAAGATAAGTTTGTATTTGATTCTTGGCAGTATCTTCTAGTTCATGTAGTCTATCACTATTTATAAACTTATATCTACTATACAAACCAATACCGCAGTCTGGATTGTTTTGTAATGTACCAGGTTCTAATAAGAATAATCTAATAATGTCTACAGCTATAGCTCTAGCATTAGTATATTCTGTTGGTTTATTAAATGAATCTACCGATAAAGCATATTCTTTAATCTTAGATGATGTCTTATATTTATTAGTATCCATAATGCCTCCTTTCGGCTTATTTGGGTAGCTTTAAGCATCTTATTATAAAGTTAGCCCTGTGAAAACATACATGTAAACTGCCCTAAAGGAGGTACATATGGCAACGAAAAGATTCAAATGTCCTTTCTGTGAGAAACGTCTAGAACGTGAACCATTAGTAAGACATATACAAAATAAACACCAAGAACTAATCCCTGATGGTTACTCTGCAGCTAGAATTGTATTCAATACAATTAATAAAAAGTCTAAAGGAACTTGTGTTATCTGTAAGAATGAAACACAATGGAATGAAAAGACTTGGAGATATAATAAGTATTGTAGTGAGAAGTGTAAGAAAGAGATGCGTAAACGTGCTTTAGAGAATATGCATAAGGTATATGGGAGATATACATTCATGCATGACCCAGAGCATCAAGAAAAGATGTTAGCTAATAGACGTATATCTGGTACTTACAAATATTCTGATGGTACTATGTTTACTTATACTGGTACATATGAGAAACGTGCTATTGAGTTCATGGATAAAGTTCTACATATCCCTAGTGATGATATTATGATGCCTGGTCCAACTATCCAATATGTAGACCAAAATGGTGTTACACGAAATTGGATTACGGATATATATTATATACCATATAACCTCATAATCGAAGTTAAAGATGGAGGTGATCATCCTAACACAAGAAGCATGCCTGAATATAGAGCTAAACAAAAAGCCAAAGAGTTTAATATTATTACCTTAGACAAGTACAACTATATTCGTCTTACTGATAATAACTTTGCACAGCTATTAGCTATATTCATGGAACTACGTTTCAAGTTAGAGGATCATGATAATACTAAGACTTTTAATATTAATGAATTCACTTCATGGTGTGAGAATGCCATCAAGGAACTTAAAGGAGAAGATTAATGTCTAATCTAAAAGAGTTCACTGCTAACGTTGGTGGAGTTCCACCAGCTAATGCTAGTGATCAAATCGTAGTACAATATGGTTACAGTAACTCTTTTACTGGTGATGAATCAGTAGAGGGCTATGGCTTAACCAAAGACCTAGAAGATGATACTATCAAAGTAAAGTCTTCTGATGGTACAAAAGAATATAAGAAAGAAGAATTCTTAAAAGACCGTAAGTTTAACTTATACCGTTTCAAAGGTGAAGATAAACGTAAACTAGAAGCTAATAACTTCTATGAACAATTGACTGGTATGGAACTAATCTCCCATGACCAAATCAAATACAATAAAGACTTTGAAGAGATTACATTTGAACCAGATAAAACATTGGTTGAAATGTCTTCTGTTATTGCTACCCTAGAGCAAGAAGCAGAGATGGCTGAGATAGACTTCTCTAAGTTACCTGATGACTATATGCCATTAATAGGTGAATTAGAAAAGAATAAAGCCAAAGAGATAGTTAGAGATCATCCTGATATTGATGTAATGACAGATAATGATGGATACTTTGCTATCAATGTAAAGACTATGAATCGCACTGATTCAGCTATTGATTTGAATGATGTATTGTTAACGGATAATGTATTATCTGATACACCATGTAGCAACTGTGATAACTATACTAAAGAAGCATTCTTAAACTGTGACCCTAATTCATTTGTATTGGCTACACCAGAATCTGAGAAAGAATTAGATGCACAGATGGATATCTTCTATGGTTTAACTAATGACCAACAACGTTTCTCTGATGATGTATCTATTAGGTTATTTGGTAAAACCAATTCAGATAGATATGAAGAATTAAAGAAACAGTTCTTGAATCAACCTATAAAGTATGATAATATATCTATTAAAGAAGATGCTGAAGCCGACATTAGTGATGAAGAAGTACAATTAAAGAATAGTGCTATTCTTAATAGAGCAAACATGTTTGGCATCAATCTTGCTAATAAAGGTAGAGAACTTCATTCTGCTAAAGAATGGTCTTTAAATACAGGCATCTATATCATGAACCTATGTAAGTCTATAGTATCTTTAGAAGAACTATGGTCTTTATATAAAGGTATGCCTATTCAATTACAACAAATGTCTGACTGGAAACTATTAGAGCTAGTTGGTTGTACTAATGAAACGTTCTATAACTTTATGAAGTCTCATCTTCTAAATACAATGGAACTTAAGTATCAAGATATCACTCTAATTGAGGCTACTGATGTTTGGGGTAATCAAATACAAGACCCAGTATTACCAGCAGGTGTACCATTCTTTACACCAGAAGAGATTGAAAGTAAGCTAAAAGAATATACTAAGAAGCATAGTACTGATACTGATTGTGTAGATATGCTTGCTTGGTTAGATGCATATAAAGATATCTGGCAAGGTATTGATATCAGTTCTAATCGTAGTAAACGTTTAGCATTCAATAAGTGGTTTACTATGGTTAATAAGACTATTAAGCAATGGAGAACTTCTGAAAGTGAAGAAGAACTTACTAGTGCTACAGAGAAGCTATTAGCTTTAGGTGTACCAACAACTAAGTTCTTACCATCTGATAGTATAGCTTATAAAAAACGTCTTCAATCTGTAGCTAAACAGAAAGTAATTGATAGAATCTTACGAGAATCTGCTATTAATGAAGCTAAAGATATTCCTATAGAGTTTAACAACTATGGTGATCTATTAATTACTAAACCAGAAAAGATTAACTTTGATGATGAGTTCTTTAAGACCCATCGTCTATTGGTAATCTATATGACAGCTGGTAATATGGATGGCGTTAAATTCGAATCGGCTAAACTATGGTATATGAATACATGTATCGAGTCTATGCTAAACAAAGGTCATAAAGATAAGAAGCTAATTGATACAAGAGCTAGAATCTTAAATGATTATACTAAGTGTATGGTGTATATACTTAATAAAGAAACTAACTTTAACTTTACTAAGTATTATAGCACAACTAAATTTAATGACAAAGTTATCCGCATCAAAGGGTCTACGTTGAAATATACATTGGACTATCTTAAAGCGGTACTATTCTTAAGATAAAAAATAATAATTGGTGGTACATAACTATATATGTACCACCATATATTGTGCTTGGGAGGTAATTTACTATGATACTGACATTAGGACAAAAGTTTCTTAAATATGATGATAGTGAGAATATTAAAGAGCTTTATAGAGTAACGTCAACTAATACTAAAAACTTTTACGGTGTTACTGAGATTATTGGTAATACTGGTAGAAAGAGTATAGCTAGAGATGTAGTTAATAAAGAGTATAAGGCTCTTAATCCACATTGTAAGTTACATGTAGAAATAGCTGTATTGAAGAATGGTCAAGAAGACGTAGTTATTTCCATATATAATGAAAGAGAATCTTATGGCTATCCATTCTATATCTGTAGAGTCGGATATAGAGATTCTGTAACTGGAACTTTACAACCTGGTAAGTGTTGTACTAAAGCCTTATTAGAGAATAACTCTGTAGAAGAATATGAGATGTCTTATATGAATCTAATGAGTGATGTTAAAGAGCTTCATTCTAAGATGACTATAGACTTATATGTAAATGATAACCACAGTACTATCATTCCACTTATTGCAACTAATACAGTTATCACTGAGAAGATATTTGATCTCTTAGTTGATAGAAGCTTTGGTATTACATATAACGATACACCTATCGAAGGGCTAACTAAATTCTTTGAAGGCATTAATTTCCAATCTTACTTTAGAGCTAACTTTAAAATTAAACGAATTGAACTATCGTTTAAAGATAGATATCTTACCCATGGACAATTAACACGTGGTGATATCTTTGTTCTTGAATCTGTAGCTAGAGCTATCTTCTTGGACTGTATAGTTACTGAGTATTATCATGACGTAAATCTGTATAATATCAAAGGTAAGTATATGCTAGTAGAAGACAAGAATGATAGACTCTATATAGTCAAGTATATAGACAAGAATGAAATCCAAGGAATATATCTATAAAGCCAAAGAGTTTTATGGTTATATAATATAAAGGTGTGTACATGGGTATTGTGTAGACAATTACAGTACCCCAAACACCTAGGTAATTTTCTATATATTTATTAACAAGGAGGAAATGACTATGAGTTATTTCAAACCAGGGTTTGTTCAAGACCCAAATTTAATGCAACCTCAGTTTACATCCATGGAATATTTAGTGGATGCAATCAATGCAGGTAACCCTAAAAACAGCGAAGACAATTCTGTACAGAACGAAGATGTCGATATCCAATTGGATTTCGCAGACTTCGATGCAGACTATGCTGGTAAATTAGTTTCTACTAATGAAATCTGTTCCCAAGTATCTGATATCCTTGGTCGCATTTTTCCTGATTTCGCTGGTTGCCGTGAAGCATACAGCAATGGCCGTATCTATATCGAATTAGGTTTCGATATTAACTTAGGTGCTGGTCAAGATGGTATTCGAGCATTAGAAACTTTAAAAGAAGCTCAAGCCAATAATCAATTGGATGAGCAAACTCAACGCATCATGGCTATGACTAATAGCATGCGTAATAGCCGTACATCTAACGGATATATCGACGAAGATTTCGCTGGTTTCCGTATGACAGACATGGCTATTACTATCTTGAAAAAGATTGCTATCTCTGATTATAACCGTGATGACAAACACAACAAAGACTTCCGTACAATCAATATCGCTTACGAATATGATCAATACACTAACAAGATCAGTTTAATCGTTCGTGGTATGACATTGGAAAAAGCTATGTCTTTGGTATATGGTGACAAATATCAATACAAAGTTACATTGGGTGCACAATCCCGTCGTAACGATGTAGGCTATGTATTAGAAGTACGTCGTATTAAACAATCCAAAATCAACGAACTTCAAAACCGTTACGTTGGTACCGTTGTTGGCAACGACCGCTTCGTAAAACCACGTCGCTAATAATCTAATTATGTAATACACTATGGTAGGTAAACTATGTGTTCACTTGTTTCGTTCATCATCAACCTACCATAGTTGTATATAAAAAATAACCCTGCATTAATTTAGGACATACACATTTCCGTGTGCAACCATTAATGACAACCTAAAACGCATATTTCATATAATAATGCAGGGTTTATTTTTTCTTTGAGGAGACTATAACTATGGAAAAGAAACAACTCACATTCGAAGTTGTTGAAGGTGGTATTGATGTTATTGTAGAAGAACGAGGTAATACTCTTATTCGCTTAGCTGAAGTATCATGGAATAATAGACCTGCAAAACTTGAGGTCCGTAAATGGATGGTCAATACTGATGGAGACTTTACTCCTAACAAGGGTGTAGTATTCTCCACTCCAGAAGGACCAACAGAACTAGTCCATGCTCTATTAGAGAATGGATTTGGTGATAATAAAAAGATCAAAGAGATTATGGAGTCTCGTGGAGTTGATCTTAATGTAACTATTGAGGAATCCGAAACTTCTGATAATACAGGGTCAGATTACTATGATCCTAAGGAGATTTTGGAGGACTAATCAGTGGCTTCTGATAATACAGTTTTATACAAAAACGGAACGGTATATGATAACTCATATATCTTCTCTATCTCAGAATTGATGGGTAAACTATACCGATCTAAATTCTGGTCTCAAGAAAGAATTGATAAATTATTTAATAGACTAGGTGTAGATAAGAAAGACATCAAAGGGTCTACTTATTGTCATGCCTATTCTATACCTAAACTAAATAATATTTCCGATGAGCACATCTTAAGTTATATTGCAAAATGCTACCATAATAATAAAACTGAGTTATTAGATATGGGATTTACTGAAGACGAGTTCAACTATCTTATCGAAAATATTAATACTATTCATAAGATCTATACTATGAATGATAAATATATTATATCAATATGCTAAGAACAATATAATGAAGTGATATTTGCAGATGTCACTTCTTAAATCCTTTCTTTACAGAATATCCACATACAGTATACACCCTAACTAGTATTACTAGTTAGGGTTATATTGTTTTTATTTTTTATGCATATATAAACAATTCTATAATAGAGAGGCCTGTGTTGGCTAAGATCCTGCATTCTCTATTATATACAACTATCGGTGTACAGGTGGTTAAAATCTCTCACGACTGTGGTATATTGCATTATACTACTTGCTTGAAAACTTCGCTCCAAAATAAATAACTTTAAATATAAAATCTCTCTCTTATATAATAAAGACACAAAATAGAACACACTACTACGAATACGTTAAATCCACCACCTGTACACCTATAGCTGTATAGATCAATGATCTATACAGTCTTAATATTTATTTTTAAAAACTAGGTAAACAAATCATTAATGATGGCTAAGTGCTTACAAATAACTTACAGCTAATTCTGGTTCAATTAGAATATGGTTAATAGTTAACAAACGTACATACATTTTGTATAAAGTCTATCTATGTAGATTTCTAACAGTGTTCTTCATAGATGGGTAAACTCCGCTTAAAAAGAATAATATTATTATATCAAACACTTAGTCATCATTATCCTTAAGAAAATAGAGAAAGTTCCCTATATAGGCAATGCCTATATAGGGGTTTTCTCTGTCTCTTAGATACGGTAATTATTAATAAGCTTTTCGATATTACCTAGGAGCTTATGTAAATTATGTTTAATATGGTCACTAGTTTCTTTGATACCATGTGTACCATCTGCATCAAATGTATCAATATCTGCCATAATGGATACTATACCATTATTGAAAATGGTAAACGTGTATTTAGCAGTTTCATCAAATACACATATGCCAATAGCATTACCACATTTACGTACTTGCTTACTTAGTTGCACTGTATCATTAAGATGGATATTTTGCTTGGTACTACTAATACTAGGATAAATACAATTAGACATAGCATCAGATACAATACCAGAAGCCAGTTGTACATCTTCAAGAAGATACTCAAAAGTGATAAGATTCATAGTTGCCCTCCAGGTTAGATTTATAAAAACGTAAATAGCTATTATAAGTGTTTAATAGACTTTACATTTATATAACCTAAAGAAAGGATGTGATCTTCTTTATGAATCTAGATATAACTGGTGGTCAAGGTAATCCTATGAATCAAATGATTCCAGCTAACCAGAACGTTGTAGACTTCTCTCAACGTAAAATATATTTCCAAATGGGTACTAGAAACCAATCTTTCCTAGATATGCATAAGTATCTAGAAGCTGTTGGTATAAAGAATAATAAGTTCATGCTAACTCTACTGGATCCAGACTTAGCATATATAGACCCACATGATCCAAACTTAAACCAATACTATAAGTCTAAAGTCTTAGCTGAGTGTATGGTAAACTTCTGGTACTTTGTACGTGAAGTTGTACGTGTACCAGCTCAGGGTGGTAGTGGTAGTGGCTCATACTACACTCTAACACGTGGTGGTATGGCACTATACTTCTGTACTATATTCAACTACAATATCTTCCTAGACTTACCTCGTCAGCAAGGTAAAACATTGTCCGCATCTATATGGTATCTATGGGCATTTAACTTTGCTACATCTAACTCAACGTTTGCATTTATGCATAAGTCTTTAGACGGTTCTAAGAAGAACTTATTAGGTCTTAAAGACTTACGTGATTGCTTACCACCTTACTTGCAAATGACAGAATCATTTACAGTTGGTGATAAGAAGACTAAAGCACAAAACTCTGTAATGACTTTGTCTCATAGTATTAACCGTAACCGTATTATCACTGTAGCATCTGCTCGTACTCGAGTTGCTGCACAGTCTTTACTACGTGGTATGTCAGTACCATTATGGTGGGCAGACGAATGGGCATTCGCACCATATAATGAAGACATCTATCTTAATGCTATCCCTGCATGGAAACGTGCAGCAATGAACTCTGAAGCCAATGGTGCACCATTCGGTATACTATTCACTACTACACCAGGGTTCTTGACTGATGAAATGGGTAGATATGCTAATAATATGCGTGAAGATGCTACACCGTTTAGTGAAAACTGGTATGACTTAACTAAAGCACAGATAGATGAAATCAAATCTGCTAATATGAGAAGTAGTTTCGTCTATATCAGATTCACTTATCAACAATTAGGACGTTCCGAAGAATGGTTCAAACAAATCTGTATCGACATGCAGAATAAATGGGAAGCCATTCGTCGAGAAGTTTTACTTGAATGGGCAGATTTCTCTGAGAACTCTCCATTTACTCAAGATGAATTAGAAACCGTAGATAGACTTACTATAGACCCTATAGCAACTATCCCATTAAACAATAATAAGTTTACTTTGAATATGTATGGTAAGCTTGAATATAAGAATAATGGTGAACCAGTAGACCCACCTATCATAGGGGTAGACGTATCTGGTGGATATAAACGAGATAGTTCTGCTATTACTATTATAGACTCTAAGACTACTAAAGTTATAGCTATCTTAAAGTGTAACTATATCAGTCAGAAAGACTTAGCTAAGTGTATATATGAAATAGTTACTAAGTATATGCCTAATGCTGTAGTCAATGTCGAACTTAATGGTGGTTTTGGTGCATCTGTAGTATCTATGCTCATGAAAACTAAGATTAAGAAGAATCTTTACTTTGAATTTAAAGAACGTATCTTAGAAGAAGTCAACGAAGGACCTGGTAAAGTTAAACGTACTAAGAAATTAGTAAAAGTATATGGCTTGAACTCTAGTAAATCTGTACGTGAACTATTAATTCAAATATTAAGAGAACGTATGGACAATCATAAAGATAAGTTCATATCTAAGATACTATACCAAGAGTTCCGTGGACTTGAAGTTAAACGTAATGGTAAAGTTGATCACTCTGCAACTACACATGATGATGCCACATTCTCATATTTAATGGCTATGTATGTATGGTATGAGGGTAAAGATCTTAAAGAACGTTTTGGTATCAATAAGACTACTATTATGACAGATGCTGCTACTGAAGAAGAAGTATTCAGTCCAGAAGCAGAAGAGCTAATGGATATCACTGATGATATCGTTAAAGTTCAAAAAGATATGCTTACAACAGATGATACTAAGAAAGACAATATGGATGTCATTAATGAGCTCCGTAAAGGTCTTGGTATTACATTTGATGAATGGGATAAGAAACGTGAAGCTGATGATGAGAAAGAACTCAAAGAAGCTATGCAAAACCCAGTATTCTTACAAGCATATGCTACTAAATATAATATGACTAAAGACCAAGTTGATGTATATCGTGATGAAACTACAGCAACTTTACCAGCATCTGCTTTTAATATGCTACCAGATGAAGAATATAGTGTTCTCCAAGGTAACTTAGCTAACAGATTTAAGAATCTATAATACAATTTCCACAGTAGGGTACTTCCTTACTGTGGAATAATTTTTAAATAGTACCTAAACAAAGCAGTAAAATTAATTAAACCCTATTAAGGAGGAGAAAACGATGTTTGGTATCCATCAAAATGAATATGATATTGCATCTGAACGTGAATTAGCAGAAATTCTATCTGTATTCAATTCAGACTATATCTTCGATGTGGTAAGTTCTAATATTGCTAGACGATATGAATGCCATATAAGCCCTATGCCTAATATCCCTAACGTATTCAAATACAATTTTGAAAATATGTATATTAAATTCCCTATGGATAAAGAGAATACTAAAGCTAGGGAACAAGAAATCTATAATGAAATCATTGACCAAGTATGTAAAGCAACTAATCTTACATTCCAACCAGCTATTGATGGGTTGGATGCTTATTTTGCCGCTAACTGTATCTATGATTTGATTGTAGCAAGATTCAGTGATCATATGGTTACTGCTATCACTAAGCTTATCATCAATGAAGCTAATAATATTTGTGATGCTTTAAATGTAGATGAGCTTAAAAAGAATAAAGATGCTAGTACTATTTACAATAGAATGAACTATAAGAACGATAAGCTTGTAGTCATTCTATCTAATATGGAACTAGTTCTTAAATATATCGCTGGTTTAACTATTACATTCGATCAGTTTGTAAACTTAGCATATGATGCGCCTATCAGTGACGTTATCAATAGTAACTTCAGTGATAATGGTACTATCTTTAAAGATGCTATTGATGCAATCTTATCTAGTAATCAATTATTACCGGACTATATCACTAATATTAGATTAAATCTTCAAGGAGTAGAACTATAATGGAAGAAAATAAAGTAGTAGACATCAATGAGGTTACTGTAGTTACTGAGAATGAACCAGATACAGAGATTCTTACACCAGAAACACCTGTAACTGAAACTACAGAGAAACCAGAAGACAAATCTCAAGAGCAAATTCTACAAGAAGTTGAAAATGAGATTGATGAATTAGAACTTGATAAGAAAGATATTAAAGCTGTAGATGCAGACTTCACACAAATCAAAGTAGAAGGATTTGAAGATGCTCCTGTAGAAGCTATTGCTAAAGTGGCATCTGTATATGATAAGCTCCAAGTACCTGAAGGGCAAGAAGAACCTAAACTAAATCTTATTGTAGAACTTGGTGACCAATCTGTATACTTCCTTAATAAGGCTAAAGAACATGAAGTACCAGAAGATATGCTATCTACTTGGTTATATGGTACAGTAGTAGACTTTGGTCAAGCTTGTACTGTACAAGCATTCACTGCTATTAACGAAAAGATTGAAAAGATCACTAATAAGATTAATGATTCTGGTTTAGCTAATACAGCAGCTACAGATTCTTATACTGGTCTTGTACAACGTTTTAAAGATGGTATTGAAAAAGCAGAAGATCCTGAAATCAAAGCTCAAATGGAACACCGTCTAGCTTGTTTACAAGACTCTGAAAAAGCAGAATATATCTTTAACTACTATAAAACTAATCACTCTGCTTTGAATCCTACAAAGTTATTAAAGAACCGTAAGCATAATCACGATACAATCACAAAAATGCTGAATAAAATCGGCATCAGTAAACTTGATTCTAGTGTAGTATTTACTGCTGCACAAGAATTAGGTTTACCATTGTATCCAATCTATGCTGTGGAAAATGCTCTTGCTAAAATCAATATCAGTGATAAAGGAAATGTGTTATTCTTATTCTATTTCTTACTAAACTTAGCTAATGCTATCTCTGCACGTAAAGCTAAGAAGGAGACAGAATTCACGAAACAAATAATTAATAATTTCGTGTCTCTTATCACTTATCTTGACCAAGCGATGAACGAGTACATTAAAGAAAAAGAAGCTAATCGTCTTAATCGATTGCAAAGTAAAGGTAAGCCTAAGAAACGCAAATAATTATTTATTATAAGGAGGCTTTAATGGCAGACTATTTTAAAAATGGTCCTAAGTTCCTAGAAGTCGATCCTACAAGAGATATGCCTTTTGTAAAAGTATATGATGCTGAGTACACCCGAGGATACCAATGTCCTCGGGTTGAACTCATTGATGTAACACATGAGATCAAACAAGCACTGCTTGTTCGATTTCAATATGCGACACCTGAGCATTGCTATGCTTGCTATCTTGAGGCAGGGTCTCCGACTTTATGGGATATAGACTATGTGAAAGATGGCAGATTGGTTAAATTAAGTGGCCGTGTTAAATGTTTTGAATTCTTAAAGCACAATACACGTGCACCATTTACTTATAACCTAAACAAAATGGACATGGAAGATCCAACTGTAGTTATCCAGTTTGATTGCTCTATGGACTATGACTCTAGAGTTGTATCTATTGACATTACCAAACTTCGTAGATTACAATTCTCTAAAGCAAATTACGATTTCTTAAATGATGGTGTAGCTATCAAAGTACCTAATGATGCTTACAACTTCATGGATCGTAAGTTCCCTATCATTAGTAAAGAGCTAGACTTGTTACCTCGTCCTTTGGATACTAAGAATACTATTGTAGCTGATAATATGTTTGCATTATGCTATGAACTAGCTGATGCTGGTACATTAGACGCTACCAATCTAGTATCTGCAAACTCAATGTTTAGAGAGTGCCGTAAACTTGCTAATGTTAAATTAGAAAACATTGGTAAACTCACTTCAGCAAATGATATGTTTTATAATAACAAAGAACTCACTTCTGTAGATCTAAGTGGATCTACAGACCTTCGTTTTGCTGATGGTATTTTCTATCAATGTGAGAAACTTGAGTCTGTAAAAATGGATGTAACTAAATTAGAGACTGCTGATGTAACATTTGCAGGATGTAAAGAGCTTAAAGATATTGAATTGACTCCAGCTAAAGGTCTTAAAACAGATCTTTGGTTAGCTGATTCTAGTAAGATTACAGATAAGGCTGTAACTAATATCATTAATGCTTTATCTCCTGATGTAAAAGATAAACATATTGCTTTCCCTAAGAATACAGAATGTCCTAAAGACGTAGCTAGACTAGCTAATGATTTAATCACTAAAGGTAATTGGGTTCTTGAAGGACTTGTATTACCACCTAAAGAAGTTTGGGTTAAAGAGACTATTGAGAAAGAAGAGGAAGATAACGTGATTGTTAAAAAAGATGGCGTATTAGACCAAGTCGAAACAAAAGACGATATTGTAACTAATAAACCTGAAGATAAAAAAGAAAATACAACCCCTAATCACCCTGGTACAGATGACACTACACATACTGTAACTCCAGGAAAAGAAGAAACTACTCCTACTGAGGGTACCACTACTGGTGGTAATACAGAAACTCCTGTAGCACCTGTTACACCAGTAGAACCAGTAGTTCCTGGTACTACAGAAGAACACACAGAAACACCAGAAGCTGGTCATACAGAAGAAAACCATGAAGCTACACCAGTAGTTCCTTCTACAGGTGAAGAAACTCATACAGAAACTCCTGTAGTTCCTGGTACTACTGAAGAAACACACACATCCGAAGAAGGACATACAGAAGAAACTCACACTGAATCTCCAGCAGTTCCTTCCACAGGTGAAGAACACCATGAAGCTACTCCTGCTACACCTACACCAGGTGAAGAAACTCACGCTGCAGTTGATGATACTAACCCTGTATTACCAGCTACACCAGCAACTCCATCTACAGGTGAAACACACACTGAGTCTCCAGTAGTTCCTGGCACAACTGAAGAACACACTGAGACCCCTGTGGCTCCAGTAGGTAATGAAGAACACCATGAAGCTACACCAGCTGTACCTGGTACAACTGAAGAAACTCACACAGAAGCTGGTCATACTGAAGAAAACCATGAAGCTACACCAGCAGTTCCTGGTACAACTGAAGAAGGTCATACTTCCGAAGAAGGACATACAGAAGAAACTCACACCGAAGTTCCTGGCAATACAGAAGAACACACTGAATCTCCAACTGTACCTACAACAGGTGAAGAATCTCACACTACTGAAGAAGGACATACAGAAGAAACTCATACAGAAACTCCAGTAGTTCCTGGTACTACAGAAGAACACACTGAATCTCCAGTAGGTAATGAAGAAAACCATGAAGCAACTCCTGCTGTACCTGGTACAAGTGAAGAAACACATACTTCCGAAGAAACTCATACAGAAGTTCCTGGTACTACAGAAGAACATCATGAAGCTACACCAGCAGTTCCTTCCGCTGAAGAGCACACAGAATCTCCAGCAGTTCCTGTTGCAGGTGAAACCCATACTGAAACAGCTGGCACTACAGAAGAAACTCATGGCGAGTCTCCTGCAGTAGTTACAGGTGAAGAAGCTCATACTTCCGAAGAAGGCCATACTGAAGAAACTCATACTGAAACTGGTACACCAGAAGCAGCTACAACAGGTGAAGGGGTTCATACTTCTGAAGAATCTTCTGCTGTAGCTACAGGTGAAACTCATACTGAAGTTCCTGGTACTACAGAAGAACACACTGAATCCCCTGCTGTTCCTACAACAGGTGAAGAATCTCATACAGAAGCTGGTCATACCGAAGAAAACCATGAAGCTACACCAGCAGTTCCTGGTACTACAGAAGAAACTCATACAGAGTCTCCTGCAGTAGCTACAGGTGAAGAAGCTCACACTGAAACTGGTACACCAGAAGCTGGTCATACTGAAGAAACACATACTTCTGAAGAAGGACATACAGAAGAAAACCATGAAGCTACACATACACCAGTAGTTCCTGGTACTACAGAAGAACACACTGAAAGTCCAGTAGCTGGTGCCTAATATAATATTTTAAAAATGTAAGGGAACGAGTGATATAATGGAAACACATATTTGGACTATTGATGATACCGACTTAACCCATGTAAAAAATAATGAAGAACCTGGTGTCGTCCGGGTCAAGACAATTAGCTTTGTCATTTGTAGTATAATTAATATGGTATCTATATATAGTGATATGCGTCCTAAAGTATCTGGGTTTGGGAAATTAAATCAATATAGGGATAGTATCGCTACTAGAGCACATTTAAACCTAGTCCGAAATGCTTTAGATAGTATTATTAGTGATAGTATCATTAATATATTAGATACTGGTATTGAAGATAATATGCCTATAACTATTAGTGAGCTCCTAGAAGTTTACACTAGTGCTAATGATAAAATCTTTGATAAGTTCTACAAAAGAAAAGTGATCAAGTATAAGAACGATGAACGTTTACATGTGTATGACTTATTAAAGTGCTTTACCTTGATTGGTGCTATGTGTATAACTCTAGGGGTATATGATAGTAATCCTGAATTTGTAAGTGATGTAAAAAGTAATTTGATGTATAACGATAAAGTAATTATAGATAAAGAGTATTTCATGAATATATATGATCTAGTCAATAAAGTAATAGAAAAAGTTGAACTTAAGAGATTGGACTATGGTATGCATATATCTAATGATACTCTTAACTCTAGAACGATTGGTACATTAGTAGCCGAAGATGAACAAGGTGCTATTACATTAAATGAAGCACAAAAAGCAATAATGATTCTAGTCCGAAGATGCATCATTCTTTCAGACATTCTATAATTAATTTTTTTTTGAATTTTGTTTCTATGTAGATTTATTTTTTAAGTCAAACACATCCATATTAGTTATATAGAAACGTCTAATCAGAAAAAGCATAAATACATTATAACTTAAACAAACCACACAAAAATCCTATCCTACCCTGATAGGCGAATAAGGCAATCATTCGTTTTAAAAGACACTATTAGCATGACTTTTTGTTACTTATCTTATTAACCAGTGTGCTAATAAAAAACAAAGGACCCCAGTATAGGCAATGCCTATACTGGGAGTTCTTTTTATTTAAGATCCAATATAGTTTGGACGATATGGTCCAATCTATATGTCAAGCTTTTGACCTGATCTTCTAGAATGATATTGTCCTTATTATAAGTAATATCAAACCTGCCAATAGTCTCTGTTTCAGACTCGATAGATTTTAGATTATTTATAATCTTTTCTATATCCTCTTGAAACAAATCTTTTACGTATTCTGTCACTGTGATAGCTATGACCGTATCTTGGTTATGGCTTTCTTTGTTTACAAACATAGATACACACTTAATTGCGTAATAGTGCTCACTATCTATAGTGATAGTTCTGCAGACACACCTGAAGTCTGTATTACAATCTAACTTTTTCACTGCATTACCGACACAGATTTCGATTAGGCCGTGTTGGTTATATGTCACTCTAAATGGCATATTACCACGGTCTAAAGCATTTAATGCTCTTAGATTTTCACGGTTATCGATTGCGTTGTATGCTAATTGTCTTAGCATCGGGGATGTAATATTCATATTGGTTTCCTCCTTATAAAATAAATATAACCAAATACGTATACAGTTATAATATACAATCAAAAAAAAAACAGGGTTACGAAATCCTGTAAAACTGCTATACTTGAACAACTCATTAAGAAGGAGGTATATATAATGGCAATACCTAAATTTTTAACTAAAGAAGGAGACTCTCTTATCTTTAATGGTGATGGAGAGTTAGTATTCTATATCCCAGAAGATTACTTTAGATCTGATGGTAATATGAAATATGCTGAGTTTGCTGGTGAATATGTAAATACATTAGGCTTATTCAACTATGAAGTATTTGATAAGAATGGTAAATCTGAAATAGGGCTAAAGATGTTTTACTTCCCTATGGTAATATCTTGTATGCCTAATCAAGTAGATAAAGTCAAAGACTATGTAATAGATAAGAAGACACCTATCCCTAAGGATTATCGTTTATTACGTTTCCATAAGGGTGATATAGCTATCTTAAATACTAAATCCCCAGAAGACATTACTAACGTGGAAAACATGTTTAAGATCTTCTTGATTACTGGTAATATTCCTAATACAATCCCTTATGACCAATTACATACATTCTTAATGGATAGTATTAAGTATAATGGTAGTTCATTCGGTCTATCCGCTCAAATGTTTGGTATGATTATATCTCAAGTATGTAGATCTGCTAAAGATGAATCTATTCCATTCCGTTTAGCTAAAGACCCAAATATGAATCATTACAAATCTATTTCAGTTAAGATGGTACCTAAATATATTTCACCATTCTCATCTATTACATCTGAAAACTGGGATGACGCTGTAGTCAATGCTATCATTAATGACAAAACAGTTGATTCTCCTATGGAAAAAATCCTTATGGGGTAATACACCCTATAAGGCTTATATCCAACATAGATGTAAAAGTTTAGTAATATTATAATATGACTAACCTGTAAAATTTTTTGATTTTAAAGGAGGAAAACATATGATTGGTACTACAATCATTCTAGAAGATCAGTCCGATATTCCTTCCCTACAGATATCTGACAATACGACAAGACCAGTGGTCTTTTCGGCTTTCACTTCTGATAAGGGTACAGAAGACTATATTCATATCCAAGGTAATAAGTTCTTCGAGCAATATGGCGAGATCTCTTTCCAACGCCATGGCCAACCTTTACTTCAAGCTGCTAATGTTATCAACAATGGCGGTATCTTGTATGCAAAACGTGTAGTGCATCCTGATTCCACATTAGCTAACTTTGCAGTAATTGCTCATCTTAAAGAAGATAAGCAACAATTGTTCCGCTACCGTCATGATGAAAACTTCAATATTCTTCGTGAAGAAGTTGAAGAAAACGGTGTTCGTGTTTTGAAACCTATCAAAGACGAAGAATACTGGTTAACTTCTGACGTAGCATTGTATCGTGAAGAAGCTGATCGTCCTCGATACATCAAAGAAGAAATTATGGAATTAGGTGCTGCTGATGGTTTTGATACACCTATCACTGACCCTACTACTATTGATTCTGATCCTCGAGTACAAAAAGCTATCATCAATACTTGCTCTATCAGCTACTCTGTAGAGTCTATCGATTCTGATACTTTATTGAAAGAAAAGATCGGTAATGACATTAAGAAATTAGCTGACTATGTATTGAAGAAAAAAGGTAATGCTCTTACAGTAGCTGAAAAGTTCACTGGTGAAGCTATTGCTGCTGGTACACGTATGAACGATTACTTGTTATTCGTAGTAACTGACAATGGTCGCGGTGTTTCTAACAAACGTATCCGTGTATCCTTGGATGCTACATTATCCCGTACAGCTGAATCCGCTCGTTATAAATTAGACGTTTATGAGAACGATGTTGCTTTAGAAAGCATGATCTTCTCCTTGAACCCTGATGAATTAGAACGTGGTTACAACTTGTACATTGATTCTGTATCCAAACGTTCTGCTGCTCAAATCAAAGTACATGCTTACGAAGACCAAACTAACTTGTTCTTCCAAGCTGTTGCTAAGATGACAAATATTGATGAAAATATTTTGAAAACTGCAGATATCTTAAATGGTAAAGACTATCGTGGTCAAGAATTCGCTAAGATTCATATTAATGACAAAAACGAAGATGGCCAAACAACTACATTCTTAAACGTTTCCGAAGGTCACTTCCTTAAAGGTGGCGACAACGGTAAATGGGGTCGTTACCCTCTAACTTATAGAGAAAAATTGAATGCAGAAGATGCTCGTAAGTTAAACAAAACTTATCGTATTCCTTACGATGAAGAAATGAAGAAAGCTTTCGATGGTACATTCTCTGACGATATCTTTAATACAGATAACACTCCAATTGACGTTGTAGTTGATGCTAACTATGCATTACCAGTTAAAACTGCTATCGTAGAATTGTGTAAATTCCGTCAAGACGTATTCTTCTTCCGTGATTACGGTATTGGTATGAATACATTATTGGCAATCAAATCTAAGAAAGATATGATCGGTGGTATTGATGCTAACCGTTCTCGTTTCGTAGCTGACTATTGCCAATCCTATGATATCTATGACCCTTACACAAACAAACAAATCACTGTAACTATCGGTTATGATATTGCTCGTTTGATTTGTATGCACTTCGGTAATGGTCGTAACTTGGTATGTGCTGGTGAAGCTAATAGCTGGATCATTCCTAACGTTATTGACAAAACTGTATCTTTCATTCCTAAAGTTACTCCTACATTGGACCAACAAACAAAAATGGAAGATATGCGTGTAAACTATGGTATGAATATTAATAACGTATTCACTATGGTTTCCGAATACACTTCTCAAGACCGTTACACTCAATTATCTTTCATCAACAACGTACTTACTGTACAAGAATTGATTAAAGAAATTCGCAAAGAATGTCCTAAATCTCGTTACAAATTCATTACTGGTCAAGACTTTGAAAAATACAAAGCTGACGTTAACCGTATTATTGAAAAATTCAAATCCAAATTCGCTTCTATCGAATTGGTTATGGAACAAAATACAATCTATGCAGCTAATAAAATTGTATACGCTTCTATCAAAGTTAAATTCAAAGACTTCGTACAATACGAAATCTTCCGTATCATTGCTATCCCAGTTGCTGATAACGTATAAGGAAAGGAGAACTAAACAATGGCTTTTACAAACGGTGAAATTCCTTTCATCTTTGATGGTACAACTGAGACCAAAGACCTAACAGGCTATGCCCTTTTCCGTGGTACTACAGACTGGGCTAACTTACAACAATTCAACCAATTCGAATCTGGTTACTCCTTACTTATTGTATTGGATATTCCTCGATTCTTAACTGAATTGGCTGACCGTAATACTCGTTACAAAAAACTTATCGATACTTACGTTCATATCTTGGAATATGAATTCCGTGGTTTGAGCGGTCTCGATAACATGCAATCTGAAACTGCAGAATTGACTAATGGTATCCAATCCATTAACGTAATCAACAAAGTTACAACTCCATCTGCTTCTCAGATCTCCATGCGTTTCTTTGAAAAAGCTGGTTCTGTACTTACTAAAGTACATGAATTGTACTTACGTGGTATTAAAGACCCAACTACTGGTGTTAAACACTACAATGGCCTTATCGAAAAAGGCGTATTGGATGCTGGTTTCGAAAACGAATGTTTCACATTCATGTATATCGTAACTAATAACACAATGCGTCATATCGAAAAAGCATACTACTTGGTTGCAGCTCAACCAACTAATGCTGACTTCTCTGAATTGTATAACTCTGAAAAAGGTCAATACGAATTCAAAGAATTGTCCATTGAATATAACTGTGTACCTATCTCTAACTGGTACATTAATGAACGTGCTCAACAATTACTTGACTGGGTACGTAAAGGTACTATCTGGAATGAATCCGAATTCCGTTACAGTGGTACTTTCAATGCATATCATAAAACTCTTGTTAGCAATGGCACTGGTAATACTGGTGGTACTACTGACTTCCCAGGTTAATATGTATTAAAAAGAATCCCTATATAGGCAATGCCTATATAGGGGTTTTTTGTGTCTCTTAGTATCCACCAGAGCTATCATCACTACCATCATCATTAGTAGCTTTAGCTGCTAGTTGTAATTTAGTTTGCTTAGCCACTCTATCTACCATATCTTGGTCAATATACGTACGTAGCATTTCTTTCTTAATATTAGCCATAAACAATGGTTTTTGTTCTTCGGTGAAATCGTCAGAATAAGAATCAGTTATAGCTTGAACCATATCATTCATATTATTAATCATAGTAGATGTATTAGAAGTGTTTAAGTAAGATGGTTGTGGTAAGGATACATTGATAATAGCCTTAGAATCATCATACTCAGCTCTATACAACTGTGTCATAATACGACTAAAGAATGCATTAGTAATGATTTGGTCACTAATTACAGTCTTTAAGAACTTACTAGATGTCATAGATGCTTGTACTGCATAGTCTAGAGAGTTTCTAGCATTTACAATTTCTACAGGTACTGTGGTAGCATCTACAGCCATATCTTCAAGCTTCTGCATAAGTTCTGTTTGAGGGTCAATGTTTTGTCCTTGCATGATTTCGAACTGTACAGGAGATTCACCAGAAGCGTTTGTAGGAATAATGAAGTCATTGAATTGACCAATGATATTCAATACGTTATTCATATTCTCAAAACGTCTAATATTAAAGTTAGTCATCTTGATTTGCTTCATAGTTTGAAGAAGTAATTGGGAGATATTAGTATCTACACCAGAGTTCTTTACATAGTATACACGTCTATCATATCCACGAGACATAGTAGCTAATGTATTAGAGATATACATACCAGTATATAGCTTAGCTGGAATCATAGAATCATTTAGTAGTGAAATACCACGATGAGACTCAGGGTCAAATTTATAATAGCAATGAACTAAGTCATCAGGAGAGATGAATGTAATGTTTAATGCATTCTCTCCTTTGAGAGTCATGCTATTGTATTTAAGAATAGCATAGATTTCTCTAGATAGATCTTTATTTAGTTTAATGAACTGAGTATCAATCATACCAGAGATTTTAGCAGCAATACCACGTAGCATATTATCATTAATATTACCAGAATTCTTTAATGCTGCTGTTGGGGATTTAGACATAGCCATACTATTCAATGGATCAGTAATACCAGCCATAGGATATGCAGTATCTTTATCTAAGAAATTATTAGCAGTTCCTTCGATATAGTAATATCCTAAGCAGATATCATCAATATAGATAGGTACAACATTTTCACGTTTAAGTACTTTCATTAAAGCACCAGCAGCTTTAATCTCTTTACCATACTTCTTAGCTTTATTAGGATCAGTAATACCATCTGGAGTTGGTTCAAAGAAGTCTTTTACGTCTAATTCATCTTTAGGTGTAAGAGCATTAGAGATACTTGTATCTTTCTGTAAAGAGGCTTTCTGCGTGTCACTCATAGCCTCCAGTACAGGTACATAGGCTTCGTTAAAACTTTGCTCCTGGATACTTTTGAGTCTCTCAGTTGCCTTGATATTGGCCACAATAGACTCGTTAAGTAATCCATTATGATAAGATAAGTTTATTTTAAAGTCATTAAAATTGACTTTATCACGAGAATCTTGGTTTTGGTAAGTATTAATAAAGTTTTGGTCAAACTCTACAGATTCTTTAACTACATCTGCAGCTTGATTACTATTGTATAGTCTAGTAATAGCTGTAGCATATGGAATAATATATACGAACTCTTCACCATACTTCATTGCGTTATAAGCAATATCTTGGAACTTCTCTGCTAAGTTATACTTATGCTTAATAAGCTCTACATTATTAACTATAGTCTTTTGGTTACTAACCATAGAGAAGTTAGTTTCTGCTAATGTAATATAGTCTTTAGCAAAATGGTCAGCAGATAATACGTTATCTAATAACGTACTTAACGCTGCATCTAGCTTAGGCATATACTTACAAATCATATCGATTTCAGCATCATAGTCTTTAAGATTCTTATTATTAAAGAAAGCATTATATAAAGACCCAGATAGTTCCATATCATTACCAAAGATTTGGTTCATATCATCACTACTAGCAGTACCACCACGAGAACGTAATAGTTTAGCATATAACGTAGAGATATTGTTTAACCCAGTTTTATAACTAGAGTCAGAGATGATACGTTCTACTGTATCAGATATATTTGCATCCGATGCATCTAATTCATCTTTAGCATCTGGTTGAGTCATATAAGCTCTTCGATACAAACCATTGAGCATATTTAGAATAGACTTAGATAAGTCACGTTGCTCGGCTGTATCTTTTTTAATATCATCAGCCATCATTTACCTCCTTGAAAAAAGTAGCATATTAGTAGGATGTTTCAGCATTTAAAGGCTATGACCCAGAGAGCCATAGCCTAAAATACATATTAGCATAATAATTTGAATACTTGGTCGATAATATATCCATTACGTTTGAATAGTCTAAACACTAATAGCTTAAACTTAGACGTAGTTGGAATATCATATAAGTATAATTCCATCTTATCCCCTTTAACGATAGGGAAGATACCACGAGAAATCATACATACATAATCTCTTTTCTTAGTTTCCACTACTAGTTTAATAGCACCGTCACTAGCTTTAGCATCTAAGAAATATTGGAACTTGTCTACAAATCTTTCATTATTATATTGGACTTCTAAGTTCTTTGTATCCATATAACTCAAGATGGTATAATACTTATCTAAGATATCTTGACGACCAAACTCATAGTTATCATGTAAGAATGTAAAGTTCTCTTGTTTCATACAGTTCTTGAAATCAAGGCAATTAATATTAGCATTACCTTCGATAGGTTTATTTGATGGTGGTGCTACAATTTGCATATAAGACATACCAGGACCAAACCCAAGTAGCACGTTATCATTCTCACTATTAAAGATGCTATCACATTTTAGCATCTTTATAAGGTTATTGTAATAGTCTACGTTATACTCTTTCGCCATTGTCAATCTCTCCTTTGGATAATTCTTTAGGTTTAAACATAGATTGTGTTTCTGTATCAGAATGTCTAAACATATTTAAAGTTGTATATGTATCAGGTTCAACTTCACCAAGTATACCATCAGTATAAGCCATGAATGGTTTCTTAGTTTGAATTCTTGGTGCGTTTATCTTGATGATATGTACCATCTCTTCTATATTAGGCATATTAAACCACTTATGACAGAATGTGATACTATCATCTGTAGCTATGTCTTCTATAAACTTAGCACCACTTAGTGCTTCATCATTAAACTTAATCATACCAATTTGAGTTGGTGCTGATAGATTGAACTCACGAATAATACTAGGATATAGAGAACTAAAGTCAAAGTCTACTGAGTTATCAAATAGTAATACTGGTTGGTCATTAATCTTAATCTTAGCAAAATCACTAATAAGATTAGGGTCTGCTACGAATGCCCCAGGGAACTTCTCTTTAGGTTTCTCTTTAAACTTATTGATATTATTACCATGAACAAACCCATCATTGTAGTATATCTTAACACGTTGGTTATTAAGATATACAGTTTGTCTATGAGCTTTAGCATATCTAGTATTTGTATCAACTGTGGTATTGTATACGTAGTCAATATCACCAGTTTCTTTTTCGATACATACCTGGACTATAACGTCGACTACGTTATAGAAGATATATGTCTTAAAGTCTTTAAATGGTAACTCACCAATATCTCTAGTAATATGATGATAGTCTAACTTAGCTACGCCAGCAACTTGTTGACCGATATCATTTAACTTATTAGATTGATAAGCTGCTTGTCCTTTACGTCTAGAAGCGAACTGAATCATTTGGTCTAAGTATACTGTATATGAAGATATCTGTGCATAGTCACCACGTTCGGCTAATGCTTGACCAGCACGTTCATCTACATAGTAATAGCATTCTTTAGTATAGAAGTCTGGATGACAAATATAGTCAGATGCTTTCTCACCAAATTGGTCTTCTATACGAGCAATGATATAAGGCAAGTCGAAAGCCATGTTCCATGCTAACATGAAATCAGGTTTATCTTCATTAACCTTATCGAATAAAGAATGTAATAGTTCCTTTTCATCATCAAAAAACAACGGATACCATTTCATATTCTCTAAACCAAAATGTTTAACCCTATCATTACCACCAACGGTAGAACGAATAAGACTAAACAATTCACCATCTAATCCACCTTTTCTATACTTTAGTTCAAACTCTTCTACAAGTACATTACGATGGTCTCTAAGAATATACGTATAGATATTATTACCAAAGATATAAGTTACAGCTGATACTGGAGCCTCACCTGGTTCTGGGAAATCACCAGCAATCTCTGAGATATCAACTTCAATATCGAAATATGCTTTAGTTGGTGGGACTTTAATTTCATTAGGGAATCTCCGACTAAACCAAAATCTATAATGGTCAGATAATTCCATATCAGATAAGAATACTGTATTACAAGTATGCAACTTAGTATTAGCACCAAAGTCTCTAGACTTGATATTATTATAGAAGTATTCTATATTACCTGTATTGTCTGCAATAGATTTAAGAAGCTCACCATTATTACACTTAACTGGTATAACCTTATCTCGTTCAATGTAATCATAATGATGAGTTATTGATTGTGGGTCTTTAGCCACAAAGTATATATATTCTGGATTCTCTATCTCACATCTAACTTTCTCACCAGTAGAGTTGTCTCTGGCTACCATAACTATATATGGAGATGTCCACCCAGCTTTGTCTTTCTTAGATTTTATATAGAATGAGTTCAGTAACGTTAAGTCTGACCCATCAAAATATTGATCGTATATATGAAGCATGATTGTTTCCTCCTATTAATGGTATGTGGCCAGAGTTGTAAAAACTTACTATTCCCATTGAAATCAGGCTAAATAGGCAAAAAATAAATAAGGGGTGGTAGGGTACAGAAAGGATGTACCCTACCGAAGTTCAATGTGATACTGTGGTAGAGGGGTGATTATATTCATTATTGTATAGGGAATATTATAGATAGGTGCATAAATAATTTTTCCGTTCATTTTCAATGGTTATATTATTTATTTTAAAGGAGAGTACCCAAAGGGAGTAGTTGGGTATTAGAGTTTATGCACCTGTGGGGTGTGTTAGATAAGATAATAACTACCACAGTATCACCATTATAGTATATAACTGAAATTATCTTTGGTTATTGCTTTAGCATGCTCATTTAATAGTAAGTATAACTCTCTAGTTATAATCCTATATCCAGGTCCACTACCATATAGATATTTGATAGCTTTACCACCATCAAATACAAAATCCTTTAATGCTTCATTGATAGCATGGTCACTTAAGAAGTCCTCTATTGGCATACAGTTACTATATGCTGTATACTTCATGTAGTGCTTAAAGAATGATATAATCTCTTTACCATCTTTATCAGTTATTACAAAAGAAGCTTGTTCTCTTTCTTTATTTACATCAATAGAAAGATAGAAGTTTTTAAATTCAAAGACAATATCATTAGGACTATATTTTATATTCTTTAGAATGGTTACAATAAACTTCTTGTTTATATCATAGATTAGTTGACTTTTCATAGATATTTCCTCCTGTTAGTTATTACGAAGTTAACGTCTATATAAAAACTAATATGAAGCCTTATAAAGAAAGGAAATAAAAATATGGAAAGCATGTTTACTACAGCCACAGATGTGGACAATAAAGAACTCAAAGTTGAAGTTACTCCGCCTAAGAAAAAGTTATTTGGTGGTATGAGAGATAATAATAGTATTAAATTAGAAGAGCCACCTAAAGAGTTAGTTGTTCCAACTAAACGACGTGGTCGTCCACGTAAGGTTAAACCTTTGAATGGTGAAGATGGTGAAGTTAGACAAGAAAAGGCCGCTATCTTAACTACTAATGTACCTATAGCTGAGATGTATGATGAAACCAATGATATGCTTAGAGAAACAGTATCTCAGTTAGGTGTATTACAAGACGAACTTAAGACAGAGTTCAATCAATTACGTATGTCATCTCGTCTTAAAGGCAAATATCAATATATGACTGATATGGCTAGTGTAATCTCTACTATCACTAGTACTAAACTAAGTGCTATTAAAGCTATCAATGATAATATCACTACAGCAGCTAAATTGGAATTGTCTCGTGTTAAAGATCTTAAGATTGATGCTGGTGATGATAACGCTGCTATCATGGGTCTATACAAAAACTTATTGGACGCTCCAAGACAACAATTGGAATCCACTGGTTTTGTTCCACCACAAGCCATCCAAGGTATGGACTTCCCATCCTTTATTGCTCAACGTGCACAAAGCTTTGATTTGATTCCTCCATCCGATAGAACTCAATTATCACCATCTCAAGAGTTTACTCCAGAGCAAAATCGTATGATTATGGAATCTAATCCTAATACTAAAGTCGTTGTAGTATATGATAGACGTACAGATGCTAAGTACTTTAAGATGATGAACTTAGCTACAAAACAATATGTGGAAAACGTAAGTCTACCAGATGACTTCTTACTAGAAGCTATGCGTATTAACTTTGCTACTGGTACAGCTAGAAACTCCAATACTAATATGGACTTCCCATTAGTGGTTATTGGTAATGATGGTCGTATAGAAGAAGCACCATTAATCTCTCAAGCTAGAAACGGTAACTCCGCATCATTCGATGATGGATTCTAAAAAAATAAAATAAGATAAGGGATACAGGCTTAATACCTGTATCCCAATCTTTTACTTTTGATGCAACTCTGGATCGTTGCGATAAGCAACGTACATCGTAGCTACAAAAGGTACTAATAAGCCCATGAAGATATACATAAGTATAACTTCAACTTGAGCTGCGGTCATATAGTTTTCCGCAGTCTCTCTCAATGCTGGGCTAGCGGAAGCTGGGAGAATTTCCCAGTTCCACCAGTCGACCCCTAATAAGTATACTAGTTTAGTTGTTATAACAAAACCAAATACCACAAGAGCCACAAATGTAAAATCTAAGTAATATTTCTTTAATACGTTAATCATGGCTAATATCCTCCTTGTAATAAATATAAATAAATATATAACCATTGTATTACCATTATAGTATACAATTGAAAATACTAAGTTTTACAAAAATATACAGATACAACAAATAAGTATAAAAAATAATACATGGGTAAGAATGTTCTGTATCCTTACCCATGTATTTATCTATCTATACCCCGTATTTGTGGTATAGCCGCATTCTCCATGGAGGTACCATGCGAACAATCGGTGTATCTTTATCTGGTAATCTTTCACCAGACTCAGTACCGACCGGAATGCTTTCAGAAGCTAGTCTTCTAGCTTCTAGCTCAGGAATCTGAGCACAGATAGCGAGAATAGATTCTCGTTCTCTAGTCATAGGAGTCACCTCCTTTCGGCAAGTAGACATATGTCTACAAGTGTATGGTTATATTTAGATACAGCTACTAGTATTAGCTGTATCTACCATACACAATTATAGTATGCAATCATAAAACAGTTTACTTTATAAAAAACAAAATACCCAGTATAGTCATTGACTATACTGGGATTTCTTTTGTCTTAGAATTGGGGTAGATTGCTTATAATAGACCCTATGAATGCTAGCATATACCATAAAACTATACCAACACCATATACTGTAATACCACGAGAGAAACGTATACAAGTCTGCTTAGACCTAGCTCTATTACGTAATATCTCTCGTTCAGTATTACCATTCATTGAGTATTTGGACATACTATAAGTTATAAAGTTATAAGTCATCAGAATTAAGAATATAGCACCTGGCATAAATATAAATGCATACCATTCCCTAAACGATGGGAATGTTTTTACATTTAACGCTATCAGTAGTAGTATGACTACTATACTAATAACGTAACCAGTTCTCTTAATTATCTCTTGTGCTATTCTTTCCATCTTATACCATCCCTATAATATTAACTACAATCATTTCAATCACCCATAGAATATATATTGCTACTAGAAATATCATAAGCTTTCTTCCATAGTTATGACAAGTCTTAGTAACCATAGCATAGTCTATTCTAGCTTTCTTGCTCTTATTTATATGGTCAGCTATTTCATCTAGTCTAAGCCTGATATTCATATATAGTATTATCCCAATAGAACCTAATATCCCTGGAATATATACTAATATGATTCTATATAAGTCTTGCTGATAGTTTATAGCCCAATCAGCTCCTACTGTCATTATAGCATGGAAAGCTATAAGACACATTATAAGTTTCATTATACACCTCTCACTATATTAAACACAAAGAAACTGAGTATAGCCAATGACTATACTCAGCTTAATATTAAATACCTCCGTGGTATGTAATCCACCAATGGAACAATCCAGCTAGCATTACCATAATAAATATATACTCATATTTCTTATGAAGTATTTTATACAACGCTAGCATAAAAGTAAAAGCCATCAACACTGGCAAGATTATATACATCAAAATGGTTAGCATTTTAGAACGCCCCTAACCCTTTAAACACTAAAACTATAAGATCAACTATAGTAACCAATAAAGCAACTACAAACACCTCTCCACTACCATTGACAGCATTCTTTAATGCTTCTTCGATAGCAATACGCTTACTAGTATTATTAAGAAGATTAGTTTTAATCTTACCACCAGTAAGCTCATTAAATTTAACAAGACCATCTTCTAAATGGTTAATGATGAACTTGTTGGAAGAAATATCTCCACTTTGTACAGAAATGATATACCCGCCTATTACTATATTAATAAAAGCCAATGCATATATTTCTTTATACACTAGTATGGATACTAATATATTAGAGCATATCAATGTAATAAGCTCTGAAGAGAAAATTTCTAGGAAGATTTTACTTCCAAAGAGACGTTTTTCCTTTTCCATCAGGTTTACCTCTTACTAATTTAATACTTCGAACCTGGAGCACAATGTATGCTACCATTAATATTAATGTACTAATCATAGCAAACGTATCATTTAACCATGATACATTAATAAGTAGAATTAATGTTAAGATTATAACCATATACCAATTATTATTACTTCTTTTAGTAATCTCTTCCATAGTTGGCATAGTATTGAATAGTTTGAACAGCTCTAAAACTTGTTCAAGGCCATTAATAACTTCTGCACGTTTATCGTCTGATAATGTTTCATCTGTTTTTGTTTGTTCGATTCTGTCTTTAACAGTTTCTGGTGTTTCATTGCTATGGTTTACTAGCATATCAGCAGTCACACGTATAAGACGAATATTATCAACGTATCTATTGTGATACCAAGCAAAGCAGAATAGTATGACCAATGTGAAACACATAATGGTTCTACTTAACCAGTAAGGGTCTTGATCACTATGTAGCATAATATATGTACCAGACCCACCAGATAATAATGTGAGAAGAATGTATTGAATCTTACTCATCGTTATCACCAACTTTCGTAGTCTCTACATAAGCAATCATAGCAGCTATAACTAGCATACCAATAATCATATAGTTTGCATCTACAAACCATCTAATACCATTAAATAAAGTTTCCATTCTTTTAATCATCCCTTCTTTTAAATAAATTACCTATCTAATACTATACTTACTATAAATCCAGCAGTTACACAAGCTATCATATGAAATAGTCTGTCATACTCTAGATCCATATAAGCCCATACTACAGTTACTATTAGTATTGTGATAATCAATGGAAGTATATCCATGAAATTATCAAAACTATACTTTCGCCTCATTCTAAATCTCCTTTCTAAAATATAATATAGCCACTGTATCGTAATTATATTATATAATTCAAATCCTGATTACAAAAAAATAATTAAGTATTAGGGGTGGATAAACCACCCCATATTTTACTTATGCTACATTATTTTTATTCTCTTCACATTTGCGTTCAAATGCTTCAATAATTTTTGTTGAAACAAGTTCTGCAAACTCACTGCGATAATCGAAGACTAAATCAGCAAGATTACAATGCTCTTCAAATGTGATAGCACTGTTTTTTGCCAAAATAGATAATGCGATATTAGCCGTGGAATATGCAAAACCCAAGGTAAACATTTTTACTTTTTCTTCATCTGAAAATACCGGGATACTCATCCCAATACTATCACTTAAGAAAAGCAATAAGTCTACAATGTCTTGTGTTTCATCTAAGTATGTTTTCATTGTATGCTTGAAATTGTTAATACCTTCAACAATTTCATCATAAGATAACATACTTAAATTTTCTAAATCGTGTAAAAGTGCCATGGTTAATATCCTCCTTGATTAATTAACTAAATAAATATATAACCATTGTATTACCATTATAGTATATAACTGAAATAATCAAGTTTTACGATATCACCACATTGTAATTTAATATAGAGTTCACACTCTAATATAAATATATTTTTAATTCCACAGGAGGTATATAAATGAGAACCGCAGATAAGCAGTATATTGATATTGTAAAGAATATCTTAGACCACGGTACATACACCAATAACCGTACAGGTATTCCGACATATAAGCTACCACACCAAATCATGCAGTTTGATTTACAAAAAGAATTCCCTATCTTATCATCTAAGTTTGTAGCAGCTAAGACTGCTCTTAAAGAATTATTATGGATTTGGCAAATGCAATCCAATGATGTACGTGAGCTACAGAAGATGGGCTGTCATGTGTGGGATGAATGGATGAGAGAAGATGGTACTATAGGTAAAGCATATGGTTATCAGATTGCTAAGTATAACCAATTAGATAATCTCATCAATACTATTAAGACTGATCCAGATAGTAGACGTATGATAGTTACCCTCTGGAACATAGAAGATCTCCCAGATATGGCACTACAACCATGTGCTTATGAGACACTATGGGATGTTCAAGATGGAAAATTAAACTGTTTACTCCTCCAGCGTTAACGGGCGCCTTTGTATAGTAATATACATCGAACAACCTTACTAAAAATGGAACGTCGTATAATTTACTTATACGATAATCATTTACGAAGAATCTATAATAGATTTGTGTTCAACGACTATCGAAAGCATGCAGTATAACTGTAGCAAGTAGAGTACACCTAAGTGGGTGGAAACGTTTGGGGTCCTACCAGGGACGGATCATGATATAGTCTGATCTATATAGAAATATATAGCAGTTCATAAGAGAACGTAGTATGATTAACGACCATACTAGAACACTTTGTCGGGGGATACGGGATTAGGAATCCCGTTCAATACAACACAATACGCTATGTTAGTTCATATGATAGCTCATGTATGTAAACTTAAACCTGGTAAGTTTACTCATATTGTAAATAATATGCATATTTACGAAAACCATATACCTCAGCTACAAGAACAAATTAAACGTTATGAATCTGGTAATCTACCAACACAAGAACCTAGATTGATTATCAATGGTAGTGTACAAGACTTCTATGACTTTACTCCAGATAGTGTAATTGTGGATAACTACTTCCATATGGGCAAACTCCCTATGGTAGTTGCTGTTTAAAAAAATAAAATAAGATTAGGGTAGAGACAATGTCTCTACCCTATATTTTTATGCTTGCTGTCTGCCAGGTTTCATATTTGATACCCATGCTTCAATACCAAGTTGTTTGATCTTTTTCAAGATCATAGCAACTTTTCTGTGGCGACCTATCATACGGTAACCCGCAATGATACATTCTAGATTGCTAGGTGTTGCGGTGATTTTGTAATTATCACCATCTTGGTCATAATACTCCATGTATTCTTCAGTGTCAATGAAGTCTACATTGGAATAACCAAGCTGATTGGCATACCAAACAGCTAGATCTTCACCTAGCCATTCTGGGTGCCAATTACATAGCTCCGCCTCGTCAGAAATGATACCGTACTTCAAATTCTGAAGCATTCGTGCTTCAAGCTTTGTTGTAGGAACTGCAATTGTAGATGCATAGGCGTTTTCTTCGAATTGACGTTTTATAAGTTTCATGATGATATTCCTTTCTGTATAAATAATAAATATATAACCATGAATATTACCATTATAGTATACAACTAAAATAGTAGAGATTTACGATATGTACACTATACTCAGTATCATAGAAAAAAGTAAATAAGAGTAGGGTGGAGACAATGTCTCCACCCTTATTATTATTTTAATCTAGCTTCGACAATGCGAGCTATATCGCTCGCTTGTCCTTTCACTAGACCTGCCATCCATTCGATGACTTCTTCGGCAACAGGGTTGCCATTTTTAATGAATGATTTGATTTTGTTCAAATCTTTCATACCATCGTCTTTAAGATGGCGACGTAAACTATCTACGTCTTCAAATAGGTCTTTGGATATATTATATCCCAAAACTCTATTGAAAGTTTCTACGGAGAAGTTAGCATCTAATGCTCTCCATAGGTTTTCCAATTCCTTTTGGGAATTGGAGAAAACACCTTTTTTGAAATCAGCTACTTTACTAGCAGACATTCTGCTGATGTAATTAGCCATCATTTCTTCTTGGCAAGATACTAAAGATAAAGTTGCTGTGTTTGTGTTTGTAGTCATGATAATATTTCCTTTCTGTATACAAATAATAATTAATATAACCATGATATTACCATTATAGTATATAACTGAAATACTCGAGTTTTACGAAACTACAAATATACCCTCAGTAACATAGAAAAAGAAAAGTATGCAGGATAGTACATTGTACTATCCTGTATTATTACATTAAATGATATTTGGGATCAACGCAAAGTTTTCTTTACGAATAGCATTTATATCCCAAGCAGCTTCACGCAATGTTTTATGAGTGGAAATTTGCTTATCGTTTAAGTAAGTTTCCCATTCTTCATTACTATTTAGCTTAATCTTAATATTAAAACCATCCAATTCAAAATATACTTTACCATCTACTATTTTTAAGATACCACCTAAATCCCTGATGTATTCAAAAACACCTTCAGCTTTAGTTTCTCTATAGATTTGATCTATAGAAACTTTAAGTCTTAGTAAGATAGTTTCAAAGTATTTCTTGACATCATCATTACTTACTATATCAGTAAGCTCAATGTGTGTTCTTACTGGTGCTGTAGGAATCTTAGAATATGCCAATCTGATTAATTTAACATTTTCATCAGAATCCATTATTACCTTGCATGTATATAGGCATCCGTTGAAACCAAACTCTCTAGAAGTAGATTTCATTCTAAGTGTACCACCACCTTGTTTAGGTACATTGATATCTTCTACTTTTGGTTCAAACCCTAAAGTTTTGTTAAATGCTAAGTTTTCTAATTTCATTTTAAAGTCCTCCTAAATATTATTTTTCCATACGATTTTCGACAGCTTCCCAGAATTCTTCATCAAACTCAGGATCTTTATATGGGTTTGGTCTTGGTTCTGGGTCATCAAAATAGTGAGCATGTGTATGAGCACTATAATAGAAACTATCATAACAGTCAATGAAATCGTCTAATCCAAATTCACCAAGCTCAACCATATCTAAGAAATCTAAAGTATATTGTAGCATATACAAATTCATCTCAGCAGGTTTAGTTGCACTAAAATTGACAGCCTCAATAACAGCTTCACATAGTAAACGAAGATCTTTGATTATACATTCATTTTCATCAATAGTTGCATATTCTGGATCTTCTGGGTCACATACCATATAGTTGAATGTGAAGTATTTATCACTACAGCTAATAGGATTATAATCAACCGAGAACTGTTTACCATCTGGACCACCTATGATGATATCACATGATGTACCATATCCGTCAGTAATAGCATGGTTAATAGTCTTCACTATAACATCCCCATAGTTTTTAGTTGGGAATGTTACAGTAGTTAGCGTAGTGAACTTTGTTAGTTGCTCACTTTCTATTCTTAAGTTAGTATACTGTCTTGCTGTGAAAAAGTTACTGCAATCCAAAAGTTTAACAATAGCATTAGCTAACTCTTGACAAGTATTTTCTTCCATCTCTCCGATAGTGTATTTCCATTCCATCTTAATATTCCTCCTGTGGATTATAAATAGCATCTTTAGTTGCTAAATAAAAATAGTCTTGTGCTAAATCAAAGAATTCCTTATCGTTTATTCTATTGTATTCAGGATAATCAAATTTGAATTCTGCAATAAGTTTAGCCATATAATCAAATATAGCACGAACGATATCCCTATCTATCTTATAAGAATTATTGTTTAATATATTTACTGAGTTCTTAAAGAATGGGGTTAATACAATCCGTTCAACCCTAGTATCAATAATATATCCATCAATACATTTGAATTGTAATACAATATACACATTGATATCTTGTAAATGAATGCCATATTTGATATAGTTATTATCTATATTAAATACGTGTACAATTCTTTTCTTTTTAATGAATCCATCGAAAGATTCATTATCAAATGGAATACGACTAAAGAAGTCATTAAATAATCTTGGTAGATATCTTTCATATTCCAAGTCTTCTTCTTTAGCTATTCTTAAAAACTCACTCATAATAACACCCCTTATTAAAAATCGAATCCGTAAGCAGTTACGGTTTTAGTATAATAGATATAATCAATAATGGAATGTAATTCATATGCGTCTGTACTATCTATACCAATATCATTATACTTAGAACTGGACATTAAAGTCTTCCATACATATTCTAATGCTTCACGTAATATTTCTGCTTTTATAGCACCAATAGAGAATTGTCCTGCTTGGATACCAGTAGGTAACTCTAAAGCATAAAAGATGTAAGTGTATCTTTTAGTTTCGGCATCCATTACTTCTAGTAGATGGAATTTCATATTCAAATCTAATAGATTCATTGTACACTTACAATTACCATAATTAGTTTCCATAGTTTTTACTATCTCCATTGGTGGCTCAATATCTACACCCTCAGGTGTTTCTCCACCAATAGCTAGTGGACTAAAACTTCCAAAGAACTTATTTAAGTACTTTAGAATCTCATTGTTTACAAGATGATACTTGCCATCATAAAGATCTTTAACTTCACTCATAGTTTTTATCCTCCTAATTAATCTCATCCAACGGTCTAGCAAAATCAATAAAGATACATGCTTGATATATACGTGTAGCCATATCAAATATATGCATAGGTAAAATATACGGTTTACCATCAGAAGCACTAGCAGCCCAATATAATAAGCTATCTACTATCTTCTTTATTACCATTGTATCAATCTCATGTAGTTCATCAAAATTATTATAAATAATATCATCTACTTTAATGGTTTTAAAACCAAACGGTCTATCATATAGACGATATTCTATAGCCACATTAAGATCTTTTATGATCAAAGTAGCCTCATCTTCAGTATCACTTATGATAATTTCAACACGTTTATTTCTAGCATTATCTACTGACTTCTTTTGATGTGTGCCTAACGGTAGACATCCTATAAAATTATGAAAATCTATAAACAAATCTCTTTTAGTACGCTCTGTACTCTTAATTTCACTAACAATAAATCCACTCATTTTAAATCCTCCTTTAAATTAATTATAACCAATGAGTCACAATTATATTATATAACCATAATTTTTATTACTCTAAGAAAAAAAGAAAAGTATACATGGGTGAGCAATTAGCCCACCCCTGTATAAATTACATATCCATTTCGAATGTTAAATGGCGAATAGCACCTGGCAATGTATACCAGTCATCGTCAATTTGCTCTTCTAATTCAGTATTGTATAAATAATATACAAGCCCGATTTCCTCTTTATTAGAAGTGCCTACCAATTCGATAGGTATATTGTCGAAGCTCATACTTATAAAGTCTAAGCTTGACGGACCATCGTTTGGAACAGTACCATATGCTGCTAATGTAGCGCCTTTTTCGTTTAACCATTCCATAAACGCTTTACCATTATCCATCACGTCAAATAGTAATGCTCGGACTTTTAATATAGAGCTCATGGCTAACTCTATATCTTTATTGACCCAACCGCAAGTTACGTTATCGGTTATACCGACTACGTAATTTACACCGAATTCATTACATTCGGCGTCAGACTCAAAATATATAGAATCTATCTCTTCTTGGTTATATTTTCTTGTATATATTGATACTTTGAAAATATTTCCAAATAAATTGAACTTACCCGTATATAAGGACTCATCATCCTTATCTTGGGTAATTCTTCCGAAGCCATAACCCAATAAACGTTCAATTTCTTTGATTGATTCTTTTATATCTTTTGCAGTATTATACATGGTAATATTCCTCCTTATGCTTAATAAATATATAACCATTGTATTACTATTATATTATACAACTAAAAAAAAACAGTTTTACTATAATAGCAATATATACCCTCAGTATCATAGAAAAAAGAAAAGTATACAGGATAGGAACAATGTCCTATCCTGTATTATTCTTTTAGATCATATTAGGAATAAGTGTTGGCACTTTTCCCAATGATTCTTTATAATCTTTGACAGCCAATACTGCTTCATCTAATGTAGGATATAAATTAGATTCGTCTGTATTAGCTTGCCAATGATTACAATCTGGTACAAAATTGATCGTAGCATCGAGATCACTGAAAATGTATTTCAATTTATCATCAATGATAACCAAATGTCCATCAAGGTTTTTGATTTTGGATATTACCAAAGACTTTCTTGGATTGAGCTCAATATCATTTTCCATATTTAAGATCAATCCAAAATACTTGTTGAAATAATCATCAACAATTTCGGCACTTTCTGGGAAAGTTTTTACGACTTCAACTTCACCAATAAGATTGGAATAGTGTAAGAATCTTGCAGACTCTACGGTTCCATCTTCATCAGTGTAGATGAAACCACGTTTTGTCACACTATTAGATAATTTATAATAATGGGACGCTAAACGTTTAACCTTGCTAGAACTTGTGTTGAATTCGTTTACGTTAGTATACATGATAATATTCTCCTTTTCTTTTAAATACAATATAAATATAATCATGATATTACCATTATAGTATACAACTAAAAAAAAAAGAGTTTTACGATTATAAAAAATATACAGGTACTGGAATTTCCAGTACCTGTAATTTTGTTTTACTTACCGCTATTTTCTCTAACGTATTTGATAGCCTGGTCTATAGTAAGACCAGCTTTTACAATAGAATAGTCTTTAGTTGTACGTACATCAAAAGCATATTCTAACAAGATACCATCATAGCTAGAAATACACAATGGAATATATTCAAAGCATAATTCCATTGTATTTAGTTGTGATACAATCTGTTTATACTCATTAGTGTATGTCTTACCAATAATAATAAGAATGCCTTCGTTATCACGAATGAATTGCTTATCTTCTTCGCTGATATATCTTAAGAGCTTACGCATCTTAATAATACCATCAATAGCTAATGGGATAGATTGAGATAAATCAGATATCTCATGCTCATCCTTAATTATGGATACATATCCAATACCATAACTATTACCACCTGGTATAGATTCGATAATAAGCTGTTTAATATTATCATCTTCGAATATTACAGATACACCAATATCTGCACCGAATAATGTACCCTCACCATAGTAAGACTTTCGTTCATAGCTTTCATCCGGAGACATATCAAACTCAATATCAATTATCTCTTCGATAGCAGCTAATGTATTTTCAACTATATTTGTTTCTTCCATATTACTCACCTCGTATGAAATTGTTATTTATCTTTACGTGCTTCAGTGATAACTTTAATTACAGCTTCTTCTAAGCTATCACATGCTTCACTAATCTCATAGTTATTCCCAGTAGTAATATTAGGTCTATTATGACTAGGGAATGATACCCAAATATTATTATACTTACCATTTTCATAATAAGAGATAAGAACCATATTACTATTGTGACATGTAATTTCAATATGAGCACTAGGCTTACATGCACGTGCTAATAGCTGATACAATGTCATACCATCATCGATTTTCATAGTATCTAGAATTCTAATAATACCAGCTATCTTATTCATAGCATTATAAGCATAACCGACAATATTATCAAACCCATCAAGAGCTACTTTGATACTAATATACGGAGTCAATGTATTAGATTCGATATATAGTTTAGACTGTTCATTTATATTGCTTTTTGTGACTTTAAGCCAGCAATTACAATCAATCTTTCTATTAGTTGGTAAACTGAATTCGCCAATATATTCAACATAGGTTTTATTATCAATTATCTTTGGTTCTTTAACATTGAATAGCTTAGTCATCAAAGAAATGAGATCTAATCTCCACCAGCATTCAGATATATTTTTAGGGTAAATATCTTTTATTACAGATACTGCTCCATATATAGAATGTGCAGACTTTGCATACATAATCATACCATTGAATCTGGTCCATACTTCATATAGATTCTCTTCTTCAGAAAGCTCTTGTACTCTATAGTCGATAGATGTATTAGTTTCTGGTAAGATGATAGTATAATCAAATAGCCCACGGCTTACCATTAGAATATTGGATTCTAATTCTGCTAGAGCCTCTATATTCGCATATTCATTTATGACATCAGATAGATTATATGCTAAGTCTGAAATGTATTTAGCTACTTCAGAGAAACTAGCATCATCTATAAGACTAATAATCATTGGTGTGGTATCAATACTTATTTCCTTACTATATCCTTTAGGTGGTGTAGTTGTTTTTGTTTCAGCCTCTATTACGGCTTGTGGAATATTTTTATTAGATTGAATGGATACTTCGATTTTGATTGACTCATTACAATCAGAAATATCCTTATCTAATATAAAGACGTGTTCGTATTTGCTAGCAACTAATGGTTCAACCATTCTACTACTAATATTAATAAGTTATTCTCTAAGTTTAGCTACGATTTCTTCATTTTTCATTTTAATTACTCTCCGTATCTTGATCTTAATAAATTATGTAGAGTTCTTACCTTAATTAGCCAAGGATTATTACTAGTATCTGGTACTACTTTACCACTCATGAATAAGCTATCATACAATTTTTGTACGAATGCTTTAAAGTAATGAGAACTGTAAATAGCTTTACCATAGATACATTTACCATGCTGATGAAGACTAAGTTTATATTTATCCTTATCCTCATAAGTTAAGATATAATCACTTACTTCAATATACCATGGGTTTATACCATGCATGGTTCTAGATATAGATTTTGGTACTGTATCTAAAACCTCATAGGTCACTTGAGCCAATTCATCATCAATACATGCCATTATTTTCTCTCCTTTCGTTTCATAGTTACAAACTTAAAACTATAATATTTACGATCTACAACTTCAGTTTCATTTACAACTTTCACTTTCTCCCATTCACTTTGTTTTAGTTTAGGAAAGAAAGTGTCAGCTGGTAGCTTTTCATTCACCACTGTAGCTATAATATCAGTAGCATCATCTAAGAATAATTTATAGATTTCTCCACCACCAATGATAAATATATTAGCCTTTCTAAGACGTTCAGCTTCAGCTAGTACTTCTTCTTTAGAATGAAATACTTTAACTTTATCGTTGAATCGTTGTTTAGGTACATATGATTTATCATTAGTAAGAATCCAATTTTCCCTATGTGGTAATGCGTTAGGAAGAGATTCATAGGTTTTTCTACCCATGACTACAGTACAACCTAGAGTTGTTTTCTTAAAATGTTTTAGGTCTTTAGGTATATGCCATAATAGCTTACCATCTTTACCTATACCATTATTTAAGTCATGTGCAACTATCATTGATACTAACATCTCTTTCACCCCATTATCTGATTTCTTTCTCAACTATTATAGCTGAAGCAATTAATAAAAATATATTTACAAACGTCAATCCTAGTATAAGCATTATACATAGGGTATATAGAAACGTTTCTGCCTGTACCCCCATAATATACGGTAAAGACCCTTCACCATATAACTCTAGGGATATATGGTTAAGGATCTTACACAATACAAGTACAAGACAAGTTATTAATGGCCCACAGAGAAGAATAACTATCTCTCGTTTAATGAAATTCTTTAGTTTTTCCATGCTTTCTTAATCCTTTTGAATAAATACGACAATATGTACCATATAACCTGAGGTGTCCAAATTACCATAGCCACCAAACCAGTAACTAAAATTGCAGGACCTATTATATCGTAGGCTATATAGCTTATACTATTATGTGCACGGGTACACCCTATATATGAGTATACCCATGCAAGACCTGCAAATATACAACCAATCGGTGCTAAGATAACTAGTATGGTAGCAAGGAATCGTTCTATTTTCTCTTTTATTCGGATAAATGATTTCATTTATCTCACCTCAACTGGTCTAGCTGTCATATCTATTACACTTACCCTGTCTGAATACTCCATATTGTGGCTGATTAGGAAGCATTGTTCACACCCAACCATCGAAATAAGATTCCCCAGTAGGGTAATAAACTGAATACGATTTTCGGTGTCTAAACCACCATCAATCTCATCTAGCTTAAGGATATTATAGTCTGTACTAGCATTAGCTAAGATAGCAAAACTAATAATCATAGATAGCATACAGATTTGTGATGTACTCATAGAAGAGATATCATCATTCATCAATCCGCTACCTAGACATGGAATTCTAAATTCTGTTTCATTAATAACGAATGGTTGAATAACGAATTCACCACCAAAGATACATGAAGCCAATTCATTAGCCTTAACCATGATATCATTCATATAAGCACCAATGAATATGGTTTGAATGCCAGTATTCGGAGATACATAATACTTGATAGCTTCTATACGTTCGTAGTTATCAGTATACTCTTGCATTTCCTTATGGTATTCATCAATAAGAATCTTATTATGAGCGATATCATCACGTTGAGCTATAAGCTCATTGTAATTATCCTTGCATCGTTCTGCTACAGCTGATTCTTCAAGAATCTTAGCATTAAGTTCCTTGATTAGGTCACGTTTAGCTTTAGATTCATTAGCTTTCTTCTCTAACTCTCTCATTTCTAGATCAATCTCTTGAATTCTATCTAAATGAGGAAGATTAGTTTCAGATTCTCTAATAGCATAGTCTGTTTCTATTACTAGAAGCCCATAGTCTGCTCTTTCTCCAGCAAGATCATCAAGCTCTATCTCGTATCCTTTACATTCTTCTGTCATTCTATCAATATCACTATTGATTTCATCAATGATAGTCTTATTAGCATTATACTTGATAGCTGATTCTTTAAGAGAGTCTACTATCTTAGATACAGACTCTTTAGCTTCAAGTAAGTTGTATGAGTTAGTCGCTCTATAGATATACTCTTCTAAGAACTTAGCTGTAGTATTATTAGCGATAGATTCAATGAAACCTTTCCAAATACCATCAGCACCTATCTTAGTTAGATAAGACTTATTGCTTTCAAAGACAACTTGTAAAGCTTCTAGTTTATCCATGAAAGATTTAGCTTCATTTGTAAGATGCAGTGTATTATTAAACTCTTTTAGTCTGTCTTTTATATCTTCAAGCCTATCAGTCAATGTAATTAAAGCTTTTTTAGGTTTCTTCTTCTCAGCTTCAATAGCTTCTACTATGAATACACAGTCAGTAAACTTACAATCTTTAGGTTTAAGCTCAAGATTCTTAGTTTTCTCTACTAAAGACTCATAGAAACCCATATCTGCTTCTATAGATATACGTTCTTTAGTACATGCTTCAATCTCTTTAGTTATAGTAGCTAAAGTACTCTCATAGAAAGATGAGTTTCTAGTTACTAATGTATCTACATCTTCTCTAGTAATATGCTCATATCTATCCATAATAGCATAAGAGAAGTTATTCATCATATCGAATAGCTCTTTAAGTCTATCATACTCAGATTTATTGTCTATACGATAGTCTAGCTTAGCTATATCATTCTCTATGGCTTTAAGATTAGTTACAGCTTCATTATATCTACCAAACTCTTCTTCAGAGAAGTCTGCATCAATAAAAGTCTCCAATCTAGATTTCTTCTTATTGATTTCAGTATTGATATTTGCTATCTTTCTTTCACATTCATCATGAGCATTATTTGTACGCTCTAATGCTTCTCTCCAACGTGGAAGATTATCTTTATCTTGCTCTAGTTGACGTTCTAATTCTTTAATGCGCTTAGCACGTTCTTCTACAGTATAGATATTCTCGATATGATGTCTAAATATCGGAGACTGTTTTAATGTATTAGTAAGAGCTATACGATCTTGCTTAATAGATTCGTATCTGATATTGATAGTCTTATACTCTTCTAATAGCTTCTCTGCATTGTTTTCATCTAGCTTAGCTTTAAGAATAGCTATACGTTGAATAGATGCATCTCTATCAGATATAGCTTGGCTAACTTGTTTAGTTATTGTATTATATCTAAGATCTAAGTCCTCCTTGTTACCAATACGGTTAATCTTTGCTGTCAAAGATTGTATTAGACTCTTATACATAGAATGCTTCTTGGATATAATCTTATACATGGCATTATATGCTTCAATACCACTAATAATCGAAGACACAAATGACTTACGCTCAGCTGGTCTCTTATCAGCTAACCCCCTATCTTCGGAAGATAGTTGACTTAATGCCAAGAAGTTAGAGTCTAAGTTAAATAAAGAATAAATGATATCCTTAGCGGAACTTACATTCCAAGTTGGATTCAATTCTTCTTTACCATTAGGTCCATATTTATAGACTTGACCCCTAGTCTGTTTACGTTCACCCTTTTTGGTTATAGGGTACTCATATTCTATCTCATAAGTTATACCATTGTGTAAATATCGTATAACCTTTCTCCCAGTTACCCCTGGAACAATAGCATTAGAGTCATCATTAATTGGTGTAAGCGATTTAAGCAATGTGCTCTTACCACTACCATTGGTGCCACGTATAATCACGATAGGATTCACATTTTGAGATAAATCTATCTCTAATACATCATCACCACGGCCATTATAAATACCTATATAATTCTCTAATCTTATGTATGTAATACGCATAATGTATCCCTCCTTATTAGAGGTCTGTTTAAATATCACTAAAAATTAATATACAGTATGGGAACAGTGTCCCATACTGTATACTTTGTTTTTATCCACGAGTTAACTCATCAAGAGCTTTAGGCATAGCCTGTGTAGACCAGTCTATTGGAACTGGTACATCATATCTCCAATCGATTTCATATTCTTTACCACACTTGGTACATTTGAATTTGAAATCATGTTTATAATCCATAATCCATTTATGAGGATCATCATGTTTATTAAGAATACTCAAATATGGAGTACGTTCACCTTTAAGGGATATAAGATATAATGATTCACTTCTACATTCAGGACACTCATGGACCTGAATAAACATTGACTTAGCCATATTAGTTCTTCTTATTACGATTCTTCATGAATTCTTTTTTAGCATCTAAGATAGCTTGTTCATTTAGTTTTTGACCAGGTACAATGAAATTACCATTTGGTTTATAAGATGCTTTATCATTGTTTTCGAATCCTTTGAAGTCAGCTAGCTCTGGGTGTTCTTTCACATAGTTATCAACTTTTTCTTTGATATATGCTACTAGAGTATCACGTTCTTCTTTATGAGATTCATCACTAAGATATTTTAGTATAGATGGGGCATGAGCTAATGCCGCATTCAATATGTTTTCATCAGATAACTTTTGTAAACAATTCTTGACAATCATTGGTACAACCAACTCAAAGCGTTCATCTTCGAATACACGTGCTACCATACCCTTACCGATTTCTTCAGTATAGTATGGTTGCTTAGTTGCTTCCATAAGAAGTTCACCCACTAATGGTAAGAAGTATGTACAAGCAACAGTTCCACGTAATGTTTTCATAGCATCAATTACTGGTTTATAGTCACAATAGTTTGTATCTAATAATGTACGGTATACTTTATTAGCATATGTATGTGGCATTTCCATATCAGAGAATAATTGATTATACATGAAATCAATGTATAAAGTGATAGCAGTTACTGCATCCTGATTAGCCTCAGGTGTAGCATTTCTATAGATGTATTTAGTAAGCTCATAGCATAGACTGATAAATACATCATAGTTCTTGTTTTGTAGAGCTTTCAATATAGATTTGGTGTTGATTAGCATAATTTCGTTATACATATAATCATTTTCACCATCAATATCTACACGGATAGTAGCGATGAATTCATCTTTATTGATATTCTCATCTTCAGTATCTAAGTATACAAAACCAATCAACTTGTCTGTTGGGTATCTATGGATTATAATATGTATTTTATTATAATCAATGTCTTTGTCTTGTACCATAAAGATACGGCCAATCCATGAAGCCAGATTTCTAGCGTTTTCACCATAGTAATCACAGTTAGGCATAAGAATATATCTTTCTTCATCTTTGAAGATAGCATTTTTAAGATCTTCTGATAATTTAGAAAAACTTAGTGTAGCTGGAATATTCATTTTAGTTTCCTCCTATTAAAAATAATGTATATAGTATGAGTCATTAGACCCATACTATATACTTACTTAGTTAAACTACTTCAGTGTGCTTAATAGCACGAATGTCGCCTTCGATAACTTTAACCGCATCAGAGTAACGGCAATCTGCCATATCAAGAATGATATCAGAATATACACGTTCAACCCCATTAACGATTACTTTACCGAATTCTGTTTTTAAACCTAGTTGATTATTGCGTTCTTTAAGCTCTTCCATTTGTTGACGAGACATAATGAACACACGATGGTAAATATCTTTTACCGCCATAATAAACACTCCCTTTTAATCTTCGACTATAAGATCTCCAGGTTGATAGTTTGACTGTTTAGCTAGGCTTATGGATTTACCCATTTGATACATTTCATAGATAGCACGATTCTTACCATCATCCGCTCCCTCAAGAACAGCTCCGATATCATCTGCTAATTCAAATGCGGACTTAACACCAATAGCATCTCTATAACTTTGTTTAAGTTCATTGAAAGATGCATCCCAGCTATTAGGTTCACCATCACTAGTAAACGTATATCCATCATATACACTTTGATTCAAAGGACACATAATACCACTAGTACCAGGTTCAGTTGGTGAAGAGGTATTAAAGTCTAAGATACCTAAGTGAGATGGAGAGATACGTTTAAGTCTACCCTCGAGATTCTTATTGGATGTTTCACCAGGACCTGTAGGTCCTTTGAAAGTCCACTTTAATTGTAATATAGCATCACGTTCATTAACCATATTACGGAAACCTTTGATACCACTCTTTTGTAACTCAGATATTAAGTACATAGGTTTGATATCGATACATTGTCTAAAACGTTTGATTATAGTATCGGATTTAAGACGTCTAGCTATATCATTTAAACGATACATACCTGTATTTAGTTTCATTACATATAGAGACGCAATCCATTCAGACCATCTAATACGCTTATTGGTAACATCAGTGTTATCTTTAAGTCGAATATTAGAGAACTCTGCCATCATCCATCTTAGTATCATATAAATATTAGATTTGTATTCATATGGTAATCTGATATTCTTCTTGGTGACTATATCGTATTGATCTTCTAAAGAATATAAAGCAGATAAGCCTTTCTCATATTCCATATTATTCTTAACGAAATGTGCACCAAGAGATATAACCCAGTAGTCTTTATTGAATAATGACTCTGCCGTATATCCAGTCTTTAAACTACGAAGATTATCTAAGATAGTTATAACTGCTGATTGATATACACGGTCATTATCAAATAATATCTTAGCTACTTTTACATAGCCTATACGGCTAGTAGTGGCTTGACATTTGAACGTATAGTAATTCTCTTCTTCCTCAAAAGGTTCTTTAGAAATGAAGATAGTATTATCGAATCCAAATAGACTTAATGCTTCGTATAAACCATACTTAGCAAATAAGTATTTGAATGCTGGAACTTTTCTATCTACTGCATTCTTCTTACCCTTATAGGAAGCACCATTAGACATGATAGAATATACTGTACCGTTAAGCACAGTACCATCAGTAGTCTGATAGTCATAGAAGTTACGAATCATACGTAAAGCACCAAAGACTGTCTTTAATGTAATCTTTTGTACTTTAGATGATTTTGCTAATGTATTATTGTAAGTACTCCCATCTACTAATTGGAAAGATGGGAAGTACGTATTACCATTTAAGATGATATAAGCACCTTCGAATACTCTAGGCACTGCTATATACACATCAAATGTATCACTATAACCATTGACTTCAATATAATAGGTTACCTTAAGTATCTTAAGATAGCTATCTTTGATTGGTACAGTGATATTATCATTGTTTTCTATGAGAAGTCTGTTTACTTCATCATAGTCTTCTATAGTATCGAATCCTAGAATCTTGACTGTGAAATACTTATCACGTTGACAAGATATAAGCATAGCTTTTAGGTCTTCGATAATAGCATCATCGGATTTAGAGAAGAATACGTCATTAAACTTAGGACGATTCTTATCATTATAATCGGCAATGAACTTGCTTTGCCAACTATTGTTCATCGTTACCCTCCTCTTCCGTTCCATTTGTTAGTTTGACTACTATCTCTTCTCCCATAGGATTAGGAATATCTCCATCCTTGTCTTTGAGAATGAGATAAGCGTCTATATCTGTCTTATCACAGATAGTAACTAACTTATTTAAAGTCATAGATGGCTTATCAAATATACGTTTATCGTTATTGAAGTTCTCACCAAAACGATAGCCGTATAAGTCTAAGTCAATCTTCTTCTTTGCAATAGCTGTTTTCATACCAACCATTTCTGGAGAGTCATCAGAATGAATTGGTGGTGCAAAGATATTGTCTGGTGTGACGTTACTAAGTAATCTATTATCCAAAGAGAATGCCTCTTTAGACTTAGCTACTACGTCACTAATACTAGAAGTATTATCCCAATCCACATGCTCCAATTTATCAAAAGTAAAGTTATCTCTCTCTTCGTCAGATGGTTCGATAAACTTTAAGAATGGGCCATGTTTATAGAATCCAGCTTTACCTGGATTCTTACTTATGTAAGTTTGAGTTGTGCTAGGATAAATAATACCAGTTCCCTCATCAATATACCCCATGAATGATGTATCATTCATAAAGTAATCATTATAGTCTATATCTATATCATACAGACTAAGTAGTTTCCCTTCACATATTGCACGCTTCATGATTTAACCCCGCTAATAAAAATTATACAAGGACCTAGGGGAAATACCCCTAGACCCTGGATTTGTATAATCTTATTTACTATTGTTGGTTACATTTGTCGTCTTTGACATAAGTTTTCAATGCAGTACCTGGTTCAATAGCTACTACACGATTACCCTCTTCATCTAAAGATACTGCAATAGTAATAGTATCTTCGATGTCAATTTCAAGACCCTCTTCTGTGATTTCATCACGAGTCAAGCTATTAGTGTAATTCAAGATAGTGCTGAATAATACACGTAAGAAATCATAAAGCAATTCAGGTGTTTGGAAACGGTTTTTAACTTCTTCCAAGATGAATTTGTTTACGAATTCTTGAAGCTCACGTTCAGAAGCCGCAATAGTGTATTGACATAATTCACTATTGTCAACTAATTCCTTATCAGTAGTGAAGGATACATCAAAGGATGTTTTGTTTTCTTGGTCCACTGTACGGTTAACTAACAATGCACACAAGAACACACCATCTGTATTACTAATAGTAACTGCAGATGTAGTGATGTCCGCACCACCTACTTTGGATAAGAAGTTAGCCAAAGAGAAGATGATTGGACGGAATAGTTCTTTAAAACTTGCTAATGGAACATCAAAACCTACTTCATCAACTAGACGAGAGTTCCATGTTTGAAAGATTGTAGTTTCGGTTAAATTTTTGATCATTGTAAGATCCTCCTATAATAAGATAACCAGTAAAACTTAGATAGCAAATTCACTATCTAAGTTATAATATATACTTATAGATTTGTTTCACTAGGGTTAAACTTTTATATTTAACCCTAGTTGAGCTACAAGCTCATCTATAGTTACAATTGGAATACCATACTTATCAGCTTTAGCTGTCTTTGAAGACGAGTAATCCTTGTAAGGTACTACAAGATAATCTGTAGACTTAGTTATGGATTCACTAGGCATATCTCCATTAGCCATTAAAGCCGCTTCTACATTAGCATCTCTAATACCAGTAAAGCATATACGTTTAGCTGGCTTAGCATTGATACTATGTTTCAGATTAGGTATCTTTGTATAGATATAGACTAAGTCATCAGCAAATATTACACGCTCTTTGAGAATAGTATCTACCGTACGTTGTCCTATACCTGGAATAGCCAATAGTCTATCAGATAATTCATCATCAGATAGCTTGATAAGACAATCTAATGGAATTACATTGAAGATGTTTGACCATGTACTAAATCCAATATCAGTGAAACCTAGAGACCCAACAATAACGAAGTCTAGGTTATCTCTGGATTTGATTTCATTAAGCTGGTCTAGGAACTTAGCTATACCACGTTCTCTAAATCCCGCATTGAATAATCTAGTCTCATCTACATTTTCAAATAGATCTCTAAGAGACTTGATTTCTAGTTTCTCTATAGCCGCTTGACCAAAGTTCTTGAAATCCAATCTTACCATCATATTAACCATCTTAGCTTGATGGATACCTGGACAAGTTGGATTCTCACAAGATACAGTCTTACCAGAGAAAGATTCTACTAATTGACTACCACATACAGGACAATGATCAATGAATGGTTCTATAGGATAGAGTTTCTCATTCTTATCATTGTTTGTATTGTATAGCTTACTTACATATGGCATTACATCATTCACATAAGCAACTTCAATCTCATCATTATATCTAAGACTGAGTTTCTTATATCGTTCATAAGAGTGACCACTAGCTTTATAGTGAACTGTACCGTTGAATTCTACTGGGTCAAATATAATCATCGGAGTGATTACACCATTAGAACCAACTGTATACGAATATCCACGGAATCTAGTTACTCGTTTCATAGCATTAAACTTAATAGCCATGCTATACTTATTGACATGATTTACACGACCTAAGAGTTGCTTATGATAATTATCATTGTAAGATACTACAATACCATCATAAGCAAATGTCATATATGGACGCATCATATCAGCATCTTGAACGAACTTGTCTACCATATATAATACATGGTCATATCTACCAGAGAAAGCTTTATACGCATTAGATACTTTGGTTGCAAAGTATCTATTCATAAACATAAGCTCTTCTTCTCTAGTATCAAAGTGTAATGATGTACCTAATGGAACCAAAGTAATATACTCTAAGTATTCTCTAGCATTAGCTAAACCTAGAATACCAGATACTGCAGTTCTCATATTGGTATAAGATTTACCAGTCCTTGCTTTAAGTCTTTCCATATCATACTTAGTGATGATAGCTTCAAACTTCATACCAAAGACTTCATTGTCTGGAATAGTATTAGGGAATCTATATCCATACAATACACTAGTAAGATCAGTAGCTCTATCATTATCCAAATCACCACGAGTTCTAGCAGAGACTACATGGTTAGATACTTCGGCTTCAATAGAGATACCATCATACTTGAGTTCCATAACTATATTGAGAATATCATTAGGATTATTTACTCCATTATGGAAATGCAATCCAATGAAATCTCTTTCGAAGATCTTTACATTAGGATCTTCTGCTACACCAGCATTATATGCTTGGCTATCTAAGACAAACTTACACTTATCAAGAGTGCCAACTAATTCTGGATACTTATGAGCTGTGTCCCTTTGTCTATCAGATACTTGTCCATTATTCCATGATAATGGTGTAGCAAACTTAGACGTGTTACCATATGCTAGGATATCCATACCATATGTATTCTCAATCCCTATAGGGACAGGTATAAACATATTTGGGTATCCCGAAGCATCATCTTTGTCTTTACGTACACTATTCATACCAATATTGGCTCCACCAACTTGGAAGTTAGGGTTATATCTCTTATACATTTCTAACAAGAGATCATATACCCCATCTTCAAGTGGTAGTACTTCAATATCAGTACCATTGTATAGTGCATTGCTTATACGTAATACCAACTCTACATCATCAAGACGTACATTATTCTCATCTTGAAGTGCACAAGTTGCTATATGATTCATAAGATATACATTTTGAGGATCGAGGGCAGACTCAAAGTTGCCCCCTAGTATATCCATATAAACTTGTCTCAAATCAGACATAGCTTACTCCTTCTGAGGTTCTTCTTCCTCTTTAGGTGGATTGATAAACATATTAGGTTTAGGATCATCACCTTTGAAGATGATTTGTGGAATCTTAAACCCTTTCTTATCATCCACCATCTCAATGGTAGGTTTACGATCGGCATCAGGAACTTCGATAAACATATGTGGGATAGAAGATGGAAGAGCAAAGATACTCTTAATCACTTTCTTATATTTATCAAATCTAATCCTTAAGCCTATAGTCCGTAGATATACATTAAGCACTTCTACAGATCTAGATTTGGATTCACTATCAACTTTAACGTCGATATTGAATGGAGAATCTGTTAATAGATTCTTAGCTTTACGTCTTGCATGTGGAGACGTACTATATACTAGAAGCATAATAGCATTGAACCAAGAACCAATGTGTTGCATAGCAGATGTTTCCATTACACCCCAACGTACTGGAGTATTAGGGAATCTATGTCCACCCTCACCTGGGTTCTTATTACGGCTATTTTCATTTCTAGAGTTTGTAGCAGACAATGAAGTTACAGAGAACTTATCTTCTGCATACTGTTTAAGTCTTACAATATATTGATGACCCACTAGTAAAGGACGTTGAGTTCTTACCTTACGAGGATTACCATTACTATCAAGTAATTGACAATAAGCATAATCAATCTCACATTCAGGGAATAACTCATACATAGCTACTAGTTTATCTAGGTCAATGTTTTCTTGTATTGGAGATACTGATAGGATGATACATCCATCATTCTTCATAGACTTAAGTAAATCTAACTTGCTATCATCATTCAAGGCATAGACATATTCCCTGAATGCATTAGCTTGCATTAGAGTAAAGATACTCATAAATGTAGCAATACGTTCTAATGATTGATTTACCTCATATGGGGTTTCCATAGGTAAGTATCTTAGAAGTTTAGCAGATGCTGCATTTATTTCAGTTTCAAATATCTGAGCTGGATTAAGACGGTTAGTAGAAGTACCTTGGTTATAGATCATTTCTACTCTACGGCCATCAATAGTCTCAAACATTTCTTCGTCTGGAAGTATACGGCTAATAACACCTTTACCACCATAACGGTTAGTAATCTTATCCCCGATATGTAGTTCATTGTTTTCACGTACTACAACTTCAAGGAAGATATTAGAGAAAGCTTTCTTACCATCAAGAGAGAACTTCTCTCCATCTAATAAGCTCTTTGCTCTAGAGTAAAGTACTTGTAGTTCGTATCCAATCTTAGCATTAGGATAACGATCTTTGTACATATCCACTTTATCTACAAGCTCTTGAGAGAATCTAATAGACTCTTTCCAATACGTTCTAAGCTGTGTAGTATAGTTAGATGATTCCATCATATCTGGATTATTAGTAATGACATTGACATCAACTACAGTACCTGTAGCAGTAATCTTATTGTCATTCATATTGATATCCATAAGTCTGGAATATACTTGAGAGAACAAGGATTCTTGTTTATTCTCACGTCTTGTAGCCAATAGAAGACTATTGGATACTTCTTCTCCGATATCAGGCATAACTTTATAGATAGTCTCATTACCATATAGATTAAGCATGATATCATTCTCATTGACCATGATTTGGACTTTATGATACAATGGAGAACTTAGTCTCTTAGCACAGCTTTCGGATAACACAATAGCATCTTCTGTAGTATCAGAGATAGCTGCATAAGTAACTAATAAGTTTACACCATCCATACGGTTATTATACTCATCAAACCCTTTGGATTTGAGATAGATATCACCTGTACGGATTTTACTACCAATACCTAGGGAGTCTAAGTACTTAGTATTTTGGTCATACCCATAGCTTTCAGTAATATGTAAGTATGAGCATCGTTCTACTACATCAATGATATTCTTATTAGCATTGTATGTAAGTAGAAAATAATGGTGATTAGGTATCCAGTTAAACTTATCAACTTTATCTAAGATAACTAAATCATCACCATGGTATTGTTTGAATGATGTGGACTTATGTCCAAACTCATTCTCATAGCCTGTCTGTAAGAACGGCACTTCAGGTGTGTTCAAAGACATGACTTGATCGGCCTGTGTTGAATACAATAATTTACGGGACCCAGATACTGCTGTTGGGATAGGTTCGGCCAGTTCTTTACCTAATGCCTCTTCTGGGAATTTCAATCTCCTTTCATATTTCTTAATTTCGTCTACAATATTTACGCTAGTTGCCAATGTACTTACCCCTTTCCATTATGTAACAAGCATAGAATTGCACCAGAAGATTACTGGAATCTTCTGGTTCAAAACTATAATATACAATTACTCTTCTACTTGGTCCATTGCTCTAAATAATGCCATTACATCATTAGACAATGTATTATCTACAGATTCGGTTAAAGTCTTAGTTGGAGTCAACAACTTACGACATTCTTCTTTAGCTGCTTCAAAGAATACTTTTTGGAAGTCTTTATTATCAAATAGGATTTCAGTAAACTTCTTATTAGTGAACTTCATATCAGCATGCTCATCTAGTTGCATATAGGCCCCTTTGGCTTTAACACGACCAGTATCTTTAAGAAGTAATAATAAAGAGAAGTATGGGTCAAACCCAATATCAAAGTTAAGCAATAATGGTGTAGTCATATTGGCTTTATTAGTACGGGACTTAATCATTTGAACTACGATTTCTTTACCATTGAAACCAAAAGATTCTTCTTTAATCTTCTTATCATCTAATTTGAAGATATTATTGGCATCATAGTTAATAGCTTTACCACCAGGTAATGTTTCATCTTGTTTAAGATATGGGATATCATTCTTAGTTGGCATGAAACCAGTCTCTACACGTTTATTGATGTGGTTGATTGCCAATACAATGATATTAGCAGTCTTAAGTAATTGCATAGTCAATTTGATGAACTGTGTATTAGCTTTAGCAATAGCAGTTGCATCCATTTGACCACCCATTTCACCACGGTTAGCTACACGTTCTGGAACCATATTGGCTACAGAGTCAATTACGTATACAGTTGGTACCATCTTAATGATAGGTAAACCACGAGAATCTACATGACCGGTATCATATAAGTACTCATCTTTATTAGCCATCTTAGCATCATAGATAGATAAGATTTCTTTATAGATACTTTCTACGTTAAGACCACTATTACGAATACTTACACGTTTAAATAAGTCATCCCCAAACCAACCAGTTAATGCCTCAAGACGGTTAATAGTAATACCGCCTTCGATAGATGCAATAAACATTCTTGCATTTTCAAAACGACGAATGATATTAGCACCCCATTGGATAGCTGCTGTTGTTTTACCAGAACCAGTACGTCCTACAACTAAGTTAAAAGAACCATCTACAATACCAAATGCATCATAAGAGAATTTAGTACCATCTTTATGATAACCATTAATCTTATAACCATTCAAATAGTCTACATTAAAGAACCCTGTTGGGTATAATACATCATAAATACTTGTACTACTAGATGTACCCATCTTATCAGATACTATAGAAATTAAATCTTCACTCATAGTGCTTCCTCCTTACATAATTTCAAAGTATTATATACTTTCTTGTTTCCTAGTATGTAAGAATTAAAAAGAAGTCCCATATAGGCAATGCCTATATGGGAGTTTCTGTATGTAAACTGTTTTACAATTGCATACTATAAACGTGTATGGTAAATACAGCTATTAGTAGTAGCTGCATCTAAATATAACCATACACTTATGGGACTATAACCCATAAGTCATAAGGAGGTGAATCCCTATGACAAGAGATGCCCTTCTTTCTCTTTGTGCTCAGAACCCTGAGCTCGAAGCTAGAAGACTGGCATCCGAAACCATACCAGTAGGTACTGTGTCTGGTGAACGGATGCCAGACAAAGATACCCCAATAGTTCACATGGTGCCATTATGGCGCATGCGGCTATACCATAAATATGGGGTATAGATAAAGATATACATGGGTAGGTGTTCGCTCATCTACCCATGTATTATTTTTTATAAAGTAAACTACTTTATGGTTGTATACTATAATTGTGTATGGTAGATACAGCTATCGTCAGTAGCTGTATCTAAATATAACCATACACTTGTAGACATTAGTCTACTTGCTATAAGGAGGTGATCCCTATGAGCAGAGAGTTTCTCCTCTCGCTTTGCGCTCAGATTCCTGAGCTCGAAGCTAGAAGACTAGCATCTGAATCTATACCTGTTGGCACTGAGTCTGGTGAACATTTACCAGATAAAGATACACCAATAGAGCATATGGTGCCACTATGGCGCATGCGACTATATCATAGATATGGTGTATAGATAAAGATATACATGGGTAGGGCATCCTCTCTACCCATGTATTATTTTTTGTGTTGTTATGGTAAATAATAACCATCGTTCTTTAGAGTATCAGCTATAATAGCCAATTCTCTATAGTCATCTAATGGTAAGTTTACCAATGTCCATTTCACATCATCTAGTTTAAGCTGTCTAGCTACACAGACTTCACTATATTTGAGTAAAGTATCTTTGATAATGTGTTTAGGCATAGCATTTACTATTCTATATAGAGCGAATGTAGTATCTTCTTCAGCTGCTCTATATCTATAGTTGTACCATTGTTCACTTCTATGAGTATCTAGCATATTAATGATAAACAATGGCGTCATTTCACCATAGAATAACGCTTCAAGAATGATGCGGATATCATCTACAGTGGTAGTGTTATATTCATAGGTAATCATCAATAAGAATAAGATACGTCTAATATTGATTTCTTCACGTACATCTGAGAATCTTGCTATTACAGCCATAGTATAGAACTGCCTAGGAAGATAATAGATGCTATCTAAGATTTCACATACATCTTTATTGATTGTCATACCTAAATCATTAAGTATCTCTGTAACCATACCAGGTACTTCATCATTTTGATGTACTACGTTATGGTTATAGATTACTCCGTTTATATAGATACGGTCTAGTTTATTAAAACTAAACCCTGGAGTATATTTAGTAAGCAGTTGTTTAATTAGCTTAGGAACCATAGGCCGTTCTTCCCAAAGCTTAGCTACTTCAGGAACTTCATAAGAGTACTTAACGAACTCATGGAAGTTATTAAAGATGAATAGTTTAAGTTCATCTTCATTATACCCTTTAGACATAACTTCGTTAACAAAGTTATCCCTAATCTCTGCTTTTTCTGCTTCCGAAGGATCATCTAATAGCATATTCAATTCCATCGTATCTACAATAGGATCTAATGCAGGATTCTTCAGGTTATTAAAATAAATGCCCTTCATAAGTCACCTCGTATATTGGTAGGATTAATAGTCTTTTGTAATACCATTGCTAGTGATAATTACACGTTTAGGTTTAGCTGGTTCTTCTGGAACTTCAACTGTAGGAGATACTGTAACCTTTTCTGTAGTTTGATTGAAGAAATCATCTTTAGCAGATACAGTTACACGTGGTTTAACTACAGGTTTGGAATTGGCAAAGAATGCATCTTTATCTGCTTTGGAGATATTTTGTGGACCAGTCTTATCAAAGTTAAACATACCATCTTCTTTATTGATAGTCATAGAAGAAGCTTCATCAAAGAAGGAGTCTTTAGATTTATCAACTTTAGAAGTGCGTTCTAAGTAAGTTTGGTAAGCCTTATTAACTTCATCGATTGGCATTTTAATACCAGAAGCAATGAATTCAATGAACTCTTTACCAGGTTCAGCATCTTGGATATGAGTGAAGAATTCATATGGTTCACCAAGACGTTCACGCAATACATCAGTATTCAAGTCCATATTTTGAGCCGCAGGAACTAGACCAAAGATTACACCAATACGTTTAGCTGTAGGTTTGAATTCCAAAGATTTGCTATAGTCTAACATTTTACGAAGCTCTTTATATAAGTCTTCTGTATTCTTAATGCTAGCGATTTTAGCTTTTTCAATAGTCATAAAACCAGGAGTAGTAGATAATTTGTATAAGTCTGTATCATCAATATTTTGATCAGATTCTACTAAGTCTTGACCAAGAAGAACTGCCATACGTTGAGTGAATTCTTGGTTAGCCGCACGTTCAGCATCTTGTTTGCTACGGATACCATCTAAGAATTTCTTATTACTAATAGCTTGTACAGTATATTCATCAGATAATTCTTGGAAGTATTCTACAGTGTTTTGAATACCACGAGCATCTTGTTCGAAACCAGTGAATACAAACATGTGTACATTCATTTTCAATACTTGTTTACAGTACTTAGCTACAATAGTAGAAGCACCACAACCAGTACCACCTTCGGAAGAAGATACAATGATAATAGCTTCATCTTGAGGATCTGGGAAAGAGTCTAATTTGAATAAGTCTGCACGTAAAGCTTCCATAGCTAACCCTTTAGCCATATCACGTTCTTTACCACAGCCACCACGGTTATCACCGAATACGATATTAATATCGTTGAATTCATCTTTCATATCTTTTTGAGTTGTATTCAAAAGTAAAACATCTTTACGATCAAATACACCTTGGTTAATAGCATGCATAGCTGCTTTATTACCAGCAGCTCCAATACCAATAAGTTTTGCTTTCATAATAATTACCTCGTGTTTAAAATAAGTAACCTATAACAGCCCATATTGGGCCTGATTAATATACAGTTACAGTGAGTGTAAAAAATAAATATGTAGTAGAACCAATAAGAGGCTCTACTACATATCTTAGACAACTATTTTTTATCTTTGTCTTGTTCTTGCTTCAATTGTTCTTGAAGCACTTTTTGATCATTATCATTAAGCTCTTGGAAACCTAATCCTAAGTCACCAACTTCATTGATTACGCCATATTTATTATCTGCCATAATTTTTTCCTCCATAAATGAATTATTTAGCTATATGTTCAGCCCTGTTATTTAAGTAGACTGCTACATCATACAAGCTATCAAATACTTTTACACCATTAGATTCTACTAAATCCATTAAAGCTTTCATAGAAGCTAATTGATGATTAGTATAAGTAAAATCACCACCAAAGTCACTATACAATACACATAGTATAGTATTTTCAGGTCTCTTATTACTATCATCTACTACTTCAGCAATAGAGTATACTCCTGACATAGCTGGTGTAATACAATATAGTCTTACATCGTCATGGTCACGATGATACTTCTCTTCGAACTTAGCACGTTCATCCCATACTGACACTACAGGGTTAAATGCTTTTACCTTGTCAGTTAGCATTCTAAGTAAATCATTTCTCCATACAGAGCCATTACAGGTACCACCTAAGAATACAGATAGCTGTGGTTCTTGTTCTTCACGTAATGGAGATACAGCTTTTTTAGCAGACACACTGCTTAATTTAATCTCTGGTAATCCATCAATTTCCATAAATTATCCTCCTTTTTATATAAGTGTGGTATAGGTATAACACAAGAAAACCCCATACAGGCAATGCCTATATGGAGTATTCTTGTTGTGTTTAAAGTGAGTTAATTCGATAACTCTTGAAGAAGCGCTTGACCCTTATAGTTGATTAGAAGGGAAGTATAGTAGGGATTGAATGGTTATGAGATAGCCTACTATACTGAAAGTATCAACTATATAAGCCTCTTGATAGGTAGATTTATAAGTTATAGATTATACGAGGTGCTACCTATCACTATATTGTTTATATGATTTTATTTTTTACAAAAGACAAATAAAACCCTAGTACAGAGTGTATCCGTACTAGGGTTCTACTAGGTAAGTACATTTAGTTATTTAGGAGTCAAATGAAAAAATCTTAGCTACTTATATGTTAGGATCTAGATGAAGCCATTCTATACAAGTTTAATAGTTGCTGATAGGATTCTAAGTTACGATCGCTATTAAACTTAGTATGGTATAAGAATAAGATCTTATTATATATGAACGCTAGTTTAACGTAACCAGTCTTTTTAAATAAAGCTTGTTTTGCTTCAAGATATGATTCATAGTCTTTAGTAATATCAATGATATCTTGCTGGATACGTTTACGTTGTTTAGGTGTAAGATTAGCAGTCTTAAGTTCTTGGTTTAATACAGCTAATGCTGCTAATGTACGTTTACTGGAATCAATATGTGCCATTGAATCAATAAAGAATTCAAATACACCTATAATACCAAATGTAACGTAGAACTTAAGAATCCATTCTAATACATTAGATTCTGTAGTGCTTTGTCTAGTATCTAATTTATTAGACTCTAACTTAGTCAATGCTGTAGTCAATGCAGGACCATATCCATAGATAGTAGCAAATGCATCAGACTTCTCTTCTTCATTATCATATTCAGAAACAAGATTCTTCACTGATTGGTCAAACTTAGTATTCATTACTTTATTGACCACAGTTTTATCACCAGTTAGGAATTTGAATGCATCTGAGATATTACCATTTAAGATAGCATCTTTAACTAAGACTACACCGTTATTAATATAAGCCAAAGCGGATCTACAATCTAAACCATTGAATGCTTGCTGGATACCAGCCATTATATTAGCATCACTAATATTACGGATATCTTCCTTAGCACCATTAGTTAAATTATAGATAGCTTTATTCATATCAGTCATACCACGAACTAGGTTCTTGATACTAGGGAGATTGTATTCATACATAGCAGCTTTAGCACTGAAATGATGACCAATCTCGTGCAATAAGATGGCTACTAGCTCTTCATTAGTAAAGCTAGTATCACATAATAAACCATAAGAGAAATATACATTTAGATCATAACCGTCTTTTGGGTTAAATTGGTATGTACCATTCTTAAAGACAGGTTTACCCATACCATTTAGTTTATCTCTGAATACTAATGTATAAGCATTCTTTGCTGTAGTGAAGTCTACTAAGAAATTAGTATTAGCAAACCCAAATTGATTCTTCATGACTTTAGCTAGTTCTTTAGATTCGACTACTGTATCGTTCTTGTACTTTTGTTTACGGATATCTCCGATAATAGATTCTAGTTTGATAAGATTTGGTGTCTTACCAAAATACTGTTCGTTATAAATAAACATTGCTTATTCCTCCTTGGCTTATTAAAGTGTTTCACGGAAACATCTTAATAAAATCAAGGAGGATAATGATGAAGCAAGATAACGAAGTTATACTTAAAAAGATATACCCTCTAATAGAGCAAGCTATCTCTAGAAGGGTTTCCCAATATAAACAATACATCAGTAAATTCATTGCAGCTAGAGCAGAAGACTTATATGCTATTGCACCATATAGACGTATTTACTTTACTGATAACGATAGAGATGAATTCTTCAGAATGCTAGGCATTCAACGTTCTGTCATCCAAAGAGAATTACGGAATACTTTCTATTTTAGTATTCCGTCTTTTAACCCGGCAGCTGCTAAAGATGAGACTACTATAGCTATGCTATGTATAGTTAGATTCTTCCTGATGAATAGAAAGAAATACTATAAGGAATTAGATTTATCATTAGTTAATATAGCATTCTCTGGGTCTTTCTATCCATCTATTCATTATGGTTCATTCCAAGTTGTACAGCCTATTGAATATAAACACGTAATGGACTATGTGGTTAATAATAAGATGTCTGCTAAATACGATCTTAAAGTCAAAGGTAATGTATTTAGTGCAGTACGTTCTATTGCTACAACATGGGCTGAGACATATCAAGATAAGTTTGAAGACTTTGATGATGAAGATATCAAAGATATTGTACAGCAATTACATACACGTATCAAATCATTCATGAAGAATATTGCTACGTTGTATTATGAAGCATTTGAAAATCGTAATGAATATCTTAACTATGCTAGCGATGACTATAGTGAAGATAACTATAGATTGGCTGATACTGATAGTCTTATGGCTGAACGTGTAATTGATAAGACAGTGCAAGCTATTAGTACTATGGGTGTAAACTATTCTTACTGTAAGATGGCTGCTGATGTCAATGTATCTACTGATGAAATCAAAGCTATCATAGAATGGGTATTAAAGAATGATACTAAGTCTCTTACTGAGGTTAAAGAGTTCATTAGTCTTCTAGTATATCTATTCTTCCAAAGCACAGATAAGAAAGATGTTAAACGTGTTGAGTTTGTAAGATTTACTACAGCACCTAGACCTAATAGTAAAGTCAAAGAAGTAATCAGATCTAAGGAAATCTTAGAACGGTGGTTAATGAATGGATCTAGACGTTATCATGTACGTAAGAACCGTGCAGCAACTAAAGCTAGTTACCAACGTTCAGTTCTAATGTATTTCGCTTTAATGATTCACTTCTCTAATCTATAGGAGGAACTAAATGACACCACAAAGAAAGAAAGCCGAAAAGCTAGTATTTGATGTAATGCTAGCTATGGATCCATCTGGTAAAGTTACTGACTATTATAAAAAGATATTCTCAGATATGAGTGATAAAGAGTTTACTAAGTTCGTATCTGGTAAATATCCATTTAGATTTATCACTCGTGTATTTGAGATTGAACCAACTATGGACCAAGTAGAGAAAGCTGCTGATGTAATGGGTGTACCTATCTTAGAGAAAGTCGAAATGCCATATATCTATACAGACGAGAATGGTCATGGTGCTACATCTCATGAAGCATTAGTAGGATACTTACATCTAAAACGTATGAAACAATTCTTGACAAAAAAGAATGCTATCTCTACTAATATAGCTATGCGTGATAATAAGACAGGTATGCTTATCTCTCACGATAAGAACGGTATCACTTCAGATAGAGAGATGGAATCTCTTGTAGTTAGTGGTATGGATGCAACTATTAAAGAGTTATCCAGAGCACGTGCAGATTCCATGGAAGCTAAACAAGCTATGTATAATACTATCTCTACTTTAGGTTATATCTCTCAAGATGATATCCCTGATGATCCTAGTGATCCTATGAGTAAGAACTTACTTAACGTATATATGCTAGGTTCACATCTATCTACTAACTTAATCAATATCGGTAACGTAACACCATTGACTTTAAGTGGTAAGAAGATATCCCGTCGTGAATAAAAAAAATAAAATAGATTAAGGCTAGAGGAAATTCCTCTAGCCTTATTATCTTATTTTTGGTTTTGAATCTTATATGCATCTTTCATAATGCACATGATTCTGTATTTTACAGAAGATTCAATATTGTTAATAGTTTCGATCTTGAAGCCAAGACCATTGTGAGCATATTTTGCTCTGATGTTTGCAAAGATCGCAGACACCTGTTTTTTCATCTCTAAGATTGCATATTCGTGAGCTAGTGGATAGTTTACCACTTTATCACTTCTTAATGCAGTAAGAACTTTTTGTGTTGTCAAGATAGGTTTACACTTATCTAGTAATGCGATCAAGCTATCAGTTTGAGCTTTGATTTCATCAATGCTCAAAACTGTATATTTATATTGATTGTGGTTATGATCTACACCAACACGTTTGATACCTACGGAAATAGCCATGGTTAATATCCTCCTTGTTAATAAATATACTATAAATATAACCATTGTATTACCATTATAGTATATAACTGAAAAAACTAAGTTTTACGAAACGGCAAATACCCAGTATAGACACTGTCTATACTGGGTAAGCTATTTTAGTTTAAGTAAGGAGTATTATTATACCATACGGTATTACGTAAATAGGAGTAATGGTATTAGGGTAGGTTATGGACTACCCTAATCCATTAAGAGGAAACTTTGTCTATTATTGCAACAAGGAAAACAATAATAAACCCGCAAACACTGCAACGAGTATCTAACATGGCCGTTTGTTAAGATACTGGCACCTGTATAATATACGGTATATAAGAAGTAACAACCAAATCTGGCTACCGTTAAATCCAGATAAGGGTGTAATAGACAGCTGTCACTGCTATTACAGTAGTGTTAGGTTAAATGAGAGTATGATGAGAAAAAATAAACAGGTACTGGAAGTTCCAGTACCTGTATTTTAATCTTAATCAGCTCTAAAGTCAACTTCTGTATCGTTTGATATTTGTGTTTTCTTAGATATGATGGAGTCTAGAGTCTTTACTGATCTCCATTCTTCTGAACCATCATACTCATATCTATACATGATATAGTCTCTAGTATATATAAAGATCTTATCTGATATTTCTACATTACCAAAGCCGCTATCATATCTAAAGTCTGCATTCTTAGCAAATACATCCCAAGACATATATGAATCACCATAGACAACACATATTACATCATCAGTAGATACTTTAAGATATTCTAAATATTCTAAAGTCTCTTCTAAGAAATTAGTATCACCATTACTGTTAACATCAGTTTTAGCCTCTTCATATAGATACTTCACATGAGTTAATAAATCAATTAAATTAATAAAAGTTGCTTCATAGATTCCAGTACTAGCGCTAGGTATTAATCCTTTGTTTAGGTATAACTGGTATGTATATTCACCATATCCTGCTTGTTTTGCTGATACATAATACTTACCATCTCTACTTACAGCTTCCCACCCAAATTCATAATTAATACTGCCATCTAGGTATAGAGTATATTCCTTATTCTTGAAGTAATACTTATATAGTCTATTCTCATCACTACTTATAGATAGCTTATGTTTCAATACTATGTCATGAGCTGCTGTTATAAGATAACAGAATGCTTCAGTTCTTATAGAATACCCATTCATAATATTAGCATTAATAGAAAATGATGGATCATCTCTATCTAATTCAGGTGTTAGTTTTACTTTTGTTAGGTTTTTCTCACTATCGAAGTTTAGTGTAAGAGTGTATGCTACACCACTAATATAAACCCCTACACCAATTTCTCTTTTTACATTATCCATTAGCTCTTTTTTAGCATCTGGGCTTAATAAACCATAACGAGTGAGTTTTTCAATCACATTTTGCTGTTTCATTTTTATCACCATCCACTATAACGTCTAGAAGACTATCTAAATGTACATAAGAACCTAATGATTGTCCAAAACAATCACCAGAATTAGGTTTTGGTGTTTCATATAGGCTGTAGAAGAGCTGACCATAACCAGCTTGGTTAGCATATATAATATAACAACCATCCTTAGATCTAGCTTCCCAGTTTAGTTCAGTACCATCATCAATATGTAAAGTATAAGTTCTTCTGTTGAATAGTTTATAGAACCTATTTTCTTTATTTCTAAGCAACTTAATCTTATGCTTTATAAGAATGCTGTAAACTTTAGATAGAAAGATTTTAAATACCTTAGTACTTATAACTCTAGTAGAATTAGCTGTAGAAGCTATAAATGTTGGTGCTACTAGATCGTTAGCTTTAGGTGCTAATTTTACACTAGTTAGATTGGTTAGATCATCAAACTCTAAGCTTAGAAGATACTTTATATTTATTATATTGATATCAGCATATATACATTCACGTTTATCATTATATTTAGAATCTTCAGTAACTGTAATGATACCAAGATCGTCTAATATTTTGATAACTTTCTGCTGTTTCATTTTATCACCTCGATAAAATTATAGGATGGGATATCACTCCCATCCTATAAAACAATTAGATTCTTTTTACTACACGGATAAGATTAGGAACTCTATTCCCTTTGGAGATAGAAGATCCTAATGGAATATCACGTACTGCTACATCTTCTTTACCTGTAGCTGATTCAACCATAACTACATCTGTATCTCTTACGATTAAGATGTCTTTGATTGCATCGCCACGACCAAGCTTGATTACATTATTACCAGCTCTTGCTCTAGAAGACATAGGTAATGCACTAATATCAATCTTATTGATATAACCATTATGGGTTACTACAATAGCATTAGTACAACCACCATAGACTACAGACATACCATCTACATTATCACTGGTATTCATAGCCTTAACTCCTCGAGTAGCACGTTTCAATACTGGAATATCATCAGATTTGAATCGTAATGCTTTCTTATGAGAGTAAGTGATGATTTGATTATCACCATTTTGAGTAATGACAATAGATTGTACTTTATCACCATTCTCTAGCTTACTATAGATAAGACCACCAGATGCTACTGAACAGAAGTCATCTAATTCTAAACGTTTGATATAACCAGCTTGTGTTAATACCACCATAGTATAAGATTTAGATTTAGCTAATTCTTTTACTTTAGATTCACTGATGATATTAGTAACGATAGATGTCATCTTCTTATTCAAAGATAATGCATCAGTACCATTTTGTCCTTTACCAGTTAACGGAATCTTATGCACAGGCATACTGAATACTCTACCGAACCCATCAAACATCAATAGATTATCTCTATTATCGGCATTCAAGATAAATGCAGAACATGGTTCACCACGGTTAAGATTCAATGGTTCATTTACACCATACTTCTTAATCTTATTAGATTCAGATATAACGATATTGAACTTACCCTCAGGGATATTATTAATATCATCTTTAGAGATTACACGACAACGTCTAGGAACACCATACTTCTTCTTGAAATATAGTAATTCATTACGAATCTCCTCATTGAGAGCTTCTTCACTATGAATCTTAACTAAACATTCTTCCATCTTAGCTTTAAGCTCTTTAGCTTCTTCAATATATCTATTCAAGTTACCCATAGATAGGTTCTTGATTTGTGTATTGATGATTGTCTTAGCTTGTAATGGAGTAATCTTAAACTTAGTTACAAGATAATCAATAATAGGTTGATCTTCACGGTCTTTACGTTTCTTAATCATATTGATAATCTTGTCAATCTCACCAGACTTCAATAAAGTGATGTATGCTTCACGTTCATGGAACTTAGTCTTAGCTCTTTGAAGAAGATTATAGTACAAACGTAGCTTAGTAATCTTTCTAAACTGTAAGAACTCTAGTAAGTATTGCTTATAAGTAAGCTTATGGATATTACCATTAAACTGTACTTGTAAGTTTACCCGATAAGAGCATTCCAAACTAGTATTAGCAAACAATGTATCTCTAACAAAGTTAGGATCAGATCCTGGTTTTAATACCAAGATATGCTCTAACTTAGTTGGTGTATGGTTTTCAAAGCTATTGATAATTTGTGGTAGTTTACCCTCAGATACTAGTGTATCAATATTATCAGTAATAGTACCTAAGTATACTGAGTTAGGTACACTATGAATGAATAATGCAGGTTTCTTGTCATAAGTACCAATATCAATATGACCACGTACACGATAAGATCCAAAACCATTATTACTAATCTTCTTGAAATCTGTTTCGATAATATCACATGGCATATTATGATCAGGAATCAATACAACGTGAGCATTAGGATTGTCTAATAGCTTAATAGTTGCATCAATAACCTCACCTAAGTTATGTGGTGGAACTTCTGGTCTAAACCCTACAGCAATACCAAAGATACCATTGATTAGTAACAATGGAATCTTTGCAGGTAAGAAGTCAGGTTCTACTTTACTATTATCAAATGTCGGACTCCAGTCAACAATGTTTGGAGAACCATTTACACCATCTAATTCATCTAGTAAAGCTTCTTTAGCAAAGTCAGCTAATGCTACTTCTGTATAACGAGCAGCTGCTGGACCATCACCTTGGAAGTTACCAAAGTTACCTTGCTTTCTGATTAACGGTACATTACATTCGAACCAGTTAACCATTGGTTTAATAGATTGATAAATTGCACTATCGCCGTGTGGATGATAAGATTTCATTACCTCACCAACGATACCTGCAGATTTAAAAGTTCTATTTGTATTTTGTGGAAAGTCTGCATACATCGAATATAGAATCTTACGTTGTACGTCTTTAAGACCATCCCGGAAATCAGGTACTGACCTATGCTTGGCTATATAAATAGCATATAGCTTCAGGTCTTCTCTAAATTTATCTAGCGTATTTACTTTAATTTCTTGTGCCAAGTATATCCCTCCAGTCTATATGTATGTTTTTCGTTTGGTAAATTTTTAGTTTCCCAGTTTGACATATTGGGATATGAATAGGAAGCCACTATGGTCTTAATTTACCATAGTGGCTATATAGACTATTGGATTTCGTTGATGTTAATCTTAGTGATTTTGTAACCACCTTTATTATTAGGACGTACGAATACAAACGCATCGGCTTGTTTCATATTCTTAATGATTTCATAGTTACGTTCACCAGTTAGGATAGTAATACTTAGCATATTATCTTTGAAACCAGATTCTTTTACAGAACCAACGATTACAGAACCAAGAGCTTCCTTGTTTTGAGTAAATACGTTACGTTTACCGAATACATTTACTTCGACCATATCGAAGATTTCACCTGTTTCTAAAGTATTAACTAGCCAATCAGTTACTTCGTTGGATAGTTTACCACTGTAAGTTACAGGAAGAGTAAGTTCAAATAATTTAGTTGCAGGTTTACGGTTAGGTTTAATATTGTTTCTCATTGTCTTTACCTTTCAATTAATTCTTAGTAGTGCTACCAATGCCACCAGTACGTACTTCAGTTACATCATCATCATCTGTAGTCAAATACTTAACAAAGATACCTTGAGCAAATGCTTCATCTTTAACCAAATACATAGGCTCAGTACCATTGTTTTTAATTTTGATACTGATATTACCTTCATTGGTTTCATTGTTATAGAAATCTGCATCGATAATACCCAAAGTGTTTGTTAACGACATTTGATATTTGTATCCATAGCTACTACGTGGTGCAATGAATAGTACTTCATCTTCATTCATTTCAACTTTAATATCTGTACGGATATTAAGAGTTGCACCTGGCATGATTTCTGCATCTATAGGAGAGAAGAAGTCATAACCAGCAGAATGCTTAGTTGAACGTTTTGGTAGTAATGTGCCCTCAGGTGCTGTGGACACTAAGTGGAATTTTCTCGCCATCAGTTCCTCCGAGATCTATTGTGGGGGTATAGCAATAAGTCATCCGATCTGAACACACCATAGTGTTTCGTTCCAGTACCGTTAAACTTAGCTGCAAATTCCGCACAATTAAAATCATCAAAATCAGCATAAACTTTATATAGATAGCTATCACCATCATATATCCAGTTTATAGTTACTAAAGATTTATGATATAAGACCGATGGAATATATTCAGCATCTTGAACGCTCATACATCTTACTTTAAGATCTCCAATATAAGAATAGTATACCCCACGGTCAATATCAATCTGTAATCGTTGTTTCATATAATCATATGCATATGCAATAGTCTTATATCGATACTTAGCTTCCTCGTCTGTTTCGTTCATGAGATTATCCCATACAACGTCCTGAGGATCACTAAATAACGTCGCTATATACATCTTTTGATAGATAGCCTTAATATCAGGAATAGGCTTATGGGTGTATTGGTTAATACCATTGATAAGTGGAATGCTTTCATTCTTACCCATAATGATATACCAGACAATACTAGATAGACACTCATACTCATAGTAATGAAAGTCTATCTTCTCATTGTCTTTATACTTCTCTATTAAAAACTTAGACTTCGGTAAGTAATCTATAAATACCACTCGTCTAGCTTTATTCACCACTGCATTGAATCTATGTAAAGATGTCGCATTATTTATATTAAACCCAATACCGACACATATAATAGCTTCGTCTTTATTGACCCTATCCAATACAGTAGCATTAGGTTTAAATATATATGGTAGAAGCTTAATATCCTTAGAATCATTAATGTCATTTAATAGACAATATTCAGGGTCTAATCTTTTTTCTTCATCAATCAGAACTTTCTCTGGATTCTGAAGTATTAGATGGGCAGCTAACCGCCCATCTTGTGTATCTGCATAATATATGATCATGGCAGTTCTCTCCTAGAAAATGTAATTGGAGATATCTAACCCTGCAATTAGGTCCATCTTACTAGAATCGATTTCACGAATCTTAGCAATTTCATATTTGATATCTTCCACTGTGTATTGTTCGAGAACCCTTTCTTTATCTTTACCGATTACTGTATCATACAATTGGTCTTCGTTCATTTCCCCTAGACCTTTGAATCGAGTGATGTTCTTTGGTGCTAGTTCCTTAAACTTATTCAATAAGCCATATAAGGACATAGTCTCACCATCCACCACATAATGGCTAGGTTGAGAACTAATGATATCAGTTACCAATTTATAATGCATTGTTTCAAAGAAGCTTAATAAGCGGTCATTGATGTATATAGTTTGGTACTTGTTATCTTCATAAAGACCAGTAATAGTCCAGTTGCCTTTATCATTCTTACATTCTAAATACTTATGATTCTTTGTAATCTTAGATTTGAATTGACTGAATGATAGTCCTTTACCCACATATAACAAAATTTCTTCCAATAAATACGGATTGATGGCGAATGAATTCGCTGCAGACTCTAAACGTTCAATATAGAACTCTGTAGAATTCAATAGCTTAATTAATTGATTATTGGTAAAGTTCACCTTACCAGGTAAGGTTACTTTATGGTTCTTTGAAAATTGTTTCTGTAAGTATGCATTGTACTCTGTACGGTCAGTGAAGTATTTAAAGTTCCTACCATCAATCTTACCGCCATATAAAGGTGGTACAGATGCATATACACGACCATCTAATACTAATGGCTCCATGTATAATAAGAAGAACGATAATAACAATGTACGGATATGTGCACCATCAGGGTCAGCATCTGTACAGATTACTATACGTTCCCAATTACACTTACTAATATCAAAGTTTTTACCATAACCTGCACCAATAATAGAAATAATAGATGCAACTTCTTCGTTCTTAAGTACATCTTCTCTTTTCTTAGCCAAAGCACTAATGATTTTACCACGAATAGGGAAGATACCTTGGGAATCATTGTCACGTCTATTACGAGCATTACCAGCAGCAGAGTCGCCTTCCACGATGAATAGTTCGTTATGCTTCTTACCTTTAGGTCTTACAAACTTAGCTGGAAGACCAGTAATAGCTGAAGCATTCTTAACCTGAATACGGACACGTCCTGCTTCATTTTTCGTACGAAGTTCTGCTACTTCTTTAAAGTATTTACAAAGTTTTTGTAGATCCGACGAAGAGGTCTTAGCCCATTGGTCTAAACCATCTATCGTGATATCTTTAACAAAAAGGACTAGGTCTTCATTAGAAATGATTTCCTTTGCTTGTCCTGTAAATTCTGGATATAAGTGATATACAGAGTTTACACAACATAGTCCACTGAGAATATCAGCATTTGTAATCTTTAGTTTTGAATTCTTACCTAAGAAGTATTTATTCATATAATCTCTAAAGAATTTGGTAAGCCCTTCAACGAAGCCCTTAATATGAGTTCCGCTAGGTGTAGGACAGAAGTTTGCATAACCAGCAAAGATATCATCTGCTTTTGTACTATCAAAAGTAAATAAGATATCAGCTTTCATCTGTCCATCTTCTTTAAGCTTGGAGATATGTATTGGAGCAATCATAGGTTTAGTTGCTAATGAATCTAGGATACCAGCAATACCTTTATCGTTCACAATACGTACTTTATGGCATTTACCGTTGGTATCAGTACCAAAGTAGTTTACTTTAGCACCAATATCAAGTAAAGGTATTAGGCTCTCTAATAAGTCTAATACATCTTGCCAAGTTGTAGTGATTTCACCCATAATAACTTTACCAGCTTGATAGCCAGTGTAACCTTGTTTCTTAGTTGGCATAGTATGAATAGGATTAAATGTAATAATTGTACCTTGGTAGTTATCCTTATTAGGGATGGACTTAACCTTGGCAGTTTCAGGGTCACCTAGATATAAAGACATCTCTTGTCCTTTACCTAGACGATAAGATTTAACTACAAAGTGCTCACTACATGCACTCGTAGCTTTAGAACCTAAACCATGTCTACCAGATGAGAATGCTCCTGGTTTCTTTTCATAGTTAGTTGACGTATTCTGACTAGTAAATGCAGTAACCATAATGTCAAATGGAATACCACGACCGTTATCTTGTATGGTAACTTCGTGATTTCTCTCATCATAGTATACCCAAATTTCATCACATGGAGAATCTTTCTTCATCAACTCATCGGCTGAGTTCTGAAAGATTTCTCGAATCATATTAATAAATCCTCGATTACCAGAGTAACCTAGGTAAGTACCAATATTCTGTCGTACGCCTTCAGTTGGAGTAAGAGTTAAAAAGTCATCACCATAATTGGCAATATTATCTTGCATCTCTTTTGTTATTTTGGCCATTTTATCACCTCTCACTTAACTGTTAATCTTTGTTTAAAAAATACATATTGTAAAAGCCCCAGCAATGGGGCTTTCTGAATCAGTCTACATAATTGAAAGGCTGTATATTGCACCATTCAATGGTACCCCCAAGCTCTTCTTCAATATATTCTTCAAAGCTTGTTTCTATGGATTCACCAGGTTTACAAAACATTGACGGTACAAATGGTTTAACGTCTTTGATATTGAATTCATCTCTAAGGACGTCATTCAAATACTTAGGTACGTCTTTATAAGTCTGTGGATAATACATATTATCACACATGCTAAAGTATTCTGGTTTATCTTTACCTTCTTCTTTTTTACTCCAGCCAAAGTCTACATTCACTGTATCATCAAAGATAATATGGTCTTTATCATTAGTATCATATATAGCAAAGCCAGGTTCTTCTGCATAGTAGACAAACTTAATACTACTATTAGGGACTATCTTATCTATCAGAATATTAAACCCTGTAGTAATATATGTCCACTTATTGCAATACTCTGTTTGGAAATACCATACAAGAGTACCATCAGGTAAAGTAGTAGACCAAATTTCATTATCATCTGGTGGCCATACCATTTCACCACGTAACGTGGTCCCATCTTCACAGTCATCAGATAATTTAGCAAAGTCTTCTTCTGTTTCCCATAGTCCTAAATCTTTAAGAACATATGGTAGCCAGATTTTCTTATCATTATATAGAGATATCAATTTATCTCTAAGTATTTCTATCTCCTCTCTTACAGGAGAATAGAATGCTACGTTTTGATAACAATCATTAGCCATTTTTATCACCTCAGTAAAAATAAAAGATTCCCCATAGGAGATGTACTCCTATGGGGTTGTCTTTATTTATAAATTAGCCTAAGCTGATTGTGTCAGTTGTAATAGTTTCCTTTTGAGGAGCTGCTACAGCTGGACCAGGAACAGTTGCACCTACGGAAGCATTAGCATTAAATGGGTTAGCATTCGCTACCATTGCTTGTTGGTTTTGCAATTGTTGTACTGGAGATACAGGTGGTTGTTGCATTTGTGCTTGTGGGTTAAATGCTTGACCGCCCATCATTTGTTGTTGCTGTTGTTGGTTCATCATTTGACCTTGACCTTGGTTAGGCATACCTTGCATAGGTGGTTGTGCATTATACCCGAATGGTGCTTGTGCTTGTTGTTGCCATTGTTGTTGAGGCATTGTTTGTACAGGCATTTGACCATTCATAGTTTGTGCATTGTAGTAACCACCATTGGCCATGTTGTAGAAGTTAGGGTTAGCTTGTGCACCCCATGGGTTAGCATATGCTGGTTGTACATTACCGTTCAAGATATTGTCGAAAGATGTGAATGCATCTGGACGTACAGCTTGTTGAGGTTGTACATTTTGAGCACGGCTCATACCACGAGATACATCATCAAAGTTCTTGAATGCTAAATGATACAAATCAAGAGATTTTTCAGCAATTGGTAAGCTCATCATGAATTCAGTGTTGATTTCAGCTGGCAATGTAATGCTGAACAACTTGATTTGTTGCCAGATATGGCGCATTGTGCGCACTGCATTTTGTACTTCTTCATCACTGTAAGGTGTTGTAGGAATACGTTCACCACATTGTGTACAACGCACCCAACCTTTACCATCAGCTACAGTTAAGAAGCCAGTGTGGTCTTTATGTGGACACTTTGCCCACGCTTCTTTTTCTGGTGGAATTTCCAAAGAGAAAGAAGCCTTTTGTTGAGGTTTCAACAACTCACGGTCTGCCTGAGTCATTGGATCTGTAGGTGTTACAGGTGCATAGTTACCTACAGGCATTTGAGCAGTGTTGAATGTTGGATTTGCAAATCCAGGGTTTTGATTATACATATTGTTTCCTCCTATAATCAAACGTAGAATAAAAGTATGAGTACCATACCGTGTATAGGGAATTTCCCTATACACAGATATAGTATATAATTATAGATTTGTTTCATAGATTTTAAAATTTACAAATCTAAATTATTTCATAATAGTTATTAAGATACCATTGTTTTAACGGTAGCAATTAAGTTATCCACAATAACGTGGTCTACAGGGTTAGCATCTTCAGTTACTGTAATAGATGGTGCTGTACCGCCATGAATATTAGCAAGTGTAGTGCTCAAAGCTGCCAAGGCACTATTAAAGTCGTGCTTGGAAACTTGATCACTTGCTGTAGTTGTATATTCAGGTGTAATAGCATCAAAGGCAGTAGCTGCAATAGTGTGACCTGCTAACTTGTCACTGATAATTTTATTAAGCTTAGTAAATAAGTCAATAGCACCATTAGCACTTAAACCATTAACTGGTGTAGGAGCTGGTGTTACTGGAACACTTGGAGGAGCTACAATTGGTGTAGTTGTAGGTGCTCCAGGTGTTGGAGATGGTGTAGCTGTACTACCAGGTGTAACAGGAACTGTTGTACCAATAGCAGGGGCTACAGGTGTTGTACTACCACTTTGACCACCTTGAGAAGATGTATGGGTAGTACCACTACTTGGAGTTACTGGGCTAGTAGCACTAGAACCTGTACCCGTAGTAGGGTTTGGTGTAGCAGGAGTTACTGCTGAACCATGTGTAGGGGTAGCTGGTGTAGGTGCTGCAGGAGTTGTACCTGTACTACCTGTACCAGAAGAACTACCAGGTGTTACTGGTGTAGTTGTAGAACCTGTACCGCTACTTGGAGTAGGAGATACAGGAGTTGCTGTACCACTAGTTCCATGACCAGGTGTTGGGCTCACAGGCGGAGTAACATGTCCTGGGGTAGGAGCTGGTGCTACAGGTAAGATTGTACCAGTATTAGTTTCATCTACATGAACGCCTAAGTATTTCAAGTCAGGTACATGTGGTGTAGGATATGGATAAGAATCATTAATATCACGAGTTACACTATGTACTGCTGTAGGGTCATATAGAGGGTCATCCAATCTGTATTGAACTACAGGAACGTTATCACTAGTTGTATCCGCTACTGGAGCACTAGGTGCTGTTTGAGGACCAGCCATTGGAACGTCTTTTGGATTGTTAGATAAATCGTAAGTAGGAACACCGATACCACGAGAACGTTGTTCATTACGTAAACGCATAAGAGCAGCTTCTGCTTGGCGTTCTTGTTCCTCTCTGAGTTTGTAGATTTCATCGAGCTCACCTTTACGTACTGCGCCAAATGCATACATATCGGTTGTAGGAGCTTGTTCATTCAAGAAGAGATTAATAATCTTATCTTCAAAACCAAACTCTTTCATAATAGCTCGAGCATTTTGTAAATCCATATTGATATGAAGATATTGAATCATTTCATAAGGCACTACTGTGAGCTGGAATGGCTCACGGTAAGTATCTGTAGATGGATCTGAATTTTGATGTGCTACAATAAGCACTTCATTATTATCATCCCAAATAGTTGGGACAAAGCCTAGGTTATATTTGTGATTATTATCACCATAGACAAGCATACCGCTGACAGGAGTATCATGATTACTATTGACAGCTTTTCGCTTATCTCTTACTAGTTTAACTGCAGTTTTTTCCATAACTAGTATATTCTCCTTTTCTCTTAAGAGTTTTTACAAATTGATCGACAATGTCTTGAATCCAATCCGGCAGAGTCAAGACAGTTACGCCCATATTGTCATTAGTTGAGACAATTATATACCTGTTATAGATGGCACTTTTACAGCCTGGGTTGTACCTAACAACCCGTTTTAGGTGGTGATACAATAGAGAATGTCCTTTCGTCTCCTCCATTGTAACACCACGTTCAAATGCTCTTTTAAGAAACGTCTTCTGTTTCTTCTTCGATTTGATATTGACTCTTTCTTTCATTCTCTTAGAGAAATGGGTAGATAGAGTATAATCATTATCGAGTTCGCATTTTTTCGTAAGGGTCTCTTGCATGTAACCCCAACCGCTCTTGATAAATCTTTTCTTGGACTTGATTCAAGATTTCTGGTTGGAACACTCCTTGCTTGAGATAGTCTCTGAATTGTACTAGAGCCGTATATACTAATTGGTTAATACGTGCTAAAGCTCTATAGTAGTTCAGAAATCCATCGTCATAGTAATTGAACTCTTCACCCTTTTCCATACATACATGCTTAAATGTTTCAGCATATTGTACGTTTCTACCATAGAAGTATGCTTGTAACTGAGCTGCTTGTAATAGAGAATCTATGAAGCGTTCATTAGTAAATACTTCTACGTACATATTACAATCAATATTAGCATGAGTAAAATCAGTAATGATTTGCTTAGCTAATCTTGTGTATTCTTTAATGGCTTTATCGCCATAGTATAGTAAGAAGTTCTTATTCTGCTTATTGTTATTGATTTCACGGTCAATACAATTCTTACGCTTCTTACCTTTCTTACCCTTAGCTAATCTAGCATCAAATGGTTTAGTACCAGTGATGATTTGTTTAGTTAAGCCAGTTTCTTCCTTAAACTTATCCTCATAGCCTCTACGGAAATAAATCTCCGCTTCACTAGTTGGTTCAGTCGGAAAACTTGGAACCATTATAGGTTGATTGTTTTGTCTGAAGAATGCTATATGCTCTTCAGCTCTTGCTTGACCCATCTTATAAGCTTCACTATTAGCAGTGATATTATATTTTGGGTCCACCTCGATATTAGGATTATACATATTAGATTTCTTCCCCTTCGTTCAAAGATGTAACTGCTTGGAGCAGTCTAGACCCTGGTTGTGATAAATGAACAGCATTTTCATAGTTTTGTCGTTCAGTTTCACTCATATTTTGGATCTCATGTAGACTATCCAAGTAGTCACCTAATCTGAATCCATCATTGTAAATATAGTTTCCATCTTCATCACCTAAGTCTTCTAAGTATAAGATGAAATCTTTCAATGATCTAAACCCATTAACTGGGTCTTCAGGTTTAATAGACCAGTTAGAGATAAGAGATTCTTCAAAGTCAATAATATCTACGTTTGCAATTACATACTCACGTACTACATCTTGGCCTGTAATAAACTCAAATGTCTTCTCTTGGTCATAACCCTCAATAAAGTAAATAAATAAAGTGTATTTTCGATCTTGTGGATCGACATACTCTTTCTCTTTTGGTTCGTCTTCGACTTTGACGAACATGGATCGGATCGGCTTATCGCTGACCCCTTTAATATTATTATTATATGGCATAGTATACGCCTCCTTTCATACTTATAATATATAACTCTAGTAGAACTTAGGTTTGCGTTTTACATATATCATATAATCAGAGAATCTGGTTATACCAGTATAGATTAAGTTAGGCATAATATCCTTACGTAACCACTCTTCAATGAAAATACCAGAATAATACTGGGACCCTTGAGAGAGATGTGTAGTGATAGCATATGCTAGTTCAATCTTATTCCCTGGAGAGTAAGGACTATTACGTAGTCTATTCTTATCATCATAGTCTGCATTGAAATAATCATAGTCACACTTGACATCTCTGAATAGTAGTCTACCCTGTCTAAAGTCTATCTTAAAAATATTACGTTCACTACCACGAGAAGATACATCTGGGAAGTTCTCTACTGTACCACGTAATCCATTAACTAAGTTAATACCATCACACTCTATACTCCAGTTATTCTTTCTACAGATAACTGGTTCACCATGCATAGGTAATTTAGACTTTACGCCACGTAAGTCCCGTAGATAATCATTAATGATTTCTCTCGTAGCGTTCTTACATGTCAATATTATAGGAGACTGTATCAAGAAGTCATCAGTAAGCATATCTTCATCTATAACTACAGCATTATTATAAGTGCCATAGTGTATAGGAAGCCCTTTAATAGCTCTATCTGCTAGATAGATGATACCAGAGTTCTCACCTTGACGCATAATGTCTGTTAAAAAATGAACCTTACCATCTACTAAGTAACCTGGTTCATCAGCTACAGGTGGTAACTGATTCAAATCACCACAGGCTATAATCTTAATACCAAAAGATTCAATATCTTTAACCATAGACTTAGGTGTCATAGATGCTTCATCTATTAAGATAAGCTTAACACCCTCTAGTTGCTCACGTTTAACAAACTTAGTTGTGACTTTAGGCTTGTTAAAATATGGATCCATAATAGGTCTACCTAACCCATCATATTGGATTTGCTCTACAGGTTCATAGATAGATGCATGTATAGTTTTAGCTGTGAATAAACCACGATTACGCATAACTATAGCTGCTGTACCAGTAAAGCTCATAGGCAATAGCTCATCTATAGATAACCCTAAACGGTTAATAATCTCAAATAGTACAACAGTCTTACCAGTACCAGCAGCACCAGTATACTGAAATACTAATTCAGAGCTATTATTAAACCAGTTGACAGCAGCGTCAACGACTGCCTGCTGTCCTGGATTTAATTGGAATTTCATTATCTCACCCTCTTGAATACGACGAAGGTTTCATAATGTCTATCATCAGTATATACTGTAAGTAATTGATATCCACGAGCTGTCATATTATCAATACCATATGTAGCATACTTAGTCTTATAAAGCATAGACTTAGTATCCCCAACAGCTGGTGTATATTCTTGTAAAGATGTATTGTTTTGCGCTACAGCTACATTAAACTTTTGGTCTGATGTCTCTTGTCTTACTAAATCAGTATGATAGTATATAAAAGACCCAATACCTATAAGAATAATAGCTATGACAATCCCGATAAATGTTTTCATATTATTTTACCCTTTCATACATAACCGTAATTGCTGATGATTGGAATAATGTATTTGGAGCATCGGTTATTTGCTTTACTTTATAACCACGAGACTCCATATCAGCTATACCAGCGTCTACAGATACTGGTAGATATCTCACTAGTTTAATACCACCAATATCTGGTGTAGCTTTTTCTAATGACCTATCATTAATCATAATAGCTATATCAGGTGCTTTCTCAGCATCGCTTCTAGTATCTATACCACAGCTTGCAATAAAGAATGTAAGTACTGTGAGAGTTATAATCATTAAAGTTCTCATATTATTGTACCCGTGTATAAACAACTACAGTTCTTCCATCATAACTAGTGCTACGTACAGTTACACCTTTAATTTTAAAACCACGATCTTTCATATCAGCTATGCCATGGTTTACTTCATCATCATAACTATAAGAAACCACAACAGTATCATTTATAGCTGGGGTTAAATCTTTTAATGCTTTTTCATTAAGATCAACCGCTCTATCATGAGTTGAACTTAAACTTGTAGTACAACCTGTAACTGAAACTAGAGAAATCATAATCATCACTAAAAACACAAATTTTTTCATTTTACTTCACCCGTTTGTATACTACAATAGCTTGGTCTTTAAAATTATCATAAATAATAGTTTCTACAGTATATCCTTGAGCAATCATATTATTAATGGCATCACTTGTTGGATAATCATAGGTTACTGCTACTTGTCCACCAACAGGAGGGATATGCTCTTCCAATATAGGCCTGATTTGTGCAGTTCTACCACCATCATGGCTTCTGAACACACCAAATACTGCACCAGCTATAGTTATAGCAGTAATAATTGCTAATCCAGTAAATACTGCATACATAATATATTTATTTAACTTCTCTTGAGTCTCTAGAATTTGTTTCATCTTTATTGACCTCTCTTAGCTCTACTGCGTTCTTTGATAGCTTCCATTTCAGATTGAGTAAAGTCTATCTCTTTCAAATTGGAAGTATCATATCCGCATAAATAATTTATACAGTCCATATACTTAAGACTGTCATTGTAATAGATACCAGATGAATAAGTTACACCATTATCCATTACAATTTGTACTTGACCCTTAATATCTCTCTTCTTAGGGTTGACTTTAGCATAAGTAACCACTGTAGGAGATTCTTGGACCAAATCTAGATACATATCGAATAATGTCTTCATAATAGCCACATTATTCAATGGATCATAGATAACTGGGTTTTGTAGAGTCAATGCCTGAGCATCTTGCTCAAAACATAATGGTCTACCTTTAATAAATACAGGAATTAACTGTCCTACATCAGTTTCAAACATAATCTGTAGAGACTTAGCTGGATTGTATACTAAACCACAAGTATAGAATACATCTTTCTCAAATTCCTGTCTCGTATAAGTTGGAAACTTTTGAACACTAACAAACATGCTTCCCATAAGAGTACCTTTCTACCTCTGAAACAGTATTGTAATCAGGAGGATTTACGACATGAACGAATATAACACTAATACCGACTTCCAACACACCGAAATCGGTATATTAACATCGCCTTGTGATAAATATAAGCCAGGATTTCAAACTTTCTATTTACCCTCTTTAAATCCTATGAATCTTAAGTCTAACACAAAGCAAACTATAAACGTACAACCATCAAATCTTGTCAATAAAGAACCTATCAAAGGTGGCAAGATTCAGGTTGGGTCTAATATATTAGTGGAAATGCCTAAAGAAGTTGCTAGACAATATCCATATAAGTATATCCCACCTGGGACTAGATTTATAATCGGTTTCCCTAGTGGTGATATTACTAAACCAATTGTTATAGGGAGGGATTACGATGCCTACAGAGATAAGTAGTATCCAAGAATTCATTAGTATGAAACCAATGAATAACTCAGACTTTCATGCTTATTCATACTATATGAAATCGTCATCCAAAGGGACATTGGAAATCCCTTTTAGAAACTTAATCACTACAGACTATCTTGATGACTTCAAGAGAGAAGCATATAAGATAACCTTAACTGATGAAGAGTTTCGTAAATACAAATATAAACCAAAACTCTTAGCCAATGATATCTATGGTAATAGTGAATTCCATTATATCATACTAGCTATCAATGGTTTATATAGCATCAAAGACTTTAATAAGAAGACTATATACTTGATTCCAAAGAAAGAACTACTTAATTTACTTTCGTATGTCTATGCTTCTAATAAGAAGTATATAGATTCTTATAACTACTCACATGATATAACCTAATCTATCCACGGAAGAGTACACTGTACTCTTCTGTGTTTTTTATCCAATATCATACTTTGGTTCTTCTATAAACATAGGGATTGGTTCTGCACTTCTAAACATAGGTTTGATTTTATCTTTCATACCATGTTGCTCAGCAAAGTACCCTACAGATAATAGACTTTGATTTGGTAGTGCCACAAACATAGATGGAGACTTAAACTCACCTTGGCGTGGAGACCATTTCTTAATAAGATTTAGATATTCTCTTGCCTGAGCTCTATCTAAAGCCTCATTAGCTCTACCCTTACGTACATATACCATCTCATCAAATTCTTCTGGTGGGATATATGGACATATATCAGATTCTAATGCATTAACAGGAATCTCTAAGTTATACTTAATCATATCTAATGAACGATCAGTATACTCAGACTTCTTAAATCCATTAATCTTATCTTGATTAAACTTATCAACTGTCATTTCTAGTTTAGCTATAGCAAATGGATTAACTCCTCGAGCAATAGCTTTAGTTCCACTAGGTAATGTACCAGAATACTCTGGTGTCATCTTTTTCTTTTGACGTTCTAATCTAGCTTGTTCTTTATCTACAGGTTTAGCTTCCTCTTTAGGTTCTTCTTTAACAGGAATCTTAGGGTCTGTAGACTTTAATTCACCTTCAGCACTCTTAACTTCTTCTGGTTTAGTATTTCTTACAGATTCAGCATTTTGTGCTGCTAATGATAAATCTGTCATAGTCAATCTATGAACAGGTGTTGTACATCCCTCATCACAGAGCAACTCAACTGGTTTCTCTGGATTGAATGGATGATAGAATCTCTTAGGTGCATTAGTACCATAACGACTCTTAATGAGAGAGAAGCCCATATAAGGATTATCTGCGGCATCTTTCTCTGGAATAATGATAATACCACTATCGATATTTTCTAGAATCTTGATAGACTCACCGATATTATTACGACCGACACATTCTACTAAGTTATTACGACTAATCTTACGCCCCTCATCGATAGCTTTAGCCGCTTCACGGTTTAACTGTGATGCAGTTATAACTGGAATATCTTTGTCTATAGCAAATTGTTTAAACTCATCTACTACAGAGCCTAGTGCCATGTATGGGTCTTTACCAAGAATATCAAAGTCACGACATTTAATACGTTTGATATAGTCTTGTACCATACAAATGACTTCTTTATTACTATCCGCTAGCTCATCATACAACGCATATACATAGTCTGTATCTACAGTATTAGCTGGGATATATTTAATAACGATATCAATAGGATCATCATCAGTTACAGCAAAGCCACTATTCTTAAATTGCTCTGTCATTTCTTCTAATGATAATCTTTTATCAAAATCTTTAGCTACTAAGATACCATGTGCACGTTCAATGGTTTCTTCAAGAGAGTTTTCCATTGTAAGATATACAATACATGGTCTTTTAGTTGGATCTTTAGGTTGATATTGTCTATTGAATTTCTTCAATTGCAATGCTAAGTTAAGCATTGTCATTGATTTACCCTCACCTGGTAGACCGAATAATAGATAGATACGTCCATTCTCGAAACCACCAGAGATGATATTATTAAATGCTTGCATACCAGTCTTAAGCTTAGTAGATGGATTATGCAAACGGTCATATACATTACCCATAGTTCTGATAAATACATCAGAATCTGTCAATGAGAATGTCTCTGACCCTGTTGCTGTATTAGCTGTTTGACGTAAAGTCGTACCAATATCACGTAATCTAAGACGCATATCTTTTAATACTGCTTCACGTTCTAGTTGGCTACCAGCTGTAGTCAACTCAATGAATTTATCATGGGCTTGTGCCATGTATGTGATAACTGAATAGTTTTCATAGTCAGAATAGATACGTTGCTCTATAACTGCAAAGTCACTACTATTCAATGGGTTATCTATTTGATTTAACGGTAAGTGTTTCTTGATTAGACCATCAGTACACACTTCAATAAGAAGATCTTTATCTTTATTACCATTAAGTCTTCTTTCTAATAAAGCCTTGAGAAACTTAAATACGTTTATATGCTTTTCTTGAGTCTTGATATCATAAACCTTTTCAGGATCCATCTTATTCATAAGCTTTAACAACGTAGCTAAGATTTCTCGATTGTCTTGTCTGTATAGCGTTTGGAATACATACCTAACGTATATAACTAGATTAGGCCATTCAATCATGAATTTATTATTCAATTCATTACCTCTAGCCATTAATCTTACCTCACTTTACTCTTTTAACAAATCGATCAATTGGTCTGTAGTTATAAAAGTATAACCTTTATTATTATTGATGTATCTAGTGAGTATCTCATACTCTGATAGATTCTTATCAGTAATATAGTCATACTCTTTAAATTTTTCTGAGACTTCGTTGGCTTGTTGTCTTATGATATCATTCTTGAAATCACATTTGAATTTAATCGAGCCGTCATTTCTAAACTTGTCTCTAAGTATATTAATATTTGGATGGTCTGCTGTAAGCTCAATACGGATATTATCAATACCCTGTGCTTTAAGATCCATCAAATAGTTGTAAATGGTTACTGGGTCACTAGCTATCATATCATCTATATTGATGGTATCATATCTAAATGACTTAATGTGCATATATTTCACATAATACTGTCTTGTGTAAGTATTATGTACTAAAATTACAAAGCCCTTAGGCTGTTCTTCACCAAAATTCCATCGAATTGGTGAACCACAATAGTACCAGTCTCTTTCATAGCAACCTGGTACATGAACATGACCAGCAATTACTGGTCCATTAGATAAAATAAAGTTATTCATACTAAATACTGGGGATGGTGCATCTAAATCTTCTGCATTTCTCCCATAAATAGCTCCACGGATAGTTCCATGTGCACATACAGAATCGTATGTCTCAGTATATAATATATTCTCATAATATTCTTTACCTAGTCCAGGTATCTCAGGAATACAAAGAATCTTCTTACCATTTACATATTCAAACCGTATAGTCTCTATGACTCTAACATCTACGGTATTATCGTTCATATATTGATAAAATAGCTTAGTTTGATTAGCATCATGAGATGGTGTACCGTGTAAGATGAACAAAGTACATCCCTTATTACGACATACTGCCACTAATTCATCTACAAATTTCAATGCATAAAAGATAGCATCTGAATTACCCATAAACTTATGATGAAATAAGTCTCCGTTTATGGATACCAAGTCTAAATCGTTTATATTTGCTATTACATTAGTGAATTGCTCACTAAGAATCTTATAAGTTATCTTTGGGTCTATTACCCCAAAGTGTATATCTGATATATGTGCTTCTATGAATAAATTACTGTCTTTCATCGGTCTTTCACCACCTCATACTAAGCTTAATTTCTCTTGTATTAGTACGTTGTGTGTGTAATAATTTTCTACGTGAAAGATTCTTCATTATAAGCCTATTTAGATAAAAAATAATCAGAATAGAGCCATTGGCCCTATTCTGTTTTTGTGTTGTAATAGTATTCTAAGATATTACAGAATCCACCCATTAATGGACGAATGATGTTAATAAACATTTGCTCATCTTCTAAGCATTCTATACTAGCATTACCATCAGAGAATGATACATTTGTCTGCTCTTTCTCTTCATCATAGTTGTAGATTCTAATATTGATATCTTCAAGATATGATAGAGTGATAGTAATCTTAATATGTGGCTTAGGGAAATAAGAAATGATTACATCATCATCTTTAAACTGAGCATCTAATCTATATTCAGATAGACCCATATCAGATTTATCTAATCTATCACCGGGTGTATAAAAAAAGATTAGTTTGGCTATTCTAATAAAGCAAGCCATAGCTCTAAGTTCCTTATACGATGGTGAATGCTTTCTTAGTTTACTTAAGTATCTTGTAAACTTAAAATATGGGATAATCCCATACTTCTTATGAAGTATGAGATTACCATATTCGTTATCTTCAGAGATAGCTTTTAAGTTATCGGATACTTTTACATTAGAATATCTCTTTCTTACCATACAGATATCCTTTCTTTAAAAGTACACACTATAATTCTACCCCATGTAGTTCCATGATATTTAAAAGATGGACATTGTTACCATTCTCATCTTTCTTATCCATATCTGGAACTTTATGAGTATAATCGGAGACATAGTCAAACATAATCTCCAATACATTGATACACATATCTTTGTTATCGTTGGTCATATTTGTTCATCTCCTTGAAAATTGTATCTACTATGTATTGACCAGCTATACCCATTTCCACAACCTTGTCGAAAGCTTGTTTCATTTCCATTGGGTTATTGAATAAGAATTTCTCATGTAATGCTGAGTCAGATACTAAGATACCTAAAGCTGTGTATAATGGTAATTGACTCATATCAGTAGCTGGCTCAATAGCCATTACATCTAGCTTACATCTAAAGAATCCTAGATTAGCTATAATTAAGAACTTAATGAATCTAAGATATTCGTCAAGTTCCATATTAATAGTCTCTAAGTATTGTACCATGTAATCAATAATATCTTGATCATCCTTGTATACGTAAGGATTACGTAAGATATAATCAACTTCATATGATGTGATAGTTTTTGTACTGATAGGTATATGAATACCATTGACAGCAGATAAGACATCTTTATAACATACAGAGTTTCTGAATGCTTGATAAGTGTCATTATTCTTAAAATTCAATCTATCAATATATGCTAGACAAATCTTTGGTGATTCAAAGATTAGCTCTTCTGGAATATTCTCATTGATGAATCTTTCAAAAGAGTTAGCAATCTCATTAGAAGACTTCTTGGTGACAGATGTAATTTGTTTAGCAGCATCAAGAAGCAGTTTATTGTAATCCATCTTCAGTCACCTCTACATATTGATTAGAGTAATATATCAATAGAGCACATGTAATAGCTGAATAGAAGAGCTGTTTAAGCTCTTCTGTATATAAGTCTATTACGTACTTAGTATTGAATGCCATTGTTTGTGTTTGACCAGTTTTATCAGTAAATCTAATAGTCAAACGTTCTACCAATGTATCAGCATAGACTCTAACCTTGAATTTATCATTCATATCAAAATCTAAGAATCTATCTGACAAATGTTGGTTCCTAATCATATAGAAAACAATGTCACTAGGCTCTACGTTTGTTAGCATAGCATACAATTGAGCAAAGCCCTTAGTATCACCACTGATACTATAGAAATAACCGTCTCCATCGTATACAGGTTCCCCATTTACGATGGCTTTAGGTTCTTCTTGTTTGATTAGAACGTCTAGATCTTTTGTGGTTTTATATAGACTTCTAATTAGTTCTTCGGAGTCTATTAGGAATTGATCTATATTCATACTAGAATCCTTTCGCATAAATCTTACCCATAGCAATGAATAAGATTTCTAAGTCTTCTTGAGTATAACGTTCACGTTCAGCACTATACCAGGATACTACATGGTCTACACGTTCACAGGATGTACGTACGTACAAGTATCCATCGTCTTCTTGTGCTGTAGCATTAAATACACCATAGGGTGTATCGAATGAATAAGCATTAGCTTCATACAATTGAGTGATTTTCATCTTATGTAAGATATCTAATGCCAATTGTTTAATATCTTCAGTTACAGGATATAACAATTGTCTTTCCATATTATTACCTCCTTAATAAGTCATTACTACTAAGTTAGTTTAGTTTATCTTTATCAGCTGGGTCTGGGAACTCAGGTGTGTTGCTACCTTCCATAGCAGCTTCACGTAAAGCCATTAATACTTGTGCATAGTTAGATGCACTATCTTTTCTAGTAACTTCTTCTAAGAAGAACTTACCAAATAGGGCTTTTACTTCATCATCATCACATGTAGTGATAAGTTCATCAAGACGTTTAAATGCACTATCTTTATCATATACTCTATACTTAGAATCTTCCATATCCATATAAACAAAGATAGATAGAATAGATGGCATGATAGCATAGTATAGCTTATGTTCATCTTTAGGGTTTAACATGTCTAGCTCATGGTTCTCTTTCTCACCTAATAAGATTAGACGTTCATTACGGCTATCAAACATAACCACAATACGTTTATGTGCAAAACGAATGTTTATTAGTAGCACATCAGTACCAATAGCTTCGCCTAAAGAACAACCAGTAGACTCTTTACGTTCAAGATACTCTTCTAAGTCTTCTTTAAGCAAGAACTCTTTAATATCGTAGTCATCTACATTAAGAAATCCTAATGCAAAGTCTACTTCTTCACCTGTCTTAGCATTTACTGCCATAGCTGCACCGAAATTACCATCATCATCTTCGAAATGGTATTTCATATTGCGATAAGAATCCAAAGTGAATGCTTCTAGTTCTTTAATAATGTATGATGTAGTCAATAGACCATGAATGCCAGCACATAGTATGGTTGCTACATGATAGAAACCATATCGTGTTGATGTCAATTCTTTAAAGACATCGTTAACTGTAAATAAATCAGCCATGTCTAAATTCAAATCTTTAAAAAGATCTTCTTCTGTAATGCGCTTCTTGTTTTCCATTTTTATACCTCGTATTTCTTAATATAATAACGGTTCACCAGATAGACCATGCTTTAGCAATAGTTCTACGGTATCCGTAAGTGCTAAATTAATAGCATCTAAAATAAATTTCTCACGCTCTTTTATATCAGTCTTCAATGTATTCTCAAAGTCTAATAAATCACAAGAGAAGTACTCTGTTTCAGTATAATCTAATGATGTTAATGAACGTACAGTATATTGGACTTCCCCAACCGTCAATTGTTTAGAATGATAGGTGAGTGGTCCAAATGTAATACTAACGTTACGTTCTATATATTGAGATATAGTCTTTGCAGCATATATCTCAATAGCAGACTCTAACTTGACTCTATTTATGTAAAACATATCAAAGTCTTTCTTATGCTTAGATCGTCTAACTATACCACTATATTTAAGTGGTATGATGTATGTGCATTCAAGATATAGTATCAATGTAGCAGATACGAATGGTTGATTGTATAACTTATTTACACAATCCCATATCTTATCATGTAGATTGGATACTTCTTTGTCGTATTTCTTTCCACGGAATATTTTTTTATACCATGGTAATTTATCATACTCTGTTTTAATTAAGTCTAATGATGTAAGAGCTACGGTGAGGTCAAAATAATGCTTGTAGTTGTCTTCCATGATTCACCCTTAATTAATTTTCATCTGGAGAAATCAATTTAGTACAGAATTCATTAATAAGAGTACGAATACCATGATTAGTGAAATCATCATCATCGTCATATTCATATTTGATTTCTGTATTTTCAGTTGTTTCATTTATAGATTCTCTAGAAATGATGTATTTAATACTGTCTGCATTAGCTGTATTATATTCAACTTTAGATGTAGTGATGGAACCAAACATACGTCGTCCTATGTAGTATCTAGTGATAGCTAGACGAGTTCCTTCTAATTTTATATCTATATTCATATTATTATACAGCTTAGTTCCGTTACCAATAACTTTACAAACTTCTGCTACGTTGTCTAATACATCTATCATTAATGCATCACTACAGAACTTGTAAATTTTGGAATCCATTCTCTTAAGTTTCCACCATAATAATGGTAACTTAAGGAAATTTGTGTTTTCTTCAAATCTATCTTCTAAATCAGCACGTTTAATCATTAGATCTAAAAGATATGTGTTGTTGTTTGCCATTATTTGTAAACTCCCTTCAATTCATCTACATTAAAAGCAATTTGCGTTAACTTAAAGAATGTATCTTGAAGAAGATTATATAGATAGGTATTACCACCATCAATAGCATCTAGTGTATAAGTAGCATACTTAGCAGGATTATCTCTGTTTAACTGAATAATCATGAATCCAAACACTGGTTCATTACCAGCTTTAGACCATAAGTATTCATAAGCAGCTAACTGCATAAAGTATTTGTACCCTATATGACTAGATGTCTTGAAATCAACTAGGTATAATAACCCATCAACTCTCATGATACAATCAATAGTTCCTCTAAAGTATTTCCCCTCAAAGGATTGCTCTAATCCTAATATCTCTATAGTCTTACCAAACTTATTTACTTGCTCATCATACCAAGATATGAAAGCATAGAATCCAGCTTGAGTATAATCATCAGGATTAATAGTGTTTAAGTCTCTATCTCCGGATAAGAATCGCTCTATTTCAGAGTGGACTTTGGTTCCTATAACAGCATATCTCGATAGTTCTTTCTTATAGCTTATACCTTTAAAGCCTAAGCTATTAGCCCAGTACATTAGAGATTCTTCACCGATATAGGAAAGTATTTCTGTTACTCTTTTAGCCTCACTTTCTTCTGTGTATTTAGATACATGGGTTACATGGTCTAAAGACAAATCTACTAGCATTATTTAAACACCTCCATTTCTATAATATATAGTTGACAATATAGTTAAATTAAACTTTTACAATCATAACTTATTAGTAAATGCGGCGACTAATAAATCTTGTTTAGTTTAATGCGTTTAAAATTTCTCCTATAATAAATATATACTACCAATTCCTATATGCCTTTATGTCACACTGTGGCATAGGGGCATATAACCCTGACTCGATATAAATAGCCTAGGGAAACATATTAGTAAAATCTCTTATTTTTTCAACGGAGGAGCTACTATTCATGGCACAAGAAATTAAAACATTGAATACTACTTTCCTTTTCCAACAACACAAACAAGAATTCGAAAAAGAAATGGTCGAATTCATCAATGCTGGTAAAGTGATTGATATATCTTCTAAAGAGTTTGAAGATATTGCTTATGAAGTTCGTAAGCAACAGAAGTTATCTAGTAACTTAGTTGAGTTCTTAAACTTCAAAGGACTTAAATTAGTTATTGGTAAGAAACCTATGCCTAGAATGATGAAAGTATTCATGGCTAGAGACCTTAAAGGTGATCGTAATAAATATGCAATCTATATCGACGTATATGGTCTTATTGAGTTGGATGATAATGGTAAATACGTTTGTCATAATATTAGTGTATTGATTGCTAACCTTATCTATGCAGCTACTATCCATGCTTATCATCTAGATAAGATTACTGGTACTAGTACTATCGAAGATGCTGCACATGCATTTGCTAACTTATTCACTAATATCATCAACTACCTATTCAAGATTAATAATATCAACGGTCTACGTAACCGTTGTTTATTCTTATCTGCATTATACTTCCTTAATACTGTATATAAGAAATCTAGATTTAGCGTTAACGTAAACTTAGCTAAGAAGATTGCTAATATTACTGAACGTGAGAAAGAACTTCTTGTAGCTTATCTTGAAGTGGAATCTTTTGCTAATATTGACTTCTTCATGCATACATGTAATGACATTCTTAAGCTTAAAGAATTAGAATTACAATCATTCTTGGCTACATGGATTAAACTATATACACCAGGAACTATGTTTGCATTAGAATACTTCCCAGCATTCAGTGCTATGCTTACAGATGCATACGTTGGTTGCTTCTTGAATAACCAATCCACTATCGAAAAAGTAGCTGGTAATGCAATGGTAGCATACTGTAATGATATTTTGAAAAAAGTAATCTAATCGGAGGATAATACATGCGACATAATCACAATGAGATTAATATTGTAGAGCATGTAGATTTACTCAGGAATTATACAGTAAAGAATATTGAATCTATTCAAGCTGGTATGATTCCTGAGTTATTAGATATCTCTTGGTCTGTATCTCAGTACTATCTCGAAGAAGGCCGTCATAGATATGTATTTGGTAAAGACAAATACGTACTTAAAGTCAACGGTCTACGATTTATTACAGATAGACCATCCAAAAAGAAACTAGTATATATCAAGAACTTTAAAGATGCAGTTGATGAAAGATTGGTTAATCCGTCTTTAGTATTTGTCAATGGCTTATTTATCAAATGGTCTGATATTATACTAGTTAGAGATCAACGATATACATATCTCTATATAAATAATAAAGTGGGTATTGACCCTATTCATATTGATGACGTACAAATCATCAATATCCCATTCAATGTAAGCTATTCTGAAAAACGTAATATCCCTTACAAAGAAACAGTTATCTTCAGATTTGGTGATAATGGTTTAGCGTTAGACTATGGTGCTATTGTAGTATCCACTAATACTGAACGTATTAATCTTATAACTAAGCAATGGTCTAATTTAGCTGGTGCTACTATTGATAACTTAGATATCTTAGTAGATAAACGTCATAAGTCTACTGATAAGAACTTTATCTGTTTCACTGAAAGTAAACTAAACCCTACTATTAAACCTGATGTCAAGAATCTTAACTTGGTATCAATCAATGATGGTAATCCTATAGATAAAGACTTGGTTATGAAGTACTTCTATAGAGCAGTAGTTAATGATAACCAATCTAATATCGTTAGACCACCTAATGATGATATTATGAAATCTGCTTTAGTAGATAATACCATCAAAGGGTTAGACTTACATACAATGCAGAAAGACTTCGATTACGAATATCGTAATGATACTGAGTATAGTGATAACTTCTTGCATGGTATCAGATATATCTCTAGATACAATGGTGCATTCTTTGATGAGCTATATGAAAAGCTATCTAATATCTATAGTGATTCTTATACTGGTAATGAATTCAAATCTTATATTGGGAATGATTTAATCTTTAGAATGCCACGTGGTCTACATGACCGTACAGAAACATTCGTTATGATTCATCGTAATGGTGAACTATGGGATTTATATAATCGTATTAAATATATTGGTAGTGAATTCCAATTACAATTAACTCAAGAAGAGTATGATGATATCCAAGAATATGATACTTTTGAGATTGTAAGATTCTCTAGAGTCAATAATAACTTCCTCAAAGTTCAAGTACCTAATACTGATACTATTGAGAATACTACTATTCCATATGAGGACTTAATTGTATTTGCTAACTATACAGACAATCATATCTACTATGACTGTCTTGAGTTTACTAAAAATTCTTTATTCGATGCACCATTTACTATCGATAAAGAAGCTAAGACTATTAGCTTTACTGATGCTAACTGGTATGGTAAAGATATCTATATGGCATCTAAACGTCAATTCAGATATGCTTATTATCCACCAGTGAACTTTAAACGTTGTACGTTCTATCTAACTAAAGACTTTATAGCTTGTAAAGACCCAGATAGATATTTGGTATTCCATAATGGACGTATGCTATCTAAGGACATGTATCGTTTCTTATTCGAAGAACCAGATAACTCTGTAGTTAGACCTGTAATCCATACACGTATTATGGCAGACCCTGGTGATAGAGTGGAAATCTTCTATGTTCCAGATGCTTTGAACTATGTGGATATTGGTACAAACAATACAGCACAAGTTACTCATGTCAAAGCTACTATTGATAATCAACCTATCTTTAGTATTCCATTCCCCACAAAGAGCTTCTTGAATGATAAGAATAGTTTCTTTGTAATGCGTGGTAGTGTAATCTTAGAGCAATCTAGATATGACGTAATTGGTGATAAGATTATCATGAAAGACCCTAGTGATTATTTACCATTAGGTCGTGAATTGACATTCGTATTCATCTTTAATAAATCATTAGATGTAGATACATTTGGTGGTGTTAAAGAAGAAGATATCTTAACTGTAGATGCTAGATTCACCTATGCTGAATCTGTAGATGATATCTACTACGATATCCCTTATCCATATGAGGGTTACAATGGTTTCTTCTTCGTGTCCTATAGAGGCTTGTATGTAAACCCATCTCGATATACTATTGAAGATGGTGGTCGTACTATTAGATTCCGTAATAATGACTTACATCTAGACCCTAATACAGCTATGGTATTCGTATTCGTATATCCTACAAACAAGTATACTCTAGATGCTAGTGCTGTACGTGTAACTGCTAATATCGAAAACCAAACTAAGTTTACTGTACCAGTACCTTACGGTGATTACTTTAAAGATGGTAATGAGTTCTTCGTTATCCGTAATGGTATCTTCTTAGATACTGATGACTATATCGTAGACCCTGATACTAATACTATGACATTAACTTCACCATATGGTTTAGACATTGGTCAAGAATTAGTATTCAACTTTATGGTTGGTAACAAGGTTAGTGTGAAGAACCATACTATCACTATTAGAGCAACTAAAGATGATCAACAAGTCTTCAAGTTGCCTGAAGTATTCCATGACTATAATAAACGAGACAATAAGTTCTTCTTAGTTATTGGTGATACTCTTGTAGATAAACGTCGTTATGTAATCGATGGTGATGATTTACGATTCTTAGGTGATGATGATAAGATTCCTTATGGTCGTGAAATTGACTTTATCTTTGTATACTGTCAACCAATTGATGATGTAACAGGTTCTATTGGTGATATGGTAGACACTTCTAAGTATGGTATCTTTACTAGCAAGGCTACTACTATTGCTACTGATGGTCAAAGAGATATTAAGATTCCATTTGAAGAAACTCTACTATATGATCATAACTTCTTTGTTACTATTGGTAGTACATTCATAGACTCCTCTAACTATACTATTAATAATGCTACTGGTTATATCAAATTTATCAATGATAATATCAAAACCGTAGCTGGCAGAGAAGTCTTATTTACATTGATTGATTCCAAATATGCTGTAGTTGAAAAAGATATTGGTATTACTAAGTCTACTATGGAAAACCAAATGGACTTTGATATCGTATTACCATTCGATAACTACTTCGAGCAAGGGAATAAGTGCTTAGTGTTTGTTGATAATGTATACCTAGATCCATCTAGATACACTATTGATGAGAAACGTAATAGATTATCCTTAGTTGATTTTGATGATGCTCTCCCTAAGGATAAGAATGTAGTATTCATGTACTTATACGTAGCTAATAATACTAATAAGTCTTATACTTCAGAAGAAGTTCAACATCCTAAGCTTACAGAATATGGATATATCTATCTAGATAAGAAGAAGATCAAACACAATATGAATTCTAAACTATTCTTCTTATATGTAAATGGTAAGAAAGTAGTTGCTGATACTATTGTGACTCCAGCTAATAATATTATTAGACTTACAGAAGATCCTCAAACAAGATTCAATGCGGTTATTATGGATTATACACCAAGAATAGCTGACTTAGAACCTTATAAGAATATCAGATCTGATTATGATACTATCATTAACTCTGTAGACCTAGAAGATGTAGATAAGATGTGGGATATCTATACTAAAGTATCTGATATCGAAGGACATAAAGTTCCTAATATCAGTCAAGAAGCTATCGTTAACCATATCATTCGTGAACACTACATCGCTAGTGGTGTAAACAAAGGATTACCATTCATCTATACATACGATACATCTACCTTGAAGAATAAACAAATCAATGAAGTTAAAGAAATTACTCATAGATTTACTGCACCAGGTAGCTATAGCTTTACAGTACCTGAGGGTATTACTAAGTTAAGCATTCAATCTATCTCTGGTTCTAGTAAAGTTGATGTATTCAGTAATAGAACTACAAATCCATTATCTAATGCTAAAGTAGGTGAAGCTTCTTACTTGATTCCTCAAGAAAAAGCTGATGACTTTAATAAGTTGATTAAATGTATCTTCTCTATTAGTCAACCTAGATCTAATAATGGTGTAGCTCAAAAGGGATGGGCTGTTGGTCTAAACCCTAAAGAGGGTACATATGGCATTTCTGCTGACCCTAATATCTTAGCTGGTAACTTAGTAATTCAAACTATTAAGACTATGCCTAAGATTAAGTACAAAGTTACAGCACCTAAGGGTGGTTTTGTATGTATTGGTTTCAATAAGAATGATGGTAAACGGCCTAAGTATATAGTAGACTATAAGTCATTCGCTAATGCTGGTTGGTTCCCTAAACGTCTTAATACTGATACTGGTATGTATGAAGAAATCCCTGCTGGTGAAGATAAGACTATCTCCTATGATAATGTATTTACATGGGACGAAGGTGAGTCTATCTTTGAAGTGCCAGAAGGTGTAACTAATATGACAGTTGCATTATGTAGTGGCTTTGAAGGTATTCCTGCATTAAATGATAGCGTTACCCATGTATCTAAGATGGCAGCTATCCAAATCGTAGGATATGGTATTAATAAATTTAGTGTACCAGAATTACCTGATAGTGCTACAGTAGAACGTATTGATATCTATAGATACTACAATGCTTCTACTTCACGTTATGGTACTGCGTCTAAGAATACTGTAAGTGCTGGTATCGAATTAGATAAGCAATCTGACTTTACTAAATTTGGTAAGAGTACTTATACCGAAGCACCATATAATACATTTGACCAAGATACATTAGCTAACTACTCACCAACTAATATGAACAATGATGAATATGCTAAAGCATTCACACGTTTAACAAACGAAGGTGTAGTTATATCTGTATCTCGTGGTGTCGAAGGTGTATCTAACTACTTAGATATGCGTGTAGAACCTGGTGAAAGATTCATGGTAGTTGTAGGTAAAGGTGCAACGTCTAATGGTGCATTAAGTATTACTTATGATAACTTAGTACCAGCTAGAGAATCTAATTTGTATATTATGGATACATTTAATGCTAGTCGTGAAGTTATGACACATCCTGACTTAGACTATGCTACTAATGATGAATTAGTTTTAGATGATTTACGTAATAGACAGCTTACCCCTGTAAGTGAAGAAGATAAATTAAACTCCTTTAATAGTCCTACATTTATTGGTAGTAAACCAGAAGCTTCTGCTGATGAATATACTAATATTGAAGAAGTACAAACTACATTTACTCATGATGGTTCCGAAGCTAAAGTTTATAAAGAAAACAATTGGTGGGAACTTAAATACTAAAAATACCGAGGTAGGGGCCTTTAAGCTCCTACCTCAATTTTTGGTGTACTTTAACATTTATATAATTTGACGACTTTTAAAAGGAGGTTACTATATGCCTAATACTACTAGATACAACAGTGGTAGAGCTCCGGTTATAGCCTTAGATTATGACTCTAGGTTTATAGCTCATAAGAAAGAGCTATTAGTTGATTATAAAAAAGGTAAGCTCTATGTAGTATCTGCTGAAGATAAATCAGTTATTATAGATATTACTGCTAATATTATCAATGAATTTACAAACTCTGGTTCTATTGCTGATAACTTCATCGTTAATATTGAAGGTGTTGGTGAGATTAATCTTACTAAAGCCATTAATAGAATCTATAAGAATAATATCACACTAAAAGAGAATGATGAAGCACATTATCTTTCTCCGACATTAAGATTTGATAACCGTTCTATTACAGTACAAGATACTGAAGTAGGTATCTCTAACTTTAAGGTTGCTGGTAATAATACTTACCCAGTTAAAGATAATAACGTAATCAAATGGGTACCACGTATTGATGAAGATGTAGTTAGACGTGTTACTAGATTAGAAACATTAGCTCCACCTGATGCTGAAGAGTTTAAACGTCTTCGTAAACAAATTGCTGATATCCAAGTTACTGCTGATTTATATGCAGACTTACCAGCAATCAAAACTTTATCTGATTCTAACCGTAATCGTTTAGATGTATTAGATACTAAGATTCTTAAAACTGCAGAGATTGATCCTATTAAAACAGATATCTCTGGACTTAAATCTGATACACAAGCTATGAATAATAGATTGACTACATTAGAGTCCAAAGAAGATACTGAACCTAAGTTTACTGCTTTAGATAGACGTATTACTGCTATTGAAGCACAGTCTGCTGCTTTTACTAAGATTACTGATCTTCAAGTTAAAGTACAAACTTTATTAGCTAAGCCTGATTTAGAACCTAAAGTTACTGAGTTGACTAATAAGGTTAATACTATTAGTTCATCTTTTGAAACTTTAAAAAGTAATACAGAATCTAAATTATCTGCTATTGAAGGTAATACTAATCGTACTACATCTGAAGTATCTGCTATCTCTGGTAGATTGAATACATTAGAAGGCTTAAACATTGCTAAGTTTAAAGCTGATTATGATACACGTATTGCTACACTAGAAGCTGTACCTAACTTTACTTCTAATATCACTAACTTAGAATCTCAAAACTCTGTATTGACTAACTCAGTTAATATACTTAAAACACAAGTCAGTGGTTTAATGTTAGCAGAAGACTTAACTCCTCGTGTATCTGCATTGGAACGTGAAAAAGTTACTGCTAAGAACGTAACTATGCCTGCAGAAAAGGTACATTTGCCATCTGGTGACCCTGAAGCTAATAAGATTTATCCTTATACTATCCATAGCTTTGATAGCCAAGATTCTAATGTAGAGTTCAAGATTCAACGTAGTGGTACTCGTGATACTACATTATGGATTGACTTATTTATTGACTTTACAAACTCTAGTAATACTACAAGAAAGATTCTTAAGTTTACTAAGCCAGATAATAATAATCTATATGTATATATCCCACCAACTAATAAGAAGATTCATTTAAAGATGATGTCTTATGATTCTGGTATTAGCTGGTTCTATAACTATGAATATGAAATGGGTATTGCTGATCAAGGCACAGTTTAACTTCCAGGAGGTATATAAATGGGAGCTTTAAAATATACAGAAAGCCTACGGAATAACCTCCATGAGGTTACCCGTTCTGCTGGTACAGTTATTTACTGTACTGATACTAGAGAAGTCTTCTATGATGCTTCTGATGATATGCGTCTATTGACAGACTTCATTCTTATGCTTAATAATGATAATGAACGTACTCAGATTGTAAATAATAATACAGTTCTTGAAGCACGTATTTACTGTGTACGTGATGCTCGTACATTCTATGCGTATGATGCAAATGATGGTTGGCAACAACTCTTATCTGTAAAAGAAGCTAGTAAATATGTAGGTCCTATTACAGATATCACTAAAGCAACTATCATGAAAGATGGTAAACGTATTGCACCATTGACTACAGCTAATAATACTTACCTAGAATCTGGTGAGACTGTTGAAGCTAAGTTAAAACAAATGGGTGTAATTGCTACATCTTTCCGTACACACTTAGTTACTGAAACTAAGAAACGTTTCCCTATTCCAGTACCATTTGATAATTACTTTGATATGCCTAATGCATTCTTAGTTCATATTGGTACTAACTATATTTATCCTAACCGTTACAGTATTGATGGTAATGATATTGTGTTTAATGAACCAGTTGAAATGAATCGTTCTATCAACTATACATTCATTTACAATACTAAAGCACCTGCTGTAGCTGGTATGATTAATAATATTGATGGGTCTCTTATTAACCGTGGTTCTATTCCAACTGATAGAATGGCTAATGTAAGTGATTCCCCATTCTTAAATAGCTCTAGCTCTGTAGCAACAAGTGCATCAGTTAAAACATTATTTGATTTACTGGTTGCATTATGTGATGAAAAGAATATCATCTCTCGTGCTATTGCTAAACCTATTGCTACAACTACATCAGCATTATCTCTCGAAGTCCCTGAGGGTTACACTTTAGCTGATGGTAATATCATTGCTGTACGTTTCCGTGCTAATATGCCAGCTAATGGTGATCTCGTAGTCAATGATCGTACTATCCCAGTATACAAATCCGTAGCAAGTAAACTTGAAGCTGGCGATATCACTCAAAACGATGAATTGTTCTTACAATATGATGCGGTTCATAATCGTTTCTATATCACTAATGGTATGCCTTACCGTATGGATACTTACAATAAAGTCTATACTGCACCAACTGATAATATTAGTACAATCTCTTTTAGTGATGCATCCTATCTACCTGGTGTAGATTATATGGAAGTATATCTCGAAGGACTTAAATTAGTTAAAGATGTAAACTACCGTATTGATGAAAATGCTAAAGCTATTCATCTTATTGACTTTACAATGGAAACTGGTCAAGTATTAGAATTAGTGTCTAGACGTATTGTACGTACTCGTGGTGCTAACTCTTATAACTTGAATGCTAATGATACTGCACCAGATGCTCCAGACGTAAATCCTGAGTTCTCTAGTAGAATCTTCAGTGCTGTTCATGATAGTGCTACAGATCTTAAGAAATTACGTTTAATCCCACCAGGGGATATGGATTCTCTTAATGATCTTAAACATGGTGAATCTTTAAATATTAGATTTATTGATGGTGCTATTGGTGATTCTTATACTGAGTTTGGTCAAGCTGTATACAATATCTGTGATAAGAATGGTGAACAAATCGTAGATGCTATTACAGCTGGTGATATCATGCCATTCATATTCGATAAGACTAATAAACAGTTTAAGCTACGGTTTACAGTTAATAGTCATCCACGTATCCATGATGGTAATGCTACAGTAAATCCTGGTGATGAAACTGTTCATGATGGTAACTATATTGATATCCCAGATTCTCCATTTATTGAATATTCTGGTGAAGAAAATATCACATATGAAAATAGTTTATATTATAAAACAATAACCAACGTGCAGTCTGTGTATGCATATAAACCAAACGAAACCTCTTCAAAATATGTGTATAAGAAATTTAATCTTATTTATAATGGGACCCGTAATGGTATTTTTATTAGAAATGATTTCACAAAGAATATGAAATTATTTAATAATGCAGATGGTGGTAATAAGCTCACAAACTTAATTTCAGGTAATATTAATGACCCAGCATCTCAAAATACTATTATAGAAGTAGTCCTTTCTGCAAATAGAGTTATTGTAGATAAAAATCTTACACCTTTAACACTAAAAGATATTTATGACGGATTCAATAATAAAGAGTATATCACGTTAAAACCGATCAATATACAAGTCAACAGCTATACTTTACGCCTATATATAGCTGAAGATGTTATGCATAAAAATAAAAAAATATATGCAGATGGTGATATATTATTTAACAGAATGACCGGCTATGTTCCTAGTGTATTTAATGTTAATAATATAGATGCCGGTAGTAATGCCACTTGTACTTATTATGATAAATTGCCGACCAATATCTTAAATAAAGAAAATGTAGGGTTAATGATTGGTAATATTGGGGTAACAATAAATAGTAAAAAATATGATTTACCTTATTACATTAATATTATTAGTAATAATACTAATATATCAGGATTCTTAATGCTTGTTAATGATACATCAAATAAGCAATTAAATTATATTAAATTGATAGATGTATTTAATTCTGATAATATTATTGGTAAATTCTTAAGAAACGTTACAGGATTCATTGTTATGTATTCACAAGATACCGATAGATATACTATTGATTTTGCCAACGCTGAAACATATGGTGAATACTTAAGATATTTAATACAAGAAAAAGCTATATCAATAGCTACTACAATACAGTAAGGTGAACCAATATGGCAAGACATACAATAACTTTCAAAGAAGGAAATTGTAAGTTGCGTTTTGATGATTATATTAAAATTACTTTTAATACTGATAGCAGCGGTGGTGATACTGCTGCTATCAATAATCATGATTATCCTATGTATGTAGCATATAAGGATTCTGTATTAAGATACTTAGATGCCGGGGAAATTGTGGCTGGCCAAACTGTTGTAGGACAGTTTAAAGGTAATAAAATCATATTATACGCATCTGACTTTCCGTTATCAGGTGATGGTCCTGTGGATCCATCAGTAAAACGAAGTATGTGGTTATATAGAAATACTATGATAGACTATCCATCTATCTATCAGTATATCTATCTTAAACCATATATGACACAAGATGCTAATCTTGTAAATCCTAATAGTACATATACAATCTCTTTCAGTAATGATTCGTTAAATAATATTGATGAAAGTGCTAGAAAGAAGATAGCTGCTATTGTATTCGATGATGTACGTAATAATGGTATTAGACGTATAGTTCCATTAGTAGATACTGATCGCAAGTATTTAACTATTAATGACGTTATTGAAGCAATGACTTATGCTAATGATACTAATAATATATCCGTAGAGTATACTGAATACGTTAAACATGATAATTTCATGGTAGCAGCATTTGTAGCTAGTGCCGCTCATGCTAAAGACCCTACGGCTAATACTAAGTTGGTATTTAACTATGCTAAGAACTTAGCTGGTACTGAAAGCATGACTTATGGTAGTGCTATAACACAAGATATCACTACAACAGTTACTCATGATTATATGGGTCATGGTATAGCTAATGCCGATGAAGATAATACCATCTATACATTATCTGGATTCTGTGATCGTAAGATGCCAACTAGTATTCATATAGTCAAAGCATCATCTACAGATAAAGATAATGGGTATAATGATATGGCTCATAGTAATGGATCTAAGATTCATGTACTAGGTTTATATAAATCTACTAATGGGGAAATCATTAACCCTAAGAACAATGCAAAGACTGATATTAATATAGCTCGTGTAGCCAAGTCTTATAAGATCGCTAAGTTTGATGATATCAATCTAGCTAGTGATGAAGACTCTGCTATTGGTATAAATGAGAATTACTGGTTATTACCAGACTTAGATTCTCTTATCAATATCTATAACCACTTGGTTAATAATACTGAGCTTATTGAACCAATTGAATCAGAATTACATAGTACGTCTAATTATAAGTATAAGTCTTCTAATGATGTAGATATCAATACATTAGATGGTATTACTATCTATTGTGCTAATACACCAGATGGCTCTGTAATCAATATCATTCGAGACATTAATAATAGTACAGCTGGCCATCTTAAGATTAATCTTATTGATGGTGGACGTAGTCTAACTAAATCTAGATATGCTACTGAACTATTCAATCAAATATCTGTATTCAAATCTAATTCAAATACAGATAAGATTACAGTATTCCCTTGGGATAATACTTGGACAGATCATATGCTTGAAAAGAAATTATTAGTCAAGGGTAATACTCTAGATGTATTACGTACTAAGCTATCTGGTCAAGTTAACTATGATAAAGTCTTAAACGAATCTAATACTACTACAGTGGAAACTGTATTAATTGGGTTAGATGATTTTAGTAACTTTGAAGCCAAGTATAAAGAACTTAAGAAAGTGTATACTGTAAATGCTACACATAAACTAGAGTTCTTTGATAGTCGTTATAATATTCTTAACGATGATATTACACCAAGTTCAAAAACCTTAGAAGATACTACACCAACAGCTGATCATACATATACCACTGTTTGGAATGTCAATACGTTTGTTAATGGGTTCCAATGTTTACGTAAACTAAGTAATGTAAACGATGATGATATAGTCACAGTTACATTCTTAGATAGAGATAATGTAGCAAATATCTCTAGAGATAGTGAACGTCCTGCGATGTTTGTACCGTCTACTGCTAATGTAAATAATACTTGGACACACCCTATAGTTGATACAAACTTTAGCTATGTATCATATAGATCATTAGTTGGTAAAACTCTTAAACTAAGATTTAGACAGGTTATGAAAACTGCTACAGTTGATTTTGGTTATTATATGATACTAGATGATATGTCTACAGTATTCTCTCATAGAAATGGATTTGCTCTATATGATACAATCAACTATTTCAATACAGATAATTATACTATGACAACTAATAGATCTGGAGAGATAGCGTTCTATAGAGATGATTATAACTATAATGATACTTGGCCTAATATGCTAAAACCTCCAGCAATAGATGAACCATTAATGGCTACTACTAATATTGATTATGCTAATATAAATGCTATAATCCCAGAAAACGTATGTAGAGTACTATTACCTACGACAGATAGAGATAAGCATCTATATACAACATTAGCATTCCCTCAAGGACCTAATAGATATCCGTTACATTGTCTAAGAAATGGTAAGCTATATAATACTGGTGCTGGTAATGCTATTTCATTCAGGTTATGTAATGTATCGGATTATGCAGACTTTGCTAAATATACGGTAGAGCAGTATGCTATATTGGCTCTATCTGGTAGCTCATTTGAATATAACGTATACCCTGCTATTAGAAACTTGATAAATTATTACACTAAGAAAAAACAAGGTGTATCTTATGATACCAAATTAACTGGTACATTCTCAGTTAATTAGAAAGGATAAACTATGGGAAAATTTGTAATAGTATTTAAGAAAAAGTACCCTAAGTTTAAACTTGGAGACCATATCAATCTTATATTCAAACAAGGGGTTGATGGTGGAGATACTATTAGAATAAATGGTAGGACTGTACCTCTTCTAACTAAGTTTAGAAATGGTGCTGTATTACCTGTAGACTATAATCAGTTTACTGTCGGTAACAAATACGTTGGTGAATGGACTTCTAAAGGGTTAGAAATCTATGCTGGTGAATTTGTTAAAGAAGAAGCTGTAGATGTTACAAAGAAAACGTTAACCATAGTTGAACGGGGTACCAATAACTGGTACCCTTGTTTATTCACTCAATTTGAGATAAAGAAACAGCAACGGTTAACAAAGAATACACAAGCTAATACATTGACTAACAATACACAGTATACTTTCCGTATAGCTAAAACAGATATAGATGGTCGTTTGTTAAACGTAAATACTTTTGCTATGGTTAAGTATAATGATAGAGTCATTCCATTATTAGATGCAGATAAAAACTATATTACAATAGAGACTTTATTTGCAATATCCAATAAGAATACTACAGGCAATGATGTAAATTATGCTACTATTGGTGGTACGTATAAAGTTTACTTTAGCCGTGGAAATAAATATCTCGATGGTATTGAGATTAGTGTGCCATCTGGTACAACATCTCATGCTAGATATAGAGACTATCCGACATTTGATAATGGTTTAGAAGACCAATATAAATACTATGTAACTAAATCTGTATTCGTTAAGAATAGACTGTATGCTATACCAGCATCATATGTCAATACTCCAGATATGCATGGTAATTTCAATCTAGCTAATGGTAAATTGAAATTTGTTGATAAATTTGGTAAGAACTGGACAGATAGCAAAAATGCTACATATAGTAAGATTAGTAAGCTATTGGTCTTTAATGATGATACCAATAAACTAAATGTCAATAAGGACTTTGAGTTATGTATACCAAATAAACCTAATGATGGGTTATTTAGAACTGTATCAGGTGATTTGACATTAACTTGCTTGCCTAGCTTATATGATTTTACTACTAGTATCAATGTAAATAGTGAGTCTATTATAGACCCATTAAAATACATCAATGATATCCCATATGGGGTAATATACCGTTCACATATGGACGATATAGACTTAGCATATGTACGTAAAACAAAATCCAATAGCTCTAAAGCAGATAGATACACTGAATGGTTATTACCACACTTTATGTCTATCTATAAGATTATGGATAATATTGTAAATGGTACACCATATAAGTTTAAACCAGTAATGACTTATAATGGAAAGAATGTAACTCAACAAGAGATAGACTATTCTAATTATAAGACCATCAATGTATTGGCTCGTAATAAAACACCTGAAGAGTGTGCTGTTATAGTTAATAAGCTAGCAACTGATATAAAGAAATACAAATACCGTTCTATCATTAGACTTATTAATGATAATAAAGTCCCATATGAGACAATCAAAACAGCTTTAGATGATGCTGATGAATACGTTATCTATAATAGAGAATCTATAACCAAAGAAGAATCTCTATTAATCAAATATCTACCAGCATCTATAGCCAATGAATCTTCTGTAGTCCTAGATAGACTTAGAACTAATACTAGTGATATTCTATTCCCTAATATCAAAAATCTAAATGACTTTGGCTTAGTTCAAGACTGTTTAGATATTAGACCTAATCATTATTTCTTATATGATTTACCAGAGTCTAAGATTATAGATGGTGATACATTATACACAGTAAGATTCAATGGTCCTACCATAGAGGGTGTAAAATACTATTTAGCTAACGATATTGCTGATAATGTACAAGATTGGACAGAAATTACTAGTTCTACAAAACTAAATGGTTTAGTTGGTAAGACTGTAATTGCTGTTTTCAATAATAGTGGTAATAACTATACTACATTTGATGCTACAATTAGAGTCAAAGATACTACATATACGGTTACAAAAAATAATGAAACTGTTACTCCTGATGGTGTAATCATGTATCGTATTATCCCACAAAGTGGTGTGGTAATTAATACTAACGTAAATGTAGCAAGTACTGGTGGCACTGAATGGAAGATATTTGTACCTGGTGATGAACTAAAGAAATTTAGTAAACCATATCTATTAGTAAGAAGCGAATCTGTGGTAACTGGTGCATCTAATGAGCCAGTTAAGATTAGTATTACTGGTGATGGTAATATATCTGTACCAGCATTAAGCACAGTTAAACTTATTCTTGAGATAGGAAACCATTCGGTACATGGTAATATTATAGTCGGCGATAATGGTGAAACTGAGGCTATTAATGTTGATAGTGGCAATACTACATGGGAATCAGAATTATACCCTATGACAAAACCATTTGAACGTATTACAACACTAAGTATATTCTATGAATACATTCTCAAAGAAAATGAGATGAAAGTTAATAAAGTTACTTCATTCAGTAATGAATCTAATCTCTTTGATATGTATAACGTTACCAAGGTTGGTGGTAATATAGACGAATTGTCTGAGGATACAGAATATAAATTGTATTTTACTGACCAAATAATGTCTAATAAACCTGATATCGGTATGTCTATCGTTGCTATCAAATATAAGGGTAGAACTATACCAGTAATCAATTCTAATAGAGAGTACTTAAAAACTATTAACGTTAAAGAGTATATAGCTAGTATAGGTGATACTGATGGTAAGTTACCTGTAACTTATAGAGTATACTATAGTGACCCTAATATAACTATAGATGCTTTTGAAGTCGATACAACTATTAGTGAATATAACCGTACACGTATATCTAGAGATAATGTATTCCTAGTTGGTTGTAACCGTAATGAATATAGACCTAGATACAGATATCTAAAGGGTAATGTAATCATAGCAGGTAAGCAATTACAAAATGCTAATCCTACAAGAGATAATAATGATTTCTTCTTTAAAGCTAATCCTGATAACGTAACAGATATAGATACTAATAATAAGATAGTGAACTTGAAATCAAGATACTTCTCTGATTTCACTACACCATTATTAGATGCTTCTCATTGTGAAATGGTAGTTGGTAAAACTGGCCATAATCGTATAGCATTAAACTTATTCCAAGATTCTCCAATTATTAAATGCGTTGTAACCGAATCTGCTAGTAACTGTAATGCAATACCATATGACTTATATGGCATTGGCCAATATAACTTGTTTAATGCTATCAATAATACATATGGTCGTATATACATGTATCGTAGACAGACATTGACTGATAATATGCTATGGGGGTATATCTTACTTATAGATGACTATGTGAATGCTGTAAAATATACAAACTTAATAGACTCGCATGTTAGCACCAATACAGATGGTCGTATAGAAGTTGCTAAAATGGTACTCACCGAAGGTAATACATTTAACGTTAAAGTTAAAGATGTACCATATGCTACAAAACTTATACAAGCATATAGTACTGGTAAGTTTCTTTACGGCAAGCAGTTCAAATCAATAACTAAATCTGAGGTTTTAGCACGTATAGACACTATTAAGTATACAGGTTCATTTATTAGCTATTCTAATCCACAAGCTGGCAGTATAGGCGAATATCTTAATAGTCTTCAGGGTACCAAATACTATGACTATAATGCTATAGGATATATCAGTGCAGGGCAATTAGCATCTGTACCTACAAGTATAAACTCTGACGTATCTATCAGATTTAATGCACCAGCATTTAAGTATATACTTAGACGATCTGATATGCCTGCTGGAAAATCCTATATGGAATATTTCAAAGAAACTATAGCTAAGTTACGTGATATTAATATAGACAATAGAAGTATGGCTGTTTATGTTGTAGACAGTGAATATGTACGTACTGTATTAAATGTAAGTCCACAAGAATTAGTGAATATAACTAAATCTGTTTGGACTAACTATATGGCTACAGGTTCTAAGGACGTTGGATTATTCTTATTAGATTATACAGATCTAGATGATAGCAATATCTCTATGACAGGTACTCGTGGAAATGTAGAGAGTATGTATAGAGAGTGCCTAAGTGTACGCACACTTGTGGATGATGGTAGATATACACAAGATTCATACTTTGTTGAAGTTGCTGGCGGATTAGGATTATGGGGAACTGCTCCAGCTGGTACTATGAATGACTTATTTAGAAATGAAGATAATATCACATTCGTTTGTGGTCGTGAACTAGATGCTGCATCGACTGATGGTTTATATAATATACCTGACTCTAAAATAAATAAAACTATAACTGACCCTATCACTACAGATTGTATATTTAAAGTTACAGGTGATCCTGTAGGGTTCTATAAGATTCCACCAACTAATAGTTCTAGACCTGGTGCAGACTATAGATATAGAATGTGCTATGTAGAGTACACTGGTGCTAATAATGAAAAGTTCTTTATCCCATTAATAGATAAGGCTACGTATGATTATATCTCTGGGTGGTTACTATCTAATATAGTTAACCAATCAGTATATATAGAAATACGTAAATTTATTCCTGATAATCCAGCTATTGGATATCCTATCTATGGTGCATTAGTAATAAATACTATTACCGATATTCAAAGAATCACATACAATAACGTATTCTCTTCTGATGGTAGTTATGTTAAAGGATTCAACCCTAATGGGACCACATCTATAAATTATATCATTGGTAGCAATACAGTACCTGGTACAAATAATAGTATTACAAGTAATGCAGTATTACCAGATGTATTATTCAAACAATCCGGAGATACTGATGCTAGTTATGTAGCAGAACCTAAAAATGGTCCTGGTAAATTTATGTACCATACTGGTGATTATGTATATAATGCTAATATCTCAAACTGTTTATTAGCTGAAGAAACTCTTGCGTTAAATAGTTCTAGCAATTATGTAGCATTAGGTAATAATGCTAATGAGTATAACCGTATACGTGTAGCTAGAAACTATGGTGTAAACCAAATCAATACGTTTGAACCAGTAATGGATAACCTATCTATGCGTTATACTGATGATAAGGGCTATAAGAATATTCAAGAGATTGGTGTTGGCACATTCTTACATACATACTTCCATTATAATAATCCATTATTATTTAACGGTAATAGTGATGAATGCTTGTCAGGTATTGGTAGAAATACATACATAGCAGTGCCTGAAATGTTTAAGCCTAACTTAAACTATACTAATGAGCCTGGCTCTGATGATTGGAAATCTAAGTTTAGTACTAAGCTTTATAAGAAGGGCGTAGTCTATGATTTCTTTATGCATAGTTCTGATATTATGTATGCTAGATTCTACAGAGATGGTATCCGTAATGGGTTAACTAAATTCTTAAATCCTAACGATGCAGCACATTCTCTACGTGAGGGTCAATATACATATCCAGATTGTAATCAAGTTACACTTATACCACACTTTAAGGGTATTCTCCACTTCTATAATCAATTCTTAGATGATAGTGTTACTGTTCCGACTAGTATTAGTATTGGACAATCTCCTATGAATCTATTTGTAAATAGAAAGTCTGATACTAATCATAAACAATATGTAATCTATCTAGATAATATTGATGACTTGAATAACAATGTCAACTATATTACTAGTTTTATTACAAGATACTATAGTAAACTAGCTGAAAATGAATCCGTAGCGTTCATAGTCAATAACTATGCTGAAGCTAATAATGATTCTAGAGTACAATATAACCGTAATGGCACTAATGTATCTATTAAACGTGCATCTTTAAGAAATATTAATACATATATAGCACGCATCAATAAAGTCCTAGCACAAGAGCTCCAAAAGAAACCTGGCTATAACTTAAAGATTGCTGTATACTTTACTAATAGCAGATATCAAGTTATGGGTCCTTGGTCTAATGAATACTTATACTCTTCTGCCAATATAGTTCAAGCTCAAAACCCTACAGGTATAGAAGTAGAACGTGTAGCTAATATAGTAAAAGCAGCTACTGGCAATACTGGTACACGTAATATCTTTAAAGGGTTTAATGTTACATTAGACTTCTTACGTAAAGCTGAATTTATGCAAGCTAAGAATCCTAAAGCCTATGTCGGTTTCGTTGACCCTGTTATCTTCGAAACTGTATAAAAAATAAAACAGGTATAACAATGGAGTAATACGGTGGCATACTATGTACACCACCGTATTCTCTGTTATCACCTATAAATGATTTTCAGTTATAGGTGGATTGATTCCTTGAGATTTAAGGAATCTGTAGGCCCAGATAGCCTCATGATGGCTGACATTGTTTATGTCAGCATATCTATCAGCCACTAGGTCCATAGCAGTACGGATCTGCCAATCTAAATTGGTGGATCTTTCTGCTATCTGATTAGCATAGTTTCCTATGCAACCAGGCTGTGCCATAGGAGTCACCTCCTTTCGGCATGTAGACATAAGTCTACAAGTGTATGGTCATATTTAGATACGGCTAGTGCTAGTAGCTGTATCTACCATACACAATTATAGTATGCAATTGTAAAACAGTTTACTTATAAAAAAAATAATACATGGGTAGATGAGTGAACACCTACCCATGTATATTAATTATTCAAAATCTAAGGTTCTAGATTTTGAATAAATTTTAAACAGTCATCGTACTCGCTACGAGAATAGTTTTCAGAATTACCATTCTCGTAGTTGTGTACAATGTCTAGAGCTAATCTTATTTTTAAATAAAGATTAGCTTCATGACCAGCTGTGAGATTATAATATCTCATTTGAGCACCAGTCATAGGAGTCACCTCCTTTCGGCATGTAGACTATGTCTACAAGTGTATGGATATATTTAGATACAGCTATTCACAGTAGCTGTATCTACCATACATGATTATAGTATGCAACTGTAAAACAGTTTACTTTATAAAAAATAATACCCAGTATAGTCAATGACTATACTGGGATTTCTTTTGTCTTAGAATGGGGTATAATATATATTGAATACTCTAGAGATCAAATGACCTTTGGTTCTAAGGTATAATGCAATTATAGATGCATGTATTGTTATAGCTGCATATAAACTCTTTATATTATAAATACCCATCTTAGTTAGTTTATATCTTTTGTTTAAGTAAGCAAAAGATTCACCTAGAAGTAAATCGTCTCCTAGCTTATCATAGACAAGGTATAGCCTATAATAGTCTTTAATAGACTCATATAGCTTTACTATTGTGCCTGTTTGGAATGATGGTACATGACCCATGTCTTTACATAATTCACATAGTTTATGTCTTAGGTCTTGTCCACTAGTTATTTCACCATTCTCATATGCTTTAGCTAATTCATATAAGATTTTAATGGATTTAGGCACATCAAATATATTAGAGAACTTACTATAATCAGGATAGATGTACAATCTATATGGGGATTTACGTCTGCCACGAACAGGTCTTAATAACGATTTAGGAACACCATATTCTTCTCTTATATTCGTTAACCAATCAGCATACTCTTTCTTTATATTTGGTCTTAGTAATAATAGAAATGGATTACCAGATGACCGTCTTAAAGAGATAGCTTTTCTTGTAAATAGCATAGTGGTCAATTCTTGTATACCACAAGTTTTCATATCTTGTTCTCTTTCTAAGAACGTTGGTTTATCAGATACTGTATTAACCATATTCATATATCTAGTCCAATAACTATATAGCTTAATTTTCTGATTAGTTGTCATACCAGATAGATGAATAGCATATGCTTCTTTTGGAGCCCTCGTATCTAAGTATTTTATTTTCAATTCCCGATATCTAATGACATCACTTTTAGTTAACTTGTTTGATTCTTGCATTTTTAATCTCCTATTCTAACACAATTTAATATAAACAATAACCATATATATCCGTATAACGAGTTTTTATAAACTTTATGTACGGATGTACTTATAGTTATAATATACAATTAAAAAATACCCTGGATGAGCTATTTGCCCATCCAGGTATACTTTTTAATTTCTATTATCATGTATAGGATAGTTCTCAGATTCTGGATCTTTATTATAGACCACTCTGTAGTCTGAATCTTGTTCCATAGCTAGTAATTGAGAATTCATATATGCTTTATCAGTATAAACAACTATCTCTGAATACTCAAAGTCTACAGGTTTGATTGTATTAATAACCATATCAGTCCAGTTGACATCTATATCGACTATCTTATTATTATTGACAATCTTAAAGTCAATAAATACAGATGGACTAATAAACTTAGACTTACAGTACTTTATTAATTTATTTATATATGGGTCACCATCAAAGATATCATTAATACTAATCTCTAACACTTTATCTTTCTTATCTTCGTAATCCAACGTGAAGAATTGTTCCCAACCACGTTCATTCAATGTTGGTACATTAGCAAAGTTAGCCACATACGACTTAATATTACCAGCGTTATCAGTAAACTCAATAAGATTAGTATGCTTAGCAGTAAAGTAGCAATATACTTTAGGTGCTGGCATTCTAATCTCTGTAGTAAACTCAATAAAGTAATTAGAACTTACTTGCCCTTGACGTTCACCATCATCTATATTGATATCTGGTGTAGCTATATGAGTATACATAGCTTTAGCTCTAATAAAGAACTCATTTCTACCATTAATAGCTCTAAGCTTATAGATGAATGGGACTTCAGACTTACTATTTAAGTATACTAGGAATTTGAATGGGTCTTTGATTTCTTTCTTCTCTAGATCTACATCAAATCCTACATCTTGAGCTAATGCTAATAGCATTTCTTGTGGCACATGGATATCCATATCAAGATACTTACCAGATGTGGCACCGATTTTAAGAGCCATCTTAAGATATTTCATAATATCTATTTGCTTAGCTTTAGTATTGACTTTGATACGCACTTGGAAGTTCATAAGCATTTGCTCAAATGCTATAGCAATATACTTATCACGTTCTCTATCTTTAAAGAATGTATCTCTATAGTTAAACGTTCTAGCATAGTATGTCAAGTCATAGTTATTGGCATCTATACCATCACGGTTAAAGTCTGTATCTAACTGAGGGATAATAGCAATAGCAGGTTTACCACGTTTAATCATATCATTGATATTAAGTTTAGCCCAATCATCAAAGAGATGTTTCCCTTCAATGTAGACTGTCTTAAAGAATGATGCACTAAACTGTGATAAGATATAGTTCTTAAAGAACTCTACACATACTGAGTATGCATGTACATGGGATGGAACACAGAGATTGCGATATATCTTCTTCTCCATACGTTCTACTATATCAATTGGTTTAAACTTATCAGGGTCTGCATATATCTTAGCCAATACATCTCTATTAACCACTTCAAAGTCTTTACCAGGCTCTACTTTTAACTGTACATCATCAGTAGTCAATGGTGTATCTTTATCAGACCTAGGTAACTGTTCTCTATCTTTCTTTATTTCAGATATAGTATGAATACCAGGGTCATCATCACGTTTTATATCAAGCTCAATCAGAGGTATATTACCATCATTATCTGGGCCTACTGGAGTGACTATACGGTACTCATAAAAAGGTTTCTTAGCCATAATACCTCCTTAAATGACAAAAAATTATATAAATGTTTGGGGTAGCCCTTAAGACTACCCCAATACATATTAATTATTAGAAGCCACCGTATGTAGTACCGCCCATAATAATATACCTCCTATTTATCAATGATCACGCAATGAAAGTTTCCAATGCGTTGATCAAATTTGTCATTCAAATCAGAATAATCAGATACAAGATAGTATGTATTATAACCTTGCATCGGATCATTCTGTTCAATTAAAGCTACACGACATGGAATATCAATATCGTGCAGTTCAGATTTTACTACTACTGCTTCACCTAACCGTAATACATCAGATCTAGCAGCAAAGTAGTTATTTCCAGTATACATTACTTTCCTCCCATTAGAGCTTTAATATCATCTATCTCATCTTTAGTATAAGTATCGAAACCTAGATTACAGAAACTATTCAAGTTTACAATAGTATCCTTGAAGTAGTTCATGAATGAATTGAATCTGCCATTGTTCTTAGAAATCATCATAGTATTTCTAGGATTCAAAGACTCTTCACATCTAGCTACGAATTCCTTATTGATGAGATAAGTGATATTCAAACAGTCACCATCAAAGTCTGCATTCATACCAGGTAATACCTGTAATGGAACTCTCATAGTGAATGAATCTACCAATACATCAATACAATACATCTGTAACACGGAACCATAGTTGATAGTTGGGTTACGATTGATGATGAATGGGATACCTCTAGGGTAAGACTTAATGATACCCTTAATGATATCTAGTATAACTGGGTCTACATAAGTTTGGGCTTTCCACCACTTCTTATGTGCATCACTATAAGTGATATTATAAGATCTAGCTAGGATATTAATGATAGTTTGCTCCAATAGAACTAGTAATGAGTTATATGGAAGCTTAATCTCATCAATACGTAATGTAGCATCTGGAATGATTACATTACGACCTGTAAAGTTATATCGACCTGCTAGTGCAGATTGGATTGCACCTTTCTTATGTGCTAATTCTTCGATGACAGAATCATACAAAGAATCATTAGACCCAGCATATAGATATTGAATATTCAAGAGAGCCTCATCTTTAAATTGATCTCTTGCTTGAATTACTGTACGGTTACCATTTACTAATGCAGCATACTTGGCAATATTATTGTAAATAGCATTAGCTCCTTTAAAGGAGAACTTATCCCCTTGGAGATTAACCATACGTAAGAATAGAGAATACACTGGAATAGAATGTGTAAGTAATCTGTCCCTATATTTTAGTAACAACTCGTAGTTAGCTATCTTGTCTTTCTTGGACTTGTTCTTACGAGCAAAGTATTCCATAATCTCATCTATCCGTTTACAGAATTCTATCATACCAATACCATGATACTCACCAGATTCTTTTCTGACTTTCTCATTGACTTTAGATACTTCGAATCCATTTTCATCTAGCTCTACATCTAGAGTCAAGATGTCTTTAAGAACTGCTGGAGTGATTAGTTTCTCTAGGTTCTTAAATAAGTTAGGGTGGATGATTACATGCTCTTGTAATACAACCCACCCTGTAATATTAAGATCGTCATCTACATATTTGACCTTAGTATTACAGTAAGGACAGATTTCGTTGTTATAAAGTCTACCAGTATAATGACCACATTCACAACGATATCTATCCTTATATGCATCTTTATCATCAGATATAGATGCTCCATATTTGGATGAGAATATGGAAGAATCTGACTTTAAATCTTTCTTTACAGTTTGTGGTTCAGAAATGATAAAGTCTCTACCTTTAGATATACCCTCGATACGAAGCTTATCTAAATCTAGAATCTCCATAGTTGTCTTCCATGATTCATTTGGTGAATGATGAAGACGGATATTCATGCTTAATTTTCTTTCTTCCATACTTAACTCCTCCTAATTGAAACGTGCAAGATAAACCTCTGCACAGATCTTTTTAATTGCCTCTTTGATATCATCCATAGGGATAACTCTATCAGATAAATCCTTATAGATTTCCTCAAGCATAATACCTACATCACCTTTAGTGATGTCATACTTAGAGCATACATCATCAAGACACGACCCAAATATGATTAAGTCCATAAACACATCATTGTGCGTTGGCATATAATGCTGTGGTATAGATTCTTGCTCTGTTGGTATAATTGATAGAACGATATCACTAGGTTCTTGTTCTTGTACTTCTGTGTTAGAAGTTGTATCATCTTTTACCACAAATGCAGGTCCTTCTTGAAATGTTCGTGGACCACTATTATGTACCCCATTATCAAGAATCATATTAACGAGTTCATTAGCAGAAACATCGTATTTACTAGATATATCTGCTAATGTCATACCATTAGCATGATCTTCTAAAATTTTGCTTTTTAAATTTTCTTCCATTTTTATATCTCCTTTTTAATCAAAGCTTTGATTGGAGCAACTTTATCCAGCCAAAGAACAAATTTATCTCTTGATTTTAGATTATACTTCTTTAATTGATATTTATATAAGATAGAATGCCAAGATACTCCGTTATTGATGTCTTCTACTAATTCTTTATATTGTGAGATCAGGCCTCTGTATCTTCTATAATAATCTATTATAGTTGTATAACGTCTTTCAGATAAAATATCATTCTTATCAATATTATATCTGTCTATAAATTCACTATAAGATATACTGTCTTTTCCATCTATAACTAATAGCATCAGTTTCATTGTAAGATTGATAGAATCTTTAATATTAATATCAAATTGATGCTTTTGATTTGGTATATCAATATAGCTAGTTAGTAGCATATAATTAACTGCTCTATTTTTAAAATCATGAGCGTTATTATACTCCTCATTTGATGGCAAACTTAAAAGTTTACCAAATCTATAGGCACGAACTATTGCTACAGTTTGTGAGTTCCTATACCCAAAGTATTTCTTAGTCCCAGTCTTTGATAGTTTATTGACTTCGACTAGTTTATAAAACTCATAAAGCTTCTCAGTGAGCTTTGGGTTATAGTACCTAAAGAATACATTCTTCAGATACGTAGTGTGTCTCATAATTTTAGCACCTTTTATATTGAAGTAGCTTTTTACATCCAATTTTTTGAATTGGTCTAAGGTGATACTAAAATTATCCAGGTAGCTTTTGAAACTATTATATCTGGTCTGTAACTGTGAGCTATTAGGAATGAGAGAATCTAAACTTTCTTTAGATTTTCCATTTTTATACATAAAATCAAACCCATTCATTGATTCTGCTATATAAGCAAAATCAGCGATTTGTTTGTATGTATAGCTATTTGGAATGATAAGTGGTTTTTCCATACTCTTCCATCCCTTCTATAAACGTAAGTGCACCCATATCATAAAACGTGAAGAAAACAAAACTATGTTTCTTCACCATGTCTATAATATTTTCTTTGGTGGTTTTATACTTCCTAGCTACATGCTCAATATCTCTACCCTCAGCAATTTCTTTACCAATCTTTGGCATCATAAGAAACATCACCTTATTATCAATATAGTCACTGGCGAATCTAGTGAGTATATCGTTCTTATTGTCCAATGAATATCCTTCACGGTATTCTTTATCGACAATGTCGATGATAGCCTTTTCCGGATTAGGCTCATCACTATCTATCAACTCCATAAATCTATATGTAGCTGAGATTGAGGCTTTTGCTGCTTTTAGGTTTCTTCTGGCTGAAATCATAGTGCCTCCAACTACGATATTATGCCATCTTCTTTCACCTCCTCGTTTGTAGTATGGTGTATTATCTTTACGACTGCTTTTCTTTCTGTCGTGGGTGATAATAGACCCTTTGATTGTTTTACCACCAACTATGGATTTCTTAATATCACATACTTGTGGTTCATTAGTTGTGGTTCGTTGTACATAGCTTGGAATATCTCTACGTACTTGGTCATACCACAGACCAATCGATTCTGGATTCAAACGTTCATTTTTATATAATTCAGAAATCGTTTGAATAGCTAATTGCTTAGTTAATTTTGATTCGATGAGGAATCTTAGATCCCTCTTGACATCGTTTATGATTTTCATAACGACTGTCCTCCTTGGATTAATAAAAAGTAGAATTCTAAAATACTATTTGGTTTTCTTTCATATATCACCTCCAAAACCTTGCCCAGTATCATAGAAATTCGCAAAAGAAAAAAGATATAGTGTTCAAGGACCCCTAGAAGTTAAAGATCAAGATACATTGTATCTATCACTCTAACTCCTAGAGGTCCTTGAATATAGCTATATTCTTCAATCGATGATAATTATCATCATTACCATTATAGTATACAACTATAAAGTCCGAGTTTTACGATTCTTCAATTTTATCTAATTTATAGAATGCGTATAGCTCGGATACAGAGTTAACTCCGACAATGATAGCTTGTAGAATGATAGCTGTATTTATATCCAACGAGCTACCAATTAAAAAGCCTATACCTGATCCGATAAGGGAACCGAATAGATTACAAGACTTATTCAAACTATTAAAGGAAGTTAAGTCATCCCCTCGGATAGCATTATTAATACTATCCAACAGCATAACTCCCCAAATAGTATTTAACGTGCCATTACAGATGGCGATCCCTATAAACCTTATAGTAGGATCGTCCACCGAAAATAACACGATTGCAGCATAGACTACTGCATCGATAAGCCCAACTATAGGGGCATACTTCTTAAATAGTTTCCTGAAAGAATTTTTACTCAGGAAACTATTAATGGTGCCTGCCAACCCAGCATCCAATAGGTTGGCAATACTTAGAGTACTGGCATCTACCAAACTCATAAAGTAGATTTGGATTGTAGGGGATGTGAATCCAAATACTACATTTTGAAGGGTTGCGAATATAATTATAATCGCTTTAACCTTAGTTAGTATAAGCATAAAATACCTCCTTATAAATAAACCTAACCATTGGTCACGATTATAATATATAACTAAAATTTCTATTTTTACAAAAAAAAAGAAAATAGTCTACAAGGGTCAATGACCCTTGTAGAACTTCTTTTCTTTTATTAGATTATTTTACAATAGTGCCATAGTTGTCACGAGTATTGTCTTTATTAACACGTACACGCTCAACTTTATTTACACTACCATCTTTACCAGCTTCACGATCTACACGGAAACGCATATTAGCATAGATGCTGTCCAATTCAGGTTTGAATTCTTTAATAGCACGACCCAATTCTGGATTCATATAACCAGCGGAAATTGCACGGTCTAATGCTACAGCGAATTCATAACGAGTTAGAGTGCGGTCACCAGAGAAGTTATTATCTGGATAACCAACTACAATACCTTTGTAAGCAAGGTCTTGTACCATCATATATGCCCAATGATTTTCAGGTACATCTGGGAATACTACGTCAGTAATGGCTTCATTACGTCCCATAGCATGATCAACTAATGCATCAATCTTAGCATTTTGAGCTGCTACGATTGCACGAAGTTCTTGAATTTCTTTAGCCATAGCAACTTGTTTATTAGCATTCATCTTAGATGCTTTACCAAATTTCATGGATACACCAGCACCAATCATAGCATCTTTACCAATAGTGGAAGATACACTAATCATAGTGTTTTCATTTGGTTGATATGCTACGCCTAATGCACCAGCATTTTGACCTTTGTAATGACCATAACCTGCAGCGAAGCTCCATTTATCATCAGCATTGAAGTCTTGATAATGTAAGTTAGCCATAGCTGCTGCACGAGCACCTACTTTACTGATTTCACGTTGGTTATTAGCAATAGCTGCATCATAACGGTTGCTAATACGTTGAGCTGCGTCATTCAATTGGCTACCGTTAATTGCATCAGTAGAACCTGCTTCTACACGACCAGGGGCTACGTTAGTAATAGTTTTATTACCAGCATCAATACCATCTTTAGTTACAGATGGGCCATTGTTAATAGTTAAGCCATCATTGTTCACTGTAGTACCACCATCGAAGTTAACAGATTTCATACCATTCAAGTTATCGTTCACAGAGTATTTAACTACACCATTGGCATCTGTAATAGCTGTAGTGTTTTTACCATTAGTGAAGTCTAAGCCATCAGCAAGCATAACTTGTTTAGCATCTTTACCATTAGCTTTGTAAGTCAATGGAGTTTTAGTAGCAGCTTTTTCACCGTTGTATTTGAATGTAGTAAGATCTGCTACATTAGCTGGAGCATCCCAACGAGTAACATTAATAACGTCGTCTCCTGCAAAACGGTTAGACGCCTTGGCAATAGCATCCACAGTAGAACGGGATACATAAACACCGTATTGTGCATTTGCATCACCAGTGGATTTGCCATTTGTTACACGAACTGCCGCAATATTGTCGACTTGATTGTCGGCAACTACGGATTCAACTGCTTTATTAGCTTCGATAGCTTTATTCATTTGGTCAACGTTAACTGCATCAGTACCAGCTGTACCAGCTTTAACGTTGTGAATTTGGTTATTGCCAGCATCAATATTAGTTGTAGTGAAGCTTACTGTACCATTAGCATCAGAAGCTGTCATGCCATTAATATTATAGGATGCTGTATCCAAATTATTACGGTCTTCGATAGTTAAACCGTTAGCACCATATTTAGTATCTTTATCACCATCAAATACAATAATACCATCAGTATTGACTACTGTGTGTTTGTCATCTGTATTCTTACCAAATGCTGCAGAGTTCATATCTACCAAATCTTTATTAACGTTTACTTTGAATTCTTTTCTTCCGTAAGCGTTATCGGTAGCTACTACTGTAGTATTGGATCCGTTAGCCATTGTATTGTATTTTTGTGCTTCAAGAGCAACATCGTACAATTGGCTACCGTTAATAGCGTCTGTGGATGTGGAAGATACACGGCCAGCTGCTACATTTTGCAACTGACGTGTATAGCTAGTTACACCACCAGCACCAGCACGGCCATTAGTACCAAAGCTTACAACAGAATCTGGTGTAGAACCTGCATAAGTGGAATTGCTGAAACGGATATCTGTTGTGTTATCCTTAATATTGGATGTACCAACAGCTGATTCTGTAACAGAATTTGTGCCGATTGCGACACCGTTTTGAACATCAGCAATAGTGTTATTGCCTAATGCCAAAGCATCAACAGCAGTAGCTTGACCATGAGTACCTACAACGATAGAACCTTGGCCACTAGTGACAGAATTAGAGCCAAAGATTAATTGCTCTTGATCAGCAGTAGTCATTTTATTATTATAACCAACTACTATAGCTTGTTCACCTTTAATAGTGCCATTATTAGCACCAATAGCTACAGAATTTTCGCCTGTAACATTGTTTGTTCTACCAATAGCAATAGAGGATGGACCAGATACTGTAGCACCATTACCAATAGCCAAAGTGTTATAGCCAATAGTTCTAGCTTGAGAACCAATGGCAATGGTATACTCAGTTAGAGCTTCTGCAGAAGAGCCGAACGCAAATGTATCACGACCTACAGCTTTAGCTTTATCACCGCCGACGAAACTATTTTCGCCGTCGGATAAGTTACCTTGACCGAAAGCCATAGAATTTGCTTGTTTAGTGACATTACCATCACCGAAGGTTAAGCTACTTGTAGCTGCTGTTTCAGCAGTGTTATTGCTACCTAACACTAAGCCGTAATCCCCATTAGACACATTATTGTATCCAGTATTAGATCCTTGTGCAAATACAGAACCGGATGCTAAAGTACCTAAAATTGCTGCTGTTAATAAGATTTCCTTTTTCATTTGAATGTCTCCTTTTAACTATATGCTAAAAAAGTATGGCATAGTACCGTCAATACTATGCCATATACATGGTAGAATTATTTATTTGCAAGAGCCGCTTTGATTTCAGCAAGTTGCTCTTGTAAATCTTTGATTTGTTGTGCCATTTCAATACGGCTAGTTTTCAATGTAGGATCTTGTTTACCTATTTTGAAAGATGCACCAATATTGTACATTGGACTATCTGTTAAAGTTACGCCTGCATGGATAAGAGTGCTTTCATTTGGTTGATAAGCAACTCCAATAGCTCCAGCAGTAGAACCTTTATAACCACCTAAAGATGCAGCGAAGCTCCATTTATCATTAGGGTTATAGTCTACATAATGTAACCCAGATAATGCTGCTGCTCTAGCACCAACTTTGGATACTTGGGCATCTGTGTAACTATTTGCACGATTTAATACATCAGACATACCAGTATCGATTTTGCTGTCTAATTGTTTAAGTTGTGCAACGTTAACTGCATCAGTATCATTAGTACCTGCAGATACAGATGTGATTTGACGTGTTACATTATTATCTACATCACCAACAGATACAGCAGAAGCTGTAGAAGTCCATACTGGACTATTGTTTGTAGATTGTGCCTTAGTTACTACATCATATCCAGCTATACCAGAATTTACTGTAGCTTTAGATTGTGCGCCAAGAGCTACACCACCAGCATAAGATACTTCTGTATTATGACCAATAGCTACAGCATCATTTACTACTGTGCTTGTAGCATTATCACTAGAACCAATAATAACTGTATGTGTTGCATTAGCTACATTATGGTTATTACCAACAATAATTGCATTAGATACATTAGATGCATTATTGTTTACACCAACTACAAAGTTATCTGTGCTTTCATTTCCAGACGTACCAGTAACTGTGTTATTTACACCAATCATAGAAGTGCGTAATGTGTAATCGGCTTTATTACCACCACCAATTACCATAGTAGCACCACCACCATTAGACTTGGAGATACCGTCTCTTAGTTTACCAGCAAACTCTTTAGCAGAGTTACCAGTATTTTTTGGAATACCAGTCAATTCTGCAATAGAATTTGTGACTTCATTACCAGCACCGAATACAATAGTACCATTAGTATTAGCGGTTCTATTTGCTAGACCATTAATAGTATTAGCTACACCAACACCAGTTCTATCAGCAAACCAACCAGAACCAATACCTTGTGCAGTTTTAGATTCAATACTATTCATAGCACCTGTAATAGTAGCACCTAAGTTTTGGGATGGTGTAGAGAATCTGCCACCAGTATAACTACTGGAGATAACGTTATAAGCACCAGTAGATGTAGTTAAAGCACCATTACTAAAGCTATTTGCACCAATATTAGTTGCATACACATTTAATGCTTGACTTCTAGTACCTGTTTCATCTTTATCAGTATTAATAGTAACATCACCAATTTCACCATGGTAGTTATGAGAACCAACCATAGTAGAACCAGTACGAGCATAAGTATTATTACCAATAGCTACTGCCCCAATAACTTTAGATGGGTCAGCTGGGACACGTGCAGATGAAAATTCGCTCCCACTATATGTAGTTTGACCAAAACCAAATGCTGCTTCAACACCACCAGCCATAAGTTCAGTATGAGCTTTATGACCAATAGCTATAGAGCCGTTTTGGCCGGTATAATTTTCGGCTTTAGAAGATGCACCAATGGATACATCATGTGTACCATTAGCACTACTTCCTGTACCATAAGCGATACCACTACCACTACCAGTAGCGTTATCAATTGCCATTACATTTAGGCTCAAAGAGCCAATAACCATTGCTGTCAAAATAACTTTTTTCATAATAAACCTCTTTCTTTACAAAATAGAATTCTAAAATAAAATATTTTGAGCGTATTATAGGATTTTATATCCCTCCTTGGATTTTAATTAGCTAAACTGTAAATTTGCATAATATACTAAGGAATGTGCTTAGCTAATACACATTCCTAGTTATATTATACAACCAAAATTTTTATTAACTAATCATTTTTCAAAGACTTCAGCTATTTCAGACCATCTAATAACTAACGCACCGCTAGTATTATCTATAGCCACATTCTGTAACTTAAATTCTTTGTTTTCTGGATCTTTAGGAATACGTATAGCATCATTAAAGATATCTAGCATATCTTTATCTACATCTTTTAAATGCTTACGTATTTGACTAATCTTTACTGGTAATTCATTATCAGTAAGCTCACCTGCGTCTAAAGTATTTAGTTCTTCAACAGCATATTCCCTGCTAGGATAAACATATGGTTCATACCCAACAACACTACAGAGTTTCTCAGTTACACCTATTTTAATACGATTATAACGTAACTCTTTAGTTATAATCAAATATTTCGTATTCATAAGTACCCTCCTACTGGTCTTTATTCATATCCATTGTAAGACAAGGAATAATACGCCAATGTACTACACGATGTCCTTCGGCTATAGATCTACCGTTGCCGAGTCTGTCTAACTTACAACTTAATTTAAAACCTAAGAATCTTTCATGATCATCATTACAAGGTATATCTACTGTAGACAAGAGCTCAGGTTTAGCATTAGACTCAATAAAGTCTACTGCTTCTTTCATAGTTAATCCATCGGCAACTACATTGTCAACACTGCCAGGGATTAATTCAAATTCTTTTGTTTCTGGGTTGTACTCATATACTTCTTTAGCGATAGCATATTCCATAATAAAACCTCCTTATAAAATAATATATACTTTGATAGACTACGTATCTATCTACAGTTATAGTATATAACTCAAATTATTAATACTAAAAAAATAAATGCAGTATACTGGGAAAGCCCCAGTATACTACACATCATTCTTAATACAATGTAATAGTTGCATTAAGAATGTATATATTTATTCTTTATCTTCAGAATCGGTTTGTTCTTCTTCTGTATCTTCTTCTAGTTCAAAGAGATACCATTGATAGATCTTATCTTTACCACGGAATACAAAGTTCCCAGGTAAGTCATCACCATCATTCAAGATATCTTCTAATTCATCCATTTCTTTAGTACGGATTTCATCTTCTTCAGTTTCAGGTTCATCTTTGAGTTCTGTTTGCTCATATAAAGCATTATACTCTTCTTGAATGACTTTCTTACCTGTATCGAAATTATAGATCTTATTATCGATCTCTGCTTCATAATCATCGGTTGTGATTACTTGTTCTTCGTAATTATATTCGAATGTGTTTTTTACAACTATATATTTATCAGACATAAGTTTATCCTCCTTATTTAACGTATTCTCTTTCTATTTCTTCTATGGTCTTAACCACTTTAGTTTTAATCGTATAGTTATATATGATTACACATTGGCCCTCTATAACTTTCATTATAATTATATAAGCGTTAGGGTTATTCTTTTTAATTGAATCTAAAGCATATTCTACTTTACTCTTTAATGCTTCATCATCTATACTATTTACGATATTATCAATTTCTTTGTCAGATAGAGATGAACGTTTTGCTGCATAATCTGCAATTTTCTTACCATAATATATTTTATTATAGGCTTCTACAAAATCTGCACCAGTATTTTCATTAGGTTTTACAAACCATACCATTTGTTGTAAAATATAATAACTCATAGTGTTATCCTCCTAGAAAGCTATAAATATATGAACCACACGATCTGTGCCGATATATGTCGTACTATGTGGTTTATCTAAAGACTCAATACGGTCTAAAAGTTCATCAATCTTACCATTAAGATCAGAATCAGAATTAGGGTATTCTTCATCCCCATAAAAGTGTGTCAATTTATCTTTTTCATATTGAATGGTATAATCAATATCATCAAGATCATCTATCACGTAGTTTTGTCTAAATGGGTTCTGATCCAATAAACCATCTTCATGATTAAATAAGTATGTGTCAGTTATGACTCTATATCTTTGCATATAAATGCCTCCTTAGTGGAAATCTGTAGTACAATATGGAGCTTTCCATATCTCCCATATGTATATTTTATTTCCATGAACTATAACTACTACACGTTCAGCCTTTCTCGTATGTTTCTGATATATGTCTCTCTTACGATCATTAAGAACAAGATCAGTCCCTAAATCATAATCAACTTCTTCAGTCTTAAGATCTTCTATAGATCTTTTGACAGCTTCATCTAGTATACGATTAGCCTCTTCTAATGATTTATAACGAGAAATATTTTCATGTAAATATTCTCGGTCACTTCCAGGTACATCAGGGTCATATACAATTAAACTTATAGTCACATTATATAGGCGTGCCATGATATTATACCTCACTCAGTAATTTTATCAATTGCTGTTGCCTTGATAAGGAAATCATATATGATCACACACTTATCATTATCCAATATTAATATTGTCGTAATAGCAGAATTAGGATACATTTCTTTGATTTGATTTAATGCATCTGCTACATTATCTTTTAAATCTTGATTCTTGATGCTATTTACAATAGCACCTATTTCTTCATTGGTTTTAGCTGCCATATTTAAGCAATACTTAGCTACGTCTTCACCAATAAACACATGATCATAAACTTTTAAATAATCTGGATCAGTTTCTTCATCAGGTTTTACAACCCACATCATTTGTTGCATAATATAATACATAGTATCTAACCTCCTTTGGTGGGAAAATAAATAATATAAGAGTGATATAATTATCACTATCATCATTATAGTATATAACCATAAATATCATTGGACAAAAGATATCCCAGTATAGTCAATGACTATACTGGGTATATTCTTATTCAAAAATAACAGAGATATTTGCTTTTGGTGTAGTGTATGTAGCGTTTAAGAAAGTCTTAATAGCTTCAATAGACTCAGTTGTTTCTGGTATTGAAGTTTTGTCTCTAAGAAGTCTAACTACAATAGCTGTAGGCAATTTATATGTATTATCAGATCTAATGCTATTGATAAAGTACTTACAATAAGTATCAGATGTTATTGATACTTTGAGTGTATCTAAAGACACTATATTTTGATCAGGTGGTTGCCTGAATACTAATTTCCCAATACCATTCGTACCAATAACGTTTAATGAAAATTTATTATTAAACTGGTCATCTAGATTATTAAGTATTGGCACCTCTAGCTCTTTAAAAGTAGCTTGCGAAGCTATACCATTAATATTAGAATTATAGCCACGTCTTAATGATAAATTGAAGAATCTTTCATTAGATATTGCCATGTATATTTCATACATACTAAAGAACGGGATGCCTCTTACGTAAGTTAATATACCATACATATTTACACTTAAATATGATTTAAGCAACTCTAGTAGTTTTACTTTCTTTACTAAGAATCCCCAGACATCGAATGAAATATCACGTCCAGTAAATGATGTAAACATAGAGCCAAACTGTAGTGTCTCCTTAACTGCTTTTGTTGCAACAAAGCTACTATCAACAAAGTTATCTATATTTATAGTATCCAAATTAATATTATAAAATAACGAGTTGAAATTTGTACAGCTAGATAGATCTATATTTTTTGGATACTTACCATTAAATTCGTTAAATGCTGACGAGAAATCTTTAATACTGGATGTTTTTAATGTAATACCACTCAAATCAGCAGATGCTTCCATAGCAAATTGAGCCATAGTTGAAGGGGCTAAGGTAATATTACTTAAATAGTTTTTTGCAGCATATGTAAATAACCCATTAAATTTACGTTCAGTTATACCAGAATTATCTATAATTTGTACATTAGGAATTTTACCAGAATTGGTATTTACTGTAGGTGATATTGTGAATGGTTCATCTTTAATATTACTTATATCAATATATATATTGTTTATAGATTGGTCTAGTGTTGGTATTATACCGATTATAGATTTTGTTGTATAGTCTTTAGGCACTACGTATTTTATATAAGCTTTAGATTGGTCGTATGTAACCCATGGTTTGAATATTTTAATCTTTTTATTTTTAATGGTGGATTCATTTGGATAAGAAATGAATAAACGTTCGTTTACGTTAATATTCTTAGCAGTAGATGGGTTTATATACATACCCAATGACACATACCATCGATAATCTATCCCTTTAGTTGATGTAAAAATTAGTGCACCATTTACATCTAAAGATTTAGAGTAGTCTAATTTAACTCTAGGAGTGTATCCACCATCTTGTACACCATACCTGAATGCGTAGTTTATTGTATTGGCGTTCTTAAATATAAATGTACGTTCTTTATCAGCATAGTAAGACCTTACTGGTACTACACTTTGATATATATCAGAAGATCTACCATTATACTCGGTAAGATTAGATATTAGATCTTCTGCAATGTTCATTTTTAAATTAAAATATGCACCAAGATTTTGATGAAACATTGGTGTTGCACCTAATGGCCCAATATCGTACCCGAAAATATTTAGTGTGTATTTTGGATCAGATGGCATATTTTGTATTAGATGTGATCTACTAGATAGGTATAAATTGATATCTGTACCATTAGCCATATCATCAGTAGATTTAAAAGTATTGATATAACCAGCTTTTGAGAATTTATTTGTATTAAATACATCTTGGGATGACATATCTATATCACCAGAAAAATTCGGTGATATAAACATCGATCTACCATAATAGTCACGAACTAACGGATCTAACGTAATCATTTGGTTATACTGATCTGGTGTAAACTTAGTTCGATTTTCTTTTGTATAACTATCAATATCATCTATACTTTCGAAATCCCCTTCGACTTCTAAGATACAAATACCATCAGCTTCACGGTCATGGAAATACTTATTTAGTTTAAATCCCATATCTTCAGTATATAACTTACCATGAGTACCGACTTCAATAACTATATTCTCATCAGGTTTTACATCCCAGGTACCAGTCTTTTCTTGCCCTTCACGTGGAGCTATAGTTAGATTGCCACTTAATGGATTAAATAACTTAGTAAATTCTTCTGCTCTGTAGATGTCTATATCTTCTACATCATAGCAGTATGCATCGTCAAAGTATTTATCCCACCCTAATACAAGAGAACCACCATATTTAACCGATAATGGTCTAACCACACCGTCTAAACATTGGATATCAAATATAACCTCTCTAGCACCTAGACGTGTTTCTGATAATTTAGGGGATGTATGATGTCCTGTGGCAAAATCATATGCACCATCAACTAAGTCCATATTAGATAGCATAGAAGAATTGATCATATTATCTATTGTACCAGCTTCTTTAAGCTCCATCATATAGTCATAATTAAACATGGTATCATTTAAGAACTGTTTACGCATATAGTAAGTTACATTATCGTATCTTGTCTTAAACTCAGTAGACTTAGAATTGAATTCATTATATGCAGAATCATATACCGACTTCATTAATGAATTATTATCTAATGATGGAGGTGTAGAGCCATCATTATATATAGATATACCAGCAGAATATAATTTGTCAAATGGTATATAGCTATTATAAATATATGCTTTGTTTACAAACCAGTCCACCATAAGAGAGTTATCTTCATCATGATATATATCTTTATCTACAAGATTAACCTTATACTTAGCCATAGTGTCATTAATAAACTTGGATATATCTTTAATTTTTACCATTGGAGACTTAGGATATACATTATATAGAGCTTTAAACCCTTTATTGTATACTACAAAGTTTGCATCATCTTTAGTTGCAGTAAGTCTTACATATTTACCTTCATTTGTAAATGGGCCACTCTCTTCTCCCATACTGGGCGGTATTGCTAACCCTACAGTTATATCATATTTCAGATTATCATAGTTTATATTATCGGCTATATCAGGGTTTATCATAGTAGGTGCTATCATAACTTTCTTTCTAGTTACGACAGGTGTAGTATCAATTTGGGTGTCATTGGAATATGGTTCAGCATCTGCTTGATATACAGAAAACCCTTTGGATTTATTGTCGGTAGTTTGGTCAAACCAGCTACTAGTATTGGGGGTCCAGTTATTATATGTACCTACACTGGTATATACAGAACGTGTTTCATCTTGAGATATAAATGATTCCCCACCCTCGCCCTCTTCAGGCTCAACTTCGATTTCTACATACATAGAAGATGCTTGGCCAGCAATCTCTCTACCCATATATGGTATAGTTGGATACATCGGGTCATTATTCTTACTAACCATCATAATGCTTTTATTATTAGTAATACCATCTTTTTCAATAGTATCTAATATAGGTGCATTGGTTGATATGATACCATTACCACCACCGCATATAGTATAGTGTACTTTCTTAGCCCAGAATGGTACTTTGAATCTATGGCTACCAGCTTTAAAGATATATACTTTCTTAACTTTAGTTTTCTTCTTTTCAGCTTCAGTTAAAGCAGCATATACTTTACCTTGGATTTTAAATCTCTTCATTGTAGCTAGTCTAGATTTAGTATCACCAATAGCAGCATAAGCTTTAGTGCCATCTGGTAACTTAAACCCTTTACAGATATCCCCAGCTTCTTCTTTTGTGGTATATAGAGAGATCTCTTCTCTTCTACCACCAGCACTTATTACATATTTTATATCAGTTAATTTAGCCATAATAGTCTCCTATTATAAGTGATCAAGATTATCTTCAGACTCTTGTGGTCTTTGATATTCGATCCATTCTTCGGTACCATCTGGATGAATAAGATGATTATCATTGTCATATACTGCGACTTTAGAGTAGTATTTGTGTGCTAAATTATCAGTAGTGATAAACGAGTTAGGTGATAATCCACCAACTGTATCAGCGTTACCACCATTAGCTCTAGCTGTAATAGTATTTTCACCACCAATAGTTAATGTTTGACCATTAATCGCTGTTGCTGGGTATGCTTGTGTACTTCGTAAATCAATATTAGAATTGGTATCATAAGTTATACCATTAATAGTAACAGACTGTCCTAATATCTTACTTACATCGGCTAACGTAGGGAATGTTGTACCAACAACGGCAGACTCAGGTTTCGGTGATGGTAATGTTACGGCATTCATATAAGATGGGATATTGCTATTATATTTAAAATATGCTATACAATCCCCACGTACAGCCAAATTAGTTGATAAATTTGTCAAATCTATAACCATTTCATTATAACTTTTTAGAACTATTGGTGCTGGTACACCAGAACCATTATAATAGCCAAAAACATCAAGCCCAACTGTACCTATATATAATTCTACCATATTAGTTAGATCATATATTACAAAATTATCAGTACCACCTCTAACATTTTCTAATTTTAGGTACGATGGTTTTTTATTAAATAACGTATTTACTTTATAGACACAGTTATCTAAACTAAAATTATCTGTGATGAATGGTATAATATCAATATTAGTTAAGCCACGTTTCATTGCCATATTATAATTATTATAATCTACAGACATGTCTCTAGGTAATAACGTAAAGTCACTAGCCTCTATAGGATGACTACTTTTAATAGTTACAGAGACTAATTCATCATTTAGACCTACACCACGAAAAACAAAATCACCTGATGTTGTCATAAATATAGTTTGCTGTGCATCATAATACCCAAAATACCTATCTTTATCAAATTTTTTAATATTAATTTTGGCGCCTGTTAGATGGGCATTAGTTGTACCATAAAGAGTAAACTTTGTATTATTATCTTCGACTTCAATAATCACATCGTCACTAGCAATAAACTTACTAGCTAGTTTCACTTGTACGAATTTATTATCATATGACGATGATACATATCTAGGACATTTGAATAGTTTAGTTATAGCATATTGTACAGTATTAAGACTTTCACCTAAAGCAGTTAAATCACTCTTTAGTGCATATTGGTCTGCTGTCTTACCTGCTAATTGTGTTGCATTTGTTGCATTAGCTATAGGTGTAACATTTACTATATCTTTTACTGATTTGTCTAAACCAGTTATAGATTGTACTGAATGAGTATGATCTAATGGTGCAACTGCCTTACCATTAGCATATATAGTACCCGAGGCATTAATATTACCAGTTACACTGGTATCATGTAGTTTTGCCATTATATTACCTCCAATGAAAGAATTTGTTCAAATTATAAGAGTGTTAAAAATCCATGGGTTGGTCACCCATGGATTATAACGTCTCTTTATTACAAAAATCTTGCCTTAAGTAGTCTAAAGATAACAGAAATTATCTTAGGAACTATTCTTAAAAACTTAGGATTGACAATGATAGTTTTAGCCGTGCTAAGGATCTTACCTTTAACTACTGCACGTCTAAGTTCTCTATCTAATTTGGTCATATAAGTCCCTCCGAAATAAAAATATACTATTCTTTGAATGGAAGGGATTCACATAATCCACACTTGTGGTACTCAAGCTCATTATATACATTAAAGTTTCTTTGTATACGAGACATATCGAATGTGTAGTCTGAGAATAGTTCTCTATATAGGTCTAATTCTAAGCGTCTAATCTTGCACTGTTGTCCTAGCTTATACTGCATATTGTTGTAGTATAGGTGACTAATAGCTGGACATTCAAAACAATGTAAACACTCACAACCATCCTGTATGCTACACATGGGAAGATTATTATACTCACTACAAAACTTCTCTAATTTATATTTATCTAAACCTGAGTAAATGTCCCCTATAGATAATGTTTGGTCATCATAATAGGAATCATCAGAGAAGTATCCACAAGGGTATATATTACCATGTATATCTATATGCAAGAAATGACCAAGATGTCTACAGCTAACACATCTTAACTTTGTAGCATCAGATAAGTCTGTATGTACATAAGCCATAGAATCTAGATTAGCTACAATAGATTCAGGAAGGTCTTTACTATCATTATATATATGATATAGCTGTGGTCTTAGTCTCTCTATGAACTTTGGATCTTTGTATTCATCACAATCACTAAGTAAATAGTATTCCCATTTAGTACAGCCATTATCTATAGCGAATCTATATGCTTGATATAGTTCGTCTACAGTATCAGGTGTTAATGCAGTTCTAACTAAGACTTTATCTCTATAGTCAGACTTACCTAGCTTACGAATGATATCTTTAAAATACTCATCATCATAAGAATTATTTTTTACTTTACGTGATTTAGATGCACTATAAACCCCATCCCAGGATATCTTACAACCCCATGGATTTAGTATACCATCATTCCAGAGCTCTGTCAACCCATCTATATTGGTTCCATTAGAAATCGTCGTAAATTCTACATTTACGTTTTTATAACGCTCTAGTTTCTTAAGCTTTCTATAGGCACTTCTAATCTTATCACAATGAAGACTAGATTCTCCACCAGTGACTTTAAATTCTAAAGTATCACCTAATGGCATCTTTCTTAGGAACTTAACTAACTGATCAAAATCAGTAAACCCATCATATCTAGTCTTAGTATCATATTTTTGAAAACAGTATACACAGTCTAGATTACAATATTCAGATATCTTAAATGTAACCGCATCTATACGATCATACATTACTTATCACCCTTAGGGTTTGGTACAACTTCTTCAGCTGGTTCATCATCTAAGAAAGAACTTAAGAAATCATCTAATGGTTTAAGAATTCTATCTTCGGATGGTAATTCTAATCCAGCTTGCTCATAAACGAAATACTTATATGCTTTAAGTGCTTCAGTAGAATTATAGAACCATAAATTGGTTCTAAGTGCATAATTATAGAATATTTCCGAAGTAAGTCTATCAGAAATCAATAGGTCACTAGAATCCCAATCATATATAGAGATGAATTGTTTATCTTCTTCGGAGAGATTATTTAATGTAACAGTTGGATCGTATGCACCAAGCATTCGACATACAAATCTTAGTATTCCATAAAAATATGGAATATTATTTTGGTTATATACGTATAAACCACGGAATAGTAATTGTGGTTCTTTAAGATTACCATCAATTAAGTCTACCATCTTATTGAATAGCTCTTTACATTTAGCAAAGTCTCGTACTGAGAAATTAATCTCAAATAGTTTATACCATAATGCTAATCTAGTAATACCATAGTTACCATATTGGACTTCAAATAAGGATTCTGGTAACTGTACATCATCTAGCATCTCTTTAACTAGCATATCATTCTCAAGTTCTTCTAGAACTAATGTGATACATTGTACAAATGTATTGATATAGATAACGTTTAATGCATCTGCTGATAGATTACCATATCCAAAACGTAATGTATCTAGATATTTCTTAATCTTAAAGATACATTGTGAATCTTTAGGTAATGTTTTAGCATATGCTAATGTAGCATATTGGATATATGTATAATGAATGATAGCAGAGTATTTCTCTGCATCAGACTTAGCAATGTTTTCATATAAGTTACAATACATACCAAGATAGTTAAAGTAATCATCTTTATACTTAGACATATCAGCTATTTTAGATAGCACGAATAGCTTAGTTTCAAAGTCAATCTTAGCATCATTATAATAGATATTGAGATAATCTGCTCTGGTTTTCCTAGGAGAGATAGCAATATCTAATTCAGTTAAATAGTCTGGACAATACTTCTTAACCAGGCTCTGTAAAGTCCCAGTAAAGTATTCCCATTTTATTTTATTCTTAATGAAGACGTTATCATATAGACAGAATTCTTTGAACGTAATTAGCTTACGGAATTCATTCTCTCTATACATTAAGATATTTTCATATTCTTGGTCTTCTTTAATAGCGTTATATATACGCTCAGGTAAAAAGTCAATCATTCGTGAGTAACCTCCTGATGGTATCGTTCTAAATGATCTTTATAGCTTCTAACGTAAGCTAATAGTTTTTCATAGTCATCATCATCTAAAGAGTCTATCCATTCTCTAATGGTAGTGTATATGATTTCAGACATTTGACATGTAGCATCTAAGTGGTTTTCTCTCCACTTATCACCAAACTGAGCATAACGTTCATATCTACATCCACCATCACAAATACATTTGTATTTGCATATCTTACAGTCTGGGGATGTACATGGTGCTTGTAAGATATCCTTATCAAACTCAGTCTCTTCTTGGGATAATGCAGTACAATAAGATTCTTCACCATATGGTGTAATAACCTTATACTTACCGACATCACATGAACCAAAATTATCATCATCTTGTAAGATAGCTATAATACGATTCATGTGTTCCATATACATTCTCTCTAATGTAAATGTCTTCTTATACTTCTCTTTGAATAGTTCTAAATATTCTGGTGCGTAGTATGGTCTATGAGCTAATACAAATTCACCATTGACATTATACTTCTTCTTCCATTCTACGAAAGTCTCATGTATCTCATCAAAGATTTGTATATTCTCATTACCAATAACACACTTTACATCAAACTTAGTTCCTTGAGATATAGCATATTGGATATTATCATATACTATCTTAGATATAGAATTACCACAAGTATCAACACGGTTCTTATCAGAGAAACCATCCCATGATAACTGTATCTCACTAAATGGGTACTTCTTATCTAATTCAATAAACTCTTTAAAATTAACTACAGTAGATGTGACTACTTGGAATTTAATCTTACCATAATACTTCTCTAATACTTGCTCTATTAGATCTATCTTGAGTAATGGTTCACCACCAAAGAATATAATACGTGTAGGTTTTTCTACACGTATTATTTCTTCAATCTGTTCAAATGTCATACTCTTAGGGTTATCTCTACCCTTAATATAACAATACTCACATCTATTAGGACAAGCCTCAGTAAGCATTAGGTATATTTCTTTATAATCATTATTCATTTATTTATTCTCACAGCCACTACAATCAGCGTAGTGGTATTTAGGCTCTGGTATACTACCATCTGGGTTTACACCATCAGGCCTATCAAATGGTGCACCAGGATACCAACCAATATTTTTTTCAAAATACCAATAGTTGTCATGTGGTTCTTTACCTAGATAGAATGCACCATAGCCTTGTTGAGCGAATACATACCAACGCCAAATACGACCCCATGGGTCATAATAGTTGATGCTTTCGTTACCATTACGACCACGGAAATCAGGCCATCCTAATTTCTTAATAATCTCAGCATGTTCATAACGTTCGAGTTTAGTATAATTTAAGAAATCATCACCTAACTGTCGGTGTTGGCAAGTTAATTGACATGTAGACTGACAGTTAACCTGACAACCTATAGCACAGAAACCAGCATTATCATAAAACTTACCATTATTCTTAATGAAGAAGTTAGACGTATTAATTAGGTTCTCTCTAAGTCTAGCAAACCATTCTAACTTAATTGGTTGATTATAGCTTTGACCATCAGTTCTGGCTGGAAACTTAGTATTACCATTAGCATCTCTAAATGCATCTACTAGTATATATGCTGGTGCTTCTGCTTTTAATCCATTATTTAATATATTCATAGACAAGTCTACAGATATACCGCCTTTAGTATCAGAATTATAAGTTCTATAATAATCTAATATAGATTCTAGATTATCTTCTCTAACACCATCTGGGTCATTAAGTATAGAATTTAGATTTGCTATACGTGTTCCTGAATGATATGGTTCTTTATGTGGATTAGTAAAGTTCATCTTATTAGCATGATCTAGGTCTATATTATTTTCTTGGTTTTGTCTAAATCTATTATTACCATCCCAGTAGTTATTACCTTGACGATTAGTTTGTGGATTATATACTAATTGAGACATCTCAGCATATATAGCTACACAAGTTTGATATGACTCTACTAGACCACGTACAGTAGTGTCTACAAAGTGTCTATCAAAAGCTATATCTACATCAGATGGAATCTCTGTTGTAATTTTATTATCTTTCTTTACTATATATGGAATATCAGGGATAGTCCATTTATAGCGATCGTTCATATTAAATTCTATATCTGCCATAATTAACTATCACCTCTATCTATTATCACAGCTATGGCAATAACCATCTGACACATAGTAATCACCAGCATCATTCCAATGTGGGTCTAGTTTATTAACTAAATCAGTTTTTCCTGTATGTATATTATATACCATTTCCCAATGATATTGTTTAGGGTTATCGTATGGTGCACCAGGATACCACTCTAAGTTAGTATTATCATCAGCATGGTGAGTTGGTCTAATAGACCCTATATCATTTTGATCTGGTAATAGATAATATCCATCACCATAATATCTAGTATTACGATACATCCAACGTCTACCCCATGGGTCATAGAAGAAAATATATACATTATGGTCATGGTCTGGGTGGTCATATGTTTGCCAACCAAGTTTATAAATGGTTTGTAAGTCTTCATTCCACTCTAAGAATGTTTTATTCAAGAAATCATCACCTAATTGTCTATGCTGACAAGTCAATTGACATGTAGACTGACAGTTAACCTGACAGCCGACAACACAATATCCATTTACATCATAAAACTTACCATTATTCTTAATGAAGAAATTAGATGTATTAATTAGGTTCTCTCTAAGTCTAGCAAACCATTCTAACTTAATTGGTTGATTGTAACTCTGACCATCAGTTCTGGCTGGGAACTTAGTATTACCACTAGCATCTCTAAATGCATCTACAGGTTCCATCTTAGGTGGCTCTGCATTATCATTACTTAAAACAATACGTTCAGTTATATTAGTAGACCCACCACCAATACTTGGATGATATACACCATAGAAATCTAATATATTCTCTAATGTATTACCATCCACTTGTGTACTAGAAGATAATAGATGATTTAGATCTACAATACGAGATGGATGTAAATGATCTCCAGAAGATGGATTGTTAAAGTTCATCTTATTAGAGTGGTCTGTATCTATATTAGCTTCTTGATTTTGTTGATATTTTGGTGTACTAGATTCCCAATAGTTTCTACCCTTAGCATCTACAGTTGGGTTGTATGACAACTGTTTCATCTCTGCATATATAGCTACACAAGTCTGATATGACTCTACTAAACCACGTACTGTAGTGTCAACAAAATGCCTATCAAAAGCTATATCTACATTATTAGGTATCTCAGTTGTTGTTTTATTATCTTTCTTAACTACATATGGAATATCAGGGATAGTCCATCTATAGCGGTTATTCATATTAAATTCTATATCTGCCATAATTAACTATCACCTCCTAGACTGAATGTAAGTAATCACGAATAATAGCACGGAAGTCTTCCATAGTTGCGGAGTCATCTCTAAGTTGAATTAGCTTAGGTTTATTATTATTAAACCATACGTCTACGTAATTCTTAAAAGACAGCATAGCATCTCTAGATGGTTTAGATGTAAGATTTACATTCGTTACACCCTCACCAGCTAAGAATAATTCATCAGTAAAGTCTAAGTTAAATAAACGTAATTGAACTATTGAAACGAAGACTTCTTTAATATTAAGAAGACGTCTAACTATAATAGCAAATGCTATAATATTGACTTTATCATAGAATCTTAAACCATCAAATAGGTTATCATGATCAGTTAATGCACTATCTATATATCTAAATAGTTTAAATGCCCATAATATAAACCCATGATAGTTACTAGCATTAAAACTAGTTTCCATATACATTTCATATAGCCACATGACACCTAAAGATACATATTTGTATTTATTGGTCAATGTTTCATGGTCTAAGTTAATACGTTCTAATATGATATCTATAGCAGTATTAGTCAAGTCATTATGTAATAATCTAATAAAATAAGCTTGGACTTCAAGCCATATATTGTCTATTACATCAGCATCACTATAATATGGTTTGACTTTCTCTTTGACTGTTTTATAGTGTTCTACTAGTTTATCATAAGCAGTTGTATCGAAAGTCTCATGGTTATCTTGCATAGTCTTATACAAATAATAACCATTCAATTCAATATAGTTTACATGAATATAGCTAGGTAATGTAGCTAGCTCTTCAGCACTCATAGCATTATACATAGTGACAAAATCAACTACATATTCAAAATGGATGCCATCAGCATAGCTATAAGTAAATAGTCTTAGTAATGCATACATCTTATCCTTTTTGGGTAGACTAGTATCATTAACTATAGTCATTAGAGTCTGTACTGATATATCAGATGTGTAGTTTATATATCTAACTAAATCTGGTCTATCTGCTACTTCAGATTTGACTTTATTAAGATATTCAGCTAATTCTCCTGTAGTCATAGAATTATACTGCGCTTCTAGTTCTTCTCTAATGGTTTCACCATAAGTAAGTTTATCATAAGCTGTTTGGAATTCATTAAAATCTGGGCGAGTCTTAATATAATCATATAACTCATCTGTCATAAATATCTTCATTACGACCACCCCCCACAATTTTGATTGTGGCAAGTATCATACTGACAATTTTGACATGCAATTTGGCAAGAAGCCTGACAAGATACTTGACAAGATGTCTTACATAAGTCATTTTCCCAATACTTATTTTCTAAATCATTGAATGCTTTATTCAAAACGTATAAGTTACTAATCATAAGATTCAATGTCGCACCAGTATATAAATCACCAGGAGCCATAGCTCTAAATAACCCACTAGACGTTTCACGATAATCACCATGCATTATACCAACAGCACCATCACTAGCTTTAAAAGAACCATCGGATTCGTATTTTGCACCACGTCCTACATGTACATTAAACTTTTGTCCAGGATATACGTCTAATACTACACGTTTATATTCACCTGGACCACCAACTTTTTGGTTAATGCTATCTTTAAACATACCACGTCCTGTTGGTCCTGTTTGTGCATCAAAATTAAGATTCCAACCAGTATCTGTAGTGTAAGAGATATTATCTCGGTCGCCACCATTGGCTACGATATCACCAAATCTAGATGGCTCACCATTAGCGCCAGGTAAATGTTGCGGAATATAACCTATGGCAGTATATGGTACATAACGTGCGCCAAATCCACGACGAACACGAATACTATCATTACGAGGATTATCATATCTAGCTATAGGTCCTTCATATTTTATAGCATTCATTATTTCAACTGCATCTCTACGGCGATGATCACGAGATCTACCCCAACCTAGTGCCATACCTCGACGTTCATTATCACCTAGGCTTAAGGCCTCCTCTATATTTCTGGTTTGCTCTATTGTGTTAGCATCTACTTTGGTATACCATTTACCACCACGACCATCAGAGAATTCTGCAATCTCAACTTTATTTTCGATAGTACCACTAATAGTAAACGCACCACCACCGATTAAGACTATGGATATTTTACGTACACCTGCAGGTACAGTATATTCATAAGTACCAGGGACAGTATAGACTTTATCTAAACCATATGGTTCATCATCACCATCTGTTTTATATGCTAAATATACAAACCCTTGAGTAGATTTTCTATTAGCATCACCATACCATCTTGGTGCACCAGGACCACCGACCACAATAGATTGAGCAGATCCACTTTTAACGTTTAAAACCGTTGTTATAAAATCACCAGGTAACCCTGAGTTCTGTCTACCCCAGTGCATACCAGAACGATTAGTATACCAATCAGTAGAAGATTCTGGTCTACCATAGTAACCAAATCTGCTTTCAAATAAAGATACTTGATAACCAGTTACCCCAGCTAGCAAGTTATCAATAAAGATATTATTACCACCATTAACAATGGCTTCATTGAAACTCGTAGATTCACCACTAGCACCCATGGATCCACCACCACCACATAAACCTAGTAATACTGTCTTAGTCCCCCTAGGAGCATTCCAAGTAAATCTACCAGGTGTAGTATATTTAACTACAGTATAGCCTTCCATTGACTCACTAATACCAACTGTACTGTTTATCAATTCAGATGCCATACCTAATAGCATATTCATACTAGATGCTTTAAGTGATTCATCTATAACGATACTATCACTAAATCGTTGTACTTCATCACCAGCATCAACCACACGTCGTATACGATTCTCCGGAGAACCAAAACCAGATCGTACACGTTCTAATGCTTTAGCTTCTTTAAGATTGACAGCTATTGCACTAGCTATAGCAACTAATGGTGCTTTAGCTACTATATTATCTTTGGTTCTGTCTATTTTATCGGGAATACTGTATTCAACAGTATCCCCTCTTTTTACTTGTGTTGGCATGTAAAATTAATCCTCCACAAACTCAACTTTTTTACCAACCAATGCTGCAATAATAGCATTCACAGTCATCAGTTCATGTTTAAAATATGTATCAAAACTAGGTAATACATTACCCTTATTATTTAGATTCTCATACTTCTCTACGAAATGATTTAATCTTACGCCAAACTCTCTATCTGTAATACTAATAGTCTTAACTTTATCATCATAGTACTTCTTGACTTTAAGATTTTCAATTAAGACATTTAGCTGTCTAGAACGGATATTAGTTGCTTCAAGTAACTTATCTTGATAAGCTTTAATAATCTCCACAAAGGCTTTCTGTAAAGTACAGTAGCCAATAGTTGGTTCATTAAACTTACCATTCTTAGTATAGTTCTCATAGGGACAACCAGACTTACAGATGGAAATAGCTTCACATCCTTTACAGCGTTCTAGTTCATATGTAGCAACCATAGGTTTAGGATCAACCTTAGTTTCATCTACACCAGTATAGAAGTTGCCAATCTTACCAGCAATTAAATCTACATTATCTGTAGTCGGATAATCTGGACAAGGCCAGATATCACCTTTCCAGTCTACAATAACCCATCTAGGGTTGCCAATATTACACATAGAAGTATCTTCTTTGATAGGTTCTAATGCTAGATTTAATGCTTGGTCTACTTTATATAGAGAGATATTACGTTTATTGGTTTCATCGTTCAAGATATCGATATACATATCAAGAATCTTCTCATAGTTATCTTTATAATCTTGAATAGATTGAGTATCCCATTCTAAGTCAGATGCTGGTACATTAGCAATATTATTAATACCTAAGTCAACTAGCATCTTAACCGATTCATACATATACTTAGCTGTATCTGGAGCAACTGTCATACGTGCTTCAATAAGATATCCTAAGTCTCTATCAATAAGCTTTTTCATATTCTCGATAACTTTATCGAAACTATTACATCTATGCTTATCATGAACTTCTTTGATACCATCTACAGATACTAGTACAGGAATAGATAGCTCGTCTATATAATCAATCATTTCATCAGTAAGTAAAGTCAGATTAGTTGTTGCAGTAATACGAATCTTAAGATTATTCTCTAAGACATAATCACATACGGCTTTAAACGTATCCCAATTCATTAATGGTTCTCCACCAAACATGTTTAAAGTGAATATACCAGCCATTGGGTCTACTGGGTTATATGTAGCCTTAAGAATATCTAATGCCATTTCTTTTGACATATAGTCTTTACCCTTATTAGATTCAAAGCAGTAGCTACATGCTAAGTTACAATCATTAGTCAGTAGCATTGTTACAGCTTGCGGTTTGCTGTACACTGTTGTAAAGTTTTCCATTGTTTCCTCCGAGAATCATTCTAAATCTTTCATATAGTTTTCTCAACTTTTCAGGAGGCTCTTTGCGTTCACAAATATAATCTCTACCATATGCTGTCATAAAAGACTTAACGGTTGGCCTATTTCCGTCAGTAATAGTATAGGTTCTTTTAAGCTTATTGTAAAGACTATTCATAATACTAGTAGATTCTACAATATTCTTTTTAATCTTCTTATTGTAGATTCCAGAAGTATTGTATTTCCAGTCTTCCATAAACTCTCTTGCGACTTCAGCAATAGCTCTATTTAGTTGACATATATTCTGATGCGGATATTTAGAATCAAATGTAGCTATATCACTACAGGATTGACATACATTCTTAGCTACACATCCACGACATTTTGGGTGGCTATGGATATCAATAGTATCAGGAAATACTAATTGGTTACTGTATACATTACCAATATACCTAATACCATTAACCAATGCCAATCTATTAGCATATAACTTACCATACGGTGATACATATAGTTGTCCAGATGTAAAGAAGTTACTATCAGCAGATGTATCTTTATAATCTGGAACTATGTAATCTAAATATGATATAAGATATAATGCATCAAATCTATTCTTAGTAAACTTGAAGTATTGCTCATAAGCATACTTAGTAGCTTTCTTTAGAGAGGTCTTAAACTTACCAGTTATATCTATAGACTCTGCTGGTTCAAATAAGATACTCTTTACCCCAAGCTTACTAATGAAATCAAAGTTATCTTCAAAGTATTTAATAGTATCTTCCATTAATGTCATATGGATAGTTACATGTGTCTTAAGTATATTAAGTTCACGTAAACAAGTTAGTCCACGTATAGCTTCTTTATACCCAGTACGATGTTTACTATTATGGTCTACTTCACCATCAAGATAACCTACTACATCTATAGCATTAGCTTTAATAACTTTAGCTTTAGCCAATGTCATTAAAGTTAGATTCGTATATAGTTTGTATCTACATATTACATTATTAGCTTTTAGCTTATCTATAATATAAACTATTTTATCCCAACACATCAAAGGTTCTCCACCTTTGAATGTGATGGTATATACACGTCTATAATCCTTAAAGATCTTAGTAATCTTTTCTATCATAGCATCTATCACCCTGGTAGACATGTATTGTCTACCCTTAGGTGGTAGATAGTCACAATCAATATTATTATCATTAGTAAGATAGAATACTACTTCTCTTACATCATTCCCTATTTCTTTAAACTCTAAAAACATTTCTTTCCTAAAATTCCCCTTAAAGTTACTGACTCTATATTATTAATGAACTTATACTATACTTATCTTCCCCAAGAAGATGATTCTCTTTTAGCCTAGACATTGCAACACTTCCGAATTTATTTCGTAGTATCCAATTATGAATACGTAATGCAACTCGGTACTTAGCTTTAATCAATTTACATTTATCATCAGCAACTAAATGATAGTCTCTTGTTGATGATAGCATATTTTCCATAGCACATGGTAAACACATACTCTTGGCTTCACAATTGATACAGTCATTTTTAGCATTTGCTGTAGTACAAGGGTATTTGTCTCCAATATTCCGATTATAAGCTATACCGTATTTGACATTGCCAATTACAGTATCTGAATATACTTTAGAAGAATATTCTTTAAAATCTGAATTTGGGACAATAGAGCATCCGAATAATACCCCATCAGTATCTACTACAATACCTCTATTAGTTTTAAAATGACATGGCTGTCTAGGTTTAAAATCTTGATTTATGTGTTCCATCATTATGAAGTTTCTCATATACTTAGGAATAACTGCTAAGCCATATTCTACATACTTAAGAATAAGTATAGCAGTTCTGTACATAGATTCTTCATAAGTGGCTAACTCTTCATCAGTTATACCACCAGCTAAGACAGCTGCAAATGTAACTTCAGGGATACCTAAGTTTAATACACTTCTTACATGCTCTTCTATACTACCAAAATAATTATTTGGGAATGTAAGTCTAGCAGTAATGTCTCTACAAAGACCATGATCATATAACTTATGTAATCCCTCTATAGTTTTATCATAAGAATTATTACGTTCGTAATTGTGTTTCTCTGGTGTACCATCTATAGATATATTGATATGGACATTATACTTTCTAAAGTATTCAGCTATCTCATCAGTAATAAGTGTACCATTAGTGGATACCATAAAGTATAGTTTCTTTTCAGTTAAACCTAAATCATCCATTAAGTCTAATCCATATTTCATTATCGGCCAATTTACTAATGGTTCACCACCAAAGAAGTCTATTAAAACTGGAACATCAGGATTAGTATCACATAAGAAATCTATAAAAGATTCCATAACTTCTTTAGACATATTCTTATTCTTCTTATCATCCTGATAACAGTACCTGCAACTAAGATTACACCCTGTTGACATCAATAGTTGCACGTTAGTTAGGTTGTAGAAAGTCTCCTCTAAAGGACTTATGCAACTGCGCAACGAGTCATTCTCCATTGATTATTTACGTAGAAGTAAACTGTCAAGTTTGTAGTATTGAACCAGATTTCTTTATTATTTTCAGGGTTAGCTGGAGCAGTACCATCAATAGTTACACGAATACCACCAACACGTTTAGCATTTTCCGCTAAGTCAGCATTAGTTGCACGGTCAGCTACAGTAGCTCTATCTGCTAAAGTTGCACGGTCAGCATTCAAAGCTTTATTTGCAGTATCAGAGAAAGAGATACCAGATGGTTTATCAATAAGATCATTATAAGAACCAGTAAAAGCAATACGTGCTAATGTACGTTTAAAGTTTTCGAATTCAGTCTTATCTAATTTAGATTTGACTACATCCATCAAAGTTACACCTTGACCACCGAAGTCACCTAAAAGACCATTTACATAGTTCTTAGCCCATGTATTAGCATCTTGCAATGTAGCATTCCATTTAGCACGTTCATCATTTGTGATATGACGTGCATTATCATTAATATGATTATTAAGAACTGTAACACTAGCCTTACCATCAAGCATCGCCTGTAAACTAGGGGCCAGCTCTTGATAGGAGACTTTATTTTCTTTATTAAAATTAGAGTCCATTTATTTCTCCTCCGTAAAAACCCCATTTTGGGGTAGAATAGTTAGAATTACATAGATGTTTTTGGTGACATAAAGTATTGACTTTACATAATAGTAAACCGTAAGGAGGTAATACGATATGAAACGTACATCTAATAGAATTACTAATGCTAAAGATATAGATTATATCCTATCTATAGATCAGGATATGGGTGCTAAGACTTCTACAGTAATTGGCATGTTTGGTGAATTTAATGGTAAACGTAGATTCAATACATATGATTTAGTTACTATTCCAGCTGGCTCATATGGCCCAGAAGGAAAAAAGAATAAAAATGCTTTTGTTACCACTGTAGGGTTATGGGTATTCAATAGAGTATTCATCGAGAAAGACTTGTTTGATATGTTTGGGTATATCAATAAACCAATCACTAAGAAGATGGTTGGTAATATCATGCAAGAGATCTCATATGCTATTCTAGAGAATAGAAAGACTCTTAAAGTTATGCAAGACTTTGTTATGAAAGGTCAAAAGTTCATGCCTTATGTAAATATATTGTCTACTAGTTATAGTATGAAACTATTGACTATTACGACAAAGATTAATAAGGCTAAAGAAGAACTTATTAAGAAATACCGTAAAGAATTAGATGCTAAAGATCCTAAGATAGTATTGAAGATTCAGGAAGAACTATTGGATTTAGCTGAAGAGATTCTTAAAGATGACCCAGCGATGGATACTTATAATAGTGGTGCTAAATCTAATATGAGTAACCACTTCAAAAACATGTTTGTTGTTCGTGGTATTACTAAAAACCCAGATCCAACCAAGGGTTATAATATCATCATGTCTAACTATATGACAGGTATATCTAAAGAAGATTATGCAGACTTTGCTAACTCTCTAGCCGAAGGTCCTTACTCTCGTGCTAGTCGTACAGAAGTCGGTGGTTATTGGGAAAAACTATTATTGCCTGCATGTCAACACATTCAGACATTAGATAAGGGTAGCGACTGTGGTACTAAACGTACTATCACAATCACTTTAAATAAAGACAATATAAAAGAATACATCTATTGTTTTATGAAAGAAGGAAATAAACTAGTAGAGTTGACTTCTGAGAATATGAATCAGTATATTGGTAAAACAGTACAGTTCAGATTTGCTTCTCTATGTGAAGCTGAGAATGGTGTTTGTAATGCATGTGCTGGTAATATCTTCTATCGTCTAGGAGTAAAGAATATTGGTGCAGCTGCTCCACAAATTGCATCTAAACTTAAGAACGTTGCAATGAAAGCGTTCCATGATAGCCAAGTTAGAATGGTTGAGATGGATCCTATGGAAGCTTTTGGTTTAAAATAATACACATATAACACAAAAAATAATACATGGGCGGATGAGTGGTACACCCACCCATGTATATTAAGTATTAGATCTTATCTAAGTCAATAGTAAGACTAATACCGTGTTGGAGCAAATAAGCTTCAGCTTTTTTAGCTTCGGCTAAACTTACTCCGTTATTGCCATAGACGTAATCATAGATTATTTCTTGGCAATAATGGATCATCCAACCAACATTGGCTGAACGTTCCACTAGTTGGTTAGCGTAGTTTCCTACGCAACCTGGGTTTGCCATAGGAGTCACCTCCTTTCGGCATGTAGGATATGCTCCTACAAGTGTATGGTTATATTTAGATACAGCTACTGAAGCTGGCTGTATCTACCATACACAATTATAGTATACAATCACAAATATTAACTTTTACAAAAAAAATATACCCAGTATAGTCAATGACTATACTGGGATATCTTATTCTAGTTATTTAATAATATAGTATCACATAAGAACTCTAATGCTTCAGTTATACCATAATTAACCAATGGGGATAGAATATGGATGGTGTCTAAATCTGTATATAAAACTTTATATGCAGTATTATGTATACCATCGTACTTCTTAGCCGAATTGAATAGACTGTTTATATAGATATTAGCGTCTTGATCTAAACTTTCTGTTACACTATAACATACCGTATGAATTATATGGTTTTTTCTGTATTTACTATATAGATGGGTATAGGTTAAGCTTTTATGATCAGCATCATATGATAAAGCTATACTAAACTTACAATCTATAGTATTCATTTTATTATTATCAGCCCAATCAGTTTCGTATAATACACGGAATGCAGTAATAGTATCCATCTTAGGACAGAAATTCTTTGAGTTTCTACGTACTGTTATTGATGCGCTATATTCTTTATCCTTTTCAGTTTTATCTGAAAGAACGGCTCTAGTAAGTAATACTTCTGGGTTATAGTCATCATGACGTTCATTAATAAAAACTTGTTTCTTAGCATAATTACCGACTTCAGTAGTTGTCAAGTTTCTAATCTTTTCAGCAAACTTTTCAAAACCATATCCATGTAATAATGTATTTGTATCTAGCATAATAAACCTCCTAAAAAATATACCAGGTATAGGAATTTCCTATACCTGGATTTTACTTATTTCTTATATATAGATTCGTAAAAATCATGTTTATATCTACAGTCAAAGTGAATACTAGCATATACCAGTAGGGATACTAAGGCTGTAGACGATAAACCTATTATAAAAATATCCATCGTTCTATTTACTCCTATTTGTATATGATTAAGATACAAATATGTTAGTAAATTTTAATAGAACTCGTATTCAAAACCTTTGAAATAGTCAATTAGACTATCTTTAATCTTGAGGATATCTTCTGGTGTTACAAACCCAGATAAATCTATACTATAGATTTTTATATCGTCATAAAATAGATATGCTGTTGGTGCATAGTGGTTATTGGTTTCATATATTTCATCAAACTCAATAGTATCAGGCAATGCACATAATGTATTAGTTTTGACTTCTACATCACCATATCTTTCATATGTATCTGAATGTAAAATCAATAGCATATCTTTTAATGATTCTACTGTATCTTTATTAAGATCTGTATCAAATACATTAATTTCCATATTAGAGCCTAAGCAATATTCTTTATCAGTAATATGCATAGCCCCTGTGGAATATGTAATACCTACATGACCATTACCATCTAAGTATACTGAAGTGGATTGCGTTCTAGCTAATCCTTTCTCAAATACTATATCAGCAATGGTTTTATATATACCATCATACGTTTCTCTATCTGTCATATCATTTCACCTCGAAGAAATCTAAAATTATCCATAGTCATATTAGACTCTATGATTGTATCCATTATATCAGCCATTTGAAATTCGTCATAGTAATTATCAAATGTAATAGTATCATTCCTAGTATTGATTTCTACATTGATAAATTTATCATCATACATTGTAGTCAGCTTTACTATCTCACTATTATATCCTTTAACTACAGTATCGAATATCTCCAGCATACAACAGATAAGCTCTTCTTCCATACAGATATCAGGATACATTGCTTCTTCTATACCAATGACATTCCCGAAATCATCATATCGAGTGAGGGTGACTAACTCACCCTCTAACTCAAAATGTAACACAGATTTCATATTAGCCTCGATACATGTCATCCAAAGTATTAATTACTTCTTCAATACCTATATATTTATCGTGTAATACAACTAAGCCAATATCTTTAGCATAGTTAATAGACACAACTTTACCATTCAACTTACGTTGAGATAGTTCACGGCATAATGCTTTAAACATATGGGCTACTGCTATAGCTGTCTCAATAACGTATTGAGATACAATAGTTACAAATTTATTGTCTGTATCTACAAGACTAATGGTACGTGTGATATTTAAAGCTGGTAGCATAGATTCATCTTCATAGTATTTATAACTAAGATCAGTATCTACAGTGATACCAAGTAATTTATCATCGTGACCTACTTTAGATAAAGCATCAAGAATAACTTTTCTAGTATCACTTAATGAAGTCACTTCTATATCTTTAGAGAAGAGGCATACTCTGGCATTACCTTTGGTAATGTAATACTTATTAGGTATATTATTGTCATTGATTCTGAAATCAACTTCATTAGTTGCATCTAATAAGTCAATCATCTTATCACGAAGAAACTTATCGTTATACTTTGAAAGATTGTCGAAAGTCAATACTTCACGTGGTTCTTCGTTAATAAGATCTTCTAATGGAGGTGTTTGTACAGTATCCTCTTCTACAGTTTCTTCTTCTGTAGATTCTGCTACTGTAGTTGGTTCCTCTTTAGGTGTTTCGATATCTGCAATCTCTTCAATTGATTGCACTTTAATATTCTTGCTTTTTCTAGCCATTACTGTCTCTCCTTAAATAAGTGAATTCACGATATCGTTAATAATATCGAAAGTATCTTCTACATCATATACAGTAAATCTGTATGTGATATTACCGTCATCATTATATGGCATTACAGTAAAAGCTGTATCACCACCATAGTTTTCTAACTTACTGAAGATTTCAGTATTAGTTAGATCACTAAATACTTGTAGCTTATAGTGCAAGTCTGTATTGATTTGGACACCATAGTCACCAATACCATCAGTGATACAATCCCAATGACTAAGACCAAACTTAATGACTTTATTCTCTCTATCGTATACGATATCTAAAGTCCCTGCAGTAAGATTATCTAAGGCATCATATAATGTAACTGGTTTATCTTTATCAGTAGCAATCACGTGCTTAGATATGTCTACTACGTCTAAGATATTTACACCTAGACCTATAACATAGTCTTTAGCCAAGTCATCTCTATTTATAAACTCATACTCAGCTTTATCATAGTAATCCATTAAGTCTTCTCGACAAGATTCTTTTGTTCTGACTTCAACAGACATATTCTCTTTATTGATATAAAGATAGTTTACAGATTTGATGTCTGGTGCAAATTCTATATTCACACTATTGACAATCATAGTTTTAACTTCACTCAATTTCTCTTTGAAATCAAACATGGTAACCCTCCTGATTAAATAAGCCGTCTAGCAATATTGCTTGTATTATTATTTACATATGATAGTATTTGATTGGCTTCGGCTTCAGATCTCATTTTATCAATTACGAATTTACCATAGCTTCTAGTACAATCTATAGCACTATAGTTTATACATGTACCATGAAATTCATACGGTAAAGCTAATAATTCATCTATAATATCTTTAGCCGAAGTATGTGTATATACATTAGTAGAATCTTCTATATACATAGAATAGGTGTCTAAGTCTTTAGCCATTTTGACTTTTGACTTCAATGTAGCAGAATACAGTTTACTATTTACTTCATATTCAATAGAATGGTGTAACTTACGGCTACATAGTGTATTCATAACAGATCCGACTTTTTTATTTTTAATCTGGATCATATTAATAAACTCGTTATATGAATCACTAAATAACAAAGTATCTGTATATTCACCATCTACTATAAAAGATGATGTGTTATGTCCATCAGCAATCACATATTTTTTATCATCATAGATACGAATTTTAGATGATGTAATATCATCTACAGCAACACCATCCATTTCTAATAATTCTAATGGTCTTATCATCATACTAGACAAAATAATATTTGGACCAGTTGAACTGTATTCAGAAGTCGTACTGTTATTAATATATATTGATGAGTTAACTACTAGTGCACCATCATCTACATATAACGATTCTTTTCTAGTTACCAATTTTTGTGGTATTATGGATGCAGCTATACGTCTAACAAATGCTTTATTATCTTTTATACTGACTGTCATATTACCATTCCTCGGATTCTAATAACGCATTGACTGCTTCATCTACAAATGCAAAACCAGCATTCTCTAATGTGATTTTATCAGAGAAGTCATCATGTTTCCAATTAAAGAAGACTGGTCCACGTGGTTTAATTTTACTAATGATAATTTTAGGGTTAAAGTACCCATTAACTGGAACGAATGTATCAAAAGTAACCGTATATCTAAACATAGGTTTACCTTTGGAGTTCGTTGCCAATACTTTAGCAGATGCACGACAAGATACTTTCAATAGTGTCTTGTGATCTGTGTCTTGACTGATGCAAAATTCACCAGTATTAGCTGCAGCTAAGATGTCTTCTAGTGTAGTACTCTTATAGACTTCTGTAGTTACATCTACTTTCTCTTTTTCTTTAACTTTGATTAATGGTGTAATGAAACCATCTTCGGTTTCATACTCATTAGTCCATACAGTAACAAGTGTGTTACCTTTCTTAGCTGAGTAAACAGCTGTTCTCTTAGAACTGCAATTCAAATCATAAGACGCAAAGTCAAATGTCTTAAATTGACCAATTAGTTCTCTTAAATTAAATTTTTGCTTTTCCATAGTAATTGTTCCTCCTTAACTATAAAACAAATTTACTATAATTACTACACAGTTATAATATATATCTAAAATTATATTTCATTGTATTGAGACAGTAGATAACCCATATAGGCATTGCCTATATGGGTATCCAAAAAAGTTTTAGTAATATTGTAGTAAAAAGAGATATTCTCAGGATCCGTGTTCATCCCAAGTCTATATTATTTTGTTGGTTAGTTATAATAAATCAGCATATAGTCGAATGGGATTTTAGCATCTCCTGCACCAGAGCAGTATACGATACATGCTGTATTAGTTTTCTTAACCCATACTTCACCAATCAAACCATTAGGGTTTGCTGTTGGAGTAATAGCTACAGAGAAAGAAGTATTCTCAAAGCTATGTGGGATAATAGTACCAGTTCTACCATTGAACTCTGCTGTACCTAATAGGATTGACTTAGAATCTTTCTTATCAGCAAGAGATTGTCTTTCTTGATCAGTAAAGAATCTATTATTAGGATCTTGAGCAATGATAGTTGGTGGTAATTGTGCTGGGAGCTTATATTTATTAGCACCCTCTTCGATGGAATCTAATTTAGCTTTGTCTTCTTTAGACATACCGCCATTAGAAGTGGCTGTAGCTAAAGAACCATCTAATTTATTATTCCATGCTAAGATTTGTTCATCAGTTACAAATCTATGACTAGCATCTTCTAAGATAATAGAAGGGTCATGTGTTTGTGGATGAATATAATAGTTGGCATTCATATCTACAGAGTTAAGTTTAATCTTATCTTCTTTAGACATAATACCATTTACGTTAGGTGTAACTAAGTTATTGCTTGCTTTATTAGACCAAATAGTCTTTTCTTCCAATGTAACGAATAAATGATCATTATCGGTTTCAATGATAGTTGGATCTAACTTACTAGGCATACTAAAGTTAGTTGCACCTGTTTCAATATTGTCTAATTTATATTTATCTTCTTTAGACATAAGACCTGCATATTGATAAGTAGCATTACGGTCTTCAGCTTTAGCTGACCAGAATGCTTTCTCCTTATCAGATACGTGTCTTGTAGATGGATTATTAGGGTGCACATAGTTATTAGCACCCATTTCTACTGTATCCAATTTAGCTTTATCTTCTTTAGACATAAGACCATCTACTGCAGCTGTAGCCATAGGTACAGCATTACTAGAAATAGGAATCCAGTTATCACCATCATAACGGAATGTAATATTAGTATCATTTACAGATACAGTCCAACCACGCTGAGGAGAAGGATACATAATATCAATCTCACTAAAAGTATCTACAGCTTCTTTCCAAGTATTATTAGATTCTAGCTGTACAAACTTATTATCAATCTCAGCTTTAGTATACTTATCATCCCAAGACAATCTATCACTATTAGAAACGTGAATAGATTTGGTAGCCATATGTCTATTAAAAGATGCAGCAGCCATATTAACTTTAGCTTGTGCACCTTCAGGGGTTTCTTTGGCATCCCAATTAGCCCTGTCAGTAGGGCTAATATGTGAGGATGCGTCTACTAAGTGGTTATTAAGATCTGTATGATCTTGTGTAATAAACTTCTTTTCTTCTCTAGTTACATGGATACCGTCATTAGCTAAGTGACTAACGATATTGGCATTGTTTAGCGTTGCTGCTTTAATCTGCTGGGCATTTAAACCAGTATCTTCTACTAATCTACCTGTAGTATCAGAGTACTGTAACAGATTACCAGAGGTAACTAAATCAGTTTTGTTTTTCAGTCTATTAAGTAATTGGGGTTTAGACATGAAAGAACTTCCTCCTTATTCTTTTTCCTTTTTAGCTTGAAAGAAAAGATAGCTAATTAATACAGATACTGATAAGTAGTCTGCTAGCTCTTCAAGTTCAGTGAAGTAGTCTTTAAGTTCTTCACTTTTTAACCTATGGTCAAATTCAAAATCTGCACTTAGAAAACCAACTGGTTTTTCATCCAGTTGGTTAGAGGAGTCATATATAGTAACCACTATCGTAGTTCTATTATCATTCTCTCTATAGAAGAAGTTTGCCATGACTCTATCAATAACGTTTTCATCATCAGGATACAATACTGTAATCTGATGATTATTGATACGTTTAAATAGGTCACTAGCTAAGTTAATAGGTACACCTTTGTGAGTCATAAGTAGGCTGGTTGCCCCTTTATGTCTATCTATGTATTCACAAATACAAGTAGTCTTTAAGAAAGGTATATTATTAACTGAATGCTCACCATTATGAAACATATACACACAAATACGTTCAGCTCCAAGTATATCAGCAGTCTCTTTGAGTTTGTGTTTGATTAGTGTATTTGTCTTGATATATGTCTCATTTAGTTTATTTAATGTATATGGGTGCTGATTCATATCATCAATCATAGTATTGATCATTCTAGCTTCTTCAGATTGTGCTGACTTATCAGAAGGCTTAGCTGATTCTTCTCTTCTTGATAATTGTAGAATTGCTCGGGTATTGGTATGGTTGGAGTAGATTACATATGCCACTAGCAAGATTAGAATAAATTCTATAGCACCTATATCTTTAACCATAGAAAGTACACCAGTAGCACCTTCAAAGTCCACTTCATCACCACCTTTAATAAAAATAAAGACTTATTTTTATGTTTCACCTAATTGACTTATTTCTTTGCCTTATAGATTGCATACCCTATACCAGCGGTACCTAAAGCTACACCAGCTATCTTGTAATTTCTGTTTTCATGTTTAAGTTTCTTGACGTCATCACGTAGCTCTTGTTCGACTTTATCTCTCATTAAATCATGAGCAGCAATTTGTCTATTAGCTATATCAGTTACGTCAATAACAACTTCGTCTTTTTGTTTAATTTCTACTGTACCATCTTCCTTGGCTACACTAGATGCCGCAGAAGATTGTAAGGGTGTACTGAAAGTTTCTCCATTATATCTAATACTGGCAGTTTTTTCTTTATTAACTACTACATCAGGATCTTCTGGTGAAGACTTCTCGATGTATCTTATAGTGTCTGTATTATTATTAGTAATGGTTTCTTTTACTGGCTTATTATTACGTAAGTCATCAATAGCAGCCATTACTATTTTATTTTCTTTAGCCAACTCTTTATTGTATTCTGCAGTCTTAGTTACGTTATCAAGAATCTCTCTATAACGATTAGCTTCTACATTAGCTTCATGCTTAAAATACAATATAGTCAGTAAAGAAATTAAGATAATCACGATAAAAGCAATAATAATCTTCAAGTGAGCTTTCACTTGATTGATTAAATAGTTCATAAACACTAACCCTCCGGTTGATTAAAAATTATACTTTTACTAGCGTTACTCCATAACTAGCAAGTCTAGTTTTTAAACTGTCAAACTTTTCCATTCTATCGTATGGATCGGCCTTTGACACCTGAATAGTAAATGTACTATTAGGAACCTTGTTTTCTGCAATAGTAATTAAGTTATTTTCGTTTAAATCTATGCTATATGGATAGTAGATTGATTTGCCCAAACCTCGAATAATCAACTGTCTATATGGATTTAAACGTTCATAACGTAATTTATCATAGACTCCATTAATCTCTGCTGAGTTACTAAAAGCTATACCTCTATTACTTATAGTCACATCAACAATAGGTCTATGATTATTACACTTGATATGGTCTAATACATCGCTAAATCTAACTTGGTTACCATTATCTATATTATAGTAATCGTAGCTTAGTTGTTTAACGTAATTTAGTTTTAACCCTGTAGATGATGCTTTTATGATATAATTTACAGTCATCATAGCTGGTGCCATATCATCACCAGCTGATACTACAGCACCACTATCATACATGGTTAAATATGTTTCCCCGTAATTTGATGATGGATCTGGTATTAGGAATTTATCATTACCATCATCAGTCTTTACGTGAATCTCACCAGTATCTTGCCTGGAATTAAACTCATTAGGACCAGGATTCCACTGTATAGCGCCAGATGCAACTTGGAATGTACCACGGATATATTTAGTAATCCATTCAGCAACGTTACCAGATAGCGTTCTATTATTATTTACTGATGCAGTAATGGCTCTATTAAAAGTCGGCATATATAACTTATCGTCTTTTAGTACAAACTTAGCATTGTAGTACTTATTTTCCATCATATTATTCCAGTTCTCTAATAAGCCATTATTATTAGCATATTCAATAAGCTCTGGTACTAATGATTTTTGTACAACCATACCATTCATAGGCAAATATCCATCAGGTATATTAGAACCTAACCAGAATAGTATAGTGCCAACAGGTACACCATCATCTTGAATGTATCTAGTTGGTATTTTACCATTTACTAGTTTTATAGTATTGGCTGAGTTGACTAGTGAATAGCTAGTCAAAGATGATGCAGTACGTTTATATATTACAATATCATTATTTAGCCCATAATGTATAGACTTAGATGTACCATCTTGAGCAAATAATGAATCATCATCTGTAGATATAGATATGGATTTATTGAATGCTTTATCTAATCTATAATCGTTAAAGTTTTTAAATGTAACAGGTGTTCCATCATATACATCGCTATTAGGATTTATCGTTACATTATCCCCAAATACTTGATTAGACGCTCTTACAAATTCACCAAAGATTGTATCTTTAAGTTTAGTTGCATTCTCTACTGTACAATCTAAGAACGTTGGATTACTACCATATATTACATGCCCAGAATCATCTGATACTGTAGATATATACGTACCAGCATTAGATTGTATATATTTAGGGTGAGTATAGTTATTAGCACCACTCTCTATAGAATTTAGTTTCTCTTTATCCTCTTTAGATAGTAATCCATTCAAATCTATATTGGCTTTATACAATACAGTATTAGCTGCTTTATTCCATACATCACGTTCGTTTTCAGATGTATGCATGTTTTGGTTATACATATGAGCATAACCATCATTAATTAGCTTAGCTAACGGAGAAGCTAATTCGGTTTTATTAATTTTATCTAGTTCATTATTAAAGTCACCCATAGCTACCTCCTATTTAGCTTTAATACAATACAAAACAGTTACAGATCTAGTAGAGAAACCTTGGCTAGATTCGTTTATTATAGGCTTATAGTAATTGTCTAATGATTCACGATTCTTATTAGCATATTCATAGCCCATATAACCCCATTCATTATAATATGGTGACCCATAACTAAACGTAGTCATCGGTCTTTGTTCACATTTAACGATAGGATATTTATTATAGAGTGCGATATCTTCCGGAAATGAATATCCATTAAATGGGGTCACTGGGAATGTACCATATATATTAGCACGTTTAGCGTTAGGTTGTAGTGCACCTTGCTTATTAGTTTCACTCGTAGGTCTTAAATGTAGATTGTATAAATTAGGTAATCTAAATTTATCAGAATCTGATGCTACAAGTGAGAAGTATGTAGTAGCATGCTCATATGGTAAAGAGTTATACTCGTTATCAGATATTATCTTATAGTATCGTGATACTCTATCCCATAATTTAGGGTAGTCTGCCTTAGATATAATGGATCCATCTAATAATAAACACCCTTGAGGGATAGTATTACCGTATACAGTAACTACAGACCCTATAGGATATCCTACTAATGGTAATAAAGAACTATCTATAACCCCATTATCATTATAAGTTACAGGTTTATCTGGTATAGAGAATGGTTTCCATATATTACTTTGATAATAGTATGCTTTATTATCTTTAGTATTATACCAAAGCTTTCTTGTATCAAGATTTGTATTACTATTAGTGACTTGTATAGCACCATCTAATACATAAGACTTCATTGTCTTATAATTAATAGCTGTATTATCTTTAACCGTAGAGATATCTACATCTGGCACAGTTATATTATTGAATACTTGGTTATTATTCTTAGCAAAATATTCAATAGGCTTACCATTCAATGTATCTACAGAGTCTACAGTTACTGGTAATACATCCGGTTCAGATGAACCGTAGATATGACCATACTCATCAACTTTCTTAAATTTATAAGATGTTACTGGTCTATATTTAGGGTGAGTATAGTTATTAGCACCTTCATGTATATCATCTAACTTCTTCTTATCTTCTTTAGACATAAGACCATTAGATTCTGTAGATGCTAACTTAGTTAAAGATTCATATGTGACTTTATTCCAAGTATCACGTTCTTCTTTAGATATATGCATAAAAGAATCAGTCATATGGAATCTTATATCGTTGATGGTATTATGTAATACAGTATTAAACTCTTTCTCTGTTAGCTTATCTAATACTTCATTATATAGCCTAGACTTATTGTGCTCATCTAGCCATTCTTCTTTACGACGTTTAGCTTCTTCTTCAGAATAGGATAGCCACCACTTTATTACATCTTGCTCTTTAGACATAGCTTCTCCTTTCTTTAGTATTTAGCTTTAATCATGTATATAGTATTAAAATGAGCTGGTTCATTTATAGTACAGTCATTATCATTTCCTTCATTGGAATTGAACTTTGTAAGTAATATATTATTATTAATATTTCTAGCTCTTACAAAACCACCACCACTAGTTGCCTGACCTAAACGGTCCACCATTCTAAATGCACCAGTATAACAAGATAGTCTTTCATTTACAGCATTTCTATTATTATAGTCAAACTCTTTTAGGAAGTCATTCTTAGCCATAGTATTAAACGTACTAGTCTGTCTAGGTGTACATGATGGAGTGTATCTACCAGTATCACTAATATTACTAGTAGCACATAAGAAATCGTTTAACTTAGGTAATACAAAAGTATTACCCTTATCAAAGAAGAATCCAATAGATGGTAATCGTTCAAACTTACTATATTCAGAATATGGTACAAGTATATTAGATGACTTAGCAAAGTTATATAAATCTAAGTATTCATTCTTCACCACTTCAATACCAGTTAATGGTAAGAATCCATCTTCTTTCATAAGTTCTATACTAGCACTTAGTGTTGGTATAATAGCCCCTATAGGAAGACCTTGTGTTGGCATAAGATTCAATGGAACTTTACCATCAGGACCTAATCTAGCAATACTATTAGGTAGAGTTATATTAACCCAGCTATTAGAATCCGCATCATAATAAGATGCTACATTTGTAGTCGGACTAATTCTAATCTTATTTAGATTAGGTGTAGGGTCATCGCTAATATAATAGCTTGTAGTTAATGATTGGTCAACTAAGTCTTTCTTAGTTATAGGGTAATTAAGATGGTCTATATCATTAGGATACTTTCTAAATGATACATTACCATTTAGGAATGCATTATCAGGCGATACAAAGTCATCTGGGTTTATATTACCCAACTTAGTAGCATTTCTGGCTCTTATATTAAGTCTAGCTGGGTTATTACCATATATTACATGTCCTAAACCATCTGTAGTCACTTCAAGATAACTACCAGGTGTTACATTAGAGAATGGGTGCACGTATTTATTAGCTTTAGCCTCGATACCATCTAATTTAGCTTTATCTTCTTTAGTCATTAATCCATCAGCATATACAGTAGCTGGTTTAAGTACCCGTTTAGCTGATTGATTCCATCTATAACGTTCTTCTTCTGTAATATGTAAAGTATGATTATATATATGGTCATACTCATCTTGTATACGATTACGTAATGATGGAGATAACTCTTGCTTAGATATATGCCTAGGAATGGTTTGATTTAGACTTTGTCTATCATGATATGACATAATAAACCTCCTATACCTCAGTTAGGGTGACTTTATATTTCTTACCACCACTATTAACTACTAGGCTTCCGTTATCTATATCAAATTCCATAGCTTTCTTAGTCTTGGCTACAGTTTCATCGTTGCTATCAAAGATTTTAACTAGGCTATCCCAGTTATCTGCACCACTACGGATGAATAAGTCGTTACCAATAAAAATAAACTCATGGGAGATATCTTGGTCAACAGCTCTCATACCCATTACAGTAGCAAACTCTTCAGTTCTAGTACCAGTAATAGCTGTATCTAAGTTTAATGCAGATAATTTCTTTTGTCCATAGAACTTTAGATATGCTGCATAATCAGATGGCTGAGTATTTACATCAATCTTTTCATTTAATGCAAGCATATACTTACTAGCTTCTGTATATACAGAATGCCATTTCTTTTCTTTACTATAAGAGCTTAAGATATTTGTAGAATCAATCCAGAACAGATTTTCTCCGTCACCAGTTGGTTCTACACGAGATCTTACGTAAGGGAAGATATGAGATTCTAGGTATTTCACATTAACTATTTCCATCTTGGTACTGTCAGCATCAATTACAGGTGTAGGTGCTTGTGGTTTACCTAAGAAGATTGGATTAGCTATAGGAGCAAAGTCTCCTGGTACTAACCCACCTAATCTATCAGCATTATCTACAGTAATAGGTAATCTAGTAGGGTTATATCCACGAGTGACATGACCCTCATCATCAATATCTACTGTAATATAGTTACCAGGAACAGCATTAGGTTTCTTAGGGTGTACATAATGGTTGGCTTGCTCTTCTATTCCATCTAATTTAACTTTATCAGCTATAGACATAAAGCCATTATTATTATTGCTTACATTAGGAATGGTTGCTACAGTATTCCATAATGCTCGCTCTTCTGCAGTAATATGTATTACATCATCTTTAGTATGATTAAATGATTTTGTAACCATATCACGCAGTTTAAGACTAAGCTCGTTTAAGCCAAGCTTATCTCTATCTAAATCATAATTGATTTGCTCTGGCATAGTTTTAACCTCCTATTTTAGAATTACTGGGATGTTCAAGTAAGCCAAAAGATGGCCCTAATGGCATATAACCATTAGGGCTTATATCTTTCTTACTTATCATTCTTTTGATAATTGTTTGTAGTAGATCCAGAACTACCACGGCTTAAATAGGTTAATAACCCACCAGCAAGTGTAGCCGCTACAGTCTCTGATTGAATGAATAAAGAATACATTAAAGCTATACCACAGAATAATACAGTTACCATCTTAATTATATTTAGAGGGTAAAAGTATACTCTAGATTTGTAGTATGGTTTACCAGTATCATCCATTTCTTCAGGCTCCATATCTTCTATTTCATTTTCAGTTAGGTTATTAGTATTAGATGATACTTGTTTACCTAACTTAGACCATTTACCGTCGATAAAGATATAATAGTCTCCTTGATAGGCTACTATATTACCATTATATTGAATTTCTTCTGAATTTAATGACGGTACGGTATCTATTTGGAGAGCTTTTTCTACATCGGCAGCAGTATTCATGATATAGATTATACTTGAGCTGCAGTATCAGAGATGCCACGAGCAATAGCTTTAGCAAACTCATCTACTTGATTAATAAGCTTATCTTCTTCTTTTGGGTTATTGATGAATGCTGTTTCAACCAATACCGCTGGCATATCAGTTTTACGCAATACCCAGAAGTTGGCAGATTTAATACCACGATCATATAAGTCTAAAGAGTTAACTAATTGATTGTCGATATTAATAGCCAATTTAGTAGATAAGGAGTTAGGACCTGCACTAGTATGAGTAAATGTTTCAGTACCCTCAGCTGCTGGATTTTCTGCACTATTACAATGAATAGATACGAAGATATCAGCATCCCATTGGTTAGCTGCTTCACATACTGCGTCTAAGTCATCATCTTGCATAATGTAAGTTTCATAACCTACAGCTTGAAGATATTGGCTTACTAATGCACCAATTTTTTTAACAACTTCGGCTTCTGTAGTACGAGAGCCTACAGCACCTGGGTCGATAGCATAGCCACTTCCATTTAATTTAGGGTCGTGGCCAGGATTTAAAAATACTTTTCTAATTGCCATAGTTATTATTAACCTCCTATAGTCAACGATTATAGTACTGTTGAAACATAGTAGTAAATTGGTGAAAGGAGGCTATATAATGCCAGATTTCAATGAAAAATACGATCTGATAACCTATAATGATTTATCCCCAGATTTAAGGGAACTCATTAATAGCTCTGATAAAAATCTCCAAAAGAGTTTGAATCGACATATGAATGATAATGAGGTTCATGTAACTGGTATCGAAAAAATGTTTTGGAATTCCAAAGCACCTATTAATGATCCAGCATTTACTGGTAGACCAACAGCACCTACTCCTGAGTTGAATACTCGGAATGATACTATTGCTACTACTAGATTTGTGCATAATGCTCTATATGGTCTTACTCCAGAGAGAGCTAAGACTGCTGACAGACTTAAAGGTACTGTAACCTTTGCACTTACAGGTGGGGTAACGGCTCCATCTGTTTTATTCGACGGTTCTAATAATGTAACTTTAAATGTCACATCTATTGATGCTAGTGCTATTAATGGTAAATTTGGTCCATCAAACTTATCAGCTGGTACTTATGATATAAATATTAGTGGTATTGCAGCTAAAGCTAAGTCTGCTGAGTCTATTGCTGGTCTTAATGCTGGTGATATTGCATTAAAAGATTCTCCTAACTTCATTGGTACTCCGACGGTACCAACAGCTGCTGCTGGAGATATCTCTTCTAAAATTGCTAATACATCATTCGTTAATATCGAAGTTGAACGTATTAAAGATTGGGTTAAGAGAAACAATAATGCAGTTAATAGCATAAAGACTGTAAGTGCTTCTGGTAAAATTACAGCAGCATCTACTGGGCCTGACGCTAATGGTAATATCAATCTTAATGTAACTAATTTACAAATTGATCGATCATCTTTAGGTAATATTGATGCTGATACTGTACGTGGGTTTACAGTTGGTTCTAGTGTACCAGCTAATGCTAAATTCACAGATACTGTGTATGTGCATCCTAAGACTTCTACTGACCTAACCGCAGGTAGTTTTAGTCAAGTATTAGTAGACCGTGAGGGTCATGTTATTGCTGGTGCTAACCCTAGTAGCATGGATATTAATATCACTGGTACAGCAGCTAAAGCCGCAGCATTAGCTACACCATATAAAATGAAATTCAGTGGTATCACTGCTTCTGAATCTATCATTGATGGTAAAACTGAAACTGTAGTTAATGTAACAGCAATCCCATCTGCTATTGTCACTGAAGATGCTAATCGTAAATTCATGACTCCAGATGAAAAATCTAAACTTAGTGATCTACCATCTAGTGCAGAATTGACTGCTAAACTTGATGCGGTTGCTTCTTCTATGGATTGGAAACCTGGTGTTGCTAATTATAGTGATATTGCAACCACATACACTACACCTAAGAAAGGTATGGTAGTTCCTGTAACTAGTACTGGTTCTATCTATCGTTATAATGGTACTACATGGGATACTATCTCTAGTGTAAATATTCCATTAGCTACTAATACCATTGATGGTAAGATGTCTAAAGAAGATAAGCTTAAATTAGATGGTATTGAAGAAGGTGCTACTAATTATGAGCATCCTGCTACACATCCAGCTACTATGATTACTGAAGATGCAACTCATAAGTTTGTAACTACCGATGAAAAGACTCGTTGGAATGATACATATACCAAAGCTGAAGCTGATCTTAAATTCTTAGCTAAACTCGATGCTGTTACTAATAAAGCAACTATTGGTGAAAACTGGACTATTAAACCTGGTACTGGTGGTGCATTAGACTTCGTGTATAATGATACTATTAAAGCTACATTAGGTACTAATGGTTTATTCGTTGCTAATGAATTATCCGAATCTGGTTCTGCTGGTGCTAGTGTAACTACAGTTAGTACTTGGAAAGCTCCTGTAGCTAACGTATCTGACCTAGATGCTACTGCACCTAATGGGTCTGTATGTTTGGTTACATCTACAAATACAATCTATACTAAAACATCTACTGGTTGGACTCAAGTCAGTGGTGGCTCTGGTACAGCCGCTCCTAGTGGTGATTATATTACTAGAGAGGAATTGAATGCTTCTTTATCTAAATTAGAAAAGATGGTTAAAGATCTTCGTGGAGGAGAATAATGGCAGATAAAAATTTGACAACTAAGATATTTGATAATATCGCCGCTGGTTTCGCCGATGTGCAAAAAGATATCGGTGAGGCTAAGAAGGCTATTGAAGCTGCTGGTATCCCATCCAGCGGTACTACAAAAAACTTATCTGAAGAGATTGCTAAAATCCAAACTAAAGTTACTGATGATATTAAAGAATCCGGTAATATTGAAGGCTTTGGTGGCGGTACTATGGATATTAAAGACGGATTTATTATCCGTAAAGTCCATTATAATAGTATGAATGAGAATACTACAGAACCGTTGACTAATAATATAGATTATAGAGTCCCTGATGATATGTCTTATGAATTGACTTGGCCTACAAATGAAGCTATGAAAAAAGACATTGCCGATTTTCGAAACTTACGTTATGACGAAGATCCAAAGATACGAGAAAAATATAGCCGATATAGTAGACCTTTAGTTCGTTTACATTTCCAAAAAAATAATACTGGTAGATTGGCTAATACTTGTCAATATATCGATCTCAAACCTTATAAACCAAATACATATGGTGGATCTTTCGATGAACCAACCTATGATCTAGAGGTTCGTTTAACTGACGATACAATATCTACAACTGATACTGTATCACAATCACTCATTGATACATATAAATTGAATAATTCTGAAGTTGCTACTACTGATACAGTTATTAAGTATACAGGCGAAAGTGCTATGTCTTTACCGTTATATAACAGTAAATTTATTATTAACGATAATGATGTACAAGATTCTATTATAGTTACAGATAATTTTGTAGCAGGTATTCACCCTAAAATAAAAGCAACCATTTGTAAAAAAATTATCTTGCATAATGACAATTTAATTATTGGTCGTATTAAAGGCTGGCGTGATTATACAAATATGTCAACTAAAGGTATAGATATCTATATTGATAAAGATACCGAAACCTTAGAAGTTGATACTGATAATTTGAGTCAGTATATAACAAAGCGACCTACAATGAAATATGCTTTGATTGGTCCTACTGATAAGCATACAATGATTAATATTTTAGTTAATAAATCTGATAAAATGACTGCTAGTATCAGAGCAGTAGCTCTTAAATTGGCCCCTATGTGTATAAGAGTATATAACTATGATAGAAGCGAATATTATGATTTCAATAAAATGAAATGGGAATCTACAGCTGGGGTTAGTACTTTTATATCATGGCCACGTTATCTATCTGATAGAAATGTGGATATCAATACTATCTTCTATCATTATGGATGGGAGACTGATCGATATACATTGGTAAATAGATTTGGTTTAGATGATAATGGTAGTAATGGTTTATCTCTGGATATGTCATATATACGTGAAATTAGCCAGCTACAGGATATTGTAAATAAAGCAAAGGACGGGTATATATACCAAGTCGGTCGTGGTGAATATTTAACTAAAAATAACACTATTACTCTTAATAGTCCAGACTTTACATGGAAAACAAATAAACGTCTAGGGATGACATCTTCAAACTTCCCTAAAATGGTCTATAATTACTTTAGTATACCAGAAATTGATGGTGTTAAAACTGTTACATTAGATTTATCAAGAATGCCTGGCGCTACATATGGCTCTCAAGAATTCCCTCTAGTTGGGTTAGAGCCAGAAAACGGACAAGTTAGATGCCAGGTAGTATTAGCAGGAGAAAATGGCTCTAATTTAGCTGATACTGATTTTGAACTATTAGCTGCCCCTGGTAATACTAAGTTCTTAGATCGCAACAAAACACCTATAACTACTGTAACTGTAGATAGAAGTTCTGTTAGAGATGATAAATATATTATTCCTATCTTCTATAATAAATTTATTACAGAAGTGGATCTTACTGGCTGTACTATCGGTAAAGTTACAGGCTCAAATAACGGAGTATTTGTAACTGCGTATTATGATAATACTAAACCTACTACTCCTATGATATTTAAACTACACAACTGTAAATATGGTGATGTATATAGTGGGTCTGCTAAAGATAGAAATCCTGAAATTAGTCCATTAGGCTCACGTCAAGCAGAAGAAAATGCTAAATATGTAAGATTCTTAATTGACGAATCTGATCCTATTTTACAAGACGATGATGTCTTAAGATTGCGTTTATCTTTCTATAATATGGATCAAACTAAAAAATATAACTGGTCTAAACGGGTATGGGAAGCTTTAGATGCACTAACGCCTGACAATAAAGAATATAGATATATAGCTAATCCTCATTTGGAAGAAGAGGAAGAAGCCGCTAGACGTGCCGAGGAAGAGGCTGCTAGACGAGCAGAAGAAGAAAGTGCAATGAACTCTTCCGAAGAAGAAAATACTGACACAGGAGAGCCTACTTCTGAATATACTACAGAAGAAACCCATTCTGAAGATGAAAGACCTGCAGACGTTTTATAGCTTGATATAGCAAAGACTAATTAAATTAATTATATATGGAGGTATAAATGGCAGAAACTGAGAATACAAAAAATACTACTGAACTCATTTTAGAAAATATCGAAAATGGGTTTAAAGAAATTAAAAAAGATCTTGAAAATGTAAAAGCAGCTATCTCTGAAACAGGGATAGCCGCTGCTAATACTACTGCTGGTTTAGCTAATGATGTAAAGAAAATCTCCAATAAAGTAGAAGAGAAGATTAAAGCTGCTGTTGTGGTTACTGGTTTAGCTGGTGGCTCTGTAAATATCAGTAATGGTTTTATGTATTCTGCTTCTTCTGAAATGATTGACCATAATAGTATTGGTGCTATTCCTGGATTGACTACATATACAGCACCAGACGATAAGAGCTATCTTATCCAATGGCCAACAAAATCCTTTATGGAACAAACACCTTCGGATAAACGTAATATTACTATTAACTTTGGTAAACGTCATTTTGGCCAATTATGCAATACTTGCTATCGTATGCCTAAGTATACTGATTTGTATAATGATGAACCTACATACAATCTTAGAGTAAATCTTAATGATGATAGTATTGTATTGAAAAAGAAAGCAGATCTTACTGCAGATGAATTAACTATGCTAACCACTGCTGAATTAGAAGATACCAGTGATATTTTCGAATGCAAAGGAACAGCATCTTTACCTGAGTATACATCTGATTTCTATATCAATGGTAAAGCTCCATATGCTGCAGTAATCAAATGTGACCAATTTGTTGTATCTGGTAACCCTAATGTAAAAGCAGTTGTTACTGATACTATTATCATGGACGAAGAACTTATTCTACGTAACCGTGCTGGTATGGGCCAATATGGTAGACAAAATACTATTGGTATAATTGGTATTCATGGTGGTAATAAAACATCAGCATTCAAAATCTATGTACCTAAAGGGAAATCCAAATTCAATCTTATCAATTCTACTTTGAATCCTGATAATGAATACGTTAAGAATAATATTAGTAAGATTTCTGATTATGCTACTATTGCAGATGTAAGTTTCCAATACTATACTCTTATCGCTGTAGAACCTACAGAAGAAATGACAGCATTCTTAATTAAAGAAGCCGACAAGCTAGTTAAATTAAGCGTATCTGTAGTGACCCATGATTTTACTAAATACTTCGATTATTGTCAATTAGAATGGGTCGTAAATAAAGATAAAGAGTTCCATTATATGTACAGACAATGGTTCGATTATCTTGTTCCTACAGAAGAAGACTATAAGTATTATAAATTTAACGATGATGTAGCACAAAATACATTTAAGAACTATAACCCAACAGCTACAGATTATACTGTTACACTTACTGATGCTAGCGCATTGAAATATGCCAACACTGAGTATGGTCAAACGGTATATGCTTTAGGTGATAGTAGTGGTTTATACCATAATAAAACAAATACTATGATTATCCCTAATAAGAAATACGCTTGGGATTTCACTAAAGCAGTATATTGTGATGCAGATTTCCCATTCGATGGTAGTGAAGTTAATGATGGGGCAAGCGAAAATACTACAAGTGATGGTAGAAGCATTTATAGCTTAAACATCTCTCCTGATCCTATCAATACACCATCAATGTACCATCTCGTTGATTTCTATAAGAATAATCTTATCGATAGACAAAATGCAGATGTTCATCTATTAGTTGAATCAGATCGTGGATATGATGCTGATACTAAAACATATACAACTTATGACAATGTCTTAGCACAATACTACTTAGAATCAGACTATCGTGTTTATCTTAAACATAAAACACATGATGGTTCTTTAAGTGATATTGAAAACTTAGTTATTGTTGGTGAAACAGTATATGGCGAACCAAGTAAATATACTAAATACGTACCATACTTCTATAACCGTAGTATCAAAACTATCAAAGGTACCGATATTACAATTGTACCATTCCGCTTAGAAGCTAAACAAGGTAAAGTTACTGGTGTAACTTCAGAAGAAGTTGCTGTACCAGAAACACCTATGGAAATTATCTTAGATGGTAACTGTGCAGTATCTGCATGGCAAGGTGGTTTGTATTATGACCGTACTGGTAAACATCATATCATCACTCCAGAAAAAGGTGAATATAATGCTAAGTACGTTCATATCTTAGTAGATGAAACTAATCCTCTAGTGACTAGTGCTAATGCTTGCCGTTATCGTTTAGCTTTATTTACTAAAGATAAAACAAAACGTTATAACTACACAACTAAGACTTGGGAAGAAGTTGCATCCTATACTGGGGATACTGGCACATTTGCAGAACTATTCCCAGAAGAGTTTGCTAAATTGACTGACGTTGTAGAAGTATAGTATATTAGGAGAATCAAATGGAATATTCAGCTAAACTAAAGAATCTTTCAGCTGCAGAAAGAATATTATATATTCATGACTTAACTAAAGATGGGGTCTCTCTAGACCTCATCTTAGAGTCTATTATTGCTGATGATGATTTAGCATTATACAAGTTCTATGCTAAGCAATACTTAGATATGCTAGATGGTACAGTATTAGGTCTTTGTGTTAAACACAAGGCTTCTAATATCTTAATCTATCTAGAGTCTTGTAATCAAGCTTGGTTCAATATTAAGAATGACTATAATATCACTAGTGTAATACTTACTGCTATTGATGAATTAGATTATTCTGATATACTTGCTTTCTCTAGTTTAACTGGTATCTTATTCCGAGCGTATAAGCATACTGGTGTTACAAATGCTATCTTGGATTTATATAAAGCATTCATGATTAGATGTATAAAGAATAAGAAATACTTCTTCTTGAATACATTCCATAATCACGTACGTGGTTTATTCGAAGACAAGGTTGGTGACCTTGCTTTAGATAAGCTACTTAAGAACTATATGTCAGAGGAAGAACTACAGAACTATAATGAGAATTATAGATTAGATATTTAATTTTATATAACACTATAGTATCATTGGTCTGCGATGACAGTTCAATGGTAAACCTCGATAAAGCAATTAGCAGAATGAATCCCCATATAGACAATGTCTATATGGGGTTCTTTCTATCTATTCTTCATTTCAGCATTGTTTTTTGCTACATATAAAGTTACTCCAATGATTATCTTATTGGCTACTATATTAGTAAAAGACTCTTTTCTATATACATAGTGAGCTTTCTCCAAGAATACTGGAGTGGTTCTAGCTATAATATAGTCAGATACATATTTACGCATTTGCTTTTCTACATCTTCTCTAATATAGTTATCATCATTGAATGCTAAGTTATTAATAACTAAGAATTCATTGATACCCTCTTGAATCATATTATCAATCATATTATCGACTTCACGTACATCGATCTTAATTCGAGAACGTTTGAAAGCCATTTGCTGTTCATAGAAATATGTAACACGGTTAATGATTACACTAACTGTAAAGAAGAAAGCTATAATACTAATAGTTAGTATTACCGTAAGACTGATTTCCAAGGTTGTACTCATTGTATCGACTCCAATTCACTAAATGATCACGAACTTCCATCAATCCATTATCTTGAGTGGAACCGACTTTAATAGCTTCATCTAAGTAGCGTATAACCTTATTGGCAATCTCAATAGTGATGCCGTATTTATACTCTTCTAGGAAAGCTCCCCAGTTACCAAAACACATATCTGGATGAATGAAGAAATTATTTGTATTATGATAAAGTTGGTGAGCTGTTAAATTTAACATTACAAGCATTACTTTATGCTCATGATGAACTTTACGTAAATGCTGTACTAAGTCAAATGAAGTAATATACCCCGTAGTATTAATGATATGCTCTGTAATGATAAAAGCAATATCAAAGATAGTTAGCATATTATGATGCATCTCAATAGTAGCCATATCCATAGTGATATTATTATTGATTTGGCATCTATCCATACCTAGATTCATTAAGAAGAACTTATAATTCTTATAAGCTCTAGATGCTCTAAATCTAGATACAGCATTCTTTACAAAACTTGTATATCTATCAATATCCATTAGGGAATATTTAGTTTGATAGAACTCCAATTGGTATGGTACAAAAGGAGATTTTATAACTGGATTATTTGGACTTGTAATAATGCTTAAGTCCGGAAATGGTTGACTCATATTCTAAACACTCCTGTTGTTATTCAAATAGGTACGATTAACTTGATGTTGGGCTAAATAGGCTATTACGGTCAGTACATAGTAGTAATCGAATAATTCCATTCCGAAGGGAGGAACTACAAAGAATGAGACTTTCTCATATTATTAAAGCAATCTCACCTGAGCCTTTTGTAGATAATACTGTGTACTACAGTAAAATCTTAGCATTAGGTGCAGTAGTAAAAGATAAAGACTTAGCAGACTCTAAAGAATCTGAAGCATCCATGTATTATGCTGACCTATATATTCAATCTATCGAAGGTAAAGCTCCATATGATGCTTATGAATATAATGATCTTATCTTATCTCGCTGTGAAATAGGTAGAGAATATTGGATGGGCATTAAGAAAGATCCACGACTCATACCATTAAATAAACGTGAAACTTGTCGTAAGTTTGCATCTGAATACTTTGTAAATCACTATGTAGAATATAATGAATACTATCGTATGATTATGGGTAAACCACCATTAGGTATGCCATTCTTATATGTAGATGCTGATTTACGTAAAGATAATATTGGTGTAGACTTTAGTAAGCCTATGCATGAAATGTCTGAGTTTGAATTAAATATACTAGAAGATCATGGTATAATGGATGATCTACGTTCTAGGTATATTGGGCCAGCCTATGCTTATCTAAACTATATAGCATCAGGTATTACTGCATATGCTGCACGTAAAGCTGATAACTTTGAGTTATTATACTTACCACGTATAGACCAACAAGTTTTATCTGATAAATTTAAGAATCGTTATATAGTAAACCGTGCTTATACTATGGCAACTGTATATGCAGAAGCTTATAGATTCGATAGTGATTACTATACTAACTTTATTACTATCTTTATTCTATTACAAACTATGATTGATCTTATCTCTGAAACTGGAGAGCATATTATCAAATTAGATGTATTAGATGAAAGATGTATTCGTTATATCTTTGAATGGCATGATGTACCTTACTATGATGAGATTCCTTTGAAATATCAAATAGCTATGGTTAAAAATCTTAATAAGCTATTGAAATTCAAATCTACACCAACTTGTATGGTTGATATATGCTCATTATTTGGGTTTGATGATATTAGAATCTTTAAATATTATCTTCTTAAAGATAGAAAGTCTGATCCTGATACTGGTGACTATGTATTTAACTATAAATACAAAACTTACTTAGATACCGAAGAGGTTATGGATACTGCTACAAGCACTATGCCTATAACTGACCATAATAATATCCCTATACCATACCCTAATAATGATACAGAGTTCTTAGACAAGGGTAATTATATACATCTATATGCTGATGACTTATTGATACCTCCATCAGAGTATAATGTAATTGAGCATAAGATAGTATTTGAGAATGAGCATTATCTTGATGGTAAGACTACACTTAAGTTTGATTTCTTGAGCAATAAGACTCCAGATATTCCGGCTAATATTAACGACTATACTATTAAGACTGAGTCTAAGTTTATCACTATAGTGGATAACTCAACAAGAGAAGTTCCTATAGAGTTCCCTGTAGACAAAGACACTTACTTTGAAAAGGGTTTTGGTTTACGATTGTCAGTTGGTTCTACATTTATAGACCCAACACGGTATAGATTTAATGATGACTTTACTAAGATTATCTTTACTGATGATATAGATTGGAATATTAGTGATACTAATGCTAATAGAGAGCTTATAGCTCTATTCATCTACTCTGATAAATACAAGTTTAAGTTTAAAACTATTCAAACTAAAGCCAAAGATACATCTAATACTATCATTACCGAAGTACCAGAAGATATTGACTATGTAGACCATGGTGTATACTTTGCTGATACTGCATCAGTATATCTTCAAAAAGATAGATACTTCTCTACAATGACTTCTGATGGTAAACTTAATATCACTAATATAGATAATGATGATAAGTTTATTAAAGACCGTGTAGTTAATACTAACTTTATATATTCTAACACTAGACCAGTAGCGTTACATACAGAAACTCAAACTATTACTGTAACTACACCGGGTGAAACTAAGTATGAACTAAATTTCCCATTTGCTGGATATATAAATAATAACAATGTCATCGAAGTATATGTAAACGGAGACCCATTAGCATTTACTGAGTATACTATTCTTAAGAATACTCTCCATATTAATAAACAAAACTTATTAATGCGTAAGGGTATTACTATAGAAGTGATATATACATATCCAGAAGACCAAACTGTAACTAATAAGAAAGTTAAAACAGTTGCAGTTGATAATAATAAACAAAGTGTACTATCTCTTGAATATCCATATGATGGATATATACCTAAGAAAAATAAGATTATTCTTTTAGTTAATGGTAGACGTCTAGAAGAATCTAGATTTAGATATACTAATACCGGTATAGAGATTACTGATACTAAGTTCTTATTGAATATAGCCGATAATGTCGTATGCTACTATTATGATTACCCAGAGAATGAGTTTTCTATCAATATAGAAGACCAATTTATAACTACTCCTATTGAGGGTACTAATAAATTCCAAATCATATTCCCATTCTTTAACTATATGAAATCACATAATGGGCTATTTGTTACTATTGGTAGTACATTGGTATCTCCAGAACGTTATAGAATCAGTGGTGATATCTTTGAGTTTACTGATGGTACAGTTATAGATAGTAATCGTGGTTTTAATATTACATTCGTCTATAATACTATATTCCGGAAGTACAATAAGTATATCAAATCTGAGATGGTAATGGCTGATATAGCGGATGATGCTACAGGTATTACTATTCCATTCCCATTTGATGGATATTTGGAATCTCCTAATAATAATCGTATGATGATGGTTATGGATGATGGCTATGTATTAGTTAAGAATGACTATGAAATCATTAATGGTAAAATCTTCTTAACTGATAAAGCTAAGATGGCAAAACATGGCTCTAAAATCAAGTTTATCTTTAACTATATCAATGCTAAGATTAATAAAAGACTAGTTGAAGATAATGAAAAGAACTATGATTTGAAATTCGTTAAGATTCCATTAACTGAGTCTGGCGATAAGTATATCAAAGATAAGAATAACCATATTCCTTACGATAAAATGACTGAGGGTGATGGGCTATGGACTGGTGAGATGGATAAGTATGATGTATATAGAGAGATTCTTGATAAAGAGTTTAACTATGTACGTACTAAGTATATTACTATTGACTCTGTAATGTCTATGACTAAGATTGCATTTGATATGCCTTACTTCTTCAATCTATTATTTGATAAGGTCAAACTAGAAGATAGACTTATGCTACAAGTACCATCTATTCGTGAGTTTAAAATGTTTAGACTTAGTGATATTATGTGTACACTATTCTCTCTAATGTATGAATACTATAATCTTGAAGATGATATCATGCAAGATCCAGAAAAGATTATGTATATTATGGGCTTTAACTTTGATGCCGACCTAGGGGTATTGCAAAAGATGCTTCGTGGTCCTAGATATTATAAAGATTTAGATTATACTGGTGCTGATAAGTTTGAATCTTATAAGACTCCGTTAACTTCAGCTAAACAGTTATTGAAAATTTTTAATAATAACTTGGCTTTACGTAATAGTCTTCTTACTCATATGAAAGATGCAAATAACTATCGTGAGTATAATGCATATAAGAAGACATATGAAGCCTTAATGCAAATCAAATACAATAATGACTTCTTCAAGATGCCATTTGAAGCCGATAGGGGTAAAGAGCCTAATAAGTCTTACTATAATTTCTTGACTTATAGAGATAGAGACTTGTCTGGTCTTATTGATAGTATTCGTAATATAGGCGATCTTACAGAAAAAAGAAAACGTATCATCAATACATGTATTGATATCACTAAATACGTAGAAAGATACTTTAATAGTAATGAATACCAATACCTATTCAACTCATTCCCTGGTGTTGGTTTAGACTTTATTAAACAATACGTTGCTAAAGTCATTAACTTCTTTAAATCTTATAAGATCGAGGTTATGGGTATTAATACTGTATATAAGTTTGATAGTAGCTTATTTGAGACTATTAGAGCTATAGATGATATCTGGTATATCTGTAAGATTAAAGATGATGACAGTATTGATATAGTTGATGGTATAGTAAATACTCATATCAAGTCTTTAGCTAAAGATGCTGTACATTTCTGCGATAAGATGTACTTACGTAACTGGTGGTATAAGACTCTTATTCTTGCTGATATGT